GAGCTTTCGTAAAATCAAACCGAGACTTTTCTTCTTGTTCCTCTACTACTGTATCAGATAAAGTAAAACCATATAAACGAGCTAAACTCTGTAAAGACTCAAAAGAACTCTTTGGTTTTTCTCCTAGATACCGCTCTGCAAATAACTTATGAAAAGTTGTAATCGTACCTTTAACCCCACAACCAAAGCAGTTAAAAACCTCAATACCTGTCTGTGGGTCAGTAACAACCCCTAAAGAGGGTTTAATATCATCGTGAAACGGACAAACTACACGACTAGAACCTTTGCTAAAGGCATAATAACCATAAGGAGGAAGCTTAGGAATAACAATTTTATCCCAGTAACTCGATACCGAAATATCATAATTTCCACTCAGATCTTTGTGATATAAAAGTTGCTCTTCTAATTGACGATAAGAAGCCTGTACAACCCTTCGTTTAACCCTGGAAGTACCTATCACTCAAGACCACCACTTTCCATAACAACACACTCTAAAGATACCGCTGACTGTAATTTATCTCTTACTAACTCAACCGTAGAGCGAGAAACTTCTTTAGGAGCGCCACCAACATAGTGAACAACTCCCTCAGAAACCACAAATAAGCTATCTCCAATAACTAAAGAAGCAGAATCATCACTTTCAATAATTTGTAAGTTATCTGTACCTAAGTAAAAGAGCAATAAATTTAGTAAGTAAGGTTTCTTCAATTTCTCAAAATCATAACGCATAAACTAATTATGTACCGACTTTCTCTTTGGGTAAACTCCTCTAATGAAAATAGAAGAAATCAATTCATCTACTCGAACCCCTTTTAACGGTTGTTTAAACTCACCTTTCGGGTCTTTAAACTGATGATATTCCTGAGCCGTCCAAAAACCATAAGGACGAAGCTGAACACTCTCTAACAAAGTTAAAAACTCTTTGATAGACAAGTTAAATACAGGAACTTGCTTACCATCTAACCACAAAGACTGAGAATCCGTCATATTCACAATACCAAACGACTTCAAATCTTTTTCAGTACCGCTTAACTTAGGTAAACTCTCTAAAAAGCGAACTGCTTCTCTTAGATAGTTATCTTTAATCGAAGCGATGATTGATACCGCTTCTTCTCCTTCATAACCTAGCTTGGCTACATAATACTGTAACAAATGCTCACAAACTACCAAATCAACTAGTTCGATATAAACCAAAGGAGTACCATCAATAGGAACCACCCACAACCAGTCGTTGGCTAAACCTAAATCTAAAACTGCTCGCGCTTCGCTACTGTTATATTCATCCTCGTAAATAACCGTGTACTTGTTAGTGGACTCCACAGAACCCTCCATGAAAAGGTCATAGAAGTCTTCTACAAATTGGTCTATTATCTCTTGTGTAAATCGATCACTCATACAAAACCCTTAAGACACCTTTCTTAACTAACTGAAATTCTAACTTCTCCCAGTCTAAATAACTCTTCAATAAAGAAGAACTCATAGCAGAAATTGGAGCTAACAGTATACTCATCGATACCGAAATCAAAGAATCATAACTCTTTCTATTGACTTTTAACACTACCTGAGAACCTTCTTTCCCTAAAAAGAAAGGTAACGACTCACTACTATTAGTCGAGTTATAAAACTCAAGGAGACGATTGGTATTGAGATACCCTGTGTAATCTTTATCTAACGGAATACCTCTCATAAAGAGTTCTAAGCTATTTACAAACAAATCCTTAGAATAAAGCGCCAAGTTATAACGTTTCGCAAAATCTGGTTTAGATGCTTCTGCTAGATACTTATAAGAACTCTCAGGCAATGAAACCAAACCTAGAGAGCGCACTTTTTGATATAAAGCCTTAAAAACACTAGAATCTACACTAGACTTCAAATCCTCAGCAGACACAAAACCGAGTAAATGAACCAATGCAGATTTAGAATCTACACCAAAATCTCTCTTTACTTGATTGACTTTCTCAACCAACTCTTCTTTTACATACTCAATAGAGTGAAGAACTGTAACGATACCTTGCAAAATAGCAGGCTCCAACTCATAAGAAGTTAAATCTAACTGATTGCAGAACTGCTCTAAAGCTAAATAAGATATGCCTTCTTCCACAATCGTTTTCTCAGCAACGTCACCTTTTAGATAAGCCAAAACCCTATTTTCTAAGAATGTACCAAAACCTTTTACATAAACAGGTTTTAAACCCATAGAAATCAACCGATTTCGTTCAAACTTAGACAGTTCTACCTTCGTAAAAGTAGCTAAAAAAGCATGAACTGTAGCATAAGTTTTATCCGGGACAATAAAGGTTTTTCTTTGAGATTTCTCTCCTACAAGTGGTTTTAAGCGTAAATCCATATACTTCACCAAAGAAAACAACTGACTAGGCTCAACCTGTAACTCTGCTGCAACTGCTTCAATCGTAAAATCTAAAGTCGCTTTAAAGTCCTGCACAAAGTCATAATAAGCAGAAGTTAAGTCCGAAATCCAATAGTAAGATACCCCTGTAAGCTCTTCTGTTACAATAGCAGGAGGGTTTGTAGCTAAAAACTTCTCAATAACCTCAGACTTATTAAAAACATCTGAGAGCTTTTGCACAACCTCATCTTTGGTAAATAAACACAACTCTTCTTTATTTTTATCAAAGAAGAGCTTGCTTACTCTTGGATAAAAGCGACTAGATAAAATCTCTAAACCACTTGGCAAAGTTACCATTTCAAATTGAACCTTGGAGCGAACTTCCTCCTCAGATACTTTAAAAAACCTTGCAATTTCCCTAATCGTCACATAAGTTTCTAACTCACTAGACATCAATATCCCCCTTATTCAAGATGACAACTTCTCCGTTTTTAATCTCTACGGTTTGGTTCTTCATCTCAACTACGTTGTTTGCCACCTTATCTGTAAAAACATCAATAGGTGCCATTTCTCCAGCGTTCCGAGAGGGTAATAAATACATTTTCGCTAAACTTCTTGCTGATAGAGCATCATTTGTATAGAGCATTAAATTCAAGTCTGCTGACTTTGTTAACTCCTTAGAGTCTGCAGTAATATTCCGCAACTCCCTGTGGATACCCTTACCAAGCTCTTGCACCGCATCTGTAGCCATCTGAGCAGGACACCAAATACAAATATCTAATAACCCTTTCAAAGACTCTAACTTAGGCGCTAAATGCTCCAACATTGTCTTTTTATCAATAATAACTTTACTTGTCATCGCTTGAGCATAGTCAATTACTACAAACTTGCATTCCTGCTCTTCCGCAGCTTCCCTGACAACAGTTTCTACATACTCCAACTCGAATGGATAATCTGGTAAGAATATTTTACCATAATTTGCGTTTCTTACCAAGTCCATTCGTGAAATTTTTTCTAACTCTGCTACCGAAGGGTCTAAAGTACCGTAAAGCAAGTCCGAACCTGAAATCTTCTCATAGTTTTGACCACGTTCAATATTGTAATAATGGTCAAAATGAATGGCTCTCAGCTCCGCCATAACTTTGCTAGAACCACCTTCTTTACCCCAAAAACAAATGTTGAAACCATTCAACAAAATTTCATGAGATACCCTTGTGGCAAATTTTGATTTCATCCCCTTTTCAGGAGCTACAAACATAGCAAAGGTATTTGTTCGAATACCTTTAATAGCTTCATTCAAAGTCGGTAAATACTTTAAATCAGTTAGTAAAGTTGGCTTCTTTTGATCCTCAGACTCAAAGTCTAAATCACTTGCACAAACCAACTTAAATGACTGTTCAACACCCAAACTTGACTTCAAGGCATTCGCTTTCTGACCTATAAAGTCCAAAGAACCCTCTACACCAAAGTAACTCTTTCGATTAAATCGAATTGGATTTGTTAAAGCAATAGAAGCTGTCTGTAAGGCATCTACCAAACCTAATCGAGTATAAACAGTCTTGAAACGAGTAAAAGCATCTTCAAAGGACGGCTCTTTAATAAAACTAGGGTTCTTATAAGTCTGAAATACCTCTACAACCGATACCAACAAACCCTCAATAGCCGTTGAACCTTCACTAGCATAAGAATCAAATTGAATACGGTCAGTATCTAAAGCAATCTCAGAAGCATGTGATTGTAAATAAACCTTCAAATAGTCAATATCAATCGACAAACCCCTTTCCATCTGCACTTTCTTAAACATAGAATACAAAACAAAGTTTTCATTCCTAAAATAATCAGCTTGCAGACGATTTACTTGACTTCGATATTTCTCAAAGTCCTGTACAAGATACCCCATTAGTTGGTTTTCATAATACTCAAGTTGAACTTCTGGACTCTTATCTCCTACTTCTGTAGCAGAAACTGTGGATACATAAGATGACTCTGATCCTTCTGCTTCGGATAATAGCTCCCAAACTTCTTTTTCAGACGACATAAAACCCCTTTCTACTACAGTAAACCTTGGTCATATTTTCTTTTCTTCAATCGATATAAATCCTCGGAAATCCAACCATTTTGATAAGCTTGCTCTAAATCAGCTTTTGCTTTTCGCAGTTGTTCCGCAGTCGCAAAACCACCGCTATTCATAGCATTGAACTTATCCTCAGTAGACATAGGAGATACTTCTCTCATAGGACGCTCAGAACGATACCCTCCTCGACTTGAACGAGAATAAGAACCATTTGAACTAGACTCATCAAAAGAAGACTGTAACGGACGACCAAAACGGTCTAAACCTTGATCTCGCAATTCCGCTTCTGTATAAGGCTCTTCTGCATCATAGTTGTACATAGGATTGTTTGTACGCATTTGTTGATGCATAGGAGCTTGTTGAAAACCTGCATCTTGTGGTGGATAAGGTTGCTGATAAGGATAGCCACCCATCTGTTGTGGTTGTTGATACCACGGTTGAGTTAAATTGGTGCGACCTAAACCGTAGTCTGTAATAGCATCCTGCAAAATACGTTGAAAATTCTCTGTATCCTTACCCCAAAAGTCTGTTAGAGTAATATCATCTTCAAAACCAGTTACAGAAATAATAACAGTGCCAAAGAAGATACCACGACCTCTTTTTACACTAGAAATCTGCGGTAAATTCACAGTGAGTTGGTATTTGTTTAAAATTAAACCCTTGTCTAAAATGTGCAAACGCAAGTTTGTCACACAAACCAATACACGAGCTTCACCACTCTTACAAGCAGTAATATAGCGTAAATCTTCATCAGCTCTTAGGTTTTTAGCCAACTCTTTTAATTCAAACCCCGTTCCAATAAAGGGAGTTTTTACCAATTTATTTACAACAGGATGTTGCTCTACAAAAGGGAGAACCTTCTCCTCATAATACGGATGTGCCATTAAATTAACCTCAACTTATTAAATAGAACTACTCTATTTCATCATTATCTAAAATGGAATGAACTTCGCCACGAGTAAATGACAAAGAACGACCAACTTTTACAGGTGCTTCATTTGGCGCACCTAAGAAATACCTACGAACTTCGCTTGCACTTGTTGTTTTAGATAAACAGAACCACTTTCCTCGATAAGTTTCTTCAACTGCACCTATCGTAACTTGATCCCCTGCTTCTAAAGCAAAACGCTGTCCATTCAATAATTCAACTACAACCATATGGACGAACCTATTTCTTTCTATTTACCAGTAAACAAGAACTTCAAACGAGACCAAAAGGACTTGCGCAAGCTATTATAACGAGAACTTACTTTTTCATTCTCTTTTGCTTCTTTTTCTACTTGCTCTTTATACAAACCAAAATCTGACTTAAGAGTATCTAACTCTTCCTCTAAGTTTTTAATTTTTTCTTCAGCTTGCTCTTTTAACTGTTCTTGCTCTTCTTCCAAAGTATCAATATACGAGGACTTCGCAGTAACCTCAGCCTTTACTTCTTCCAAATTCGATTCAACACCTTTTACAGCGTCTTCACAACACTCCTTTACAGAAGAATTAGGTTCTACTTCCAAATGCTCCGTGTCTTCAACATTAGCTGAACCGGGAAATCGCTCAGACAAATTGTCTGAGGATACCTCTCTTTCTTTTTTCTTTTTCTCAACTCGCGAAGAACCTAACTTTTTGGGATTCAATGCAACTTTCTCAGTTGAATCTTTCGTAAGAACACCAACTAAAGTACCTTTTGTCTTTTCACTCTTTTTAGACTTAGAAGAATCTTTCGATTTCTTTTCTGTTGTCGATACCGCTTCTTCTTTTACAGTCTTCTGAGACTCTTCATTAGGTGTAACCTCTGCCACTTCCTCTTCAGATGAAGCAACTTCGGAGGGTGTGCTTTCTTCATTCTCAAACACTACCCCCTTTAGTAACTTTCCCTTTTTATCATAAATAGGACGAGGACGACCTTTCAACGGAATTTTACGGTTGATACAACCTTCTGACATAGATACCAACTCAATTGGAGATAACCCTGCAAATACAAACTCTAATGTTTCTGGTTTAAATTGTGTTTTCTCCTTCACACCTTCTACAAACTCAGCATCATAAGCCATCATAAAGACGGACAAACCAAGTAAGTGCATGAAATCAGAACTTGTATAGCGCCAACGATGATTGGTGTTACTAATACGAATTGAACCAACCCCTGCATTTTTTGATTTATCTACCGCAATACGAACATAGTCCTTATAATTATTTACTACTTCTTTTGTTAATGTAATTTTCATTGTTAATTTTCTTCCTTTTCTTTACTTTAAGTGTTTTTATTATATCACAAAACCCACTCAAAGTCAAGAGTAAATTGAAACATAATTGAAAGCAAACCTTACTCGCAACTACGCTTATCCTACTTTACTCATCAAACGTCACTTGATAGGCTCCATTACCTAAGGAAACTCCACCTACCTTAGTAGCAGGCGCTTGATAACCCTTATTGGGTTTCTTCTTAGGAGAAGTCTCTTCTTTTAATTTAGAAACACTATCTTCTACAACTTTTGAATCTTCTTTTTTAGACTTTTTCTTCGTGTTTTTCTTACCTTTACCTAATAAGGGAGAAACAAACTTCTTCAAACCTTTAGCTGGTTTGTCTTTACTCTCCCACAACTTATCTAAGGACTTCTCAATATCTTCAAACTCATTAGACTCTAATTGAGCTGTATCCTCTACTCTCTCCGAAACACTCTCAGAAAAGTCTTTTGCAAAATCTAAACTCAACCCAATCTCTTTCTTAGGACGACTAGTTTCCTCTTCACGCAAGGTTGCAAGTAAACCATCTAAATCAACTACAACTTCCTCTTCTAAATCGGAATCTAATAATACCTCTTCTGACTTGGGATTTAGTAATACCTCTTCTGAGTCAGAATCTAATAAGACATCTGATGATACCGATTCTTTACTTGAAGTTTCTACAACACCACCAGACCAAGAACCTTCTACAGACTGAATAACTTTTAAGTCGTTCTCTAAGCTCTCACTCACAGAAGTATAAGAATCTTCTACCATGCTACGATAAATTGTCAAACTTTGCTCAATCGCGGCAGATACCCCTATCTTAAACTCAGATAGAGATTGTTGTACCGAAGATAAAACTTCTGACTCAATAACATTTAAAGAATTCTGAACACTTTCTTCTATACTAGTTGCGTAAGCTGAAACAGACTGTGCTAAACTCTCACTACACTCAGATAGATAAGTAAGTTGAGACTGTCGTAAACTCTCTGACTGCGAAATGCTTTCCGACAATGAAGTTGCCAAATAAGCAGATAAAGATAGAGACTCCGATGTACTTGCTTCTGCACTTGCAGAAGAACTAAGAGCTTCTTCTTGTAACTCCTCTTGTTCTTCCTTCGCAGACTCAGATAAGTCAAAAACCAAACCTTTTGCAGTAGTTACCAACTCTTCCAACCAATCAACCATAAATGGAACAATAGTTAATAAAGCTGTATCCTGAATATAATACTCCTGTGCTACTGTAAGTTTCCCTTCCTCAGAAAACTCTACAGGGTAAGTTGAATAGACACTACGTTCCGTTCCTGTATCCGCATCTGCTACTGTACGAATAATAGAAATAGTTGATACCAAACCTTCTTTATTTTCAAAATCACTTGAAATAACAAGCTTAATAAAAGATTCATCCCCATGTAAATTAGGGTCTTCAATTAAACGAGCAACTTTATTCGCACTATGATACTCTACACTTGCTAATAAAGTAATAACATAAGAGGAACCCATTGGAACCTCCGATTGATTGCTTCTAACTAATTTAACCATCTTTATAACTTATACAAACTAGTTTCTTCTACACTTAAAACTGCTTTTGGACTAGTTTGTTTTTTTCCTTTCTTTGTCTGTTTCGATACTGCTTCATCCTCTAGCTCAACCTCTGGTGTGCTTAAACTTAATAGTCGGTTCGAGTTTCGTATAACCGTATTTGTACGCTTAATCTTATCTTCCTCAGAACTAACAACCCTTGGTACACCTACATATAAATACTGACGAGCTGAGTAACCATCTTCTGAACCTAAACGCTGCAAGACATTATTAATCTGAGAACCGTCTGTCAAAATAACAAAGGTAGCTTTACCTTCATAAGCACGCTGACGAACTAAATCCTCAACTAAATAACCATCTTCTCGAATAGAAGGACTATAAGCGACAACGACAACATCACTTAACATCAAATTCTCATAATCTTCTCTCTTTTGACGAATACCTTGTAAGCGATAAGGAGTAAGAAAACTATGTGTAACTAAACCTGATTTATAAGCAGAGCCTAATAACCAAAAAGCTAACAGTTCAACATCTGAACGCACCCCTAAATAAAACAATAAAGAAGTGCGAGGAATAACACCCTGACTTAAAGAAGAAACCATAGAAATCAACGACTCTTCTATCTTTTTATAAATCTCAGGGTCTAAAGTCGATACCGCTAAGTCCCCTAAAACCAACTTTAAGTCCACCTTTAGACGAGAAAAGATTCTACGAATACCTAATTTCTCAGACAAACCAAGTTGACGACCATCTTCTGCCTGCGCACCTTCTATAACTTGAGTAGCCCTTATCTCAGCACATAAAGGACAATCCACCAACTTCATCTGAATCGAGTCAAAAACAAACCCACCGTTACACTCACTTGAATGACATAATTTCATTTATGTAAACCATCACTTATGTTATTTATCCAATTTAGGAGGATACTGTTCTAAAGCACTCCCAAAAGCTGACATAAACTGAGTCTCAATCCAATCTTCTTGGAAACCTTGAGCCAAAAGCAAGACTTTTGCAGTTTTCATAGCCGATACCACTGCTTGTTTTGATTCCGTCATTTCTAAACGAACCAAAGAACGAGCAAAGTCAATTGTTTCTTCCTCAGTTAAGACTTTACCAGACTTCTCAATCTTAGCGCTTAAGTTACTTCCATACTTACCTACTGTAGCAAAAATTGTAGTAAAGAGCAAGTTTAAATCGTCTTTTTCTGTAATCAATTTTGTAAGGCTTAACTTACGATCTTGCAACGAAAAATCAATGTCAAACTGTCGGAAATTATCCGCATCAAAACCTGTAAACTCATCCAAAGAATCAAGCTTAAAAGAAGCTGTCAAGAGAATATCACCACAAAACAGTCTAAAGTCAAAACTATTATTTCTCAAACCACCTACTAAACCATAAACCCAACTAAATTCATCTTCGTCTGGACTAAAAATAGTTGAAGTACGAAATTCTACTGCGATATCTTTATGTTTCGTTGCTCCAAACTCTTCCAAAAATGTGTGTACTGTCTTTAAATTCATCTTAATTTACCTACTGCCTAAACTCTCTTTCATTCTAATTCTAATTATAGTAATAATGCTTCAACAAACCTTCAAATTCAACTGCAAACTCCTGCTGAACCCAACTTGAAGGATACCCAATCCAAATAAAAGTATCAGTTATAGCCGAAACGGCTGAACTTATAGCTTCCTCTGTTGCAAAGTTCACAGGCTGGATAAACGAGTCTGCAAACATGCGTAACTCATCGTAAGTCATGCCAATCCAATCACCACTAGAATTAAAACCTAATAGCTTTCGTTTTGCTCTAAGTTTCTTATTCATTGTCAAAAAACCTCTTAGCTTTCTAGGTACTCATGAAAACCAGTTTCGTCAAGATACCCTTTCCACAAGACAGAACCACTTAAATCTAGTTTCAAAAGATTAATCCGACTTTCTTTCAAGCTCGATTTCGACCCACCGTCAATAAAATAACGAGTAACCAATATTTTATCATCAACTTGTAAACTATCACTTACAATTTGACAAGAACTCAAAGGTTTCTCATATTGTTTCATCGTATAAGTTGGAGTGTGACCTGAAATAATCACTTTCCCTTCAAAATCTGGGTGTAAGTCTACTCCTGTTAATTGATTTACCGAGTCTATATAACTGTCTCTAGCCCAGAGCATAGTTTCCACACTTTGCTCACTTATCGGTAAATCTAATTCAAAACCTGCGTGAACCAAAATATTAGAACCATCTTCTAAGCAATATGGAAGAGACTGTAACCACTGCAATTCATCATACAAATAATACAATAACTGCTCACGCAAATCGCTCTCAGAAGCATAAGGAATCCCTAAATTTTCTAAAGTAGCTTCTCTGCCGTTATGATACCACCAACTATGCGAAAAAGGACGATAGGCGGCATCTAATAAAAATTGATCATGGTTTCCCAAAATAGCTTGAGCCTTACCACTTTCACAAAGAGACTTGATATAACGTAACGTATTCAACGTAGCCTTTGGCTTTACATCATAACCGTCAATGTAATCACCACCAAAGCGAATTTCACAGTTGGAATCCTTCATCTCAGATAAGGTATCTAACCACTTCAAAGACTCATAATTGGCATGAATATCTGATAAATACAAGTAAGACTTCAAAACATACCCTCCTTAGGTACTTCTTCTTACGTTTATTCAAAGAAAACGACTAAACTTGTACCGTCTACCAACAAACCAAAAGGTGCGTGAGTTTTATCTTCAACTTCGTTACCTATTAGGTATAAATTAGAAAACTTATCAGTTAAAATATCTTCTTTGAAGTTCTTCATATTATAAAATTCAACTGTAGAAGAACTATCCAAACCTAACTGACCTAATTCTTCAAAGTCCTTTAACTTCATCTAGTATAACCTTGACTTTCCAAATACTCATCAACTTCCTGTTTCATTTTACGAACTTCCGCAGTTCTTTCTTCGGACATCAGAACAGGTTTGAGATATAGAATACCTCTACGTTCTTTCTTGCGAAGGAGCGGATACCCATGAACTTTGCGCCAGTTGTTAGACCAGTAGTGCGCATAGTTGTAATCATGTCTCACAGACTCAAAAATCAATTCTTGATTTTCTGTTCGTTGTGGTTTCGGTTCAACATAAACCATGAACTCACAAGGGTTTTCATCATAATTTGTTGGCTTGAAATAACGCATAAATTATACCTCACACTCAAAAACTACTGCAGCTCATCAACCGACATAAAAATGCTTTGAACCTTGTATTCTGGACTTCTTTCTAACATCTCATTGATTTTGTCTTCTACGTCTTTTGTTGTTTCGCCACTTATAATGCGGACTACACTCTGTTTGTTCATTTTAAAACAACCTCCTGCTTACCTTTTTCAATCCACTTAGGGTAAAATAACTCACCTTCCAACTTATCCGAAGAATAAGATACCCCTACAATACTGGAAGAAACTCCTTCCGATATAGCTTGTTTTGAAATCTCTACTACTGAGTTTACTAAACCTTTATCTAAGAAGAAATTATTTAATAAACTAATTTCAGACTTCGTATGAGCCAAACGCTCACTTGTGCTTTTACAAGCTTCCTCTAACACATTATACTCCTCTTTACTTGATAAAAGCAAGTAAACGTGTTTATCATGAATCTCTTGACTACGAACAATACGACCTTCTATCTGATTGGTTAAACCAGAGTTTCCTGTAAATGAGTAAAATATCAAATGGTTGATAAAACCTAAGTTCAAACCCTTTTTTAAGTTGGTTACAATCACTTGATAACCACCTTCATGAAACTCCGCTAACTTAGCTTCTTTTTTCTTAGGAGTATTGTCTTCTCCATTTATCGTAAGAGCTTTTATACCTAATTGAGCTAGGTAATCTACTAAAACTTTTTGAACCTCTACGGTTTTAGCATAAATCAAAGCCTTATTATTCCCTATACGATACTTGAACAAATCTTCGACAACTTGCAACTTTGGTAATACTTCAGGAGTTAACTCCAAAGAATTGTCAAACCATGAAGGATCATCCCAAACATAGCTCTTATACCTAGTTTTACTATACAAGCGATTTTGTAATTGAGAGGGTTTATACAAAATAATCTCACACGTAGAAGTCTTTACAGATACCCCCAACTCCTCACGAGCAGTACCAAAACACATAAAACGAGTCGCTACTTTGAACAACTCAGGGTCTTTATAACCTAATATCTGATGAGTTTGAAAGGACTTTCTAACAAATAACTCCTCAAATGTCTGTTTTGTTGGCATCACATTTGGAAATAAATAATTTAGCTGATGGTACATCCCCTCAATAGACTTCTCAAAAGGTGTAGCGTTCATCACAACAATATTAGAAACCAATTGATCACGCAATAATTTACAAGCCTTATAGATATCCGACTTATGAGAACCTAAAATAGAACCTTCATCCACAAATAAGTAGTCAAATTTTCCATTTGCTTTTACAAATTTAGCTAACCAAACTATAAACTCATGACTTTTCGATACCGCTGAATAAGAAGCAACAATACCTCTTACCGAACCAAGTTTTTCTTGCTCTGCAATAAAATCCTGTACTTGCTTGCTATCCCCTGTCGTAGTTGGAACATAAGAACCTGTAAAACGAATTAACTCTCTTCTTGCTTGCTCAACCAAACCAACTTCAGTTAAAAACAAGTAACGTAAAGGTTTACCAACTTTCTGTTGCTTCAATGAGTTAACATGATTGATCACAGAAGCAACTGTAGCAGTCTTACCTAAACCAACACTATCCATAATTAAAGCAGACTTAGATGCTAAAATAAAATGAACACCATAAGTTTGATACCCTCGCAAAGAACCTTTGGCGACCTCTTCTGTCAAACTTGACTTTGTTTCAAGAACCTTATCAACTTGTTCCGAACTTAAATCTAATAAACTATCTGCTAAGTCCGAAAAACCAACCTTTTCTTCATCATCAGCTGCTTGTTGAATAATCTTATCTAATAATCGATACCGCTGTACAGGTACTTGTTTATCTACAAAACCACCTTCGTACAAAGAAACTTCTCTTACTGACACAAGTTCGCCTTTCTAAATTTTCTTACCTATTATTTTAACAAACTAAAAGAAAAAAGTCAAGGTATTCCTCGACTTTTATTTCTTTTCTAATTCTTTGAAAAAAGCTTCTAATATCACATCATCTGCTAGTTTTTTATCTTGAGTGCTTAAAGCTGTTACGACTGGTTTAAAGGTTTCGCCATAAAGTCTACGCTCTGGGTATAACACCTTATAGCTCTCACCTATCTTTTTCACTTTAATACCATGAACAACAAGCCAACCACCAACAACCGCAGAACAGATACCACACAAACCGTTAGGAACTCCTGTAGCATTCACCCAAGCAAATCGTATATTTGTAAACTTCTCCACTGTAAACTCACTTTCTATCTTCTTACGAGTGTGCAAATATCAACAAACCACTCTTGCGTAATACTTTCCCTTGTTTTACTGCTGACTCAATTTCACTAGGTGAGAAGTAATCCAAAGCCACACGCTCTTGCACCCTTAAATTTCGTCTACAGTAAGCCACAAAATCTTCATTCAATTGTCGAACAGACTTATCTGCATTTATGTTTTGAACAGGTTGCGAAACTACATTACCAACATCAGAACTTGTTTTACTTATAGGTGTATCTAACTTCCGTGGTTGTAAAACCTTACGCTCATCTACTTTAGGAAGTTTGGAAACTGCTACTGCTTTTGGTGGTACATAATTCCACTCTCTACGCAAACCAACATAATCTGAACGGAAAACCTCTTCTCGATATTCTCGTAAAGTTGGTAACTCATCTAAGCCTTCTATTTGCTCTGTATTCGATTTTTCTTCTGAGACGGTATTTCCTTCAAACCACGAAGAAAAATCTTCTGTAGGCTCTCCTGTGTCTTCTAAAGCACTCACACGAGCAATCTCTTCTAACTCTCTTTCTAAGTCATCTGACTGTTCTTCTTCACCAAAATCAAAATCTGATAATGAAATATTGGCGAAGGGGTCGGAAGATACCGCTGTAGGTTCTTCAGCATCAACAACAGAACCTACACTCAAATCCAAAGTCGCAAACTGCTCAAAGAAACTATCTAACTCTACAGTTTCTTCTTCACTAAACTCCTCTAAAGCCAGTTGATGGCGTACAGGCTCTTCTACAGGTTCAGTCTCAATACTCTCTACAGACACTACAGGTAAAGGACGGAAGAGCGAAATACGCTCAAACTCCCTTTTCTTTACCTGCTCATAACTCTCATAACGAGAACTCTTTCTAGCGAATACTTGCATCGCAAGCAGAAACCTAGAACTACTAATCGGGTATGTTATCTCCATAACTGTTACAACTCCTATCTTTCTGCTTACCTACTTTAAATATCACGTACAAAATAGTTACCTAAATCTTGTTTCTTGTTGTCTTCTCTGTAAAAATCATTCTCAGAACTATTGATACCCAACTTATCTAGCGTCTCTTGCGCTCCTTCATTTTTTAAACGCTGAACATAAGCAGAATTCGCAGCTTCTTCTGGGTATAGTTTCGTCCACATTCTACGCTGAGATTCATACAACTTCACTAAACGCTCTTTCCCTTCATTCAAGCTCATAATCAAAGGAGCGTGACCGAACTTCGGTTCCGAAGCACTCGCTAAGGTATAAGCAAAGTCACCTTGCTTAGTAGTCGGGAAGTCAATCGAACGATAAGTATCCGTCCAAATTGTCTTTTGAATATCCATACCAGCTTTAACCGCAAAGCGATTTTCCACCATACGAGAAGCCGTTTTAGGGAAATAATCATCATGAAGTTGATGTGGTACGAAAATCAAGAAGATACCAAGGTTTGGGAAGGCTGTTAAAATCTCACTCAAGTAAGACTTGTAAACAAGCTTATCCTCTTTTGTCAACTTACCTGCAAAGGAAATAATTTCATCTAAAACCACAAATAAGTAAGGCATCTTCTCAGACTCACTACTGCACTTCGCATTGTAGTCCTGAATTTTCAACTCATTCCCTAACTGACGTTTGCGCCTTGGAGCTTCAGTAGACACCACCCAATCAAGCAAGTTTAAAATCGCAGGCGCACCTGAAACAAACTTCTTGATATGAGGAGCTGTAATTTGATACCAATCCGAGTCCTTGTTTTTCATATCTCCTATGACAAACTGAACTTTCTTAGGCGAGTTCAAAGCAATCATCTGATTGACAATACTAGTTGCTAAGACAGACTTACCTGTACGAGCTAAACCTGCAATAATAGTGCCTGTATGTTTCGCCAAATCTAATACAATCGGCTCTCCAAATTCATCTGCACCAAAGACAACCGGTAACTCATTTTTAGGATTTTCAAAGTAATCTCTCTTTGCCGATACCAACTCCCTTAGCATAAAAGCAACCGCAGTTTGCTTAAAAATTGTGATAAAGATACGACTACCTCTACCTACTGCAGTAGTGTAGACACTCTCACCAAAGTAATCCTTCATCTGATCACGAAGCAACTCAGTAACTTCTTTGGCAAATGAACTCTCTTTCCCCTTCATCTTCTCAGGACGGTCAGTGATAATCTCAAAAACAGACACTCGCTCTGTAATAGATTCCACTTGAACCCAATCCATCTCAGATAAACCCTTTAAACCACCTGTCTGAGCGTCTCGTAAAAAAGTCTCCAACTGTTGAAACTCTAAACTGCTTTTTGGAACATCCCTAGACCAATCAGGCTTCAAACTAGAACCATCTAGTACAGATAAATATTTATCTACCAAAAGCTTCCGTGAAACCAACTCAGGCTCTTCAATACCTCCTGCTAAATCTGTGCTAAAAGCACCTTCACTAGCCTTCTCATCTTGAGGGTTTTCTAGCTCTGCTCTTGAAGTATTTTCTTCTCTCTCTTCCTCGTCAACCTCAGATAGTTCAGGAACCTCTACACTAGTTGCAGTTGCGATACCGCTTGCTACTATAGCATCACCCCAGACATCTTTTGCTCTGTCTACTGGGGACGAACCGAAAGGGTCTACTAAATCGTCAACCTCTTCTTTCTGAAATAAAGGGTTTTTAGGTTGAGAACTAAACGGATCTTCTTCCATATCGTCCTCTAAGTCACCCCAACCCCCTGTAGAACTCATGTTCTTAAACTGTGGCACCTCTTCTTGAAAAGGAGGTCTATCTTCTGCTGATTGTGGTTCTTCAAAATCCTCAAAGGAAGGAAAATGATTACTCCTATCACCAAAATCTTCTTGCTCTCTTCGATAAGCATCGTATTGAGCTTCTTCTTGCTCAATTACAGGATTTGACCAAGCACTATCATCTTCCAAACCCCACTCAGGGTTCTTGCTATTCTTATAAGCATAATAACCACCGCTGGAAGCCAAGCAGATACCCGACATAGCAACAACTGGAAACGTAGCAAACTTCGTAAAGATACCAAAAACAAAAGACAAACCGAATACTAAACCATAAAACTGAATAAAAGCAGTCAAACCTCTACGCAAGCGATAATCGCTTCTAAACATGTCATCAGTTTCCCACAGTACAGGCTTAGTGTACCCCCAAATATTCATTAAGCTCTTTCCAGCTGCACTTGCAACTTTCCCCGTCCAATCTTGATGCTGATTTGGATTTTGTTGAGGAACTTGTTGCTGAGGATTGTTAAAAGGAGGTATTTGACGACCTATTCCATTTGCAAAAGGGTCACCTTGGGAACCTCTTAACCTATCCCCAAAGGGTCTTGAGCGCATAGACATGAAGTCTTCGTCATGACCTAAACCATTTTCAAACTCTCTACTCTCACGCTCTCTTCGAGCTTGTGACTGCCTTGTTAAGTCCTCATTTGAATTGTTCCATCTCACTAGCGCCCACCCCCTAACGTAGCTAATAGTAAGACAACACCGAATAAAACCATAACTCCAATCACTAAAGCTCTACAGTTTTTCACATCTTTAGCAAGATACCCATCAGGTAAGGAAGCACTTACCCCCCAAACCCAACCTCCAAAAAAGAGGATAATCATAAACAAAATAAACATCTAAACCACCTACTTAGCTTGTGCTAACACCCCTGTTCTAAATAAAGGAGTGTCACTTAAATACTTAGGTAAATCTGCTTTTACCACCGCAGACTCCCCTGAGTTCAACTTCAAGATAAAGGCTTTCTTATAAGGCTCTGAGTGAACTTCATCATAACCTGCAGTTAACCCTTCATCTTCTTCAATTACTGCACCAATCTCAGCTAATTCATCCGATAAGTCCATGATACCAAGCGCTTGACAGACTCTTTCTTGATAAGTTGGAGACTTGATTTTACCAACCATAGCCAAAGTGTAGTTGGCAAATAAAGAATACTCATCTTTTTCAACCAATTTCGCAGGGTCATTGGAAGCCACAATGTTAATATCCCCTGCTTTACGACCCCCTGTAATCGGAGTTTTCAAAATCTCTACGGCATTTGGTAAAGAGCTGAAACGTTGCAACTCCTCCCAAATCTTAACATTATATAACCCTCTTGCAAATGGATAAACCGTACGATAATAGGCTACAGTTGCAGCATTCATCGGAATCAAAATAGCATCTAACTCAGATAACTGACTCTCAGGAACACCACGCATGTTATAATCACAAATAACAAGTTTAGCATCAATAATATCTGACAAATAAACAGGTTTTGTAAAGTAATTATTTAACTTCTTGCTCTTATCAAAATAAGAACCAAAAGTTTCTAAGAAATACAAACGGTCTGCTTGGAAGGCTTGAAGAGCATTTTTATAAAGCTCTCGAATATCCTCTTCTTTTAAGACTTTCTTATCTTCATCAGTTACCGAAATCAACAAGTCATCAAAACTAGGTCTATACTCTTTCAAATAGTCATAAACCGAATAAATCGAACAACCTGTTAAATTAGACCACGTAGAAACATCCTGAGATACCCCTTTACTGCTGTAGAACAAATCTACCCCACGCTCAATAATCAAACGAATCCAAGGATAGGTTGATAAAGTCTCACCCCCTGCAACGGCACGGAATAAGTCAATGACATTTTTACGAGAACGAGTAAAAAGAGTTAAGTCCATCTCTTCATCCCCTGTAGGAACCAAAGGTACAGGATCAAGATACCTCCCTGAACCCATTCCAAGGTCTAAAGAAACTACTGGGAAGTCCTTCTCTAATAAAACTCCCAACCCTTTATACTCTCCGCCTTCATAGTCGTTAATCGTCATAATCATGTTGTCATTTGCAGCTAACTGAGTAGCCAACAATTTCATTAAATAAGATTTACCCGACCCTGACATACCAAGAATAATAACAATTTCCGCATCCGTTACGTCACGTTTGAACTGATGAAATACAGGAGAATGAGTTTCAATATTTGTTCCTAAATAAGTTGTTCCATAACCAACAATACCTTGCTCAAATGGATGCCACTGCGCTCTCAATTCATCTGATGTGAAAGTAGAACGAATTTTTCGCTTACTCTCCTTCGTCATCTCAGCACTAAACGGAGAAAAGTCCGATACTGTGTCTGCAATGACACCTGTAACCCTACGAACTTGCAACCCTGTTCTATGTTCACACATACGCTCAAAGTCTTTCAAGACACGTGTGAACTCTTCACTACGCTGACCTGTAATGACAATCATAACACGTACTTTATAGAGATACCGCTTATCTTGGTCACTCATAGTCGCATCATTGGCATAATCAATAGACATAGCTAAACGCTCATCTTTTTGACGAGACTTCACATATTTATGGGCATTGTATCGAGAAGTTGTCTGAGCTTCTTCTTGAGTTTTATCACTTACTTCATCTAAGACAGATAAACGAGTTTTTACTTTTGGATCGTCCCAATTCAACTCAAAAATCTCATTATCTTCAATGAAGTTCATAGAAATACCTTCCGGTACCATCGTTCTGAAAGTTGCACGATACCCCATCTCAAACTCAGGTGGTAACTCATCCACAACATAATAAGCCGTTACATTTTGAACTTTACTGTAAGTAAAGTTGGAATCCATATACAAGCGTCTATTTGAAGCTAAGGCACGCTCAGGATTGTACCGAGAACGATATTCATCATATACATCATCCCACATTTTAATCAAATCGATGTGACGTGCAATCAGACCTTTTCTCTTCTTAACCTGAACCTTATCTTTCTCTTTTTGTAACTTCTCTTCTGACTTCGACTTTACTTTTTTTTGCTTCTGTTTTTTCAACTATAAAGTCCTCAACTTTCACTATCCTACAAGCTAAACCCACAACGCTCTGTGAGCTTACGCATAATACTATCAAAAGCCTTTTGTTGTTGCATAATACGAGAACCACTTGCAACTGCATAACTTTCAATAGGTGCTAAAACACCTAACTGAGTTTGCTCCCCTAACTCATTGACAATACACTCCTCCGAAGTTAAATCAAAATCTCGCATCAAACGCCTACTTGAAGTAGCAAATACTGTGTTGATACCCCTACCTGTTATAGCTTGATTTCGCTTATAAGTTCGATCCAACACCACATACAAATCCATAGTCGGATACATCAACTCTTGCATAACTGTCTGTGTCGGTGTAGTTGTGTAAATAGCTGGTACTAAGAACAAAGATGAACGGTTCTGCAAAATTGTCTTTGCATCTGCTTTTGCTAAATTCTTATACCGTAAGTCTACAAAATCACTATCATTTTCTACAACAATTAATTTAGCATTTAGCTCAGGCACTCGACTTAACCAATCGACATAAGAAATCAAGAATGAAGTGAGATACCGCGTGGGTGCTTTTTCTTTTATTACCAAAACTCTGGAATTTCCTGTATATGTGTACTGAGTATACGCACTAATAGAACCAAAACTACCGAATGAACTAGACTTAATATTATCTAATTCTTTTTCTCTTTGAGATAACTCATCTTCATAAACCTTAACTTTACTAGAAGCAGATAATAAAAAACTCTGCAATTCTTTACTCAACTCCTCTGAAAAAACTACTTCCTGAAGAGCGTCACTCACTTCTTTATAAGCTAATGAAAGCCTACGCTTCTCTACCTTCGGCTCTTGTTCAAACTTTCCTTGAATATACTGGTCAATAATCACAAAACTATCTGCTAAAACTTCCAACTCCTCAGCTTTAGTAGATACTTTGTTCGTTGCTAAAAACTCTAACAACTCCGAAAAGCTCTCAGTAGACTCAATTAAACTACTATCTGACATAACAAAAGCACCAATTGTTCGCATAAGCTCTAATAAAATACGAACAGGTTTATCTGCAATATATGCAATTTTTGTTAACGAGCAATCACGAACTGCATTCAATAAAAAAATTGCGAAATCAAAGTCTTTATCTGTATAAGACTCTACAATCAAGGTAGACTTCATTGTGAGTCTACCTATATCCGAAACACTCTTAACAACCGAAAAACCTGAATACGATACCGGTTTTGTGGTTAAAATATAATCCATACCTTAAATTACCCTAGCTGCAACAAAGCCATCACTTCATCTTCTAACTTCGATACCGCTTTTCTTTCTTTTTTCGTCAAACGCTTCTTACTAAAAATACGACCACCAAAACTAAAGTTCTTTACAACCCCTTCACTAGCTACCATAGGTTTAGGAGACTGAAATACAGGCTCTGCTACCTCCTCTTCCTTTGCTACCTTCGTGTAATTAACAACCGGTTTTTCATCTTTCTTAGCAGAATGGTGCAAACGAATATCATCTAAAGAACCTTTACAAAGAACTTTTGCTAATAAGTCAATATTAGCTTGTTCCTGTGGTTGTAATACATAATCGGTATAAATAGGTTCTGTAAAGACAGTATAGTAAGACTGAATCACTTCCAAGTCACTACTCTCAAAAGAACGACCGAACAGAATCACTTCGGTATTCCGCAAATTCTCACTCAAAAACTTATGCAAGTTATAAAACTCTTGCTCTGAGTTAACTGCTAAACAGTTAATTACTAAACGCTGACAACGTAAAGCTTTTCTACTAGCAGCTGCTATAAAAGCACCGATAGAGCTGAAACCCTCTACATCTTTTAAATCATGCGACTCTAGTATCATATTTACATACTGATCACTATTTTCACCAAAAATTAATCCAATCATCTAAAACCTCTCTACTTAATGTCAAACAAGTCTACTGAACTTGCTGATTCTTTCTTTCCTTCACTGCTTACTGTTTCTTTACTTGGAGTAACCCCACCAAATAAATCCACAGATTGAGCTGAGTTATCCACAGGTTGTGGAGAAGGAGATACCACTTTATCTTCTACAATATCTAAGACAGTTGTCAAACCAGACGCTTTCTCTGTACTCACCACATCTGTAAATAAGTCTATTGAAGGAGCTTGTTGTACTTCTTTCTGCTTATCTACCTGTACTTTTTGTTTCTTAGAAAGACTCTTCGCTTGCGCACCATCTTGTTTTTGTTGCGCTTTTTCAGCTTCTTTTCGTTTTGCAACAATTTGTTTTTGACGTAACTCTTCTTCTCTTCTCAACTTACCTTCTGTAACCGACTTAGAAACTTGTTTTTTACGACCTTGTGCATCTCCAATCCACAATAAACGTAAACTAGAAGGAGTCGATTTTTGAACCGCTTGGTTCATTGCAGCTCGAATTGGAAAATCTACGATACCGTATAAATCACCAACCAAACGACCAATCTGCTCTTCATTCAATACTTGAATTCTCTTATAACTTGCAGTCAATAAAGTTGAATTTAAACTTAATACATTATCCCAAAATAAGTCAGGATCACCTGTACCACGTAGTAAGAAATACTCATAAGTTAACTTAGAGCTACTTGAATTATCTTCCCAATGATGATACATAGACGATAAAATTTTCTGCATAATTGGGGAAGAAACTTCGTTTAAATGGTTATACAAATCGTCAAAACGCTCATCATAAGAGTTTGAAGCTTGAATATCAATTAACTCAGGCTTGATACCCAATACTGCACACTGATTATAAAAAGCCCCTAAACCTTCTCCATGTTGAAAAGCTTTCTCTTGAACATTCCCTACTTGAGTCTTCCGAACACAACGAATAAAAACTCCAAAACTCCCATCTAACATATAACTGATATGAGGGTATACAGAATCAATATCAAAGATGCCAAAAAAGTAGGAGAAAATAGACTCATCTGTTTTACTTTTTAATTCTTCTCGAACCTTAAAATCTCGCTTAACCTTCTTTTCATCAAATACAAACAAAGAAATTAAACGAAAAGGTAACGGAAATAAAAGAACCCATAAACATAAAGCTACAAACCAATTCTGCACAATAACGGATAAGACAATACAAAGTACAATATAAACACCAAAGTACAAAGCGCTCTTCCCTAAACGAATCATACCTTTAGAAGCGACACCATAAGTACCCTCAGCTTCTGCAAAGTTTACTAAATTTGTTACTGTAAGCTTCCCCAATTGAGGTTTCACTAACCAATAGCCCTGAGAGTAATTCCTCCCACCATTATTTCCTGTGTTATTTAGTTCATCCACTACTTAAATCCCCCTTCAAGTATACTCCATGAAGTGACCTTACCACCTCTTGTATAAAGCTCTACTAACATAGTACGCTCACTTCTCAATTCACTCTTGCTTGTAACTGATACATCATAATAACCAACCCAACGCTCTAAATCATAAGCAGTATAAGTATGATAGATACCCTTAGGAGTAACCAATCTGGTTAAATCTTTTGCAGTTTTCTGTGTATACTCAACTAAAGGCTCTCCAACCTCTCTTTTAGACCAAGGAATCCGATTATAAGCCCTATCTGCTGACTGAGCATCTTCCACATTAGCTAACAAAGTTAAGTAAGACTCCACCTGCGTTTTCGATAAATTCCCCTCTTTTTCAACCCACTGACTTGTTGTTAATTCAAATAAATTATCTGCAAAAGTAGTGTTACTTTCAAAGGATACCGAGTCGCTTGCGCTCTTTACTTCTCTCTGTGTTGTAACCACTTGTCTTTCACCAAAATTTAACCTAGAAAATAAAGTACGTGAAATGAAAAAGAAAAAACTTAAACACAAGACCAAACCTAACAAGATAGAAGCAACAAACTTTGTTTTACTTGAGAACCGATAATCTAATAGAGAGAGAAACCATAAAATTACCTTATTTATCAGCCGTTTCATGGATGATACCGTAACTCAAAAGTAATAAAAAGTATTACTTTTCCTTTCTTTTAAGATTAATTTTAAAGTTTTTCAACTTAAGGTCTTACGATTAACCTACTCCATACAATCTCAACGACTTTCAGCATAGCTACACAAACCGTATTATTGATTGCACTTCTAATCATTCTAAACCACTCAGGGAAATGCTGAACTGTCTTGCGTTCTATACATTTATAAGCGGTCGAAAGTGTAGATTTATACAGTATCTACAAAACCTTGACCTCTGCGAGCAATCACATAAGCTGCTCCAGTGTGAATATTTAATTTCATTGGACGACAATATTTTTGCTTAGCAATCCAACTCGTCCATGCTGGATTAACCTTCTTAACATAAACTAGGCTACTAAACGCTATATTCTCGACTAACTGCATAAAAGTGGAGTAAGCTAAGGAATGTAACATTTCATTGTACTTCCTACCTTGTTTAGACTCAACCTTAGACTTAGTTTTATTAAAGTCAAGACCTTCAATACAGATATCTTTACCTGTCTTAGTAGCATAAGAAACTACTTTACTTACAATAGACTCTAAATCTGTTTTAGTAGCATACTTTATCTTAAACCTGTAGGGAAAGAAACCTGTAGATACTAAATGACCATACTTATTAGTTTCTGATAGGGTAATGAAACCTTTATTAAAGTCTAAACCAAGCGTTCCATAACTATCAGTTGTTATGAATTGGTAGTCTTCTATAGCAATCTCAAAAGTGCAGTAGAGATACCACCTACCATTACGTTTTATAAAACGATAAGATAAAGGACTCGATCCAGTAGAGAGAATATTGAGGATTTCCTTTTTATGATAGTTAAAATATACCTTTCCATATACATAAGCACCACGAACACGCTTATAACCACCAAAGTCTTTTCTAAGTTTAAGATAGAACTGATTGATTTCAGAATTAAAATTTAACTGAAGCATTTGGTTGCCAGCTTTTTCGTCTTTTGAACCTATATAAGATAATTGACTATCCCTCTGTTCTATAAACTTACTATAACTCTTCTGTAACAAGAGTTTTGAACCGAAACAAATATAAAACTTACCTGTAGATAACTGCCATTCAAGGTTTCTGATACATTGACGTAATCTATTTGCTTTTACCTTCTTAGAGAAAAGTTTTAGTTTTAGGTTACGGTATCGAACCAAATTGATGGATACCCCTTTGTTAAGTTTGTCTATGTACTCCAGCCGTTTTTCTTCTAGCTTAGGGATGACAGTATTTACAAGGTAACTTAATTTAGATTTAACCTGTTGTAGCTCATACTTCTTAAGTTCTTTTATAGCATTGTACCTACCAATAGCATCCAATATAATAGAGTTGGCAGTACGCTTAGTAATACCATACTTATTCTGAAGATAAGAATTATGACTAGACTTATTGAACTTTTTAAAGTTCTTAAAAGTGTGATAGGTCTCTCTATAAGCTTTAGCGTAGTCACTACGAGAACTTTCAAGATACGCAATCAACTCTTTATTATTCTTTAAATGTAACTGAGTTACTACTGTAAACTTACGCTTTTGCATCAGTAACCTCCTTTCTAACAATCTCTTTGTGAACTATTTCATAATATCTTTCTACTCAAAACTATTGAACTTCAATTTAAAAGTAGTAAAAAGTAGTAAAAATTTACTCTAATTTATCACTTTTCAGAAACTGCTAAAAAACCCCTCTCTTTCCTCAAAACTCCACACACTATAATCTTGAACAGAACCTGTGTTATCATAAGTGATAGTAGCTACTCTAGGAGCATCCAGACCTACTTTTCTCAACTTAACCATTTGAAATAAGGTCTTTGTATCGGTATCATAACTATACCGAATTTCAACCTCAGTTATAACCCCTTTTAAATTGGGATACTCTGAAAAGACAGTATCTAAGTCTTTATAAGCACCCTTCTTTTCCATACTATCATATTTTAGACTAGTCGTATTTTGACTGGAAACCCCTACCTTACCTACATAAGTCGAAGTCCAATTTATTAAGTACGTCTCATAAGGCTTAACCAAGTCCTCTAAAGCAATCTGCTCAGACCACGCTTTCTCATACTGTACTTTCCGCTTCTTATCAATTAAAGGAGAACGAAATTGACTAAGGGTAAATGAAACTTCTTTACTATTTCCAAAGAAGTAAAAACCACATAAACAAAGGATACCACAAGCACCTATAATGCTTATTATTGTATTAATTTTATTCTGTTTTCCCATACGGAACTAGCTCCGATTCTTTTGTTGCAGTAAAACCATCAGGCATAATCTTAAATTTCAACTGATTATCACAACGAATCAATAAGACCCCTAAAGCAGTTACTAATGACACCGAACCTTTTATGTAAGTACCTTTATGCTTTACATAAACTAAACTACCTACATGTAAATTTTTTAACCAACCACTTCTTTTATCCACAAAAACCATGTAAACCACCGCAACTTTTATTGATAAGAATATTTTACTACATCTTGTAGGAAAACGCAATATTTTCCATTCCTCTTAAACGGAGAACTTGACCAAAACCAACTCAAGTTATTTAGCTCTAAAATCGCCTGTAAACCAATTAAAAGAAAAAAGAGGTAAACTAGTACCTCTTTTTATCTATACTTCGTTAGAAGCAAAACAGGAGCTTCTGAGAGGGTTTTAACCAAATGTGTCTGGTCGACCTCCGTTCATATAGATTATAGTGTATACTTCTTTAACTTCGTCATAAAGTAAAACTATCCAAATATCATCATATTTTCCACCTGTTAAAGTAAACAATAACTGAGAAACCTTTGTATCCGCAGTAGACCAAACTTCAAAACTAGAGTCTTTTATCTGATACCCTTGTTCTTCAAGCGCATAACGAAGTGAAATACCTTTTGAATCCTCTTTTAACTTCGGACTTGATTGATGATGACGATAAGAGTCAAATAAACTCTCTAGTGTTTTTCTCTGAAACTCTAACTTAGAAGAATCAGAAACCTGAGAACCTGCTGAAAGAAACCCTCTTGCTTTCCCTAAGTCTACACTCAAGTTACTTGTACTTTCCCCCTTTACACTTTGACTCTCTTTTTGAGATACTGTGCTTTCAGGAGTTACTGTTACTTCGCTAAGACTACTATCGGAAACACTATTTTGATTAAAAGAACTTACATACCAAAGATACCCTCCTGCAAGACCTAAACTTAACCCTATAATACCTAAAGCAATAAACAAACCTTTAAACTTTCTCATCTAAACCACCTATTTTAATAATGGAGCTTTATTCTCGTCATAAGCAAAAACCATGCTACCATAAGTTCCTGCTTTATAAATACGGTAGTGCCATACAAAAGTCTCTCTTCTATAGTTCCAACCTGCCAACGGAGTGTTTTGCTCAACGGTCAAGATAGAACCATCTTTAAATACCGTACAAACCAAACCTGTATGTCCATAACCTACAGCCTGACTAGGGTCAGAGAAAATAGCCCCTCTTTTTGGTGTTGTAGTTACAGAATTTCCGAAAATAGCTGCCCAAGAGTAGGCTTGATCTTGACCATTACCCACAACATTTTCTTGTGCACGACCCCATACATGGTTTCCTAGTGAAATTGATAAAGCTACACACTGTCCGTCTAACTCAGGGTCACCTGTATGGAACCAATTCGTTCCCGGAGGCCCAAAACTCATCCCATAATTCTCAGGGTTCAAAATATAAGGCTTCAAACTCTCAGGCAAATCTTCAGGTCGCCAACCCCAAGAAGAAAAAGCATCTGCTGGAGGATCATCCGCACCATCTACTGTAGTTAATGAACTTCCACTAGCTCCTCTTGAACCTCCACCTTTAGTAGAATCACCTGAACCTTTTGGTCGACACTTAACAGCTTTAATAACCTCAGTTACCTTATCCTCAGACGATTTTTTCTTATCGTTAGAAGCACTAGAAGAATGGAAAGCATCATAGATACCGCGAGCTAAGAACTTAGAATACAAATCATAACCCTTGTCGTTCATGTGAACAGAGTCAGAAGTAATATCCGCCCACTTAGACTTCTCTTTTACATAACGGTTCCAATCAAGGTAAGCCATGTTGGATTTATCCTTCACATAACTTTTAATAACTTCCGCAATCTTATCATGTTCAACAGTATTATAACCACTACCGCCACCTTCTGATGCAGTGTTAACCCATAAAATACGCTTGGCGCTCTTTGCTTCCTTAACGAGACTATCCATAAGTTCAGGTGTTGGCATTTGGTTTGTTCCCAAAGCAACAACCAAACTCCCTTTCATATTACCTGAACCTTCTAAAGACTTCGCAGTTTCTATACCTGATAAACTCGAATCACTATTTTCAAAGGCTCTTGATACTTTACTATCATAAACCCCATCAGGAAGATACCCTTTTAATTTACTTTCAACACCAACTCCTAAAGAATCTCCGATAAAAGTAAAATCTTTAAAGTCCTTTAACCACTTCTTGATTTCATCAGTTAATTCTCCAAAACCTAAGTTACTGCTAGAAGGAGTTATTGCACCACCACTATCTCCGTCAGATACCGGATCACACTCTGTTGTCATAATCGCAGCATAAACTACCGCAGTAGAAGCTCCAATCATCCCAAGAACCAATGTCCAACCAAACATTAGAAATACCATAGAAGCAAGACGACAAGTCCAAATAAAGATACGATTGGCAATCAAAAGAACTCGTGTAGTCGTAGTTTTCAAACGCAACGAAACTTCCTCTCTCGCTGCACTTGCAAGTTTATCTTCTGCTTTTTCTCTTACATCTTCTGATAAATCCTCTTGACCTAGTAACTCCTGTAAAGTTCTTCGGTCTCTTTTAAGTCTTTTTATCTTTGCTTTTGTCTTCGTTAAAGACTTCTTACCAAAATGCCGAATGATACGACCAAACAAAGGATAGATAAAAGTCAGTAACAATACAATGGCGGGAAGAACCACCATCCGAAGCATCGGTTCCCAAAACATACCAAACCCCCTTCTTTACAAAAGTTTTAACAGTTTGTAGCCAATTATTCCAGACTACAAACTGACAAGCAAAGTAACTTTACTGAGATACCGCTTGACTGAAAACGGCTTGTTTTCAGATTTTATTTGTCGAAAATACCTTTAATATCTTCTTTATCTTTCTCTTTACGAGCTTGTTTGAAGTTTTCTTTACTTCTATTCTCTTTAGCTTTATCTACAACGTCTTGCATAGACTTGTTGAACTCATCATAACGTTGATTAGACCTGTGGTCAGCATAAATATCATTGATAGCTTCTTGAGCCTGTTTGTTAGCGCGTTGTGAATCCTCAGAGACTTTCGAATTCTTCGTATTCTTACCAAAGGTACGCTTGTACTTACGACCTGCACCACCTAAGTTTCTCTTCGCTTGTCGAGCTGCGCTCAAACCACCACTCACAGAAGCACGTACATCTGATACTGCATCTCGTAAGCGAGCATTGGAAGCTCCTGAAACAGAACTATCTACACCACCTGCAATATCTCTCATTTTCGCAATGCCACCCGTAACAAGACCACCTAACATAGCAGCACCTGCTTTCAACGGAATAGCAACGATACGAGCATTCTTGTATAAACCTCTAAATAAGTTTAATACTGCAGACCAATATAAGGCACAAGCAATAATAGTTACAAAAATCAACACACCCATAGTCGATCTAGGAGAGTTAAAGGACTGATTGTTCCCTAATTCACCTGTAACCAATTGATGTCCACCCTCACCCATGAGAATCGATATCGTAAATGCTAACATAATATTCACAATCAAGACTGTTAAAAACGGTACCATACACTCAGTTGTAAAGGACTTAACCATACTCTTATCTTGCCTAATAAATGAAGCGAAAATAGAAAGCAACATTGCAATCGGTAAGCTACACAAGATTAAAATCAAAAGTGTTGGAACTAAGTAAACCACTACAAAGGAGTTAAACCACATCATAACCAATGTAGTGAACCCATCTTTTTCTGCTACAATCTCATAAATATCAGACTTCAAGGTTTGGTTGTAAACAATACTCTCACCTGTCGCATTTTGTAAAATCATACGAAGGTAAGCATCCCAACCAAAGGACTTCAACTCGAAATTCTGTGGTTCAAATACAACTTGACGTTGGTTGAAACCATTTTGAGAAAAAATACGGTTAAAGTCAAAAGTAGCAATCATAGCACTTGCAGTATTTAGTACCACATCATCAAGAGTGTAGTAATTCATTACATTTAACCAGTCATTACGAACCTCTTTTGTAACCTCTTGAATTTTCTTCTCTACTTGCGTTAAATCAGACTCTTTCAAACCATAGTATAACATCTCACTTTCTGAGAATACCATAGGACGAAGAGTATAAGAAGCAGGATTCATAGGCTCATAAACCACTTGCTTCTCTCCAGCATAGGTAATTTCTTCTGGTTTTGCAATATCTAACTCATACAAATAGTCAACCCAAGCAGTGTAAGTTCTATATGCGTTATCCGAAGACAAGTTGAACCAAGTCTTATAATAAGCTTCAGACTCTGTATTAGTAATCTTTTGTAAATCTTCCTTAGTTGTACCATAACCTGCATAAGGTTTTGTACCATAAGTATCACTCCACTGCAACAAAGTCTTATTCGCTTCACGCAAATAAGGAATGGTTACCGTAAACAAAGAGCCAAAGTCTAAAAAGTCCTTCATAGCTCCATAACCCGGACGACCTTCATCAATCTGATAGTTATAGAAGAATGAATCATTATTCTCTAACATCATATTTTTAAACTCACCACTTGAACCAGCACGTGTGTTTAAACCATTATCATAAAGAAGCCAAGAGAAATAATAAAATGGAGACTCCGTATACAAAGCAAAAGCTGAAAGAGATACCGCATCTTCTTGTGGGATTGAGATACCCGTTGTTGCTTTGTTAGCTTTTGCCATCTGCTCTTGTAAGGTTTCACGGTGATTATTGAAGTTCCGTTTAGATAAGATAAAGTAGTCTTGGTCTAACCCTACTTGGTCACCTACTTTTACCCCACGTAAGTCTTGTAAAGAAGCTTTTGCAATCGTATTTGACGAGATAGGTGCATAGATACGCTTCATAAACCGCTGGTCAATACTTCCGTTTTTTGAAGTTCCTTTACGGTCATTCATAAACCCTAATTTAGAGCGTTGTAATAAGTTCTGATGGCTAAGGTTATCTGAACTATCATTCGATAAATAATCTTGAATAGAAGAACGAATCGCATCTGGTGAAATTCTATCTGAAGAACCCATCTTCTTATCTACTTTTGGAAACATAGTAGATAAACCTTCAGACCAAGAGCCAATGTTGAAAATCAAAGACCCATTAGTTGAAATGTTATCACCCATAATATTCCCATAGTACATACGAGAATAGTCTGCAATATCTGCATACCCACGATAAAGATAGTTTGTATCTAAACCTGTATAGTCTTCGTTTGAAAGACCATTCGCGAGCAAAGCAGCCGTAAGAGGAGAGTCAATTAAAGCAGAACCACTTGGTTCATTATCTTTTCTACCTGACGACTCTTTCTTAGAAGAGTCAGAAGCACTCGAAGAAGTTTTATCATCCTTCTTTTCTTCTTTCTTCCCACTATCTTTACTATCTTTCTTAGTAACCTCTCCTGTAACAGTATTTCCTTCCCAGTCTACTAACTGAGCAGTTACTGCAGTTGTTGAAAGCAAGGAAGGCGCTAGGAGTACCCCTAACGATACCCCTGCTAGAGTCCAACGCTTCCACTTATCTTTTATTGTTTTTGTTTTCACGTAAGAAACCCCCTACCTTAACTTGGGTCTTTCTTTGGTCTCTCTGGTCGACCGCTAGACCCTGAACTTGAACCACCTGAACTGTTTGACTGTGTCGCTTCTTCTACATTATCTGAGGTTACCTGCTTCAAGTCACGTTTAACTTGTTGAATATAACCATCTTTCTTAGGAGCCATCCAACGAACCTTGACCGATGCACCAAGTGTTTGTTGCCACTCATAAACATCTGTCTCACCTTCGTTTTTGGCACCACCCCAACCACCTTGAAGTTTAATCAATAAGGCTGTATAGTTATCGTAGTTACCTGCTTGTGCAGCTTTTTGCAACTGAGCTACCGAGTCTGAGTAGTTTTGGTGTGTTGCCATAACCCAGAATAAGAATTTATCCTTAAAGAAGTAAGACGAAATTTGATTACTCAACCCTGTCGCAGCATCAATCATTTGTGGCGGACTGTACAATAGATACCCGAAGGCTACTACCGAAAGTACCGCAGGTACAATCTTAATTTGACCTACAAAGACAAAGATAATCATGAGGAATGATGCAATAATCAAAATAGTCACACCCCAAGAAGAGAACTTAGAATACAAATAATCTGTAAACTTAATCTCATTCATCTTAGGAATAGTAGCAAAACCGGTTAATTCCAAGTAACGAGTTGTACCTGAATAGCTTGAAGCAGTATTTGCCCCAACCATATCACCTAAAGAACTTAATAAAGTTTGGTTCATAAAGGTTTTAGACCAACGTTGTTTATACTCACGACCTTTTGTCGGGTTCAACATGTAATAAGCCATGTTTTTCAAAACATAGTCTAAATCCTCTGGCGTAGAATCCTCTAAATCAGACTCATCAATTACAGAAGAGTTATCTAAATTAATGATATAACGAATATCCTTGTTCAATGGGTTTGCACGAACCAATACAGTAGAAGCATATAAGTTTATCGCATATTTCTTATCAGCCTCATCTGTTGGTACTTCACCTTTTGTATCCGCTAAACCACCAATAGTACCATGACCAATCCAATAACCACTACCATCTAAACGAGAGGACTTAAGGGGAATATCTTGAGCTTTCCCTAATAGTAATGTACCATTATCCCCCAATTTCTTGAAGTGTGGATCACCTGCTGCAAACCCTTTATCATCAAAGCTAATGATATCATCAATAACAGGTTTTGTAACAGTCATATTAGACTTCCACTTATAAACATCATCATTAAAAGCTTTTGCAGTAAACACACTCCAAGCATCTGCACCACTTACGTGAGCTAAAAGGTCAAACCAAGAACTACCACCACCAAATACGGAGTAACCATTCGTAGGTTTCCCTTGAGGTAAACCTAAGTCTGCTGCACCTGAATTAATTTGTTCATAAGTTGCACCATAATTCCAACCCCAAGAATTATGCTTAAATTCATTACCATGTGCTTTTGAGTAAGCTTCGTTAAACGGAACATTACGAATTAACCACTGAGTATATAATGAAGAAGATACCACTGCACCTAAGTCTGAGACATTGACTACAGGAACTCCAAAAATCTTAGAGGTAGTATCTGCACCATCTCTCGTAGTATACTGACCATTAGCAACCGCAGTGTAGAACGTCAAACTCTTATCTACAGGGCCTCCTAAAGTTGCTGTATCTCCATCTACTTTCAAATACCCCTTACCTTTGTTCAAAGCGACTGAGTTTAAATTATTAGAAGCAATAGAGCGTCCAACCCCTTTTTCTTTATCATTATAGATTTCAGCAAGTTTCTCTTCAACCGTCTTTTCTTTCTTGTTTGAAGAACCCTTTTTATCGTCCTTCTTCTCTTCTTTTTTCTCTCCTGAACTTGAACTAGAGGAAGTATCTTTTCTTGCATACATCATAGGATTTTGAGAACCGGGTAAGATGACAAAGTTTGTAACACTCTTATTCCCTGTATTCGAAATTAAGTTACCGAACCCATCAACGTATAAACCTGCGGAATAAATAGACTGATCATAAAAACCTTTTAAAGAACCTTTGTTACCATCAAAATTACCTGCTGCAGCTGCGGAACTCTTCGGGTCAGCTAACCCATTAAAAGACCTATTTAGTTTCTCCGCCAAATCTGCTGGCTGTTCTGTTACCCAATCTTTAATCGTCTGGTCATTAGCATCAAGAGTTAAAACTGTAGAACCCCAAGCTTTTTTACTGTCTACAGAAGCAAAATTCGTATAAAACGTAGCTTGTGCAATTGTAGGCTCTCCACTAGGGCTAGGATTCCACTCATAAACAATTTCTTGTCTCTTTAAATCTTTTTCCCCTGATTTACTTTCTCGAACTAAACCTAAGATAGTTTTCTTCCCTGCGTCATATTGATACCTATCTTTTAAGGTTATCTCATTTCCCGAACCTGATGCAGTTAAGACAGAATCAGGTAAAATACCTACAGACCCCATCAAAACCTCAGAATAAGAAGCTTGATACCCTAAGTTTTTCCAAGTGACACCATTATCATCAGACTTAGCTAAATACAAAATCTCAGAAGTTTTTGCACCAATCTCTACAATTTTCTCTGCTAATTCTGTAGCAGGATCTTTAGCTAACCCTGTGTGCTGAATCAATATATCTGTAACGTCCTGTTGAAACTCCCCTACAGCGGTACCACCACCCACTGCAACTTGCGTTACAAATGGAGAATACCAGTTAGACACAAAGAAACCAATAGTCTTAATCTCAGCAGGAGAAAGAGCTTTCGCACCGTTGACCAAAGAACCATTCGCTTCACCAGCTGCAATCTTTAACTGGTCAATCGAGCGCTCCATAGCAGTGCTTTTCTTACCTTGAGCGTTAGCTGCTTCTGCTGATATATAATCAGGGTTTAACCCCATAATAGATACCCCTGCTTGTAAAGCCGTAGAACCAACTAAAATAGAAACACTTGCTAAAACCACCGCTTTACCAACAACTGAACGAACTTTCTTCCTACGAGCTTCTAACGCAATTTGCTCCAAAGTCATAGGAACATATAGGCTAGTTGATTTGTTTTTATCTACCGATTTTCCCCCAAAGAATAAAATCGAATCCTCTCGTAACTTGCCTAAAAACCGAGAGAACTTGCTTTTTGTCTGTTGAGCGTCTTTTTCTTCTTGCTGTAACATCAGAATAAAGACTCCTTTCTTCTAAAAAAGAAACCTCAGTGTAACCCTACACCGAGGCTCTTACATACTTACGAGTTCCTTCCTACATTGTAAGAAACTACGCAAGTCTCTTACCGGTTAAATATATTGGCAAAGAAAATAGCTAAAGCTACTGTATTCCCTACCATTATGTAGGCTAAACAAGCACCTGTAATCACTAACTTCGGTATCGAACGTGAAATATAAGTCAACATATAGTTCATGTTACGACCATCTACTACACCGTCCTTATAAGCATACCACGCTTCAGGTGAAATCCAACGAGGATTTTTCTCACTCTTTTTCATGAAATGATACATAAGGGTCGGAGTCATCATAGCAAAGACATCCATTGCAATAGATACCCCTACTGTCGCACAAACTAATACACATAAGACACCTAGCAAAGTACCTAACGGGCCTCTAAAGAACTTTAATAAGTTTCGAGCTTCGTTAATATCTGCCGTGACATCAGTGTTTACCGCTTGTAAGACACTTGCTACGTTTTGGTCTTGATCCTCTACAAACTTATAAAATCTAGCACGGTCCCTAGCGGACATACCACCCGAGCGCTCCTCTTTTAAATTACTCAGCGCAATATTCATAATTTGCTGCCTAGTATCTAAAGGATACTCTAAGAAATTCTTTCTGTCAATCGCAACACGTTTTTTAGAACCATTATAATAAATGAATTTCCAACCATCTGATACACGCTCAGACTGCACTGCTAACTTTACTCGAATTTCATTGTTGATGTTGTCTACAACAGAAGAGATACCGGCTTCACTATCTACAATAATGAATGGTAAACTATTCTCCTGTACTGAAGTGGAGTCAAACTTCGCTCTTGCTTGAACCACTTCTACTGTACTAGGAGCAAGTGTTGTAAACACTTGTGTGCTAAATAATACCGAAAGAAAGATTATAACCGCACCCTGTAAAACTCGATAGAGCTTTAAATGAGCCATATTAACCTCCCTTTAGCGTAGAACCTTATTTTAAGCCAATGTAGTCTGCAAATAAGGCTGACAACGGACCTACTAACACAAGCATAGAGTTTGTAGCAAAGAAACATAGAACAATCGCATATGCAAGCATCATGAACCAAGTTTTACCAATGTAAATAACGAGTGGGTTACCACCTTTATCTAGGGCTTGGTCATTTGCCAACACCGCTTGTTTCGGAATGATACTAGCTACATATCCACGCATACCTTTGGCACTTTCCGCATCTTTTACGAAATATTGGAAAGAAGGTGTCATGAAGTAGAATACCGCCACTGCTAAGTGGAAGAATAAAGAGAAGGCTGCTAAAATCAAGAATACTGCAATGGCACCATTAAACAATGGATATGCAGGAGACAAGAAGTTAGACGCAGCATCCCAGTCTGGGGCAATATCAGCAGTCGCTACTGAGATAAGATACCCAGCTACAGAAGCACGAGTTTGGCGCAAGTCTTTCCAGAAACGATTGACAGTTCCTTTTGTTACAGCATTTTGTACTGTATCACCTGCTTCAAGAGCTTCCGCATCTTTATCCTGAGATTTTTCAACCGTTACGTTGATGTCTTGAACAATTTTGTTTTTGTCTTTCTCAGTCAACTTATCAAAATTACTTGTAAGTTCACCTTTTTGGTTGTAAATCTTAGAACCGGGAATACCGTCACCTGTGTTTGTACGGTAAGTTTTGTCTGCTACATCACTGTAAACTTTGTCTTTAAGACGCTCAATAGACTCAGAGTTAGAGTCAAAGTTTTCCACACCACCCAAGGCATGAACCTCAGTTGTAGCAGTAAAGTTTGTTACTCCGCTTTGTTCAGCCATGTAACCTGCACCTACTAAACTAGTAGATACCAACAATGTTGCAAGAATCCCTCTTGCTTTCTTTGAAATAGACATAATAGATAAACCTCAAATTTCTATTCGCAAGTTTGTTGGAGCAAACTCACTAAAGTTGTTTTCTAGTTTATCCTACACTAATACGAAAAGAAACCTTTCGTTCAGCTCTCTTTAAGTTACTTCCAACAACCTAAAGACAACTTTCCACTTTTGAAGTGTGCAAACTGCACCCTCAACTAAAATAAGATAATATTGAAACACCTGCTAAATCCAATAAAACCATAATCAGTAAAGCATACTGTATTAAAGATAAGGCTTTTCGAATAGCCATCTCCCACTCAGAACCTGTTTTAAAGGCTGAGATACCGGGAACTAATCGAATAGTCGTAAATATTGGAACACTTGGAAAGAATACTTTGATGAAAACACCAAGAGCGAAACGCACCCCTTCTGTCGTGAGCATGTCTAATATTATATGGGAAATCACTCCTAAACCAAACCCAGTAACAATCAATAACCATAGTACCGAATCAAACCGACCCGTGAAACCTAAAAGCGTAGGACTCATCATCAACCATAAAATCATAAGTAACGTAAACTCACTATGAGTCTGCCATGAACGGTGAATACACCGCATAAATTTTAAAGTCTTGTAAAGCATAGAACGCTTTTTCTGCTTACTGCTCATTTTTTCATCTAAGCGCTTATAAGGTGCATTTGCAATATGCATCACCTTGTTCTGCAACCAAGATGCTGGATCTTTTAAAGGACTAGACTCCCAATGGTGGTCGTTATCCGGCCACATACCCCCATAAATCCCTGCCGTATAAATAACTAGAAATTGTAACGCTGGGGAAATCAGTTCACTTGATAAAAGATACCCTGAGTCCTTTAATGTTACGAACCCTGCCATCGCACATACGGTTCCACCTATTCTGTGAGTTTTCCCTTCCATAAGCTACTTACCCACTAACTCTTTAAAATCCTTAGTACACACTAATCGAACCTGTACTTCAGCTTGCTTTTTCAACGTCATAACCGCTGAACCTACACGAGCCTTGTTCCAAGAACGAGTTGCACTAGGATTAAATGAAACTAAATTGATATAAGATACCGCTACTCCTTTTGCCATCTCTCTATATGTGACTTCTTGAAAGGTTTGAATACTAGAACGAACTAAGTTTAAAGATAAACCTAAAGACTCACTTACTTTCGCTAATAAATAAGTCTGAGGTAACACTCGACGCTCTTCCTTCGTCCACTTTGTAACCTTCATAAACAAGCCGTCAAATACATCAAAGGAAAACCCTTCAGAAATAGCTTCAAAACAACAATCTCGATAGGTAGATACAATAGAGTCTACCGTCTCATAAGTTTGATGTAAAGTTTTGCTAACCTCTCTTATTACTTCCACATAAGGAAGCCTACTGACTGTACCCATAAGACACTAACCTGCTTTTCTTAATTGAAAATATCCAAACTGCGAAAACCAATTAAAAACTGTGTCGGTACTTCTTGTTGTTGAAAAATCAAACGTGATTGAATACTTGCACTAGACAACACCTCTAACATAAGAGGAAGCTCTTGCTCAGATACCTCTACACAACAATGAGTAACCCTGCCTTTAATCGTTTTTTCCGCTAACTCTAATAAGTCAGCTTCAAGCCTACGCTTCATCAAGTGAGAATGGTGATTTGAATAACGAGTATCTTGCTTATTCTTTAAGTTATTAAAGACCTTTAAATCAAGAAATGCCACTAAAATTCACCTCACCCAAAGAAACTATGCCAACCTTGCATAAATAAGTTCCCAACACCTCTAAGTAGCGCCATAATTAACGATACCGCTTGACCTTGGAACTCTGTAGCAAAGGAAGTCGCAAAGATAGCTAAAGCAACACCTAACCAAACCAAAGTTTGCATGTGAAGAGAAATGTAACGACCTAACAAATTCCCTGCCGAAACAGGACGATTGCCTTGACCGCCTTGATTTCCTTGACCATAACCTCCGCCCATAGGAGAACCACCGAATTGACCCATACCGCCACCGTGATTCATACCCATACCACCTCGGTTATAACCACCGCCTGCTTGTTGTTGAGAACCTGTACTTAAACCAGCACTCTCAATAACTTGACGAGCGTCATAAGACAAAGTGAAGAATGAACCTAAGAGACCTAAGAAGCTAAACCCTTGTTCTTGTCTGTTCTGTGTGCGACTCATGAAATATTCTCTGGGTCCAGACCAAACGATAGATACCACATCCACCGCAGTTTGGAAAAAGAAACCAAACATAGCGAGTACCCACAAGCTATTTGCTGCAAACATTAAAACAGAACCAATTGGAGCTGTAAAATCTACAGCAGAGTCCCACGTAGAATCACGAGCCGTGTCTACTGCCTTATTCACACTCTCTAAGGCTTTCTCTTTAGAAGGCTTCGGAACAGACTCACGAACTCGTTGAATCATCTCATTGGCTTGTTCTCTACTCAAGCTACCTGAAGTTTCAGAAGCAGTTGATGAACCCTCTGGTACGCCACCTAATGAATCAGTATTCGCAAAAACAGTGTTAGGCAATAAAGCAAGAGTATTTAAAAATACTACACTACGCAAGGCAACCTTACGACCTGTAAACTCTCTATCTAATACTAAATTTGTAAGTTTTCCCAAAACTTGCACCAACTTTCTGACTACTTAAACCTATTTTAGCAAAAAAGTTTTTACTTGACAAGCATTTCTTTTCAAAACAAAAGAGGACATGTCTACTTGCCCTCTTTCGTTCAAAATCCCTTTATTTTACAAGCATCTCTGCAATTTTGTTCGGTGCAAATCCTTGAAAAGCACTTTCAACATCTTCTAAACCATTCGGAAATGTTACAGGTAAAGCTTAAAAACCTGCACCTTTTAAAACCTCAACGTGTTTTGGATTTTCTGAGTCATAAGGAATCTCTTTATAAGGGATACCCTTGGAATTGAGGTTGCGCTTTAACATCTCACAACCGGGACAACGACCGTCTTCTTTTCGCTTTGTAAATATGACTACTTTTGACATTGTTTCTCACTTTCTGTTTTGATATTCTAGGAAATATTTTAGTAAACGTTTAAAGCCCTTAGAACATCAGATAAAACCCAATATAACTCAAACATATCTTCAACTAAAGGTAAATCAGACTCAAAAACCTCTAAAGCATTGTGATATCTAACACCCACATAATCAAAGTTCTGTATTGCTGAAAGCCTTGCCCCTAAATTATCAAAGGCAAAGATACGATCTATAAACTGATCTAATTCAGGAATGTATTGTTTATATCTATATAATGAACGCAAAACATGATGAGACCCTTTGGAACGCTGATATAATTCAGGAGTAAACACAGCACTTATCTTCTTAATTTGAATCTCTAGTAACCAAGCTAAATTTACTCTCAATAATAACCTGTTTTGAGTAACTTGATAACAAATTTCTAAATCTTCCACCAAATCATCACTTAAAGTACATGAAGGTAAGTTTTCAACTGTACGCATATTATAAAATAACCTCTCCTAATACAATAGAACCACCTAAGATGCCCTTTAACATACGTTCTCTCTCAGCCTCGTCTTTATACGGATAAGTTGTCACAAATAAACCTTTTTTATCTAAACGGTCAATCGCAACAATATCACCCTCATAAAACGGATCATCAATTGTTTGGGGATAGAAAACAAACAAGTCGCGATACCCTGGATGGATTGACTTAACTTCATAGGTTTCTGCACCCCTTTTTGTAGCTCTCTTATTTAAAATTTGTTCCATTAAATTTAACCTCCTTTTATTTAATTATACTACAATTTAAGCAATATATCAATAATTACAAGCTATCAAACACCGATTCCAACTGATCAGGGGATAAAACCTCCATAGATAATTGAGCCTTCTCTACCGTTTCTTGATGATAAGACTGTTTCTCTTCTTTGTGTTTTTGTGCAACCTGAGTAGCTTCTAAAATTCTCTCATTTCCTTGCAAAGTATTTACTTCACTTTTGTTTGAAGCAATCTCAGACATAACTTTAGGAGGAGAACTTAAACCACGATACCCTAGAAGCAACAACTTAGTTTCAATATCCCCTGAAGTAACAGAGTCTAAAAACTCTAATAAGGCTAAAATCTCTTCGTTGCTAAACTCAGAAAAGAGCTTGGTATATAACTTCAATTCTTTTGAGGTTACTCCGGGTACAGGAAGACCTAAAGTCAAATAAAGACCCCTCTTGGTAAACTCTCGCAACTCCTCCACAAAAGTTCGCAACCCTAAGTCCAACATAGCACTGTGTACTGTCTTGGTGTACAAAACCGTGTTTTTCGTCTTCAAATACTTCATGAAATCGAAATAGATACCGCTACTCTTGTTGTCTACATTTTTCTCAACATCTTCATAACGAACGGAACCATAAGAACGATAAATATGTTCTAACAATTTCAAAGACTTACGATATACACAACCTGAACGAACTGCAATCAGCTCCAAACCTGCCTTCTCAAAGGCAAAACCTTCTTCCTGAGATACCCTTGTCATTAGCTCTACATTGTCTGAAACAGTTGGTAACTCAATATTTATCTCCAAATCCATCCGAGTTTTTAAGGTATCAATCAGCTTCTGTGGGTCTGTCGTACAGAATAAAAAGATAGAACGGTCAGGTGCGTCTTCCGTAAACTTCAACATACTTTCCTGACCCTTATCTGTAATCAAGTGACACTCGTCAAAAATATAAATCGAATAACCACTATACATCTTAGGCATAGAAGCTTCTTCAATAAACTGACGAACTTCGTCAACTTTACCTGTACGAGAAGAGTCCAACTCTTTAACTGAGTAAAGGTGTCTTGCATCAGCTGACTCAATATACTTATTCAAGTCCTGACACATACGACACTTATTGCAAGGCAATAAATACTCTTTATTATGCCACTTCTTCTCTTGTTTATCTTCACATAAAACAAGCTTTGTTAACATACGAGCCATAGTAGTCTTACCACAACCACTTTTTCCTGAAATTAACACACAACTTGGATACCCTTGTTCTGTTTTAGAAGCAAAACGGTTCAAGAGCTTTTGAACAGCTAATTTGTTTCCGACATACTCCTCCACATTTTGAGAACGATATTTAGTTGCAAAATTTTCTGCCATATCACAAATCTTCTTTCCAACGTTGTACTTCAGCTTGGACTTGTGCTTTGGTATCTTCTAAGTCTCTCCAATAAGTTAAACATCTCAATTCAAACAAAATCCATTCATCTGTCTCTTTGTCATAGGTTTTGACTACAATATCCGAACCATTAAAGTCAGAATTTAACTTAACCACTTTTTCAAGTTCACATAAACCTTTGTGGTTCTTGTAGTACTCACTAATAGAAACTTCTGATAAAATCTCTGAGGTTTTTGCATCTACAAAAGCAACTAGAGGATACCGTTCTTTGTTTTTACGTTTGACTTTTTCTTTCAAAGCTCGACCTAGCCTTGGAAAAATATCCCGAAGAGACCAAGAAACAAAAGCACAAGCAAAAGGCTCGTGAACCACACCTGTTTCTTTATCTGTATAAATAACAATACCTTCATTAAAATGAGACGTAAATACTTTACCATTTTTGACATACAACTCATAATCTGCTTTATTATAAGGCAAGCAAGGTATTTTTACAGAACCACTTTCGACCATCTCAGGAGTAATTGTCATTACCTGCACTTTATAATTTTCATCAATGTAGTATAAAGGAGTTGACCTCCCTACTGGAAACTGTGAAAAATTGACTAAACTCATGTTTAAACCCTACTTTCATTCATTTTAGTGCTTTTAGTATACCATAAATTACCGTAAATTGCAAGTTTATGTACTAAATTAAGGAAACTAAGCAAACAAAAAGAAAATAGTAAGCCGAAGCTCACTACTTTCCGCAGTTTAGACGATTAGTGTACCCCTCTAGGTACTTGTTTAGTATAACACAACTAAACTGTCTTTTGCAATACTTTAACTTAATAATTTTTTATCTGACCGCAAACCTGCACCAAGAGCTTTCTCATAGACTTCTTGTGATACCCCTGCTTTTGCAGAATGTCTCCACAAACTTTCTTGGTACTCTTTACTGTTATCTGCTCTTGAACCAACACAGTTAGTTACTACACGAACTCGACCTGATTGTTTGTACATAAGAACAGATACCACTACAGGTACTTGAGAACCAACTTCAAAGTTTGCTGCATACTGTTGAGGTACTGAAACCTTAGAAATATAACCGTTAGATTGGAAGTACATATCTACATAATAGCCTTTATCCACTTTATAATATAAAGGTAAATAAGTAGATTCCTTACGTTCAAAATACTCTCCACGACTAAATAAATTATAACCCACAAAAGTACGGAAAGTATGATAAAGCATGGTATAAAAAATAACAAACCCACCTAAAAATACCAACAAATTCAAAGCAGAAATCAAAAAACGAGCAGGGAAAGCCATATTTTGAATTTGCTGAGTATAAATCTTCAAACCCATATCCGCTAAGAACCAAGTAGATAAACCTAACGTAACCCACAAAGCAGCGGTTCTGCAAGCTGAACGAACTTGCTTTCCACGAGTTTCTACACGCTCTCTAAAGAGACTTGCAATGTTACTCTCTACTTCTAAACGATCAACTATGGCTTGGTCACCATTCATGTAAACAATATTTGATAATTCCATTTTTCTTTCTTCTTTCTTGTCTTTTATCTAACTGTCTTTATTATATCAAAAAAGAAAGCCTTTGTCAAGACTTTCTTTAATCTTTTTAAAATTTCTAGTAAGAGATGCCCTTACTATCTAAGTTTTTCTTCAGTTCCTCCATCATAGGAATACCCTCAGGGTCTACTTTCTTAATGAAATAACACATATTCAAATAATGACGAACCGCTTTACGAACCTCAATATCTCGCTCAATCACATAGTTCCGCATCCAATCTACTCGCTCTTCTAAAGACAAGCTTTTCAGCTCCTTGAACCATTCAATATTCGGTACAAAAACACCATCCTTTGAAATTGCCAACGCAAAAGTTTCATCAAACTCAGCAGTAGACTTTCTACGAATCTTACCATACATAGTTTGTACTTGCAAACCGCTACGAGAAGCCTTAAAACCACCTTCACTCATAACGCGTGACATATAAGGAACACAAGCACTATCTAAGATAATATCGCCAAAACCATATTTTACAGCACCTTTTAAGTGAGAAGTGGAAACTTTCCCTTTATACTCTTCTACTTTCGCATAAAACAAAACAATAGAACCTAAATATAATGCTTTCTCTTTCGATACCGACAAATCAACATTTGGGAGATATACCCAAATATGACTAGAGAAAGTAGGCTGACTTTTAATCATCTGAAAACCTTTATCAGGAGAACCATCTGCTTCTCTTATCAACTCTAACACCTCAGACTTTGGACGAACTCCATAAGTACCTAACAAAGCAGGATTCACTAATAAAATAGAGATACCTCCTGCGCTTTCTCTCACGTCACAAATACGACCATAAGCACCTATATACTGACCCTTATAAGGCTGTAAACCAATTCGAGTCTCCCTTTTTCTGTTGATATTTCCTAGTTTATCTTGTCGTAAGAAATCTAACCCCAAAATAATACCATGTGTCTGTAACTCAAAAGTAGTCCGATTTGCTTTTCCTTCCACCTTTGTTAAATCTACTAACCGATTATCTATCGCAAAAGGTGTGTACATCACACGACCACTAGAAGACTTCTTAGAAACCTTTTTCTTTGGCTTTTTCTTTGCCATAAAGCCACCTACTTTCTAAATCTAAAATTTCACTCTTATTATAGCACAAAAATAGCTAAAAGTCAAGAAAAGAGAGGATTTGAATCCTCTCTTTATCCGCTATTTTACATAATGCTCAAAGTATTTTGCAAGGTTGACTTGCGAAGATACCGCTGGTTGTTCTTCTTTGGGTTGTTTCTTAACTTTAGGCTTACTATTTTCTTTTACAGCTTTTGGTTTATTATATTGTTCATAAACCCCAAATACTTCCCTAAATTCTTCTTTTACACGACTACCGGGAACTGCAAATGGAACACCTTTAATATCTTGTGTTTCTTCAAATAAGTTCACAGGTAATAACAATCCTTGAGGTAAGGTAATATTCAAACGACCGGCAACCATAGCAACTACTTCTTCAGGAGATTTCCCTTGTACTAAATTATTCTCCACAAGCGCTTTTGCTACATCCATTTTTACAGATTTAGCAGAAGTAGCCAAACCTAAAGCAGGAGACAATTTACTAAACAAACCTTCTGGATTATCTGGTACCAAACCAGTTTCACTCTTCGCTTGACGAACCTCAATTGCAAAACTCAACTTACTTGCAATCTTCAAAGCCAAATCTTTAGTTAACTCAGGATGCAAGTCAACCAACTGATCTGCTACAACAGGTAGAGCTTCACCGAGACCCAAACGATTACCCAACTCTTTACACGTTTGAGCTAGAGCAAGTAAACCATAACGAGTAAAGGCTTTTGTTTCCCCAATAGCAAATGGAACTTTCTTAACCTCACTAATATTCTTAGAAGTTGACAGCAAACTTGTATTTGGTACATACGCAATAGAGTTCCCGCTTGGTTTTACCAAAACATCTTCGAAAACCTCAAGCTCTTCAATACCGTCATTTCGCAAAAGATACCCTGCAATAGCTGTCGCAGGTACATATTTTTTACGAGTATATACAGTAACGGACTGCAAGTTCGACATAATCACACCAACTACTGAAATACCCTCTGCTCTTGTAGCCTGAGTCAAATCTTCGTCTAAATCTGTACCTTGAGCAACAACCGCAGAAGCACCATCTTCTTTATCCTCTACCTTTGGTTTTTCCAACGTAACAGGCTCTCCTACTTGTTCTGCTACAACCCTCTCAAAAGGTTCAACCGCAGACACTTCTTCTCCATTCGGTTTAACTTCTACTGTAGGTACTGGATTTACCGCTTCTGTTGTAGCTAAACCACTCTGTACACGTGGAATTTCTTGGGTTGGTGCATTCAACTCAGCCGAAACCGCTTCAACTACTTTCTCCAATTTTTCTTCCTTCTTAGGAAGCGAGGGCACACTACTACCAAGGTTTAACATACGAACCATTCACATTTTCTCCGTTTCTATTTTGTTGAACTCATTATAGCATGCCTAACTAAAAAAGTCAAGCACCTGCATGCTTAACTTACTTGAAAATCGAATCTACGACAACTTTGTCTACATCAGCAACTTTTCGGTATTTGACCGTGACCACATCCCCTACTTTTAGTTGACTAGCTAAGTCCATCGAAATAACCGTTTTGATACTAGTAGAACCTACAGAAAATTCTGCTTGATAACTTGCTACTAAATCAGAACCCGCTACTAAATGAACACTCTTCACAGTACCTTTTGCTACCAATAACTCTGAAGATACCGCTTTATCATCAATTGTTTTGACTTCAGTATTATTTGTTGCTTCTTTAGCTCCATCTAAAGACTCCGCAGACTGTTCTTTCTTTGGAGATTCTTCTTTCTTACTCTCAGACTTCGCTTTTTTCGAATCAGCACCACCGTCAGGAAAAATACGGTCATCAGATGATTTTACCGTCTTTTCTGTCTTAGCAGATGTCTCTAAACCTGCATTTGGCGCTTTCTGAGCTTTGCTCTTAAAGAATACCATAGTACCAAGAATCAACAAAGCTACCACAACTACTGTCAAAATAATCGAGAACTTAGACCAATGCTTTTTCTCTTTCTTGGCATCATAGGAGTCTTGTTGAAAATCTTGATAAGGCGCTTGTTGATAGTTTTGTTGATACCCTTGTTGATTTTGATAAAATCCTTGACCTTGATCTTGTTGATAAGAGTTCTGAAAAGGTTGCTCAAACTGTTGTTGACCTTGGTTGAAATTCCGCTTATGTGCAGGGCGGTCTTGCTCAAAATTATGATTTTCTAAATCTCCAACCCAATCAGAACCCCCTCCTTGGTTATTCTGATGAAACTGACCTCCTTGATTCTGACTCGGAGAACCCCAATCAGGAACCCCCTGCCAACCTTGGTTGTCAGAAGAACCTTTATTCTGACCAAAATTACGCTGACTCATCTAACACCACCTGTTCTAACTTCTTACCGACTTCTTGTAATTCATAAGAAGTATCACAATCCTCAATATCCCCAGTTTCAATATCAAAACGAAGAACCTCTCGATAAACCTCCCCCGTCTTCTTAAATAAAACTACGATACCGCTGTCTTCTATCTCATAAGCAAACTTACACCGCATAGAAGTCTCTCTATTCAAAGAAATAGCCAAGGCTTTTAACAATCTACTTGGATTAAATGTAACCCCCGTAGGAGGTTGCCCTGCTAAATCTTCAGACCAAAGAGTAGATTGCCCTCTCAGAGCCTCAGAAACGCTGTTAAAACCCTTATAAAACTCTTTTCGTATAAATTCCTTAGCTTGACCTAAATCGCGTGAGAAACGATTTTGGAGCTTTCTAGGAAACTCATCCGTCACACACCACTCTACTAAGTCTTCTCGAAAATCTGATAAAAAGCGATCTTTCGCAAAATAGTTCAAACGAAATTGAACTAAGTAAGGACTTCCTTGCGGTTTGTACTTCTCTAGCAACATGTTCAAAATTTGCACTTGTTCAAAAGCTAAAACACTTATCGAAAATTGATTAAGAACTAACTGCACTAAGTCTCTATACAAACCTTGCTGACCTGCTTCTAATACACTTAACGAAAGTGGGATATCCGATACTACTTCTTCTGCTAAAGAAATTTTCAAAGACCAAGGAAATTGACCTTTAAAGGATATATTGTAAGCTAAGTCACCAACACCCTTATCAGCAATAAAACGTAAATCTCGAATACGATACACTAAGTTATAGTGTCTTTCTAACTCCGTAAAATAAAGGAGAAACCCTTCACGCAGGGCATCTCTCAAAGTGTTACAACCGTTTAATGAATCTACAGGTAACACTACTTTTAAATCTTCACTACCGTAAAACATACTCACCAACCATCTTTTTCAAACTGTGCCACCCAAGCAACTTCCTCAGAAGGATCCTCAGCAGATAGAAGATTATCTAAAATCGTATCATCCACTTCTGAGTCTTCCTCAGAGTTAACCTCTTCTGGAAACTCTTCAAAACTAAATCCACCTTCAGGCAAGTCTCTTGATGCTTGTAAGCTTTTAAACTCATGCAAAGAAGATACCGATTGTAATTCTTCTTCACCAATTGTTTTTGTTAGTTTTGTCAAAGTCTCTTTAACTCGCAAGCGATCTAACTCTTCAATGCACTTTTGATAATCTCTGTTAAAATCTTCTTGCGCTCTCTTTTCTAACTGCTCCAAGTTACTTAGATACCGTTTAGATAAACGTAAATCCTCAAAACGGTTATTCGTCCCTACTCCTACAACCTCTTCAACCCTTTCAACCGAAGAAACTACACGAGCTTGAGAATCCCCACTACCTGATAAAATCTCATAAATAGTGGGATACCCTCTCCTATAAGCAGACTTCGCTTGCTCTTTATAATAAGCTTGTACTTTCTCTAAACTCACAAAACCACCTACTTATCACTGAGAAGACTTGTTATTCTTGTCTTTGTTCAACAAGTTACTTGCGTCAAAACTACTTACCTCAAAACGACCTGGGTACTTCGCAATCGCTAAGTCATACTCTTTCAAGATGTTGTTTACAACAGTTTCACCTTCACTATACTTAGCGTAGTTATCTAAGTCTTTATCATTTGTAACAAGCCAACCACCTGCACCTGTTTTCATCAAGGTTAAGTTAATAGTAACTGCTTTCTTCTGAGAAGATTCAGACTTCCAATAGTTTGTAACATACTCATATAAGAAGTTGCGAGCCTTTGTCGAATCAGCTTCTGTCTTACGGAAAGCAAAGATACCCTTCATCAACTCATCACTATCAGGTTTCCAAAAGTCTTTGTTAGATAAATCCAAAGCTTTGATACGAACAGTTACATTGCTCTTATCATCTGCAAACGTAGCTTGACTTTCAATACTCTCAACCTCTAAACTAAGTAGAAATTGTTGATACATACCTTTTTTGAAAGACTCTGAATAAGTAAACTCAGCATCTGCATTATAATAACCATTCAATGTTTTCAACACTTGATCTTTATAAGCGTACTTCTGAGCAGTTGCAAAATCTAATGTAGACAAGGAACGCAAGAAAGTTCTTACAACTTCTTCCTCAGATAAGTTTTGATCCCCTAAAGCTAAACGAGTACCTTCCTCAGACCAATAATACCCCTCTCCAGCTTCACCAAACTTACGAATTAAACGCTTTTGCTCCTCTTCAAAGGCAGTCAACACAACATCACTCTTCTGTCTCCGTTGAGCAGGCTCTTCTGTTTTCTCTTTATCACCTGAGTGTACAAGTTTATTACAAGCACGAACTCCAAACAATAAAACAATGATACCGAGAACTATTAAAACTGTGTAGCGAAAACCTTTCTTTCCCCACAACTCTTGTAATTTTTCCATCTGTTCTAAACCGTTTAAAACCCTTTCCTACAACCCAAAATCTAACTCACTTGGAAACTCAATTGACTCAGATACTACAGGAGACATCACTTCTACTTCTGCTTTACGACCTGTAATAAAGTTAAAGCGCTCAGGCTCTTCTTGAATCATGTCATAAACCACACGCAAGTAAGCCGTTGAATAATACTCAATACACTCACTAAAACGTAATTGAAACTCTATCGTAGAACCTACTGTGTAACTACTTACAGAAGTATCGATACCGCTCAGTCTCTTTAATTTAGCTAAACTATCTACCAAGAAAGCTGCTTGCTCTTCACTAGACCAAGACTTCGCTAAGTGATTGATTTGACGAACCATATCAGTCTCTGACATCAAGGAATAACGTTTTAACTGCCTTAACTTAGCTTCTTCTTCACTAGGGCTTAAATACTGAACCTTCTCAATACGAGTTAAAGACAGTTGTCTCTGAGGATACTCAGATTCTGCAATACCTAAATCATAAAAGGTTAAAAGCAAGCGACTTAACCCTTTCATAAGCTTTAATTTACTTTCTTGATAAGTAATCACAGGAACCAACTCGAACCCCACTGTCTCAAAATCTTCAAGCAATAACGTGTCTGTATAAAGCTCTAACGCAATACGAGATTTAGATGTTAGGTTAAACTCACGTAAGGCACCCCCTACACGATGTGCATCAATTGTAATAATTCCTTTTTTAGAACGCTCTTTTAGCTTAGAAACATAACCATTTGCAACCGATACCGGGAGAATCATATACTCACTATCTAAGAAAGAAACTTGCTTTCTAGGAAATGACAACTTGTCTTTCGATAACGAAATACTAGGACAAGGTAGCAACCCTGCGTTCAAACTCTCTCCAAAACCTTCGTAAATCTTCTTCAAACTGGACTTCTGTCTATCAGAAACCGATACCGCTTGTTCCAATAAGGTTAAATTCAAAGAACCTAAACGAACCTCTTGCTGACCTAAGTTAAAACCTTGTAATTCCTTGCTATGATACGGAGAAGTAACTACATAAGCGTAAGTGTTTGATAAAAGCCACAAGGCAAATTTTAAATCACTAAAAGCTTTTGAAGAACCAATCTCATAAGGCAACTCCTTTAAAGCCGTTTTTCGCAAACGCTCTAGTAACATAGCTACTCTTCCTTCTGCCTTAAAAGACGGATTGAAGCGTTCCGAATTTAAAAACCCTAAAGGCAAGCCGGTCTCCGCTAAATAAGAACCTACTTGCCACAACACACTTTCTTGTTCTTTGTTAAATACCAATCGTCTAAACCACCTATTCTATTTCATCAACTGCGCAAACTCTCTGCGAGAAATATCACCCATCAAATCAGGTAAGCCTTTATCAATACACTCAAATAAATTTTCCTTGTACATCACATAAAGCAAACCTAAATAATGCTCAAATGGTAACTTCTCTTTCAAGTAAGTGCGATACCGCTCTGTTGCTATCACGCCACTCTTCTTGTAAGCTTCTGCAACATTTGAAACCCCCTCAAACCACTTAGCTAAAAAGTCTGTTTGACTACGAAGACCTACCGACAAGACCGATGCAAAGACTGTATCAACTCGACCTTTTGGAACCTCTAAAGAACCCTCTAACTTAGATAAATACAAGAATAAAGCTTCTCCATAAGTTAAATTCGTACTTGAATCAACTAAATAGTCTTCATCACAATCATCTACCAACTTGAACTTCTTCAATACAGGTAAGCGCAAAACTGCTCCTTGTAAATTCAAGACCATAGAACCATCTGACTTATACTGATGTGGTAAGTAAGATTTCAATTGAGCTTCTAATATGTTCTTACCGTCTTCTGCTAATACCCCTTCTGTGTCTGAATAAACATCAAAAGGAGAACTAACCTCAACCCTTAAATGAGGAGGCACAGAACCAATCAAATCTTGTGAACTTTGTTCTGCAAGCTGACCTCGCAACTCTTCCCAAGCCTGTCTGAACTGAGAATCATCTTTACGAGTTGCTAACAACTCTTCCATTTCCTCAGAAATACGCTCCAAGGCTTCATTGGCACTCGATTTTGTAATCTCAGCTTGAAGTTCTTCTAAAGTGCGAATATAATTTAATGTTGACTCAACAAACTGATTCTGTTCTTTAGGTAGCCCTTCTGAAACCCACTCAGAAATTTGCTTATCTAAACGTGAAGATACCGACTTGAAGTTTGAGACACCTTCTAATAAGTTCGCTCTATCTTTAAAGACACCCTCAATACGAACTAAAACGCCACCTTCATCATCACAAAGCTCTAAATCATAGCTAGATAAGTCGTCATCTTCTGCAACCTCTAAGGTACTCAAGGCTTCCCACAACTGCTCACTTGCAGTTAATGGCAAGCTAGAACCCTCTAAAATAACATAAGTTAACTCAACCTCTTTCTTTACCAAAGATTTAAGCAACTCTTTGGTTTTCGAGTTGTTGACTTTCTCCACAATGTTCGATACCGCTACTGCTAAAGCATATCCGCTAGGTCTATAACTAGGCGCTACAATACTTGAACGCTCTAGCGAAACCTCTAATGCAACCATCTTATTTTGCATCATACTTCCCCTTGCTTTTCTTTTCGTACCTGTTGATTTAAGGCAGACCAAAATTCATCAAAGTTAACTAAGTTCGTAAAGATACCTCTTAAATCCTCAGAAACCTTTAACTCTAAGAAAGGCAAAGACAACCCTCCAAAAGTTTCAGGCAAACACTCTAATTCAAATTGACCTTTTTCCCTAATCGGAACAACTAATCGAACACTGCTCTGTATATCTAAACCACCAAAACCATGTGAAACCTTACTCTCCACACAATACTTAGCGTCTCTTAACCGTACACCCTGTTTAGACTGTTTCGGTGGAACTCCTTCTACCTCTAATGGATATGACCCACTAACGCTAAAGTAAACAGGTAGTAACTGAAAATCTGAATCCAAATAATGAACTAGCTCTATATCATCCATCTCTGTGTACCGAAAGGTAGAACTAGCTAACTGCAACCCTCGACCACAACTAATTACTCGCGTCAATGAGTGATACCCCTTTCTGTTTTAAACGCTCTAAACTACGCTTTATACTTGTTTTTCTTAAACTGCTCAAAGGAATCAATAACCCTTCTGCTTGAAAACCTGTACCAAATCCTTTTACAAACTCTTGCAGAAACCTCTCTAAATGAACGTTTCCACTATGTAATTGAGACCTTGACTCCACCTTGTAGAAGAGTTCTTTCTTCCCTCTACTAGTTGTTAAGTAATAAGGAACCTTGGCTGATTGCCCTTGAACTCTTGTAAACTCCCCACCTAAACCATTATATAAATTGATGTCAGATAAAGGTTCTTGGTTGTCTGAATCCCAACAAATGTAATTAAAGAACAAAGGATAAGAACCCTCTTCTTTCTTTGTAAATAAGACTTTATAAGGTGTAATCGCCTTTACCATCAAGTCAAGACTCTTCTCTAAAGTTTTCTTCAAAACTTTTTCTTGTTGCTCTTGCAACAAAGAAGATACCGCTTGGAAATTGAAGCTAGTTGACATAAAACCTTGTACTTTCGGATTTGTTGTCGCTATAGCACCCTCTAAAATCAAAGGCAAAATCGATTCTTCTTGATGGCGCTTCAAACCTTTTAAAAACGTCCAACCTTTTGATAAAGGTTCTCCTATTTGTTTTCTCACATAGTTATAATACACTAAACTCAATGAAACTTCAAGCTCTATATATCCACCAAAACTCGTTAGCTCCTTGTTAATAGACTTAGGCAACCAAACTGGGAAAACACTAGTCGATACCCCCTCAGATAATTTTACTTGGCGAGTCTGACTCTTTAAAGTTACTTGCGAAGAGAACTTCACCGTATTGAAAGAATACTCTTTCTCTAAATATTCTAACTCCTGCTTGTACTGTAAGTAACCAATAATTAAGTTTAACCCTGTCTGAAAGGTGTGCTTATGGTGAACTACCTTTTTCACATAGTCCAAATACCGTAAGTCTAAAACCAAAGGAACTCCTGTTTTTACATGAGTGTAATTCGTAAAACCTAGTTTATCAAGCTCTCCTACCAAATATTGAGATAACTCAAACTTACGAACAACAGTCGGAGAATAAGTGATACCATAGTCATACAACATCACTTTCAAAACTTCCAAGGCACTGCGCATCTGAAGATACCGTTGGTATAGTGCTTTTGGATTAACTGAAACTTTATAAACCATAAGCACTATACCTTAGATAAAAACAACTCTTGCACAACAATACCCTCTGGAGTCTTTGTAGTTAATAATGCATGACCTACAAGGTACTTACTACGCAACCAAGAGTCTTTAGCAGCTTGAAAAGCTCCATAAGATAAAGGACGAGCTTCTTTAAAGCCATCTGACTCACTATATACACCACAAGAAACCGTATTTGAACCTTGTAGATATAAACAAGAATAAACCTTCAAAGGGTGGAACTTCATTAAGTCCATAGTGCTTACATCTTCTAAACTAAACTCCTGAATAACTTGCTTGCTCCTATGAGCAATTACTAAGCCTTCATTACCTACCAAAAGCTCTACTCCTGTAGGAAAAGAACGCGCTCTTACTAACATCTTTTAACCTCTAAACTGCATTTTCTTAATTTTAACACATTTACTAGGAAAATGCAAGATTTAGAAAGACTTATTTTTCTTGGGCATTTAATTTCTCAACCATTTGCTTATAAACAGTCTCTAAATTCTCTAAGGATACCGCTTGGGTAAACAATCCCTCATAGTAACGATGAATGTACTTGAGACTCACATCCAGTTCTTTTGTAACAAATAAAGCAGAACCTAAACCAAATTTAACAGGATAATTGACATCACTATCAATAACCCCACCTAAGAAACGAGGAACCGTATTATCCTTATTATTTTGCAAGACAGTAAACCAAGATAACTTACTATAAGTTAATTTAAAGCCACTTTCCGTAGTCGTTGAAGCTAAAGAAGGCAATACCAAAGAGTCAAAGCGTGTTTTCATACGAACCAAAAGACCGATCGTTTGGCAGAAACCATTCTCTAAAAATCGAACTACCAAATCTTTTTCAGGAACCAATAAACCATGCTCTGTTACTAATGAACTCTTCACAGAAGACCAAGCTCCCAAATTCTTATCATAAGCTTCAACACTAGGTACTAAATCACCCAACAAGCAGTATAAATTATACAAAGAAACACCCTCAAAGGTATGCTCCATCAAACGATACCGCAAGTTATAAGCTCTCTGCTCTTCTAACTCTTTTAAAATCTGAAGTCGCAAACTAAACGGTAAAGGTAACTGTAAATCTGTAAATTTACGAACAAACCCTACTAAGTAATTCAACTTAGAAGTCGGTTTTACCAAACTATTCTCAAACAAATAATCGAGTAAAACTACTAAACCATAAGCTAAATTCTTTTGATACCCTAGTTGTTGGCTGTAACTATAAGCATAAGTCAACATCTCATTGAAATAACGAGTACGAAAACGAACCAACTGATTCTGTACCTGACCCTCAATATTGAAAAAGTCTTGTACACAATCTACTCCAAAGCGTAAAACCTCACCAGTTGTTTGCTCTTTTGCTACAAACTCCCATTTAATGTCATGACCCAAGGTACATTTTGCACCGCTTTCATGGTAATTCAACTCTTCAAAGCTCCAAGAACCACCACCTGCTAAAGCTGCTAACTTATCTGCTTTTTCTCTAAAGTAATTGGTATCTGTATTTAAGTCTAAATCTAACTTCTCTACACCTTCCTCATAGAACCCTTCTTGCAAAAACCAACGAGATAAAAGTTGTCTCTGTTCTTCGCTAAACGTCTCTGAGAAATACTTGGCATAAGAAGATACTACAGGATATTGAGAACCTTGGAAATTCTTCAGTACCGAACTAGTTGAACGAGCCAAAACAGGAATTTTCATAGAACCTCCTGCTTGATGTTCAAAATATAAACCACTACTTTTAATATGTTCTAACACTTGTTGAGACAAAACCCTGCTCTTATCTATAAAGGCAGTAGGTACACTAAAGGACTTTTGTTTCTTACCGCTCAAGAGATAAAAACCATAACGGTCTTTCTCAGGAAAATAAATACAAGCAACTTGATGCGGATTTTTTATCCCTAAGTCTGCTAAACTTTCAAACTCAGATAAGAGCTTTGCACCACCATCAACTCTATTTTTCTCAATATCTTCTACAGACTTACGCTCAACCATAAGATACCCCTTTCTCTTCAAAGGTGTTTTCTCCACGAGACAACGAACGTAAAATCATTTTCCACTGATCATATCGAACCTTCTCCTCTAAAAGTGAAGCCAATCGCATAAAGTCAAATTCATAGCCAATCTCATAACACTGACTCAAGACCACATTTAAAGCTCTTGTTGCTTTATCGTCCAAGACCTCTGTCGAGTTCTCTCTAATATAACGCAAGAAACTTTCTGGAGAAACCTTAAAGCTCAAAGGAGTGTTATCAAAGGCAGACACCACCGCTTCATCTGAATACAGTTCAAAAGCAACATTACTTGCAATCTGTTTCATTCGAAAACGCAAGATACCCTCTGAATAACTTACCAAACCCCAACCTGTAAGAGAACCCCTCTCCTCACTTGCAAACTTTACTAATGCTAAATACTCTTTACTCATATTTTCTCAACTTTCCTCTGCTAATGAAACCTCAAACATAATAGGCTCTAAATCCATCGTAGGCTCTAACTGCTCTCGTACCAAATTCGTTGGAATATAAACACCACCTACTTCTTTCTGTATTTGAAACTCTTCTTCAGGAAATGCAAAACCTTTCATAATCAAGGCTCCTTGCATGACCTTTATCTCTTCTAAACACTCTTCTACACTCTTACCTAGATAATAGATATTTTTAGTTTCTGTATTGCGCATACGAGAACGGTCTTGTACAACTAAATACAAAAGAGAACCGTTGGTAAGCACCAAGGAAATACCACCTAAATGGTTTGCAACCCTCTTCAATGAAACCGTTACAACCTCAGTTTCTTCTCGATATAACCAATCCTCAGAAATCCAAAAATACTGTAAATAAGCACCTTCAGCTACCTTATCTGTTCCCACATAATCTATCTGTGGGTCAGGACTCTTATAGCTATTAGGTACTTGCACCTTACTTGCACAAGCGACTAAACGATACCCTTTGGGTGCTTTAATACTCTCTATAGACAACTTAGAAAAAGCCTTATGACCATCCTCAGAGAATTCTTTCTTACTGGAAACAAAACAAAAGTCACAAGTTTCCAACTCCTTAAAGATATTATCCGAACTGAAACCTTTTATAGACACAAAGAACTGCAATTCACTACTTACAGGGCTTTGTGCTAAATCCAAATGCTCCAAACCAAAAACCGAAGGACTCATCTCTTTTACAAGTGACATAGTACGCTTAAACTCTTGCTCAAATATTTTATCCATGTAAGGGGAAGAAGGACTTGGAGAATACCCACCAAAATTATCCATCATCTTAAAAACCCTATCAATTTACTTATTTACGCACCAACGAGATAGATACCACCAAGGCATTGTTATCCCTTGTCATTTCAGCACCACCTAAATCATAACCAATTTCTAAACCAAAGCTAGAAATAGATAAAGGTAGTCTACGACCATTCACTTCTATAGCTAACGCAAACTCACTCATACCTAAAAATCTTTGTTCTAAAGAACTCAAAGCCCTAAAGTCAACCGCAAAGGCAGGAATTTTTTCACCATTCAATTTAGTTGCCAACGGAAGAGAGTTCGTACAAAAAATACCAATTTCTTGTTTTGTACCTATAGGTTGCTGACCTAATTTATCTAAAAAGCGCTTAAAAGCTTCTACAGTTTTTGCTCTTGCTTCTAATGCCTTTTGTCGAACTTCCTTATTACCACCTACCAACTCTTCATAAGTACGCATAGCAGGCTCAAAATCAACCTCCAACATAGCTAATTTATCAGAGACATAATAATAAGAAAAAGCAAGAGAATTGTTTACAATATCTGCTACTTTTTCATCTGTCCCTTGAACTACACTATTAGAATCCAAAAAAGCACGTGGAACAGGAGACCAAGTAACCCCTAACTCTAAATTTTTCTGTCCGTGCATAACAGGAATCGCTAACGCTAACTGTTTCTTTGCTGATAACTGATTAATTGAAACCATAATTTTCACCTCAAATTTTTAATTTCTATCTATGTTCAATCTGCATTTCGATTTTTGGTCTGCATTACTAAAAAGAAAAGAGCAGATAACACAACATCTACTCTTTTGACCGTACTTCTTAATACAACAAATAATCTCTCAAATCTGGACCTCCATCATAAGGCGGAACAATCACCCCATTTACAATCTTCACTAACAAAGGTACACCGTTAACTCCACCTGATAGAAGTCTATACTCTTCTGGAGATACCGCTTGGATGTCAGAAACTTTATCAAACCCTATGTAGTAAACTTTCTTGAAATCGAAACCTGTACTAGTTAACGTATCTTGCAACTTTGGTACAAATTCCTGACAATGAGGACAAGTTTTTACACCTACTAAAACGAAATAACGGTCTTTAGTCGTTTTAGAAAGCTCTACTACCTCCGAAACACTACTTGGAGTAAATTGAGACACCCGATCTTCATACTCTTTGACTTTTTGAGTTTTCATATAGTTTAATGTAAACAGAAATGAGGCAGCCACAAAGACTACCGCTGTTATTGTAATTACAACTTTCTTAAACATACTTACTGTTACACAAAATATACTCAAACGTATACTTCATGACCTTTCTAAATTATTTTTAGAAATTTTCTTGCTTCAACCTGTCTGATTTTGTCTTTACACTTTGAAGTGTAAGTCTATTCTCATTTGATATAACAGTCCACAAGCTTAACTTCCCATGTAACCCACGGTAGTGACAATCTTTAAACTGCAGTCAATACATTATATTCTTTACATTGTCCTAAGTTAATAGCTGCATTAATATCTCTATCATGCTTACTACCACAATGAGAACAAATCCAATTTCTTTCATTTAGTTTCAAGTCTTTATACTTAAAACCGCAATCAGAACACAACTTACTAGATGGATAAAATCTACTTACTAATCTCAGTTCTATGCCTAACTTTTTACACAAAGTCTCCAAGTAAAGTCGAGATAAATACCACTGAGCTTTTGAAATAGATTTACTCAAATGACGGTTTTTCATCATATTACGCACTGCTAAATCTTCAATAGTGATAGAGCTTGGTTTTCGCTCCAATACTAAAGAACGCAGTGCTTTTCGATTATATTCCGTCCGAATACGAGTTAAACGCTCATGGATACGAGCTATCTTCAATTTCTGTTTTATAACATTCTTACACTCAGATAGAGGTTTCAACCACTTGTGAGACTTAAGTTGACCTCTTTTAGCACCAGTTTTGTAATAAACCTTATCAACCATATTGGCTTCGTATTTACGGGACAACTTTCTCTGCTCTCTTCGTAAACGTTGTTCTAATTTTCTAATACGCAAAGACTTATTGATGGAAGGAATTACTCTATCCTCAGTAATGAATTGGTCTTTTAGACCAAAATCGATACCCATACTATAATCAGACAAAGGAATACGTTCATCAACTTCATCCTTACACAAACAAGAAATATAATATCTCCCATTTTTCATGGAAATCGTTACAGAGCTGATATTCTTAGGAATATAACCGAACTCTTTCAACCGAATCCACTTCAAAACAGGTACAAATATATGACGGCGCTCAACTTTAATAGTTCCAATCAGATAAAAACTCTCACTTGAGCCTTTCTTTTTAAACTTAGGTTTACCTCTACGCTTAGAAAAGTAGTCTTTAAAAGCTCTATCTGCATAAATTAAAGCTTGTTTTACTGCTTTACTAGGTACTTCTTTTAACCAAGTAGGTGTATTAGGGTCATTATTAACTCTCTTTGAGTAGTTAAAAGCAGAAATAAAGTCTTTATCTGAAGCTAAATTCTCTAAGTTCTCAGCTACAAATTGGTTGTAAATATACCGAGTACACCCAAAAGTCTTATGTATCAACTCAATCTGATTAGGAGTTGGGTCTATTTCTGTCTTGTAAGCTCTCATCTACCTTTAACTCCTTCTTGTACTTTCTCAAACCATAAATACGACAAGAGAACACATGGATAATCGAAATTAAATCATCTACCAATTCTTGTTGTGGTGAGGTAGTTTCATTCTTTACAACTATAATCTCACAATGATAGTAAGTACAAAAACGCTCAAACCAGTCAAAACCAAATCGAACAAATCGGTCTTTATAAGTAATATAAATTTTACTTACCAAACCTTTAGCTACATAATCTAAAAGTAGTTTATTCCAATTCTTACGGTTATAGTTAAGACCAGAACCTATATCTGAAATAACTTCATCTAAAATCTCACCTTTGGCATTTACAAATTGCTTTAAAAACTCAGTTTGTGAAGTTAAATCGTCTAGTTGACTCCTACTAGATACCCTTGTGTAAGCCAAAATTAAACCTTTAGGTTGAGATTTACCTACATACGACAAGTATTGGTCTTCTGTGTAATAACGTCTATTAGTTGGGGTTCGTTTAGCAACTAAAATACCCTCACGATCCCATCGTTGTAATGTTTTTATGCTGACACCTAAAAGGTCAGCCATGTCTTGTAATTTCATCATGAGTATATTTTGGCATAATTTGTCATCTTTGTCAACATATTTAATTACAGGAGGTTACTCCTCTTTCTCTGAATCTGCTTCCGTATCCATAAAAATACCATCCTCAGTTACCGTTTTAATAAAGAAACTGTCAGAATCTTCCGTAGTAGAAACCAAGTAATAAACATCTTGATACTGATCTTCTTCAGGACGATATAAAGTATAACTGTAACTGTAAGTTAAATCTGACTCAGGAGAAGTATAAAATAATCTATCTCCCTTTCGCTCCAAATAAATAACTGAGTCTGACTCTCTTATCAAAGTAAATAAATCCAAATTCCACGTTGGGGAACTGTTTTCTTGAGATACTGACTCATTTACAAGGTCAATTCCATTATCAGAGGAACTAGAACTACTTGAACTTACTACCTCTATACTTGGAGAAAACTTAAATGAGTTTACCAAATGAACAACTTCAACAACAATAGAAACACCGAAAAGAGCTAAGAGAAAACTCAACTGAAACCAACGTTCTCTTACTAAAACTTTCAATCTTTTCAAATCAAAACCAAACCTTACTATATGAAACAAGGCAAAGCAAACAACTTGCCTTACCTTACTTCTTCAATTTTCTAATTACTCAGCATCTTTAGTTTCTTCAGCAACGTTTGCAGTTTTCTTTGAATGTACTGACATACCTGCAAGAATAACACCGATAAGAGCGAAGATACCAAGAATACTTGCAACACGACCTACAATATTGTTTTCTGCTTTCACTTCAACTTGTTTAGCAACCTCTGTTTTAGCAGTTGTAACTTCTTGTGTTTTTTCAGTTGCTTTTGAAGCATCTTCTTTCACTTCATCAGCTTTCACTTCTGCTGCATAAACAACACCGTTCATAGATACCGCTGATTGTTTTTCTTCTGATTTAGTAACTACACTAGGTACTACTGAAATTGTCTTAGTAGCTACAGGTTTAACTCCAACTGTAGGAAGAATCGCTACAGGTTTTACAACCTCACGAACTACTGCGTCTGCTAGTACGGGACGAGTATAACTTGCTACATTTGCTACACTTGGTGTAGTAAAGGTTGGTGCTACAGACACCCCACCATTGTTATTCACAACAGGAACTTCAACTCGTGGAGTTGTTGGAACAACAGGAACTACAGGATCAACAGGTGCGCTAGGAACGCTTGGAACAGATGGAGTTGTAGGAAGTGCGAACTCTGGAAGAGCTGGACGGACTTCAGGGATACCCTTATCTGTTACAGGATGTTTCTTCAATTCTTCTGCTTGAAGACGAGCCTGCTCTGCTTCATAACTTGCTTTTGCTGTCGCATAAGCCTTATGCGCTTCTTTGGCTACTTTCTCTTTTGCTTCAAGTGCTTCTTGCGCAGTTGCTTGGTTTGCTTTTGCTTCTTTAAGCGCTTCTTCTGCGTCTTTCAACTCTGCCTTGCGAGTTTCAAGCTCTTTTGCAGCAACTTTCAAATCTTGAACCAATTCTTTTGAAGCCGTTACAGTTGCTTTTGCTTGGTTAAGTGCTTCTTTGGCAACAGATACCGCTTGAGTAGCTTCTTCTGCTTTTGCTTGAAGAGAAGAAAGAGTTGCTTTCTCTGTTTTTGTTTCTGCTTTAACTTGGTTAAGTTCTTTCTCTGCTTGTTTTGCAGTTGCTTTCAACTCTGCCAACTTCGCTTCTTTATCTGCCTTTGTAGCAGACAAGGTAGCAACCAAGGCATTGGCATTTGAAAGAGCAACAACCGCTTGATTATGAGTGGTTGTAGCAGATTGAAGAGTTTGTTTCAATGCAACTGTGTCTTTAAGTTGAGCTTCTTGTGCTTTCAAGTTTGAGTTTGCAGTTTGCAATGCTGTTTCTGCTTCAGCTACAGTTTGGTTAGCAGTTTTAAGAGTTTCTTCTGCTTGAGCTTTTTCTTCTTTTTTAGTAGCTACCAAAGCCTCAGCTTTTTTAACACTATCTGTGTCTCTAGCTTTAGTATATGGATTTTCCACTTCTGTACGACTAAAAGTTGAGCTAGCCATGAATGTTTCTGGGATACCCGGTACTGTGTGCAAAGTATACATACCTGCTACTTGACTAGCACCAAAACCTCCGTAATAAAGAGTAGTGTCACCTTTTTCAAAACCAAGTGTACCACGAGTATGTCCATAATCATTTTCTGTAGATACAAACATAACCAAAGACTCATAGAGTTTAGTACGAATTTCTGACTTAGTTAAGTATTCTAATTCAGACTTCTTCTTTGGATTAGTTTCAATAAAGTTTACTGAGTTCTCATAACTTTGAAGCCCTCGACCTTCCCCCTCTTTACGGTCAGTTTCAGACATGCCATCATTCAAACCATACTCTTTAGCAACTTTATTGATACCAACAGCATAGTGACCATGACCATTTTTCTTAGCACGGTAGCTATCTAACAATTCAGGGGTAACACCGTCTTTTTCATATTCACGTGCAATCTTATCTGCAAAATGGAATGAATCCTCAGTCACTTTCACATCAGACAAACCAAGTTGACGACGCATTTGATTTGTTAGGTCTGCTGCATAGAGAGTCAAATCACGTTTAAAATCTTCTGGTAGATTATTCAAATCATATTTCTTAGTATCTTTAGAATCAGATTCTACAGGTACAAAATGATTGATTTGAGCATTTTCCAATTGAGTTTTCAAAATTTCTGCACGAGTTTCTTTAAACTTAACAGGAACTTCATCTAAACGATCATTATATTCTCCATTTTCAACAGCTTTCAAGAGAGCTACACGAGCTTTTACAGCTTCAATAAACTTAGGAGCTAAAGTAATTGTACCTTGTTTTGTATTTTGAATAGCTTTCAAAGCAGATACCGCTTGGTTATACTCAGCAGTTAGGTCTGTTACTGCTTGGTCTGCCTTTTCTTGTTCTGCTTTAGCATCTGATACCGCTTGGGTTTTTGTAGCAATATCTGCCTTTGTTTCTTCAATTTGCGCTTTTGTAGCTTGATTTGCTTTTTCTGCATTTTTTAAGGCAGTTTCTGCATCTGCTTGCGCTTGTTTGCTTGTTTTTTCTGCTTCTACGGCTTCTTTTTGTGCTTCCTTGGCATTTTCCAAGCCTTTACCATTAACAGCGTCTGTGGCGATTTGAACCGCTTCTGTGGCACTTGTAAGTGCTTTTTCTTTTGTAGCTTGAGTAGCTTCTTTTTCTGCTACAACTGTTTCTTGTGCAGATACCGCTTGGTTTGCTTCTGTAGCTTTTGCTTCTGCATTTTTAACGGCTTCTGCTTTTGCAGGAACTACTGCTTCTGCCTTAACTACTGCTTTCTCCGCTTCTGTAATAACTGCTGGGCTTGCTTTTTTCGCAAAATCCTCTGCACGTTTTACAGCTTCTGTTTTCTCATTGACAAGAGAATCCGCTTCATTTGTAGCACGCTTGGCATCTTTTACCGCCTGTTTTGCTTCTACTACAGCTTGATCCGCTTTCTTAGCTTCTGCTTCTTTTGTAGCAACTTCTTCTTTTGTCGCCACCGCAGGAGCAGTTGTTTCCACAACCTCCGCCTTTGGCGCTTCCACATTTACTGGTTTTGGAGCGACTTCTTCTGCTCCTACTGTATGCGCTAGGGATGCTGCTGCAATTGCTGCTGTCATTACGATTGTTGATTTTTTCATAGGTTAATACCTCTTTCCTTTATTTTATGTAACCATTATAACAAAAAAAATTAAACTTGTCAACACTTTTGTTAAACTTTTTTAATTTTTTTTGAAATTAAGTAGAATCACTTTCCTTAAAGTAATTCTACTTCTATTTCTTTAACTAAATGCAATATTTATTTTGCGAACAACATCACGATACCAAGATGTAAACTCTTTATGAGAGGATTGAACTTCTGCTTTTTCAAAACCTTCTAAAACTCCATAGTCTACTAAAGCATTGTAGATATAAACAATACCTCTGCGACCTACTCCTTTTCGTTTTTGTATTTGGTCGAGTCGATAAAGTTCAATAATATCCTTTAAAGTTTTACAACCTGTATTCTTTAAAGCATTCATCTCTTTTGAGTTCAATAATAAAACTCCAATAGGACTACTTAATTTAAGTTGTTTCTGAGACACTACTCGATCTTCTGTTGTTACTTCTTCACTCTTCTCTTTTATTTGAGCTTCTAATAAACGTAACTGTTGCTCTTTCTGATTAAGAGAAAAAGTATAACGGAAAAGAGAATCAGTCAAATTTCTACGCAAAGTTATCAAAGCTTTTTGCTCTATTTGATTTACTCTATTTCTTGAAGCACCGATGATGTCTCCAATCTCTTCTAAGGTTCTCTCAGATAAGTAACGTAAATGAAGAATATTAATGCTACGTTCATCTAAGTATGTTTCTAAAAACCCTTCAACCTGACTTACAACATCAGCAGATACTCTAAAATCGTCTTTCAAACTATCTAAACCAAATAACTCAATCAATAAATTATAAGGGTAGGATTGACGAATACGACCAAGTTCAACTAAAGAACTTAGTTGATACCCTTCTTTAACACTCTTTTCAACTTCTTTTTCGGTTAAATTTAGAATTTGTCGTAAATCATAAGTATTGATGTTTTTTGTAGAGTTTTCATTCTCCAAAGTGTCATATACAACTTTAGCTCTTTCTAACTTTTCTACTTGTTTCAAACTTAAAAACTCTTCAATAGCTAACGGCTTAGAACCACTTAAACCTAATAAATAATCTAAACTAACTCCATAAAAAGCTGCTAGTTTCATATAAGTATAAACTGAAGTGCTTCCTACAGGACTGCTCTCCAATCTTCGGTAAGTTACAATAGGTACATCAATAGCAGAAGCAATCTCCCCTAAAGAATACTTATGTAACTCTCTCAACTCACGTAGACGTGTTTTTTGCTCTTTTAATAATTGTGTAATTTCTTCTCTCAGCATAATGCTTTTTCACTTTCTTTAATCTTATTATTTAAGTCTATTATATCAAAATAAAAGTAAATTGTCAACTAGAAAATAGTTTTAAATAAATCTTAAACTAAATTAAGATACCACTACGGCTTTTCTCAAAAAGAAAGTATTTTATCAAGTGAAGTGATGATTTACAAAGAAAAAGAGAAAAAGACTTCTGCTGAAAGAAGTCTTTAAAATATAAAAATAACTTTAAGCAAGTCTACAAGCCTTTAGACCTAAGATAATCTAGAGTATTTATCCCGTTCACATCAAATGGAAAATACAAGTTCAATTGCCGTTTCATTAAACCCCATTGTTGTGATAACTCTAAAACACTCCAATTAGATAATTCAGAGTGCAATAAAGAGACAAGCTTAACTACATCAAAATCGTAAGGATACCACTCTACTGCTTTCATGTTGCTTTTTAAAGTAGTTCCAAAAGGTTGCATCTTTATCTGTTTATCTCGATGTAAGTAAACTCTTTCTAAGAAAAGAGAACCCTCACCAACTCCTAAACTAAATCCTTGGTCAAATAACAGTGAAGTCCGATAAGAGCCTGATTCAACATCAAACATCAAACCGAAATTTTGAAAATGCCGATCTGTATTGATAAAGATAGTATCTAAGGTTACGAAAACTGAGAAATACCTATAACTATCTTCATAAGTCACCTCTCCTTTAGAATACCAATGTAATAAATTCTGCAATTCCAATACTCTATCCTTGATAGACATTCTCAAATATCGCTTATCCATCCAATAGTTAAAAATAAACAAGCGTCTGACCTCACTAGATTTAGAAGAGACCTGCTTACTTAATTTTTTAACTAAAGAAGACTCAAAGGTATATAAATACTCTAATACAATTTGAAACATAGGTACAAACGAATATCTAGGCTTATATGAAGGACTTTTACTTATATTTGGAAAGATATACCTGTAAGGTACGAAATCTTTAAAGGAAGTAGATTCTAAAAACAAAGAGACTAGAAACTCAGATAAAGCTTCCCCACCATGATAATCTACTTTCAAGAAATAATCGCCATCATAGCGCTTCGGTTGATTGCCTTTTGGAGATAAACTCATGACATAGCACCTCCTGCTCTCAAAACATCATAATAAGACTGATACCCTTTATTATAAGGCTCTTCAAACTGCACCCAAAAACCATCTTCCACATCACATGCTCTATGAGATAGTAATTCATCTAATAGGGTTGGGTTTTCTTTACCAATAAGTTTTCTTCGACCCCAATGCTCAGGAATCCTACGAGACTCAAACTCACCCGTGAAACCTCGTTCTGTTAAATCATAGAAAGTAAATCTATTCGCTAATTCAATATCTAAAACCTCTGATTTCACAACATAATCATCACTTAAAACCAAATGTGCTACGTCAGTGTCATAGTGCTTTAAAATTGCTTTAAGTCTCATAAGGATACCTCCTTGTTTCTTTTTAATATAGAAATTCTACCACAAAATTAAGAAAAAGTCAAGAAACCCTTGACTTTCAAATCTCTTATAACAAGTGAAGTAGGTGCAAAAAGTACGATGCCAAAAAGACTAGGATCACACAAGAAAAGACAAATCGAAGACTTTTCTTCAAGAGTTTCATAATCAAACCAATTATCAACCCAATAACAAAGAAAATAAGCAAAGTTATATCTTAAATCACTTTTTATTTAAAGAAACCTAAAATAGAATCAAACAAAGACTTCACAAAGTTCCCTGCTTTCTCTAACACTCCGTGCTCTTCTGCAGACTTCAAGAATTTACCAACGTTCTCTGAAATCGCGTCTTTTAAGTCTCCCAATTGATTTAGAACCTCTTTAGAATCAATCGCAGACGTTGACTGATACCCTTTAGCAAACTGAACCAACTGATCTACTTGCTCATCCGACAAGACACCTTCAAGTCCATTTTTCTTCAAGGCTTCTTTTACAATTTGTGCAACTCTCTTATCATCAGCAAGTTTACCTTTACCTTGTTTCTCTTTGGCTAACTCAGTCTTAATTTGAATAAGAGCATTATCTAAGAGCTGACTGTCAAACCCTTTCTTATCTTTGTTTGCATCTGCAATTAAGGCAGTTGTTGATACTTCTTGGTTGGCAATCTCAGCACGTTTTACATCAACTTCTTGACCGTTGGCTTCAAGGGCTTTTGATACCCCTACTAGAGCAGACTCACCAGTTACTTTCACAGGAGAAGCAACCTCAATAGCTAAATCAGTTGCACCTGCCGTGATAGCAGCGTTACGGTACTGAGTTTCCGTAACCCTAGTGATATTCTCAGGAGTCACAATTTTTACTGAAATACCTTTACCCTTATCTCTTTTCGCAACCAAAGTAGACGAAATCAATTTAACCCCTGTTGTATCTGACTCATTCATATACTTACCATAATCTGAATCAGAAACTACTTGGCGCTTCACATTTGAAATATCTTGAATGTTGAAAGACTTATTTACTTCTTCTACTTGTTCATCAAGCAAACTACTTCCATACACCAATGTAGGTTTTCCCCACTTCTCATCAATAGTATCGGTTTGAATACTTGCATGTGCTACTTGTGTACCAAAACCAAGAGCTAGAACAGATAAAGCAGATACCGAGAGTAATTTAACTTTCTTCATAATAAAATCCTTTATTTATAACTAGTTTAACTTACTGATCCGTAAGATTAAATTTATTATAGCACTAATCTAATCTTTTTGCAAGAGCAAACAAAAAATAGGACACCGTCTTACCGTTGCCCCGTCAAAAAGGTGAACTTTTTATTTGTAAAATCAGTATACCACAAAAGTAAGTAATTAGCAAGCGTAATAAGTAACCTCCGTTTGTTATTTTAAACCTTTCGTTACAGCTCTTAGGCTTGCGTTGTACTCAATTCGTGAAAAACCTAACTGTTTAGCTAATGGATAGTAGCTTTTCTGAAGTAAATCCAATAGCACTTCTTCGGATTCATAGTTTCTACCAAACCAAATTAAGTCGTTGTAAAGTTCTCCTAACCAATGTAAACTTTTAATTGAAGATAAATCTTCAAAGAGCCAACCACCATTACCATCACCCTCTGCAAACTGCAACTCAAAAGTTTTACCTTTCATGCGAGAATTAACATTCACAGTTAATTTGGCAGTATTCTGATAATTTTTACTATCCGTTCTAAATTCAGTTTTTGCAGTGGTTCGGAAAATTTTGAGTTGATATCCCAATGCACCAGACGGTTTGTAATAGGTTAAAATGTAACCTGACTTATCATAAGAAAATACAAAGCAATTCTTCTTAATAGGTTTATCTGGGAAAGCTTGCATTAGAGCTAAATAATTTGATTTTGCTACCACAATCAAACGCTTTAAAAAGTCTGCGAACTTAACTAAGTCTTGAGTTCTTTTATCTAAATCTTTATAATTCATCCTAACTAACTCCTTCGTTTAAATTTATTTTAACATACATTCAAGCTTTCTGCAATAACAACTAAAAATAGGATACCATCTTACCGGTACCCCGTCAAAAAGTTAAACTTTTTATTTGTTACTGTTATTTTATCACAAGTATTAAAAATTAACAAGGGAAAACACATCCAAAGCAACTAAAATTTAACCTAACAAATCCGTGAAAGTCGCTACAGATACCGCTTGTTGAGAGAAATCGTGGGTTGCTTCTTCTACAGAGTCCACAAACTCTGCACCAATAAACTCTGCAAAATCTCTCAAGTTCAAAGCCGTTTGAGACTTACGCTCTACTGCTTCAATCAACTTCACACTTGTAGTGTCATCAGGCAAACGACCACCAACACTCAAGTTTGTTAGAACAACTGCACCCTCAACATTCGTAGCAAAGACCAACCCTTTATCAGTCGGTACACTTGCTTGGAACAGTAAAGAACCATCCGCAACAACTTGAGTAGCTTCTTTGTCTAAATTTTCTGCAATATAAATCTTACAAGAGTCAGTATCTAGTTGATAATAAGGTTGTAAACTAAATGTCAAACCTTGTACATTCTCAATCAACATAGCTTCTGCTGCCAAACCCTGAGCATTCAAGCGAGTCATATCACCTGTATAAGTGATACCGTCTACACCTTCGTGATAAAAGCTAACGACACCACCGTCAATCGTACGAGCATGTAAATCAATATCCCCTTCTTGGTTCCAATAGATACCGACTTGGTAGTTCTCAGGAACTGCAATACGAGTATACATTGGATAAACCCCAATAAAAGACTTAGCAGTTGTAGGAAGTGTAATCGAAATATGCTCTTCTGGTTGATAGAATTTCAACTCCTTTTCTGCAAAGCGAGACTTAAATTCATCCTTCAAACGCTCTAAATATAAGTCTACTAGACTATACTCTAAACCACTAATAGGAGTTTGTTTCAACTCTTTCACAAAGGTTTTACCGTTACGAATACGGTAAACTTGGTAATCACCCTCTACCAACGTGCGAAGCTCACTCAAGTAATTGTAAAAGCGAATAAGCTGATAAGTCGAGAAAACACTCAAATCTTCTGGAAACTCTGTTACGAGAGTTTTAAAAGTATGGTCTTTACGAGATACCTCAGATAAACGCTTCATAGCATTTACTTCTTTTTGCAAGCCAAGCTTACGCAAAATCAACCACGTCTTTTTGTTCGGACGGAAATGATCCGCCAAAGGTTGTAGACCATAAGCACTAATATAAGCTCGAACTAAGTCAACTACAAACACCTTATCAGGCTCTTTCAAGTATTTAATTTCACTGTTTAAAGCTTGATAAGAATACTTCGTCTTATAAAAATCAGTAGTTTTAATAATACGACATAAAACTGCACGTAATAATAACTCAGGAGATTTAGGAACAATACCATGACGAGCAGCTAACTCAATCTGCAACTCCTTGCTCGCAGAACTTGATACCGCAATACCCAAAGAAACTACTAAATTAGCCAAAGTAGGAATATCAGAACTAGGCAAAGCCAAAGGTTGATTTGCAAAATCTGTTAAAGACTCTTTCAACTCAGATTCATCTACCAACTTAATTGTAGTTAAATGGGTGTTAAAAGCCGTTTGAAACTCTTTTTCTTCTGAATTCGGTACAAACGTTGTTCCAAAAAACTCTGACAAATCACCATAAGTCGTTGCATAATGCAACAAACGGTCAAAAACAACTTCACCCCAAGACAACCCTTTACGGACTTCAAAAGATTCATAAAAGGTAGCATTTGCATTACGTAAATCTACACCATACAAATGTACCAAAACATCTCTTTGCTCTTTTGTGATACCGCTAAGTGGGTTTACTAAAATACCGTATTCTAAACACTCTTTTGTATAGTGTAAATCAGCTTCAGCAGGGTTTGAAACCAACTGTTTTAAGTATTTTGCTAAAAATTCTAACTGCAATTTATCCATGATAAAACCTCAATTCTATCGAAAAGAAAGCTCCAAACCTGCGCAAGTTTAGAGCTTTAACTGCGAACTGTAACTCCTACTGGTCACTAGGCTGATCAACTTCAATAAGCCAACCTACCCAATAACCATTAATCAAAATAATTAAAATAGGAACAGTTTTATGCAACAAATAAGTATGGCGAGATGTATCAATCATCGTGCTTTATGTAAGAAATAGGAACACCCCTATGCCAAATAATAAATATAGTTTACCATAGTTCTCTTAATTTGTCAAGAGAAAAGAAGTAAATTCACTAATTATTTTAATACTCTGACTTCATTCCAACCAAAGTAACTGAACCTAAAGAGAGTAACCCCAAACCAATACCTACTAAAGCTAAACTGTTAGATTCTCCTGTATTCGGTAACTCTGCCTGAACAAGCTTACTAGTATTTTTAAAACTAGTAAACTCACTAACATCAGATAATGCGCCAAAATTAGATACCGCTTGTGAGTTTACTCTACTATCTACTAAATCTTCTTGTTTTAAGTTTAAAGACTCTTTTAAAGGTTCTTGACTCTCTACTAAAGTATTTGCCTTAGAACTTGAAGAACTATTATCCTCAATAGGAGAACCGAAGTCCTTAGAAGGTTTTACGATACCACTTGTGTTGGGTTCCGCTTCTTCTTTTGCAACAAATATCTCACCTGTATACTCAGGAACTTCTAAAACCAAAGGCTCAGAATCAGAAACACCTCCTGTAAACTCAGGAATACCTAAAATCTCAGGAGCAACTTCTTTTGAACCAATAGACTCCACTAAAGTACCTTCATAAGTCGGCAATTCTTCTCGGATAAGAGGTTCAGAATCAGAAACACCTCCTATAAACTCAGGAACAGTCAATACTTCTGGCGTAACTTCCTTAGAACCTACCACAGAAGATCCAACCTCTTTTGGAGATTCCGCTTCTTCTTTCTCTTCTGATAAAGAACCTGTATACTCAGGAACATCTAGTACCAAAGGCTCTGAGTCTGCTACACCACCTTCAAAAGCAGGTAAATCTTCTCTGACAATTGGGTCTGAATCAGATATACCCCCTCTAAACTCAACTAAACCTTCAGAAACTAAAGGCTCTGAATCTGATTCCCCTCCTGCAAACGCAGGAAGCTCTTCCCGTATAAGTGGCTCTGAATCAGACACACCACCTTTAAAAGCAGGTAAATCCTCCCTTGTAGGAGCAGGTAAGTTCTCACCTACCTCAACCTTATTAGACTCTACAGGCTTTGTAGAATTACCTTCAGTTGATGATGCAAGAGGTTGAACCTCCTTCACACCCCTACGAATAATACGCTCTTTCATAGGAATTACCTCTACAGTACGAGAGTTCTCTACAACCTTACCATCAGGCAATACCTTGTAAGTTACCTTAGTAACTTCTTTCCCTACAGAACCCTCAGAAAGAACCTCAGTCTTTCCTTTTTCTAACTCTAAAGAGTCTTCAAAACGTTCTGTAATCGGTAATTCTTTTGTACTACTGTTTGGCTTTGTTCCAAGCGTAATTACCGCAGACTTAGGATCTACTTTCTCCTCAGATACACTTGAAGATACCGCTCCACTGTACTTATCTACTTTGTAAGTCGTAGTTTTAGTTATCAAACCTTCGGTACCTTTCATAACTGAACGGAAACCAACTTCTTTTGTGTCATCCCCTCGATAAATCGTATCAAAAGCAATCAATTCTTTTTCTACTTTAGGTTTAATACCTTTATACACTACTCGGTAAATAAGTGGAACATCTTCTTTTTCACCCTTATTTTCCTCTGTGCGCTCTTTACCAACCTCAAGGGTACTATCACCCTCATAAGTGGTAATAACCTCTGTTTTGGGCTTCTCCTGCGGTTTAAAAGGGGTTTCTGGATTCTCTTTCTCTTTATCAGATACCGCAGGGGATGTTTTTGGTTTTTCCTCTTTTGGATTTGTTAAATGTTTGTCTTTCTCATCGACTACTACTTCATCTTTTACATAAACAGGGTCTTTTGGTTGACCCTTAATATAAGAACGAACCCAATCCAGTTGCTCTTTTGATAAAACCAAACCACCGCTACGGCTTCCTACAACACCATTTTGGTGAACTCCAATCAAAGCACCTTTATCGTTATAAAGACCACCACCAGACGCTCCGGGTTTTGTTCCCTCATAGCTAATTCCCTCTATACCTGAACCAAAATTAGTAGTACCTACTACCTCACTATCCAATACAGGAGACAAACGACCGTCAGGAAAACCATAAACAGAAACTTTAGCACCTTTTTCAACAGATGTTGACTCAGAAACCACTTCTACATGAGAAACCGCTTTGAAATCCTCTTTTAAACGAACCAAAGCTAAGTCATTTTTAAAACCAAATACAGAGTCTTTCTTATTCCAATAAATAATATCATCATCCGAAAAGTTCACAGAAGCGCCATTTGGTAAGGTTGCCTTATAAACAGTATTGGTATGACCTGACTTCGTAACAACCTCAGAACCCTTAGTTGTTAAAAAGTTATGAGCTACAGTTAGTACCAAGCTTGGTGCAATCAAGGTACCTGAACCTGAACCATCAGGAGTTTGAATATGAGTAGTCGCATAGAAATTAGTAGAACCGTTCGGAGCTTGTAGTACCTCTTTACTAGGCACAGGCAAATTCGATTTACCACTCAAATCGACTTTACCAACATCAGTTCTTGCAAAATCCGAAGAAGACGTAGATGGAGGAGTTACCGAATCTACTACCGCTCTTACAATTGTATCACCTAAAGCTAACTTGCTGACATATTCATCAAACCAAGTAGTATCACTTGCTAGTTTATTGACAGAAACTCCATTATAAGATACCACCTTGGTTTGAGGTGATTTTGCAATCAATTGTTTAAAGTCCGGATTCTGTCTCAAATGAAACTCTAAAGCGCTTCCTACAGAACCTTCCTGAACAACCTTATCTGAAATTAAACGATTGCCTTTAATATCTTCTACACGTAAGACTACTCGACCTGTTTCTTCACCTTTTACTAAAGTAGCTCTACCTCTTTCATCAAAACTATACAAAGCACCGTCAATTTCTTGTTCCAAGTCTTTTAAAGCTCTATGATTTTCATCATAGTAGTAACGGTTTGCACCATCTATATACCAACCCTTTATACCATATTTATCAACCATAGAACGAATCCAAGCTCTGTGCTTTTCCGTAAAGATAGTACCACTACCAATACGCTCACTCTCAGGAGCGTTTGAAGTATTTGTTCCGTGCTGGTGGATGCCGACTACTTCTCCCTTATCATTAAATAAAGGAGCACCTGAAAACCCACCTAAAGCTGAGGAATGATAAGTGACTGCACCACTCCCTTTATCGACACTGCTTACAGTTGTAGAAACTGAATAAGCCTTACCATCTTTCAAGCGAACTTTATTCTCATCACTTAAATTCGGAGTTGAAAAGTCATTAGGGTAGCCGACCATAGAGATACTATTACCCTTAGAAACCTCTTTATCGCTCAACTCTCTTGGCGAATCTTCACCATCTGTCATAGCTTCTACAGGCTTTTTAGTTACCACTACTGCTAAATCATTGCTATAATCTTTCCCAAAATCTTTTCCGTTATACAAATGAATAGAGTCTTTTTCAAGAGTTTCAGATACACCAGAAGTAGGTACTTTATTACTCTTCTCTGTCTCTGAGTTCATCACAACATAACTACGAGCAGACTCCCCACCACGCAGTACTGCAGACTTATCCTCTTGGTTTTTATCATAGTAATTATGAGCTACTGTTATCATGACATTTGGCGCTACAAAGACACCACTGCCAGATGCAGTTTGTTTCCCACTCGTACCACTGTCATAAGTCGTGTAAGTCATAGCAACACCTTCCGCAGATTTACTATGAACATCCACATCATGAATATCACTACCACCTTGAATAACATCAGCAGAAACAGGAGATACCGCTAAACCACTTGCTAAAATAACACCTGTGAAAATAGCTAAACTCAGACAACCTACTAACCCAAAGCTCTTATGCTTTCTAAACTTCCCTTGTCCTTTTACTTCTAACCCCACCCAAAGACCCTCTATACTTTCAATCGATTTTAATTAATTTTTATTATATCACAAACAAAAAGAAAAGCGCAAGAACTTTCTTACGCTGTTTCTACCAACTAAAACTTAGTTACCATAGTAAGTTGTTGGGTCAATACGAGGGTGTACCCAAGCACCACTTGCATCTACTCGATATCCGCCAACCCAAGTATCTACTGCTAATTCTCCATTATCATAAACATAGTACCACTTACGACCAACCTCAAACCAAGTGCTGGCTTTCATTGTACCATCTCCTTGAAGGTAATACCACTTCTCCCCATCTTGAACCCACTCATAAGCCATAGCTCCTGAACCGGGGATGTTATAATACCACTTCTTGTTGTAGTAAAGCCAACCTTCATTCATTTCACCTGAATTATTAAAGTAATACCAAGAACCTTTCAGATGATACCAACCGCCAGACTGCATATCCCCAAATTTATCAAGGTAATACCACTTGCCGTTATCTTTTACCCAATCGTGTTCAACTGGTTTCCCATTACGCAAGAACTGCCAACGACCATTGGTCTTTTGAATCCAACCCTCCGTCTTTGAAGTGGTATTTGCATTGATGCCTGTTGTTACCAAGTACGGAGCCTTAACTAAGTTCGCACGACCAAAGGATACCCGAACTGTCATACGATAAAGTCCCTTGTTCGTCTTGAAATCAATTTCCTGACGACCTGCTAAATCGGACTTAACGGTAACAACTTTACCATCAATTTCTAGCACCTTACCTTTAAAGTCATAAACTTTTAAATCATGAACACCTTCATCATCTGTTTTGACAATATCTGTATTCACATACTCACGCTTTTTATGCTCAATTGCAATCGTAGTTGTTGCATTTTCTCGACGGTCTTTCTGCTCTTTTTCTCTCTGAGCTTTTGCTTCTTTTTCCGCAGAGTTATCTGTTTTATTCATATAAACTTTACGAGTTTCTGTTCGAATAGATAAGTCCGTTTTCGCAGTTGCTCGACGGTCTTTTTGCTCTTTCTCCTGTTTTTGAGCGGCTTCTCTACGAGCAGCTTCACTTGAGTGATCAACTACCTCTGCACGTCTACGCTCCGTTGTCGCATTATTATTTTCTGATGCAGAAGCACTAGATACCACTCCTACACTTAAAGCAAAGGCGCTTAAAACTGCACCTGATACTAATAATTTCTTCATGTTTCAGTCTTACTTCACTTTCTTTTAATCTTATCTACTAGTTTACCAAACTTAATCTTCTTTTGTCAAGTTTTTCTCTTTTCGACTAGACCAGAACTTAACTAACTCACTACCTAAAATCAAAAATAAAGGCACTAACCAAGTGCCTATAATAAAGTAAATTGCTATTGTTACTAATTTATTCAACTTTTCACCAACTCAAAAAACAACATTGAAAATTCTAACCGCTGCCATAAGGTTTCTAATTCATCTTCTTTGGTAAAGACAAACTGCTCTAACTGTTGTCTTCTTTCAGTTTTGATGCCATTACTTTCTACAGTTTTTGCAAGTTTCAACCAGTCTTTTTCTAAACGATCTAAGATAGACAGCTCTTTTGCAGAACTACTTTCTGTTTTAAATGATTGTGTGGCTTCTAAATCTAATAAACGCTTGCGGTAAGGTTCTGTTAAACACTGCGCTTCTTGAATCTGTCTCAAGTATGATGCAATGGTTTTATCGGATACCACTACTCTTGTTCTTAAATTGACTGGGTGGAACTGTTCTCTTGTATGTAAGTAAGCAAAAACCTTATAAATATTTTCTTCACGCTTTCCTGCTGATAGGGAAGCCATCTCTCTTAACTTATTTGACACTTTGTAACCCACCTTCTTTTCTGTGCTTTGCAGTCCGAATCTCAACTACTAAACTTAATAAAAAGTTCATAACCGCATCTTCTTTTATAAAGTACGCAGTCTCCGCTCTACGCAATAACCACAATTCCGCTTTTTCAGAGTCTGTAAATTCAAAAGTTTCAAAAAAGCCACTAATTTTTAAATAAAATGGAGACTCCGAACACAGTAAAGAAACCTCTGCTTCAGGAGTAAATACAAAACCGTCAGTAGTTACTTGATACCCCCAAGCAGATAAAATTACCTTAAAATCAGTATCCCGAAAATCCCTAAGATACCCTGCTAAATGACCTACCTGAACTTTTTCTTTTTCAACATATCGTGGCATATTTTTAAATTGCTTATCCAATTCTTTACGCCAAATGCGAGCAATTAACTTTCGTTTCACTTTCGTCTAACCTGCTTTCTGAAAATCAAATTTGTAATCTTAGTTTATCAAAAAAGTAGAAAAAAGTCAAGTAAATCAAAGACTTCTTCTACTCTTATTTTATATTCGTAATTGATAACCTGTAGCAGCTTGGAAAAATTCTGCAAAACCGTAGTCAGAAAGACAGAAAGATACCGACTTAGGTAGCCAAACAATCAAATCTAACGGAATAACATAGTTTTCAGCAAACCTAACGAACTTACTATAAAGACGATTTGCTTTTAAAACTTGTTCTAATGTTTGAGTTGGGTCTACAACCAATATGTGATGCAACTGTTTCAAGTCACTAAGAATAGTGGTGTATTGATTTACGTTCAAGTCTGGGTTATCCAAATCGAAAATATAATCTGCTCTATAGTAATCAAGACGAGTATTCAGTTTAGCAAAGTCATAAATATTAGGTAGGATAAACTGTTTTAAATCTTGAAGGTCTTTCTCTCTTGTAGAATAGAACTTCATAATTGCTAAGTCCTCCCAAGAAAGTACAAAAACAGTCAAATTTGAATAATTCAATTCTTTATCAAATGAAACCTCAGAAATGTCTGGAACTACGAAAATCTTCTCAACATCGTTAGACAGTTGAAAGGTTTGTAACTGCTCAACAGTCAAAGGCAAAGAACCAATGTAATCAATATCTCTTGTTTCTCTATATCCACCTGAAAGCAAGGATACCGCAGAGCCACCTGTGACAATAATTTTAGCAAATTTGTCTCGGCATTCTAGTTCTGAATTTAGTTGACTTAACTTCTCTAAAATCTTATTGTACGACAACGTTTGATAAGGTGTAAACATCTTCTTCTCCTAACTCCTTTGCAAAAGTGCGAGTAGACCAAACTCTTTTAGGTAAGTGAATAGAACCGCTTAAGACCAAATTACAATTCTCCTCAGAATTAAGCCAATTTAAAGCATCAAGCGTTTCTTTTTGCCTTGGTTTATCCAAAGAAAAATAAAGAACTTCGTGTTTTAGAATTAAGCGCATTTTATTAATTAAATCAAGTTTTTCCAAATTAAAACCCTCCGTTCCAATTCCTTTGTTTAGTGTAACATAAACAGAAAACAAGCGCAAGGCTTGTTTAAATCAAGTAAGTTAAGAAGTTGAAACTTTATGAAAATTCCTATCCTCACTAGCTTTGTAACGTTCATCTAGGTAAGCATCAAAATGTAAAGCCAATTTTCTTAACAAATCAACCGTAACTTCATTTGTTATAGCACTTATATAAGTCCTAGACAACTCAAATCTATCTCGTTCTAGCTCATTAGCAAACTCATACAAATATACATGTGCATCGTTGTTGTCTTTTGCAAAATAATAAGATAAGGAAAACTTTTTACCTCGATACCGCACCATGTACTTACCTGAAATAATACGAGTAGGTAAAGGCGGATACGGACTTGATGGGTCATTTTCTCCAAAATAAGTTTCTTTAACAGAACCTTTAATTACCTCAACCTCAACTGAATCTAAAAAGTGTAATAAATCAGCTTCTTTTAAAAATCCACCAATGGAAACTTGAGAATTTAAAAACATAAAACCTCCAAAAATAATCAAATTAAATTAAATTTAAACGCTCTAATTTGCTCCGTATCGCATTTTAAATCTTTAAAGTATAATTTCTACCTCTTTGATAATTGAGACGAAACTGGGGCAAATTAAGACAGTCTGAGAACGAATTAGGACAACTCAGAAGGTGAGGATACCCAATGAGTGTAACTCTCTGAGGTTGTAGGAGTCTCAAAGTTAAAGGTGTGACCCTCTTTTAATGACTTAACTTTGCGAATATAAGTTAAATCATAACCCTCTTCGTAACCCTCACAATCGCAGTTACAACCACAATCACAGTTACAATCACACTCATATTTTCGATCTAGTTTGTACCATAGTTCTTTGAACTTAGCTAAAGACATAAGAGAAAAAGTTTTAGTAGCAAACCCTATTGACTTATCAGTAGAAGTTACTGTACAAAAATGCAACTCCCTTGGTGTATAAGCCAAAACAAAAGCATACAAAACATTTAAAGCAAAACTACCATCTTCATGTTTTATGTAATTAGAAGTACCACTACTCTCAGCAAAACTGACTAGACTTTCTAAATCCGCAACTGAAACCTCAGCAAACTCATGTGGATTTTGGATACCCTTATCATAAAACTCAATTAGATAAGTACCTATTTCATCTCTTGTTGAATAAGAGTAAGAGTCAAAGTCTACAACAACACCTGATAAATATTTAGGAGAATTAGCCCGTTGACGTTCGGCTCTAAACTCTTCAAATGTACAAAATCCTTTGTAGTAAGGAGACTTAAAATCGGACTTCTTAGTCCAATCTAAAAGACCTAGTTTATAAGACTTATAAGTAAAGTTATTTGCATACTTTTCCAAAAAAGCAATTAAAGGGTTCTTCCCAGAACCTGCAAAGTAAAACTCTACTTTAGTTTGTTGAGCATAAAATAAAAGCTCTTGAATGTCGGATTGTTTTACTGTTACTGTGTTCATGAAGTGTATCTCTTTCTCATCAATTTTCTTTATTATATCAAAAAAGATGAACTTTGTCAAATAAAAAGAGAACTCAAAATCCTCTAAGTTTTAACTTTCTGATAATTGTACATAAAGAGCAGACAACATATTTGCTAGTTTCACATAGTCATCATAAGTGGAAACTCTACGCTTTGCATGAACACATTCAATCAAAGACACTTGTGTACCCGTTAATTCAATAATTTGTTCGTTTAATAATCTCCACAAAATAGAACGATAAAAGTCTGGTACATAAAACTCCGAGAAAAGCTCAAGCTCATCAATCGACTTTCTCATCAAAGATACCCAAACTTCTGCTTTTCTAAGTTCTACCTTAGACTTATTATCCAAATAGCTATTGAAATAGTGCAAAATCTGAAAGATTTCGCTGTCATAGCGTTTTTCCATATTATCTATTCTCCAATCAAACGTACAAAGTTAGAGCCTTTTAACTTAAGGTCTTTAAACTGTTTATTTAGTTCCATAAAGGACATAGATTTAGCTTTGTCAAGAGTTTCTTTCGTGCTAAACCAATAATAGTTTAAGTGCCAGTTAAACTCAGAACTATAAATACTAACATACTCTGTATAAGGTGCTGAACGTGAAAGTTCTACAACTACATCCGTTAAGTCAAATTGAACAAACTCATCTAACTTCTCGAAACTACTGTCGAGTTGTTCTTGAGGTGTACCATCTTCGAAAATCAGATAAAGGTTTTTATGAGACCAAAACGAATCGGAAACAAGGATACCGAGTGGGATGTTTAATTCTTTCAGCTTTTCTTCTACTTTCTTATAAAGCAACTGTGACACTTCTTCTGTATATTGAGCTTTCAATTTGAAGTAATCCTTTAACTTTAAAAACTCTTCTTCCGTCTCATAAGGAATATAATTCCAAGGTGTTTTTACAAAATCTGGTAGTAGTTGCAAAGTAGACCAATAATCAGAAGTGCCAAACTCCATATTTTTATCAATATAATTATTGTACAAAGGAGACCATTCTGATCGTGAAGGTTTGAACTTATCTAAAATGCAAAGGCGCTCACCAAAAATAACAGGTAGTTTCACTACTCTAGTTGGGGTTTTCAAATTAACTTCTTTATACCAAACACCAAACAAAAACTCTGGGTTTTCTTTGAGTTGGAAGTGCATTATTTCATACGGGTTTTTATTTTCAAAGACAAAGTAACCATCTGGGTAAGAAATGTTAAATGGAGTTAAACCTAACATCTTTAAATAGTTTAAGGTACTCTCCATCATGTTTTTGTTTTCTTTAGTTACATGTTTTCGTTTAATTCTTTTGTTCATTTGAAGGTACCTACTTTCTTACCACTGTCTCGTTATGGACTGAGACAGTACCTTGAGAGGGGTTATCAGATAAAGAGATTGTAACTTTTCTAATAGAACCAGTTCCTTTTTCTCGGAAAAAGTCTGCATAGTTCTCCATAGCAGCTATCGCATCATCTAGACTAAACCAACGAGCCTTAATTCTTAAGTTTCCACGGTCATCTATAGAGACGAGGTTTTCATAATAAACAATCGGAGTTAATGAAAAATCAACTTGAGAACTGTTTTGGCGAAGTTTTTCTATCTCTTGTTCTTTCAAATAAGCTTCTGCTTCTTTTTTGGTTTCAAAAACTTTTGAACCTACTTTGTACTGTTTGATTTCTTCTAGTTTCATTTTTATACCTCTTTAAATTACTAGATTTGCTGGGAGAGTTTCCAAAACGGAGATACCCTTGGTGCTAAATAAAATAGTCAGTGCTTCCACTCCAAATTTAGGAATATATGCTAATTCCAATGTTTTCTTGTTGAAAAGATAAACCTTATCTTCTTGTTCTAAGTGCGCTTTTTGTATGCGGTAAGCACTCACTTCACTCAGAGAGTTAAACTTAAGATGTTGCACTGTATAACTGTAACCAATTAAGTCAAAAACCAACTCTTCTAAACTTTTAGGTGTTTCAATTACTAGAGTTGGTGCTAATGTAAATTCTATTGGTTTCATTTAATTTACTCCATTCAAGCGCTCTTCTGCAGTTGTTAAAATCGAACTTATCGTTTGTAGCTCCTCTAAAGTCAAAAACTCAACTAAATTCAAATTTGCTTTAGATAGAATATTTTTCTTTAATCGAGTTATCAACGCACTTGTTTCAGCACCTTCTTTCGTCAAATGCAGCAAGTAATCTTTAGCATACGAGTCAGCAACCAAACCATCTACATAGCGATACCGATTCTGATTGGTTGTTATATAAGTAGTTCCAACTTTCGCAACTACTTCTTCTTTTACTCTCCCGATTGTATCTACCATATAAGTAGAAGAAGCGCTAATTTGTTCAATGTAAACGATTTGACCTACTTGAAAATCTTGTTTACTATATTTCATTTGTCTTTCTGACATAACCAATCAACCCTTTTCTAATTCATTTTCTTTATTATATCAAAAATATTTACTTTTGTCAAAGGAAAAGAAAAACGAAATCTTATGATTTCGTTTAATCTAAACTATCTACATAATTTACTACAAACTGTGCAAAAGCTCTACCCTCTGCTTGTGCTTCAAACAAATAACAAGCATAATTAGCTCTGTTGAAAAAAGACTCATTTACTTGCAACAACAAATCCATAGAATCAACCAAACGACTAAGTTCAGGTAGCTTCTCACAAATCAAATCAACTAAAATCTCAGGAACTTTATCCTCTGAGGATACCACACCAAGCAACTCTCTCGACCAAGTATGAAGAAGCTTGTGCTCCTCTTTTTCCATTGAAATAACAAACATATAAAATCCTTTCTACTTAACCGACTTTAACAAGTAAAATCATAAGCTAAAAACTTCTTATTTCGTAGTGGAATATAAATGGTACCGTTATAGTAATCATCCAAACCTGTTTGGTAAACATAATAGGATACCGAAGGTGGAGCTTGATTTACAAAGTCAACCTCTTTATCAATCTTGGAAACTATACGGTAATTTCTACAATTATCTATAAAACCACAAGAATAGTCAGTGAACATAGCACCCACTAATCGGTTCACGTATTCGTACAAAACAGAACAGTCACTGTAAAATTTACTTGAAGTCTTATCTGTTAAGGTACAAATTATCTTAGGCATAGCAACATCTTCAAAATCTTCCAAACCTACATACAAAAATGTACCACCCAATTCATCTTGGTTTTGGTGTAACTCAGAGTAGGTACGAACTAAATCCTTAATTTTCTTGGGAAGAATAACTCCCGCTTTCTTCTTCTGCCGTTTGTTCATCTTCTACCCTCACTGCTTTTTCTATCCTCTCTTTCGCAATCTCAAAATATTGCTCAGTCAATTCCATTCCAATAAAGTTACGACTTGTATTTACACAAGCAACACCCGTTGAACCACTTCCCATACAGTTATCTAAAACCAAGTTACCTTCATTAGTGTAAGTTTTTATCAACCATTCCAACAGAGCAACTGGTTTTTGAGTAGGATGATAGTTTTCTTTCTGTTGATCTTTGGCGAAAATCTGAACACTGAGGGGATACCGCTCTGTTGAGTCATAACCTACTTGACTTTCTCCGTAAGAGTTGTAATTGGAAGCTAAAACCTCTGACTTCTCTTGATGTCTTTCTACAGACTTTTTCCTACTAGACTTACTCGACACCTTACGAGGATGCCCCTTTGTCATCTGAGGGTTATAAGTTGGTAACTTCTTATAGAAAACCAAAATGTTCTCATGCGCCTTCATAGGCATCTTTTTAGCATTTAGAAAACCAGTTGGAGCAGTCTTTTGCCAAATGATTTCGTACCTTAAATCTTTAAGGTTGGATACACCGAGAACCTTGTCAAATGGAGTTTGAGCGAATAAGAGAATTACTCCGTTATCTTTTATAATACGATTATATTGTTTCCACAATAACTCCAAATCAATTACACTGTCCCACTTGTTCTTAGTTGTTCCGTAAGGTAAATCGCACAAAATGAGGTCAATGCTTTTACTTGGAATCTCTTTCATAAGTTCAAGGCAGTTGCCTTGTTTTAAATCAATCAAAGTCATAATTCAAACCCTGTAAATAAGCAACTGAACTTGGAGACAAATAATCTACAATAGAGTTATCGCCACATTCGTTAAACGCGCTTTCAAAATGCAAAGGAGAATAATCTGTATAACTGTATTGACCACCTTTATAACCCTCAAAAGTTCTACCAGAAGTTAACTCGTACAAAGCATCTTCTAGTGTCGAAATAGGTACGTAGTCAGACTCTACATCAAAAACTAAGACTGGTTCAGAATAGATACCCCTCCAAGAACCGTAACCGCTTAAAGGGCGAATCAGCAAAGGCAAAGTTGTTAGATATTTGCAATAATTTATGTCCATTTTTACTCCAATTCTCATATAAAATTTACTTTAGTATATCATAAAACCTTTGAAAGTCAAGGGTTTACGCAATTAAGTCTACAAGAAATTGTGAACTGATATAATCGACAAAGGCACTATCTGTACCAAAATCTCCAATTTCATAGCACAATTTTAATCGACTTAGAACTTTGTCTAACTCCTCCAAAGTAGGAAACCAAAGGAAACAGTTCAAATCGTAATGATTGAACAACAAATTCACAAATAGAGTTGCAGTTCGCTTATTACAGTCATGGAAGAATTGTCTACGCATGAGACAAAGATAGAACACTAATGTATATTCAATTTTTACATATCGGTCAACATCCTCAGAACTTAATATGTCTTGTGTAAAAGACAAAAAATCATTAAACTCAGCTTGCGCTTCTTCTCTTGATACCGAAGGTGGTTGGTAAGTTGTGCCACTTATAACTACTGGAAAATCCTTAGAACGGAAATGACCTTCTAGTTGTGGTTTGTCTGTGACTCCACTTGAAATCAGTTCGTGCAAATCTTCAAAAGTAGTTATATTTACATCAGAGGAACTAAAGAGATGTACGAAAATCCATGCTTCGTAAAGGTTTAAAAGTTCTTTCCTTGTTTTGTAACCAAAAGGTAGAGGTTCGAAGTGTGTATTTACACACTGTTGAACTTCTTCTTTCGTTAGAACATAATCTTCAAAGACAGTCGAACGAGCTACAATATCTAGTAAATTATGACCTAAATAGGTTTGAAATAAAGTAGTCATAAAATTTTCCTCTTTAATCTCTATATTCAAAATTTAAGTATAACGCTCCAAAATAAGTGCTTGAAATTTTTAACTCTAACGAAGAAACCTCACTCAACAACTGATTGAATTCAGATAGATAACGAGTTGCCAACATACCCATACGTTTTCTAAGCATCCCCTCCCTTGGAAAATACTCAGAATAAATAACCGAAATTGGAAACCAAGCGAGATACCCCGTTGGATTAGTTATCAAAGTTAAATTATTCTCATGATCAACTGCTAAATAAAGAACTTGGTATTCATGACCCCACCTAATATAACGAAAACTTTCATTGAGATTTGAGTCTGACAAATAAGCTTTCATTTCAAAAGGAGTTTGGGATTGACCTAGGACTTCCCTTAATTTATCTTTTCGCTTAGGACGCTCCCATATCTTTGAAACGAACGCTAAATCACGGTCTTCTTTGGTTTTGAATAGTTTAAACATCGGAACCTACCTCAAATCAGTCATTTTTTTTTTATTATATCAAAATAAATAAAATTTGTCAATAATAAAAAGAGGTAAAAACCTCTTTTCTACAATAAATCGTGGAAGTTCAACAACCGTCACTCTTTGAATTCTCTTTTGATAACCCTTTCAAATCTGATTGTGCAAATTTCTCCACGTATAAAAGTAAATACCTATCTAACTCTGGGAAAAAATCACGCTCCACAGAGAGATACCCTCCCCAGATAAAAGTAAAACGAGTAACACCTATCCAAGTCAAAACCTGAAAAATCCAAAAATCTAACGGTGTTGTATTATAATCTAAATTTAACAAACTGCCAACCTCCATTAAAACAAACAAATAAGCAATAATATATAAACCTTGTTTTACTAAATAATCTTTTCGTAATTCTTCAATTCTTGGCATAGTCAACAACCACCTTTTAAATTTCTGGACAACCTGTGAAACGATAATAAACCATAGGAATATCTGACCCATTTGTTTTGTAAGCATAAACAAGAAATCCCTGTTTAATATACTTCTCCGCTTTAGCTTTCGACAAAACTGGTGTAATAAGATTCCATCCACGTCGATAAGTCTGAGTAACTAATTGATAACACTTACCGTTAAACAAAACACGATCCTTTTCAGTAATCGTATAAGTTCTATGACCTATTTTTAATTCAAATGGCTCAAACATAATAAAACCCTTTTACCCCCTATAAACCTACAGACTCTTTAGCTAATTTATCTACTAACTCATTAGAAGACACACCGCTATGACCTCGAACCCATATAAAGTCAATCTGATGAAGACCTTTCATGTAAGCCAAACTCATCAAATAAGCATGATATTTCGAGATTGGAGAACTATTTGTCGCTCCCCAACAAGCAACTCCATTTACCTTAACGGTACTAGGCGCTACCCAACGGAAGATACCCTCATAATCACAAATAATCGTAATTGAAGTCAAACCTCTTTTAATAGCATCTTCTATAGCTAAACCAAAAGCAGTAATTTCACCTGCTACGTTACGAGCAGTTGCGAAATTCTCTTTTGAACCAGACTGCGAACCACTTCCTACTAAAGTACCGCTATCATAACAAGCAAAAGCTCCACCATAAACACCCGTTGTTGTGTTAAAAGAACCGTCAACCGCATAAACAAAACCATTTAGACCCATTGTAAATGGATCTATTTCCTCTGCTACTTGAATGCTTCCCGAGATACCGCTACTCGACTTATACGAAACTGCTAAACTTTCTTTAGGAACTACAACAGTGCCTTGTAAAAAAGCTTCTGCTTGCTCTCTTGTTGCAAAACTCTTAAAATCTGCTCCGGGTAAACCTTTCACAATCGCTTCACAAGACTTCCAATCTTCGAAAATCTGATTCGTATTACGAACTGCATAGAATTTTGTTTTCTTTTTTGCCATAATTATCCTTTCATTAATAATCTAAGAGAAATTAAAGTACCTACAACCATCAAAACTTGGGCTATCAAATCTAATTGATATGACCACTTAGTGTTATAAACTAAAATCATAGCTAAACTAGATAAACCTGCATAAATTAAGTTAAATAATAGCGCTGAACTTGCTTGCTTATCTGAAAGTTGTAAATAATATTAAAGTTCTGGAGACTGCTTTAAACAAACAAAGCTACTAAACTAAAGTAAGCCTATGATAATCAAAATTTAATCTTACCATCCTTCATATAAAACCACAATGTTGAAAAAACCCCTAAACTATAAAGATATTCAAAAGTCACTGTGTTAAGTTTAGAAACCTTAAACTGTAAAAGTGCAAAATCTACTACAATCAAAAGAAGACAAAATAAACATAAAAACCAAAAAGCAAAATGTAAAAACGCTCTATGTTTAGAATAAGTTGAAAACTTACCAAGTCTAAGATACCGCTGACCTACCTCAATTAAACTATACAACCAAATAAAAGTCAGAAAACTAGTTAAAACAAAATAAAACATAATCAACACCCCATCTAAAGTAACTGAACTGATAGTACCACATAGTTCGGTTGTAAACCTTCAAAACCTTGTAGAATGTAAGTTACTTTAACATAGATAATACGCCCTGTATAGGTACCACCTTGGTATTCCTGTAGCTTTAAAGTATCTCCAACTTGAAAGTTTCTATCGTTGTAACGAATCTCAAACAACTTCTCTTTAGAAACCACTTTTTCAAAATACTCAGGTGCAATTTTTAATTCATGAATCATAAACGAACTAACAAACCTCACTTTACATAAGTAAATAAATCAAAAATACCAAAGTTATCTAAAACTCAACCGATTTTCTAAACTCTTTTAAATATAACTTAGAAACCATAAAATTAAACAAATTGTCAAACTTATAAATAAGTTTACCTGAAGCATCTCGTTTAACATCATCTCCAACTAAGATATAAAATAAAACAGTAACAAAATTAAAGAAACTATAAGCAAAGAAAAGCAATGCAATGACTAATACAAATTCATAACTAATACCAACAAAACTTCCATCAAACACTTTCTTTAAGTCAGGACTCAAAGCTAACAAGAACACAGACCAACTTAGAATAATAGAAAAACCAAATAATAAATATTTAAAAGAGTGATATCTATGCTTTAAATAATCGCTAAACATACTTAATCACCCCAATCGTAAGGCTCTGCCGTGTCAAATTCTGCAACTAATTGAGGATAACCTACCTCTGTTTTTATCGCTCCGTTTACCAACCCAAATAAGTTTAGACGACCCTCCTCAGAATCATCAAAACCTAAAATCTTCAACTCTACAGAACTATTAGGTGGAAACTGCGACAAAAAACTTATTAATTCTGAAACATTCATTTCAATTCACCTTCCTGCTTAATCAACAAATCCAAATAAGTGTCAATAATCTCAATACACTCTTTGAAAATACGCTCACTATCTAAACTCATAGTCAACGTCTGTGCAGTTCTTAGGATACCCAACTGTTCTTCTGATAAATCTGAAAAGTTCTTTTTGTTAACTTCAGGTGCTAACTCTAAATACTCAGAAACACTTACTTTAGGAGCGCACAAAGCAATATACTTATAAGAATCCTTGGCTTTGTTTAACCAAATTTTCGCTTTCTCTAAGTCTTGGATACCGCCCTTATGTTTATAGCGAATCACATATTCTGTAACTGTAGCAATCATGTGAGGAAAACAAGAATGCAAAGAAAAATCCCAAGACTCAATTTTATTTTGTGTATAGCGAGAAGGATTTACCAACTCTTCGTTTTCAACATATTTCTTAGTCATATCGTCTAAACCACACTTTCTATCAAATAAAGAACAAACTACCTACTAATACAATAACAAACAAGATCAAATCCATCACAAAAGTTAACCAATTGAAATTTACATCTGTAATATCTTTTGGACTGAAAAATAAATAAACTAATAAAGAACTCACAGAATGGATTAATATAAAGAACAGAAATCCTTGTACTGGAAATTGAAATTTACCACCAAATAGAGCATCTTTCAAGCCAAACCCAATTACCGTACTAAGAAAACGAAACAAAGCCGTCCAAATTGCAATATCTATAAAAGTTCTTAGCAATAGTTCAAATTTAGACTTACTTCTATTTGTTCTTGTAAAAAATCGGAACTTCATCCTTTACCATCTTTCTAAATAATTTTCTTTTAGTATAACACAAAAACCCTTGAAAGTCAAGGGTTTTACTAACCTAGTAATAGAACTCATTATAATATTCTCTGTAAGAAACAGACCAAGAAGTAACTTTAGCTTTTGCAATCTGAGACTCGAAATTCAAAGAAAGCAACAATTTACCTGACGGATACGAGAAGTACATAGGAGAGTCTTTATCAACCACGGCAACCTTACAACCATAACGTTCACTATAACCAAATTGGAGGACTTCTTGTGTTGAATAGTAAATCTCACCACCCTTAGTTTTATACTTTATCTCAATATGTGAACCAACTCTCATATTTAAATCCTCCTTCAAATTAAAACCCTCTAAAACGCTCTCTATTCCATTTTAAGTTTAAACCATACAAATAATCAAATGTGGATTTAAAATCAAATCTGAGAAAACCTGAGAGGGTTTAGAGGGGCGTTTTTGTTAAGTAATCAAAAATAAAGTTATTGTTGATTAGCTAATACTAAAGCTTCGTAACTCAAATAAAGTACATTATCATAGATATAAAACTCAGCAAGAACCTCATGTTCTACACTCTTATACAAACTATCGAAGAAAGAATTTGCAGCCACTTGATTATCTACATAAGCTTGAGAAAGAACGTAATGCTCTATTCCATAAAGATATAGAGGTTCACTGTTCCAAATTTCTTCAATGTTTAAAGTTTCACAGCGTAAAAAGATTAGTTTAACATCAAACAAAGTTTTGTTACTAGATTTAACTGGAAGTTGACTAAGAATACTGTTTGAGAAATAATGAACTTGAATGTTACCACCCAACCCACCTACATCAGTTCGAAGTAAAGTTAAACCTTCAATACCCAGAGTGTAAGCAACAGCTTCAGATAGCGCTTGAGAAATAACAAAATTATTTGCATTTGTCCTATTTGTTTCTAACATAATCTTCTACCTCAATGTTTTCTTGTATTTATTATAACAAAAGAAGTTTTATTTGTCAAGTGGAAACTTAGCAAATAAAACTTCTCTCTTTTAATCTTCTAAAGTGTAAATAAAGTAAGCATTGATGTAACCTTGCTCCCCTTCAAAACGATTAGGTGTATAAACTACAGATAAACTCGATAAGTCTGGGACACCACCCCTATCTTGAACATCTTGAAGAGCTTCATCTAAGTATTCTGCTAGACGATCTGAAGATTTAGCTGAGATATGTTTTGTTCTGTACTTCAACTTAAAATCACCTTTACTAATTTACTTATCCTTGGTCTTGTTAACCTTAAACGGAACGTCTTTATAACCTGCTAAAGTTCTCAAATTACTTACGCACAAGTAAAATAACGCAGGTTCTTTTTCACTATCTACTCCCCAAGAAGTAATTAACTCAGGAATGAGGAAAGAGTCTTTTCCACGAACACAGCGCTCTAAAATGCGCTCAATGATACCCCAATCAGATATATCAAGTTTTCCCAAAGCACCCTCTAAATTAGAGAACAGCTCTGCAATTTCTCTACGAGTAAGGTCTCTTGTGTCATCTTTAAGTTGAATCCATCTAAACAAATCATGCTCTAAACTTGCTATACTTAAAAGAATAACTTTCTCATAAGAAAGATCTAAACTACTTTGAGGTAGAGCACTCGGCAACTGCGTTAAGTTTAAAACAGTACCTAAAGATAAAGCACTTTCGTAAAAAACTCTCGATCTTCTCTCTAAATAATATCGAAAATGATAGATAGCATTAACCCAATGACTTTTATTTAACAAAGATAAAAATACTTCAACCCCCATCAAGGTATATAAAGCATAATCCACATAAGGAATAACCCCTACATACTCATGCACAAAGAAACTACAAGCCGTCAATAAGACTAAAATCATAATAGCTTGTAAATCTAATAGACGACCTACAAAACGAACAACTTCAACAAACGGTGAAAAGAAATAACGTAAGGCATTTAAAGTATAAAATACAAGAGCCTGTAAAGAACTCAAAGGTTTAACTTTCGCTTTGTAAACCCCACTTAAATTAAATCCTGAATTACCATCCGATAAATAAAACATCAGTCTCTTCTTAGAGGCCCCTTTAAGTAAATCAAAAGAAACTACTGAACCAAAGATACCGAATGAACTGTAATCAGAAGCGTAATAATAACGGTCTTCATAGTCCAAAAAGTAAGTTGGTCGAACTACGCTAGGGAAGAAAATGTCACTCTGAGGTTGGGTACCTCTATAGTAACTATCCTTTAAAGAAACCTTAGTCGAAACTCGACTTACTGTATACTGTTGTGAATTATCCATGATAATTCCTCCTTAGAATAAAAATATTATTTTTAAACTAAGGTTTAGTGTAAATAGAATAGAATTAAATAGAATAAACTAAACTTAGTTTAAGAAGATCTACAACCATATTAGATTATAAACCCAATAAACCAAGTTTTACCAAAATACCCCCAACCTAAGTTGAGGATATTTCTCGAAGGAAATATAAACCAAACGGAGTGATATTCCCTAACGTCCGTTAGAACTCATTACTCTTACTTATTAGTTTAACACAACTTAAAATTGTTGTCAAGAAAAACCTACTGAATTTGATGAACTTCTAAAGGAACGTCATGACTCCAGTCAAAAACTCGTTGTGCTTGTGACTCAGCACTTGAAGCACTGTTCCAAAAACGAACCCCAAACTTACTTTGAGTATACTCAATGTGATACCCTTTATCTCTTCTTGAATAAGATAGTTTTGAAACATAAGCTCCAATACGTGGATTATATAAAACGAACTTTTTCATAAACGAAATTACCTCACAATTTAACTTTGATTAATTATCCCGTTTAAACGAGATAATTCTTCTCTATCTGCATAGTTATCCTTCAAAATGTAACCATGAAACCTCACCGCCCAAACCTCACTTGGATGGCGCTTCAATAACAGGTTCTGTGTCTCAACATCTTCCTGTTATCGACTCCTTTTCTCACTATACGGTCTAAGCCTGAGTTCTCTTTACGTTCAACGTAAGGAGTTCACTTCTTAAACTAATAAGGTGTGACAAGGTGCAGGTGTTCCTCTTAGTCACCTGAGGAACTTTTGCCTCAAGTGCTAACCTTTTCGTCTCCGAAACGGTTTTTAATAAGTGTCGTATCCAATAACGAGCACCGATGTTATATGCAGCATTTAGATCTGCATTATAAAATTTGCCACTTGCGAACTGAATGATACTATAAGGTATTTCCTTACTGATTTTCCAACCTCGTGTGACAGTCCCTGAACCGTCAAAAGCCAAGCGACTAGTATTATATGCATTGACACGAGCAATTCGTAAACCGTATCTGTGAGCTTTCATACCTAAAACAGAGAAGATACGTTTATAGCGCCAAAAATGAACACGTTTAACCGCTTGTTTTCCTTTAAACTCTAAATATTCCAGCACAAAGACATCAACGCCGTGTTGACTTCCAAACTCAAAAATAGCTTGGGCAGTTTTATCCGCAATAGCTTGAAAGATACCAGAAACTCTTTTCCACAGTCGAGTATTCTTCTTGTTACCTCGTTTTTGGTTTCGCTTAATGCGCCCCAACTGAGTGTTTAATCGGTCGTGTTCTTCGCTGAAATGAATGAACTTTCGAGCGTAAACCGTACCGTCAGCACCCATAATGCAACAAGTAGCATCTGTATTCAAACCTAAGTCAATAGCGCAAATCTTTTCAATCTTGTCCTCTGCTATTAAAGGAACGCTTTCCTCATAAGAAAAAGTTGCGTAATAACGACGACCTTTCTTCTGAATAATAGGTACATTTTGCTTTTTATTTGCTAAAATTTTCTGATAATAATTACAATCAGAAGTTTTTAAAGTATAAGTTTCATAAACCCAATCCCCATTTTTGAAAACCTTAAGGTCAATCGCTTAGGTGATAGGGTTAAAATTACGGAAGAGGTTCTGTTTATAGTAAGCAGGGTAATCAAAATGACAAGTCTTCAAGCGAGGAGGTTGAGGTAGTTTTTCACCTTTTGCCTCTAATTCTACTTTCTTTTCTTCCCAATTTGCTAAGTTACTGCGATAAGAAGAAACAATACCAACTGACTTCATAATGACAGCTCTGCGTAAATATGAAGGAAATTTAGGAAACTCCTCATCAAAGCTATAACGAGCTTCATTTCCTTTTGTGGAATGAATCAGTTTCTCAACACATACCATACGCTGATTCGCAAACTCAAAGTCCTTCATTTCGTCCCAAGGCGTATCCACAATAGGGATAATAAAATGAAGTGCTTCACGATAAATAGTGATGGAGTTTTCTAAAGCTTTTAAATCACCATTTAATTTAATCGCATAGCTAGACAGTATCTTCACATCAACAGTTCCTTTCTTTTAACATACATCTATTATACCATAAACGATTTGAGATTTTAAGTCCTCAGAGAACTATCAGATATACAAAGAACACCTCTTGTTGAAATTACATTGTTACCCATAAAATTTACCTGCTTTCTAACTTAACCAATTACAAAGATTTCAAATTTACTTAAAGTAATAAACATTTCTTAACTGATTTTGTAAAATATCTAAATAAAGCTGCACTTGTAAAGGACTGCGAATTGATTTTATCCAATCAGATAATACTAGTTCTGACTTTTTAGTGTTTTCAAAGCTAACCCAAACATTACTCTCTTTCCAGTCTAAACTATCTAATAGATATGAAGACATAACCTGAACATTATGCTCAAACCTCCAAGGTAGGAAGTTTAATTCTACAGAATGAACCTTTCTACGTTCGCCTGTTAGCAAGGTAATTTCTATATTAGGGTAATGCTCATCTATCTCATAATAAGTGTCGTACTTCTGCGTAACTTTTAACTCACGCTTACGACCCGGTTTCTTGAAACCACCTGTAGTAATTACACAATCACACAAGTACAAGAGTTCCTCTAATAAGGCTTATTTTTCTCTGTTTCTGAAAGCCATACCTATCTACCACCTTTCAACTTAACCACACCTCAACTATAAAATAATACTTAACAATAATCTTGAACTGCAATTAAACCCAACCAATAAGCTAAAACTTGGTCTTTCTTCCTAATCTGAGGTAGAACTTGTTTCAAAAACATAGTTGGATTATTTTGTAACTCAATCCAATCACAACGAAGACTTAAACCCTTACCAAACCAAATAGTACCGTTCTCCTTAAATGGTCTACTTGCAATCTCTACTACTTGTCTATTCCCACCAAACTTGTCAATCTTAATGTTGTGGTAATCATAACCTGCAGTGTCTTGTAAGGTAAAGGAAATAGTACCTTTAGAACAACCGACCCAAACTAAATATTCACCACCAAGAGGTGAGGAGATACCGGTGGGGAACTTACCCATAGGATAAGAAGACTGTCCCTCTAAATATTTCAAGAAGAAATTTAACTTTTCTACTACCAACTGCTCTAGTTGGTCTCTTTTTAATCCTTTATATTTACTCATAGCCCACCTTTTAAATCCTCTACATAAAACCCTCTAAAGCACTCAAGAAACAAGCTACTTGGAAATCAGTTGCAATCGAATCGACCAAAACTTCAAATCCACGTGTGAATTGTGGAGAACCCTTTGCAGCGTACTGAGCCACATGTTCTCTTGAACTTGCAGGTAAAGAGCTTTCTTTCCTAAAGACTGCACCTTCAAAAAATACATCTAACTCAGGAGATACCCCAATGTAAAGAGAATGAACTCGCTTACCTGAGTTCTTATTTTCTAATGATAGATAAACCAAGTCTTTAGCTACTTCTACATAAATTAAATATTTAGCAGAAACCTCAATAGTTTCACCATTTACACTATCTGTTAAACCAATAACCTTGTCAAAAGTCTTTTCTAAAGCTTGTTGGAGTTGTTGTCTCTTATCTTTACTCATCTTCTTGTTCACTTTCTAAAGCCAATTTAATCTGCTTCGCAATCCTTGATACCACAGGCAATGCCACGCTATTTCCGGCTTGTTTATACAAATGACTGTTTGCTAACTTTTCAGGAAATTGATAAGAACTTGGAAAACCTTGAGTGTTAAAGCACTCCCTTGGGGTCATCTTCCTTATTTCTCCACTTTCTGTCAAAATCATAGGGACATTATTCCCACCTGTACCCATAGAAGCTAATAAAGTAGGGACTACACCACTTTTATTCTCTCTAATCGTATTTCCTCTACGATACTCATAAATACTACCTACAGACACAATGTTGTCTCTTAACAAAGGGTAATAGTGCTTATCATCCCTATAGTAATACTGCTCGTCTACTGCTCCTTTAAAATCAATAACATCAAATACACTCTTAGATAACTCTATTTTCTCAGGAAATTGAAACAACTCATATACCGCTTTATCTTTAAATCCTACAATGTAAATACGCTCTCTACCTTGAGGAATATTACCGTATTCAGCAGCGTTCATCACTTGATAAGTCACAAAATAACCTAACTCTTCTAGGGTTGTTAGAATTACTTTAAAAGTATTTCCTTTATCATGGTTCACTAAATTCTTTACATTTTCCAAGAAAATAGCTTGCGGTTGCTTTTCTTCTATAATACGAGCTAACTCAAAGAACAAAGTTCCTCGACCTTTTTCATCACGAAAACCTTGCCGATACCCTTCAATAGAAAAAGCTTGACAAGGAAAGCCACCAACAATAACATCTACAGTAGGAACCTCAGAAGCAGACACTTCTTTAATATCCCTTCCGTCCAAAGCTACTTCTGAGAAATTTAATGCAAAGGTCTCTCTTGCTTTTGCATCAAACTCATTTGCGTAAATTGTACGAAAACCTTGTTCTTCAAACCCTAAATCGATACCACCTACTCCTGCAAAGAAGGAAGCGCATGTTAAATCTAAACTGCTCAATATGTAAACCTCATCTTACTACAATTAAGTTAAACTATAAAACTTAACTTTTCAATAACACTAGATATAACTTCAAAATTATCTTCCTCAAGTAAATATTTTAACTCAATCTCAGTTAACTTATTTATGGCAATTATGACACTTCTACTACCGAACTTTGATTGAAGTTTTTCTACCGTAGACATATTACCATATTTCAACACAATCTTTAATTTTTCAGGAGAAATTTGAGAAATTTCGTCTGGAGTGATGATGGTTAAACCGTGAGTCAGCTTCGTTATTGATACACTGCTTACCATCTCAACTAAATCAGAGACTTGTAGCTCCTTAAAAGCAGTTAATACGTTTCCCAAAGGAACTTTTGATAACAAACTAGGTAGTGATTGTCCTGTTTGTTTCTCTACCTCATTTACTTTGCTTAATAGTTGTAAATCGAACATATAAAACCTCTTAATCTCTGTTACCGTCTATTAATATTTGGAGAATTACACACAAAACAATTAACAAGAACAAACCAACATATTCTATTGGAATCTCTGTAACCTCTAACATAACTGGTACTCTCATAATCGATACCCCCTATACCCCTCTTAGCTGCCTGTAAATTAACTAATAACCTTATAAACCTTATCGAAATTAACACGTTTGACAGGATAATACTCACCCTCAACGCCTCTAATCAAGATTTCTGTAGGGAAGAGTTTCTCAACTCCTTCCAGAGTATTTATTGAAATATATCCTTGTTTCTTAATCTCTTCAACCACCTCATCACGCTGAAGAAGAGTTAGCATTGCATCTCGACTTAGCTTATACCCCAAGAAGTCTAGAACTGAGATAATGTCTTTTTCGTCCAAGGACTTGAACTCTACACAGTCAACCTCATAAACCTTCTTGACAAACGTATAAACAGTATGTGGAACCCTACTATACGTTTTTAAAAATATTTCATGGTCGATTACCCAAAAACAACCATCTACATTATCCTCACGAATAACCCAATTACCAAATTTTAAGGCAATCTCTCCACGTTCTTTTTGAATGTAAATTGTTTTATCGGTCTCGTCGTACCGGACAGGTTCTTCTTCGTTAGTTCTCAGCAACTTCAAAAACTCTTCCACAATCGTATTGTGCGTATAATGAATTGCAAATACCTCAATCGGTTTCTTTCTTGCTCGCATGCTTCTACCTTATAATTCCTTACTAATCCATATTTATATAATGGTAAACACCCTATAACTACGTCATATTAATTAGAATCAATGACTTTACACCAATCTGTCATGTATCATTCAAACCAAACCTTTACAACTTCTTTATAAATTTAAACGTTCACTTCTAAAGTAAACCTAAAGTCATTTAATAAACAACCTATTTGTTCCACTCTCTCTAAATTTGAAAGACTACTAAATAATTAATCGAATGTACTTCTAAACAAAGTCAATTCTTTCTTTGTTATATTCATATAATTCTCCTCCTGTAAATAAATTTTCTCTAACTCAAAGTATAAATCCTTAAAAAGCAGACTGTTGTAAACCTTTTAAAAATACTTGAACTACATCATAGTTCTCAATATCTGTTATAACAGATAAAATCTCTAAACTACCAAAAGAGCTAACAGTTAAATCATGTGCAATAACTTTAGAATTACCTACTAATTTTCCATATTTAAAACTCTGTAATTCTAATTTCAACTCTGAGCTATTTGGGTCTTTACTTAAAAGTAAACTGCATAAAGGTAAACCTGTAGAAGTTTTATATACCTTCAACTCAAATTTTCTACCAAATGCAGTAAACTCATAAGTATAGTCTTTATCGAAATCAAACCTCTCAGTAAAATAATCGAACTCAGTAGATGTAATCTCTAACCACCTAAAAAGATAAACCATACGTTCCGATAGTTCTTTTTGACTAACAGTTAATTTACTCATAAACTTATTACATCTCTTTCAAACTTGGGTATAATTCATGAAGATACCGCAAAAGAGTGTTCTCCAAATAATTGTACTTCATGAACTCTAACAAACCAACTAAATCTTCAAGTCTACCTTTTTGCGAAACTTCAAACTGAGTAACCTCAATAACCTCACCTTTTGAATCGTAATGATTTGCTTTTACATACACAATATAAGGTTCAGTCGGAGCAGTTAAAACATCTAAATAATTCGTAACAATCAACTGAAAAACCTGTCGTTTACTTCGGTTATAAAAACGTAAATGAAGATTGGGATTGCGTCTCATAGGGTCATTGTAAATAGAACCAATAATTTTACCCTCACTTGTTAATTTCATCTTAGGTAAGTGCTTGTTCAAAACCTTGCTACTTAGGAAGTCTTGAATTAAGGTATCTAAACCTAAACGAAGATGACAAAAATCTTTATCTGATAACATTTCTTATTCCCCTTTCACATAAGCTAACCAAGCATTATCTTGGTCTAAAATCACTTGACGTGTAAAGGATCTACGGTGTGGGTTCCAAACTAAACCACTGACACTTTCTTGTTGTGATACCCCTATTCCACCGTCAAAACGAGTAAGTCCATAAACTTCAATAATATTATTTAATTTCGAAGCGTAAGCAGTATCCGTTGCATAACGACCTGTTAAGTGCGCAGTTGCAACATCATAAGAACCGGCCACAGAACGATGCGCACCTTCATATAAAGGAGCTTGCAATAACTCAGTATAATCCTCTAAAGAAGCTCTCCAAGAAGGATATTGACGAAAGGCATCTTGTATTGTATAAGTGTTTCCTGCACCATCATCTTCCCAAGTTTCAAAAATGGCACTTGCACCATTATAAGAACCTTTTATACCAAATAAGTTGTAGTAAGGAGCAACCGCAAGACCAGAAGTCCCAGACTTACTTTCCAAAATGGCTTGTGCAATCATAACAGATGGGAACAAGTCATATTGACTTGCCAACTCTTGAGATACCGCTCCAATGCGATTAATGAAATCCCCTGTTGTCTCTGTCATTCTAACTGCTTCTTCTGCTTTGGCATCAGGAGTTGTTAAAACATAAACTGCACCACCTAAAAAAGAAACACCAACCAACCCAATTAAAGCCAAGTTTCTCATAAATGTTGATGACTTTTTCTTACTAGTCTTGCGCTTCTTTTTCTTTGCCATTTCGTTATTCTTACTCACTTTCTTACCAGTTAATTATATTGTTTAGTTTACCACAAAATCCGAAAATTGGCAAGCATTACTAGGCTAAACAACAGAAAAAGAAGTAATATTTTCAGGCAATTCACAAAAAGAAAGAACAAACGGATGCTCTTTCTTACATTTTCCTAATCTTCTTTGGACGTTCTCAACTCTTCTAGAACTAACAAACCGAACAGAACGATACCGCTCAATGGGGATAATTTATTTAATTCTGAACTACTTGTATTTGGCAATACCTTTTCTGAGCTTGTAGGAGCTTCTGTAAGGCTTGTTTGATAATTGGGTGTAATTTCCCTCCACCTAATAAGTTAAAATTGAAACTGGGGCAATCTGGGGCTTCTGAGATATAAAAAAGAGAGAATCTACCGTTTGGTATTCTCTCTAATTAATTTAATCTTTCTTACGAAGTTTAACTAAACCAAATGTTGATAAAAGACCTACAAGACCTAGACTAGCTAGAGAGCCTGTATCTTCCAAACCTGTGTTTGGTAACTCTTCTTTATGACTTTCTGGAACTACTGTTGTACTTGACGTGTTCAGTTCAGTCGGTGTCTCACTTTGTTTAGGAGTAGACAACTTCGGACTTTCCTTCGGAAGTTCCACATTTGGCGCATAGTTTGGAATCGTTTTATTCGGCTCAGTATATTTCGGAGTTGTTCTATTCGGTTCATTATATTTCGGAACAGTTACCTTCGAATCTTCATTTGGAACGGAACCGATAGGCTCATCATATTTAGGCTTTTCGTGAACCTCTGGGATACCGGGAACTCCGATAGGTGCATCATAACTAGGAATCTCCACCTTAGGAGCTTCATTAGGAATTGTTCCAATCGGTTCTGTGTACTCAGGAATGTCAACCTTCGGTGCATCGTTTGGAATACTTCCTACAGGTTCATCATAACTAGGTTTCTCATGAACTTCAGGAACTCCGGGGATACCGATTGGTTCAGTGTATTCAGGAATGTCAACTTTTGGAGCTTCGTTCGGTACACTACCTACAGGTTCATCATAGCTAGGAATGTCAACCTTTGGTGCTTCATTTGGCACATTTGGATATTCCTCAGTAGTAATTACTGGTCGGTAGTAATAAATAACGACCGTTTCAGTTGGAACAATGTTTCCAATTTTGTTCTCAGGTTCAGAAACCAACTCATAAGTCGTTGTTGTAACAACTTCTTTGTTCCCTACCTTAGAGCGCTCAAGCTTACTTGGAATGGTGCGAGACTCAGTACGATACGGAGTACCAATCTCAAGGTCTCCTTGACTTGAACTTGGACTGAGTGAAGTCGTTGTACCTTCTAAGTAATGATGCACTACAATACTGCTACGCTTCATAGTTACTTCCTCTTTGACAACTTCTCGATAGTAATAATTCACTACTTTACCTTCAGACGGAACTTTACCATCTTTATCCTCTGGGACTTTGACTAATTCATAAGTAGTTGTCTTAGTAACGATTTTCTCTGGAGTTTCCTCTACAGTTACCACAGGAGGAATAGTTTTCGGTTCAGTTGTATAGTTACCACCAATGTCGTGTTTTCCAAGGTTTTCACTTGGAGATACCGGAGTGGTAGTACCTTCTTTGAAATAGTTTACTGTAACAGGCGCTTGTTTCTTCGTCTCCTTAACATCTACTTCTTTCACATAGTAGTAATTAACAACTTTACCACCTACCGGAACATCACCGTCTTTATCTTTAGGTACAGCTTTCAATACCCACTTAGTTGTTGTGGTAATAGTTTTCTCTGGTGTTTCTTCCACAGTTACCACAGGTGGAACAACTTTCGGTTCTGTAGTATACTTACTTCCAATATCTTTCCGACCTTGATTCTCAGAAGGAACTAAAGATTCAGTTGTGCCATCTTTGTAGTAGTTTACTGTAACAGGCGCTTGTTTCTTAACTTCCTCAACTGTTACCTTAGGTATATAGTAATAATCTACTATTTTACCTTCAACTGGTACAATACCTTCCGCATCCTTAGGAACTTCTTTTAAAACCCAAGTTGTTGTCTTAGTAATAGTCTTTTCAGGAGTTTCTTCAACCTCCACTACAGGCGGAATATCTCTCTTCTCAGTTGTGTACTTAGAATCAATATCTTTCAAACCTTGATTATCACTCGGAGATAGTTTCTCAGTTGTACCATCTTTATAGTAGTTTACCAATACTGGAGCTTGTTTAGGTACTTCTGTTACCTTAACATTCTTCACATAATAGTAATTAACAACTTTTCCTTCTGATGGAACAGTACCAGTTTTATCACTAGGCTCTTCTTTCAATGTCCAAGTTGTTGTAGTAGTTACAGTCTTATTCGGTAACTCTTGCACTTCTACTTTAGGCGGAATTGTTGCTGACTCAGTAGTGTAACCTGAACCAATGTCAAATTTACCTTTGCCTACACTATCTGCCAACTTAGTGGTAGTTCCATCTTCATAATGATTTACAACTACAGGTGCTTGTTTTCTTACTACTTCCTCTTTTACAACTGGTCTGTAATAATAAGTCACTTCTTTACCTTCTGGTGGAACTGTGCCAGTTTTGTCAGTAGGTTCAGATACCAACTCATAAGTTGTAGTCTTAGTTACCACTCTATCCTCTAAATCTTGAACTTCAACTTTAGGAGGAATGTTTGCAGAATTAGTTGTGTAGTTTGAGTCAATATTCTTCAAACCTTGATTTTCATCATCTGCTAATTTCTCAGTTGTACCTTCTAACAAATGATGAACAATAACTGGTGCTTGTTTTGGAGTTTCGGTTGTAGACACCACTGGGCGGTAATAGTAGTTTACTACCTTACCTTCAACCGGTACATTCCCTTCCTTATCCTCTGGGAGTGCTACAAGCTCATAAGTGGTTGTTTTCGTGATTGTTTTATTTGGGAGTTCTTCTACTTCTACCTTTGGTTCAATCACTTTTGTTTCACTTGTGTACTTAGAACCAATTTCTTTTTGACCTTGGTCGTCACTTGGTGCTAGTTTCTCTGTTGTGTTAACTAAATAATAATTTACAAGAACAGGAGCTTTCTTCATAACAGTTTCAGTTGTAACAACTGGTCTATAGTAATAGTTTACTACTTTACCTTCAACTGGTACTTTACCTTCCTTGTCCTCAGGTACTTTTACCAATTCATATTTAGTTGTTTTTGTTACAACTCTATCTGGTAAATCCTCAGTTTCAACTTTAGGCTCAATTACTTTAGTTTCAGTTGTATAACCTGAACCAATATCCTTTTGTCCTTGGTCATCACTAGGGGCTAATTTATTAGTCGTGTTCTCAATGAAGTAGTTAGCTACAACTGGAGCTTTCTTAGCTACCTCAGTTGTTTCTACATGTTCTACATAGTAATAATTAACAACTTTACCTTCCTCAGGAACAACACCGTCCTTATCGCTAGGCATTTCTTTAAGCGTATAGGTAATAACACGTGTGATAGTCTTTTCAGGTGTGTCTTCTGTTTCTGTTTTCGGTGGAATCGTAGCAGGCTCCGTTGTGTAAGGGTCATCAATAGGGAATTTTCCTTTATCCTCAGACGGTGCTAACTTTTCAGTCGTACCATCTTTATAATGATTCACAACAACAGGCGCTTTCACCAAAGGAACTGTAATATGGTAAGTTGTTTCTGCTACTGCATCTTCTGTAACCTCCCCACTATCATCCCCACCAACTGTCGAAGTTGTAACGATACCGTTGGAGTCTACTGCTCTAACTGTTACTGTATATTGACCTACTTGTGAAAGTGTATAAGTAGTGAGTTCTGCATTTTCTAAGTTCTTCTTAGCTGCAATCTTCAAAGCTTCACGTTTTGTTTCTACGTCTCGCTCAGACGCTAAAGCAGCAGTACGAGTTTCCGTTACTTTTGCTTGTAAACTTGGTAACTCCCCTTGCTTAGTCGCTAATTCTGCTTGCAATTTAGCTAGTTTAGCTTTGCCGTCAGACAAACGACCCTCAGCTAATTCTTTGGCAGTAATTGAAATAGTGCGCAATCTCAAATTATCCAATGAGCTTTGTGCATCAGTATTATACTGAATTTGACGATCAATTAATTCTTGCAAGCGAGCCAATTCATTCTTAGCGTTCTGCTCTGCTTTAACTGCTTCTACTGCTAACTTATTCTTCTCAGCCTGTGTACGTTGAGCTTGAATATATGCAGTTTCTTCTGCTTGCGCACCATCAAAAACTTTCTGTGTACCATCTGGTGCTAAAACCGTTAATTTTGTTGTAATTGTTTCAGACTGTTCATCAGAAGACTTATCATCAATCACATCAGTAAAACCGACATTTGCTTTAGGTGACTTCAATAAATCAACTACAGTCTTTTTCTTTGCTTCATAGTCTGTTGAAGAAACTGTTGGTTTCGCATTTTGAATAGAACCTACATCATGACCAACCGCAGAACGGTAAGAAACATAACCTTTAAAACCACTTGAAGTCTGAATAGACCAACCGGCATTTGACTCAGTTGCCGTAACCTTAGAACCATCTGAAGCAGACCAAGTTCCAGATACCGAATCATAGGTTACAGTTACAAGAACACCCTCAGTTGTAGCGGTTTGCTCTTTAGGTACTGTTGTAACAGTTCTTGTAACATCAAGAACTTTCTTAACCTCACCGTTTTTACGAATTTCTTCTACCTTATCTACAAGGTTTGTGGCAGTAGACGTTGAAGTCCATGTGCGTGTAAATTCATAAACAATATAATCGATATTACCATCTGCCTTCAAATCGGTGTAAACACGACGTTCTTTTAAAGTAGTTGTACCATCAGCGTTTTCTGTTAAAACATAAGCTTCTTCATTTGGTAATTGGAACTTACCAGTCGCACGATTAAAGGTTGCAGTATGGGTTTGACCATCTGCATCACGAACCGTTACTACTTCACGTTGCAGATTTGCTTTTACTCGGTCAGTTGTTGACTTAGCAACAATCGTACCAACCCCTGCATATTGTGTAGCATCAGAAGTAACTGCTAAATCAAACTTAAATGGAGTTGTAGTTGAAGCTTCTCCTAACTCAGTACCTACAGTTACCGCAGTGTTTGTAGTGCCTTCTGCAACAACCCACTTACCATTTTTAACTGCTAGTTTTGTCACAGTACCGTCTGGCATTGTGATTTCAGCAGTGTTTGCACCATTAGAAATCGTTACAGGTACACTTGTTGAATAAGCTTCAACGTTTGAAATAGTTACTTTAGGCGCTACTGCAATTGTAATATTCTCATGAGTTTCTTGACCGTATGCTGTCCAATCTTTATTAGTAGAGTTCGTTGCATTGTTGTAATCTTTAGCTTGCGCTGCCATCGTAAAGATACCGGATTCAGTAGCTGTTCCTGTAATCAAACCTGTTGTTGGGTTATAAGAAAGACCGGGAACCACATCTGCAATCGAAACTTCGCCACCTGTATATTGACCATTTAAAGTTGTATGAGCTGGTATCCTTCTAGGGGAGTTCATTGTGCGAATACGAGAACCGTCTTGCGCAGTGAAATAAGCGGGTCCACTTTCATTCTTAGGTTTTGTCTGTGCCCCACCATCAACTCGACCACCGTTATCTTCTTTACGAATAAATTGATTTGTATTTGGGTCTCTAATGACAACCTCATATTGGTAATTGGCTCTTTCATCTTTTACCATACCGGGATTGTCAAGATATTTCAAATCATGACTAACCTCATCACCAATCTTAACCATAGTTGAAGAACCTTCAATAGTTGGTGGGGTTGTATCTTGCCAACCCATCCAACCTGCAGTTAAGTTTGCAAAAGAAAACTTCTGAGTAGTATTGTCAGGTTTTGTGACTGTGACCTCATAGCGCATATCATATACACCATTTTGAATAGTGGTTGCTACATAACCTTCAATAGTATCTGTTTTCTCATTGTAACCCAAACCCGGAAGTAAGTTAGTAAGGTCGATGTTCGAAATTCGATAACCTGCATCTTGAGCTTCTTGAGATAAACTAAAACGCTTTTTCGCATCAGGTACATAAACGTAATGCTTACCTTGCTCATAAGTATAACCATAAATTTCAGTTGCAAGAAACTCATAAGAACCATTAGCTCCGTAACGAGAATTACCCTCTCTCTTCAAAGTATCCAAATAATCATCTAAAGCTTTATCAGACATACGATTCACTGCACCATGATTCTTCTTCTCTGTTGGTCTGATACGACCATCCCAGAGAATTGATTCTCTTCTCAACTTTTCAGCTTCTGTCTTTGATAAAGGAATGTCTGTACGACCACCTGTCGCAGGCGTTTCCTGAACAGCTGAAGGTCTATCCGTATTCTCAGATTGATAACCCTGAACATAAAGTTTGTACTTATCATTATTATCTAAAACATTATATGACTTACCTGTTGCAGTAGAAAACTCACCATTTTCATGGCGCTTTTCAGTAGTCTCAAGAGTATAACCCTCAGTCGCAGAACGTAAACCTGAACCCTCAATCATTACTTTTCCGTTACGCTCATCTTTCGAACCTACTAACTTCTCTGAGGTACTTGGGTCTGTATTTTCAGCTTGGATACCCTTGGTCGGTTTACCTTCTGTTGTATCAACTGTAGTTGTTTTCTTCTCTGTTAGTTTATTCTTTAACTTAGAGCTTACAGTTGTAAGTAACTTATTATAAGCACCAGTTAACTCCTCTTGAGATATTGCACTCAAAAGAGTCGAACGCGCAGCAGACAACTCAGTAGTTAAAAGAGTAAGGCTATCTTCTGTTTTGTTAGAATAAGAACCGTTTGCAAGTTTACCCTCAACTTCAGAAATATAAGACTCTAATTGAGATTTATCTAAAGAAACTTGTTTCTCCTCTTCAGTCGAAGGTGAAGGTTGTATAGTAGAAACCCCAGTAGTTCCTTTAACCACTTCATTTTTTTTTGTTTCAGGAACTTCTACTTTAGGAGTTTCCGTAGAACTTGGAGATACCACAGTAACTTTATCTTCAACCTTCGGTTGTGCTACTTCTTCTACCTTATTTACAACCTCGGTCTTAGGTACAGAAACGACTGCACTTGCAACCTCTTTGTTTGTTTCAACCTCTACTTCATTAGCCGAAACACCTTGAGAAGTTAATAAACTCAAACCTAAAGCGAATACGGTCGCTCTAATTAAAGCTGACTCCGTCCGACCATCTTTAAATTTTCTAAATGAATAAACGTTCTGTTTATCTTTGTTATACATTTTCCACCTCTTTAATTTCTAACAATTGAAAGAAAAAGGCATCTTATTTTCAATTCAATTTTCGTTGCTAATTATTAGTTTACCAAAAATCCATTGCTAAGTCAAGGTAAATAGCTTGAATCATAAAACTATTATAAATTATAAAAAGGTTACTTGGAAACCCAAAATAAAAGAGAAAACACCGCAAAAGTGCCTTCTCTAATTGAGTTTCTTATTCTTCTTCACGTTTCTTAAGTCCAACACCTACTAAACCTAAAAGTCCAATTCCACTTAACGCAACCAGTTTGTCAGACTCAGAAGTACCGGTGTTTGGTAACTCTTTGCTTACATACTTCTCAGGCTCTTTTGGTTGTAGGGATTGAGGTTGAGGTGTCTTAGGAGTTTCTACAATCGGAGTTACCGGTTGTTTTGGCTCTTCAGATACCGTGGGAGTCTTGTACTCTGGTTTCTCCGAAATTGGAGAGTTATTCGGTACAACTCCACCTTTGAACTCTGGGCGTTCTACTTTAGGAGTATCAATTGGTACAGGACTAATTGGTTCATGATACTCTGGTTTTTCCAAAATTGGAGAGTCATTCGGTACAACCCCACCGTCATAAGTTGGAATCTCCACTTTAGGAGCGTCATTTGGAATAACACCACCTTTGAACTCTGGGAGTTCTACTTTAGGAGCATCGTTTGGCACCATACCGATTGGTTCTTTATACTCTGGTAATTCATGAATTGGAGCATCATTTGGAACAGTACCAATAGGTTCTTTATATTCAGGAATCTCAACTTTAGGAGCATTGTTTGGCACAACACCACCATTAAATTCAGGTTTTTCATGAACTTCTGGTGTACCCGGAATACTAATTGGGTCATTATACTCAGGAACCTCAACTTTCGGAGAATCCTTTGGAACAGTACCTATCGGTTCAGTATACTCTGGTAACTCTGTCTTAGGTGCTTCGTTTGGAATAGTTGGATATTCTTCACTAGTTACAACCGCACGGTAGAAATAATCTACCACAGTACCACCTACAGAAATCGTACCCTGTGCATTGTTTGGAGTAGCTACCAACTCGTAACGAGTTGTTGTAATTACTTCCTTGTTACGCTCTACTCTATGCTCTACTTTAGGAGCAATTTCTACTGCGCTTGTTGTGTACTCTGAGTTAATCACCAACTGATCTTGAACAGACTGAGGATGAAGCTCTTCGCGCGTGCCTTCAAGCAAGTAATTTACTGTCAAAGGCGCTTTCTTCATCACAACTGTTTCATTTACTACTGGATGGTAGTAATAATTAACTACCTTACCTTCACTTGGAACAGTACCTTTAGCATCAGTTGGAGTTGCTACTAATTCATAAGTTGTGACTTTGGTAATCACACGGTCTACCAAGTCTTGCACCTCAGTCTTCGGTGCGATTTCTTTAGATACCGTAAAATAGTTACTTCCAATTTGTTTATCGCCTTGGTTGTCACTATCTGCTAACTTATCAGTTGTACCTTCAATATAATAGTTTACTACGACAGGTGCTTGTTTCAACACTTCATTTACAGTCACAGTTGGAACATAGTAGTAATTTACCACTTTTCCACCCACAGGCACTTGACCATCTTTGTCAGAAGGAACTTCTTTCAAGGTGTAAGTTGTTGTAGTTGTTACTGTTTTCTCTGGGGTTTCTACTACTTCTGTCTTAGAAGGAATTTCTTTAGACTCTGTTGAATAAATAGAACCAATGTTTTGAAGACCATAATCTACTGAGTCAGCTAACTTATCTGTTGTGCCATCTAGATAATAATTCGCCACAACTGGGGCAGTTTTTGGTGTTTCATCTACGGTTACTGTTTTTACATAGTAGTAATTAATAACCTTACCGCCAACAGGTACGATACCCTCTGCATCAGACGGTTTCTCTTTAAGTGTATATGTTGTAGTAGTTACAACAGTTTTCTCTGGTAACTCTTGGACATCACGAATTGGTGCAATCTCTTTCGCTTCAGAAGTGTAGTTAGAGCCAATTTCTTGCTCTCCCTTATTTACAGAGTCAGTAAGTTTTGTTTCCGTACCATCTTCGAAGTAGTTTACCAAGACAGGTGCTTTCTTCATGACAGTATCTTCTTTCACTACTGCACGATAGAAATAATTCACTACTTTTCCACCGACTGGTACTTGACCGTTCTTATCTGTTGGCTCAGAAACTAACTCATAAGTAATTGTTTTGGTTACTACACGGTCTTCTAAGTCTTGAACCTCAACCTTATTCGGAATAGATACCGATTCAGTAGCGTAATTAGACCCAATGTCTTTTTGACCTTGATTTACAGATTCTGCTAACTTAATTTCAGTGTTCTCTAGGTAATAATTTACTACTACTGGTGCTTGTTTAGCAACCTCAGTTGTCTTAACTACTGCACGATAATAATAGTTAACAGTTGTTCCGCCCTCAGCTACTTTACCTGTTGCGTTGTCTGGAGTACCTACCAATTCATAGGTAGTTACGGTAGTAACTGTTTTCTCTGGTAAATCTTGGACTTCCGTTTTTGGTTCAATCGTTTTTGATTGAGTTGTGTAGTCGGATTTAACTGGTAAATCCGCTTGATTTTCGCTAGGTGCAAGGGATGTCGTTGTGTTTTCTAGGTAATAGTTAGCAACAACTGGGGCTTTCTTTTCACGGTAGTAGTGAGTTACCGTAGAAATCCCATCAGCGACAACTTTATAAGCACGAATAGGAGTGATAATCTCACATTTGTTATAAGTTGTTTCGTTGTGAGAACTTTCGGATACCCCTTTCATACTAGAAAGGTTTTCTCTCTCTTTGTCTTCTAAAGTAATGCGGAATACACCATTTTCATTAGGTTGAACTTCTTTACTTGGGTCATCTACATCAAGCGAATCAATTGAACCAACTTTGTAAAACTTAGTTGTTGGTAAAGTCTCAATAGTCGTTACAGTAACAGAACCATCATCATTTACCTTAACGTTACCAGACTTAACTAACTCAGAAAATTCAGATTCTGAAAGTTTTTGACTGTTTTCGTCATTTTCTGCTAAAATATCCCCTTTATTTATGACGTAAGTAGACTTTTTAGTAGTTGTGACTACTACATTAAAACTACCACTACCGTTAAGAGTGTAATCTTTACGGACAGAAGTTGTAGTTTCTACTATGCTTGCTGCTAAATGAGAGGTAGTTTCTTTTAAGTTTGAAAAAGTTAAACCTTCCAAAATTGAGCTTATACCTGACCCATTAGGAGAAATCAAATCAGCTGCTTCTTGACTAGCAACAAAACTTGAATCATCACCTGTAAAGTAGTACCCCTTAGTTACAGACCCACTAGGTAATGTTTCTGGTAAATAAACTACTTTAACACCCTTATCAGCTAATTTAGTAGCTGTACCTTCCAAATAGGTATCTAACTTAGCTTTTGTAGCTGCAACTTTAGCTTTATCTTCTGAACTAGTTGCTTCCTTTTCAGCAAAATCAAGAATTTGGTAAATTCTATCATACATTTTATGTTTTTTAAGAACTGTAGCCAAAGTTGGATTATCTGTAATTTCAATAGGTGTATAATCCTTATAATCGAAGAATGGTTTCAAATCTTCTTTTATAGACTCTCTTAACCAATCCCCACCATCTTCAAAATCAAATAATTCATTTTTAGCTACAACTTTACGAACATCATCTGATGTTCCAAAGACTCCGTCAGTTCCAACTTCTAAAATATTAGCTGACTCCCCTGAATTAAATTGAGACAGAGAGTATGTTGGATTATCAAAACTCTTACTTCTGTCAACATCTACAGTATTTTCAGCAAAGCCAAATGTAAAACCATTATAACGTTTTACGTTTTTAATTGTCTTACTAGTACCTACTGCATAAGTATCTTTATCCAAAACAAGAATAGAGTCTCCTTCTTGAAGTGTCACATTTGCTTTTGTGAAGTCTTTAGCACTAGCAAAACCTGCTTTCCATTTAGCAACTGCGTCTTCATCGCTCGATACCCCATTGTCAGCTACGACATACTTACCGTACTGACCATCAGCTGTTTCTTCTACGAGGTAAACCTTACCATTTGTTTTGGCGTAGTTGATTTCCCCAATTTTATTGTGCATACCTTATGGAGATACACTTGCTTCGATGTCATTGAATTGAGTTTTACTGTACTTAGCTTTGTCAGCACCTTCAACTTCAGAACGAACACGTTCGTAAACCTTACCATTTGCTTCTAAAGTATCTTGCTTACCTGTTTCCTCAGAAACAGTAATTCCGCTCTTATCGGCAGTTGACTCACGGTAATCTTTACCATCTGTATCCGCTGCAAGACCTTTCTTGTCGTAAGGAGTTGTAATTGTTCCTGACCCTGTTGCTACTGTTTCAGTTTTCAAAAGTGATTTATCTTCTTCCAACTTATAGTTTACAGTAGTTTCAGAAGTGACTGTTACAGTATCAGTACCGTCAGCTTCACCTTTATTTTCATTTGCTTTAGTTGGTTCAGCAACACCTTTGTTTAAAACTGCATCAAACTTTGCAATTTTACTTGCATCTGTATTGTCTGTAAAAGTATTTGTATTCGCAGAAGTTGTCTTATCGACACTATCTACCACGGAAACCTCAGAACCACCTGCTCCGTTCACAACATCCGCTGAAACAGAATGAGTTGTTGTTACCACCCCAACCCCTAGTGCAAGTAAAGTTGCACCAATTAGTTTTGAATCTGTACGCCCGTTTTTATACTTACGGAACGAGAAAATCTCACGCTTGTTATCTCTAAACATGTATCACCTCACAGTATAATTTATCAGAAGCCTTCCACAACTACGGAAAGGTAAAAGTTTTACAACTATTTCTAGCGTGTAAAACCTATAGGAATTAACCTAAAATTACGCTACTGTATAAGTTTAACACAGAATCATGTTTATAGCAAGAATAAAACTTTGAAGAATTAAAGCACCTGCCAATTCGATATGCTAATAATAAAGACCTCAAGTCTTCTGATGTTTTAAAAAGTTGAGTATTTTCACACTTACTTGCATAAAACCTATGCGCTAAATCTACATCAGAAAGTAAGCAAACCAAACCGTTTGCAGAAGCTTCAACTGCGGAGTTCGCAAAACACTCGCTCCGCGAACACGAGAGATACCCTTGGTGGTTTTTGTAAGGCACCTCTTCTACAAAACCTTTAAAATGTACATTTGAAGGTAAAGTATCTGAGGTGTACCCCTCTGGTAAATTCCCATAAATTGTTAGAGTATATTCTTTAGGTAACTCCCTAAACACCTCAATCGCCAACTCACACCGCTTCATAAAGGTCATATTTCCAACAATACACCAATCTGTAACAGAGGTATACTCTTTTTCAACCCCTTCTTTCATATAAATCGGAGGTAAAAAAGTTACCAAATCAGAACCCAACTTCTCTTCCAAAACTGGACTAGCTACAATATTTTTACACCAAGTCTGCAAGACAAACTTCATTTGAGGGTCTAAAATGTTGTAGTGAGTATAAGCAAATAAAGTACGACCTGTATTTTGAAAAAATTTCCGTAGTTGCAAAGGGTATTCGTTAACCATATCAACAATAAATTTATCATCAACAGTTGAATGTTCTGCTAAATATTTTACCAATAAAGTCCACTGACTATCCAATTTACCTGTTCTCAAATTCTCATAAACATGATAAGGACTAGACACATCACCCTTTAACAAGACACCCTGACTATCAAATAATTCAAAAATAGTATTATCCTTATTCAAACGATAAAGTAAAGAACTAGTGTAACACTCAACAGAACCATCTTCAAAATAAACTAAACCAATGAAACCTTCGTTGGTTTTTTCGATTTTAGATACCCCTTTGAGGTTTAAAGCTTCTTCTTTTACGCAAGGTGTCTGTCTTGCTAAGTCCGATAAATCAAAGATAGAATGATAAAAGTTCTTAAAACCTAAATCTATTAACTTCTCTACAAAGTTAGGAACCAAAGTACCTAAGTTCGTTAAAACAATTTGGTGTTCTACACCTAACTCTTCAAACAAGTCTTGACGAGCTAATTGACTACTTTCAAAGCCAAAAATACTTGTAGGAACACCTTCCTTTATTGTAAATACTTTCACCATAGTTTAATCCAATACATCTTCCAATCTTAATCCACGACTTTTTGCTAGTCTTGCACGAAAAGACATACTTCGTTTATAGCGTTCAGACACTCTATAATAAGCAGTTACAACGTCTAATAGCATCGCATTATCCTTTGTAACCATCCTAGCCCACAAATGCCAATCTTCAAAACCATTGAAATTAGAATCATAACCACCTACATCTTCGAAAGCAGAACGCTTAAAAATCACAGTTGAGTGGTTAAAACAATTTCTGTAAGCAAGACATAACCACAAATTCTCTCCTAATAAATGACTTTGATGACTTAGACTGACCTTATCAGGTATAACCTCTTCTTCCACTACAACTCTAGAACCGATGAGGTCGAGTTGAGGGTTTTTCTCTAACTCATACAATAGAAAATCAAGGTGCCAAGGCATCCACATGTCATCCGCATCTTGTCTAGCTATATACTCAGTATTAGAAATACTTACCCCATAATTTAAAGTTTCTGAAATACCTTTATGGTTACGTTTGAAGTATTGTACTCTTTCATTTACTAAGTAAGATTTACATACTTCTTCTGTGCTATCTGTTGAACCATCATCCACAATTAGCAATCTAAAGTTTTGATGTGTTTGGTTTAAAACAGACTCAATCGACTGACTAATAGTTTTAGCTCCGTTATAAACAGGCATAACAATATCCACAGTAGTATCTGTTAAAGATAAATTTTTATAAGGAATGCTCAATTTAGTAAGAACACCAGACTCATATGTTGTTAAGAGTGTTCGATACCCTTGTACCAATACACCTTCTATACCTTTAACTAGTAAAAGGGAAGTGGAGTAAAAACCGTGTACCTCTACAAATTCATACTCCTCTAAGAGGTTGTAAATCTCTTCTTCAAAGCAAAGTGAAGTCTCCTTTAAGTTGCTTTGATAGGGGTTTAAAGGCACTCTAGGATGTGCATAGTAATAATCAATACCCTCCCTATCTAAAACTAGATTAGTCAACTTTTGAGTAATTTCTAAATCTTCTTTATTTAAAAGAGAACCCAAATATTGACCTAGAAAAACTTTTACCGTCTTACCATTTTTAGCTCTACGGAAATGTTTAGGTTGCAGATTAAAATTTAGCAAGAACTGCTTGTCTTTAGGGAAGAAAATACAGTCCTCAAATATCGTATAATGTCTTTTTGATAAAGACATAATATCTCTTAAAGTAAACTTGGTAGATGGGATACCTCTATCTTGATTAATAGTGTACATATTTTTAGGTACTACCGAGGTGCTTCCATCATCAAAAGTGTACAAACTCATATTACTAAGGTTGAATATACTAAGAGCGACAGGATTGTCTAAGCTTGCTAAATAAAGATTTTGGACTGACTTACCTTTAAAGGCTTCCTTAATGTCATGAAATGCCGTCTTTCCTTCTAACACAAGAACTTCTTTACAAAATTCTTCCATTCGTTCAGCATATAATTCCTGTCGTGGATCACCTGACATCTTTAAATAAACCCCAACAAAATCTTCTTTTACATACCCAACTAATTCTTTAGCTACTAATACCTGTAAAGGTGAAGTACAAAATATAACGTTCACTATATAACCACACTCAATTCTAAAGTATATTCTCTAACCGACTAGCAAGATCTAAATCTGTTTTACTATTTATGTCAATATTTAATAAACCTTCTTGTAAAATATAACCCAAATTCCCACCATAAAAAGACTTAGTTTTTAAGAAACAACCTACCCTAACTCCAAAAAGGTTTCCATTAGGATAATAAGTAAGTCCTTGGTGTTGTCGGTTAGTTTCTTTTGCATCTACTTCCTTACGATGTAATGCCGTAGAACTAAGAGGTTGAACAATAAGAGATAAATTTATATCTAACTCTTTTACCGTTATGACTGAATCATACCTTTCTAGCAAGCTTAACACATCTTTTACATCATCTTTGAACCTAAAAGGACTAGTTGGTTGAAATAACACTACAAAATCATCGCTCTTTAAACCATACTCAGTAATCACATCTAGTAGAACCTCAACCATAGTAGTTGAAGAAGTTGCGAGTTCTTCCGGTCTGTTTCTAACATCAAAAGTACCCATCATATACTCATCTTCAGTATAATCTGTAGTTACAATAACCCTATCAAACAAACCTAAATTTGTAACAAACTTAATTGTTCTATCTAATAAACTTAGACCAGATAACCTCTGTAAATTCTTATTTGGGAAACCAACTAAACCTCTTCTTGCAGGTATTACTGCGACTCTCACAATTACTAACCCTCACTAGTACGCTTAATATCAAGTACCCTCTTTTACCATAAGCAAATATTTTATTATTATCCAAATCGATTAAATATCTTTTATTTTACCACAATTCCTTATAAAATACAAGAAAGAGAGCAAAAATCTCTCCAAGTTCTCTTAATTTTTCCTCATCATCAGAAGATAAAATTGATTTTCTTAAGTTATCGAAATCAAACAAACCCACGATACCACTAAACCTAAAACGCTAATAATATCTGAGTCACTAACCTCTGTTTTCAGTAATGTTATATTATTGTTCAGAAGCCACAAAATGCTCTTTAACCGGTTTATATCGAGAGTCGGTATTCTTACCCTCAGAAGTAAACTTCATTAGTTCTGAGACGTTCTGGGGCTTCTCTGGTGTCTTTTAGTTCAAATTTATCGAAAATAGGTGCATCTAAAAATATATCACAAATTCAAGGAAAGAAAACCCAAAATAAAAAATACCTACAGTGCAAATAATTGAACCGTAGGTACAATAATTTAAGAGAAATAAAGTTAATTAGCAAAAAGTTGCACACCGTGGATACCCTGAGCTAAATAATCAATACTCGAACCATCAGTTCTCCAAAAAGCAGAATAAGATAAATCAAAGGCAAATTTACGGTAGTGTTCATCAATCATATTTGCATAGTGACCTGATGAATTACGCCATTGATTGTACAATTGCTCCGCAATTGCTTTTTCACTAAAGGCTTTATAGACATTTTGAGGAATTGTAAACCCAGCTAAATTCTCACCTAACCAACTGTGTTCAAAAGGAGTTCCATTAGTGACTGTTAACCACTCTGTTCCTTTTGTATCCCGCACATGAGCCATACTCTCTCCACGCTCACTCCAAAAGCGAATATGACCGTTCTTCCCAATTTCACTAGCACGTTTTTGTGTTAAAGTAAACAAAGAGTCAGACCAAGATAACTCAGGTCTACCAAGTCGTCTACGTTCAGTATTAACCAACTTCATAACTTCTAACCCAACTTGTTTATGATTGATATAAGTTCCATTATTAAGGCTACCAATTACTTCCTCAGATAAAGGAGCATTTGCAAGTGTAACCAAGGAATAATTATTAGAATTGGCTAAAGTAAGATAATTAGTAAGAGAAGTATTAGTTGCTCGACGATTAACCTCGTCTTGACCTAAAGCTTTGATTTCATCTCCTGTTAAAGTAATATCCTGATGAAAATCCACTATATCCAAGTCAGAAGTATGTTCATGTAAACGATAAAGACCTTCTTCTCCTTTATTACTCCCTACTGGTTTTGTTCCATAACGATATATGTGATAAACAGGTTTCTCCACGGTTTCACTTTTTAAAGTGCTATTTAGAATAACACCCTTTTCACCTATAATATCTTCATAGACTTTCGTAACTTTACCCATACGACCTTCTACAATCTTCTCTCTCTCACCAACTTCTTTCCTAAAATCACCTAAATTAAGAAAAGCGGTTGAAATAGGAGTAACGTCATCTCTACGAACAATCTTAAAGTTATACTCAGGCAAAGTATTCACTAAAATTTCAGGTGTACCTTTTTCATAAAAGATACCTACTGGTTTTTCAGGCTCAATTAAAGGATCTCCCTTTTCAGATATAATACCTACCGGTTTTTCAGGCTCAACTAAAGGTTCTCCCTTTTCCGAAACAATTCCAACTGGGTTCTCTTCTTGAACTAAAGGTTCTCCTTTTTTAGATACTACATAGATTGGATTTTCTTCTTGTACTAAGAACTCACCTTTTTCAGATATAATACCTACTGGTTTTTCAGGCTCAACTAAAGGCTCTCCTTTTTCAGTAACAATTAACTCTTCTAAAGAAGGTTGAACCTCTGGTACACCTTTTTCACTTACATTGCTTATAGTAGAACTATTGTATATAGGAACATCTTCTCTAACCAAAGGTTGACCTTTCTCAAATACAACCCCTACTGGATTTTCTTCTTGTACTAAAGGTTCCCCTTTTTCATAAACAACCCCTACTGGATTTTCTTCTTGTACTAAAGGTTGACCTGTAGCAGAAACTACGTAAGTAGGATTATCTTCCTGTACTAAAGGTTCCCCTTTTTCATAAACAACCCCTACTGGATTTTCTTCTTGTACTAAAGGTTCTCCCTTCTCATAAATTGTATAAGTAGGATTATCTTCCTGTACTAAAGGCTCTCCTTTTTCAGAGACAACACCTACAGGGTTTTCTTCTTGTACTAAAGGTTCTCCTTTTTCAGATACCACATAAGTTGGAAGTTCTTCATGTGTTAAAGGTTGACCAGTTTCTTTTACAGAGCCAATCGGCTTCTCTTCCTGAATAAGAGGTTTACCTACCTCAGAAGACACTTTAGTTTCTGATTGAGGAGTTTCAATCTTAGGAACAGACTCTGTTACAGAAGAATAATTAGGTTGTACTTCTTTGGAGACTTTAGGAGTTTCTTTCTTAGGTAAGCTTTTTACATCATTAGATTGACTAGAAACTTCTGAAAATGATGAAGATACCTCTTTAGTATCTCTCTCCAAATAGTTAGTCATAGACTGATTATCTCTAGCTGAAGACTCACTTTTAGAAGCCGATACCTCTTGAGTTGCTTTAGATGAAGGGATTAAAGTCTCATCACTTTTATTTACTGTAGAACCCTCTAATTTTTCAACAGACTCCTGCACCTTGTTACTATCTGAGGAAGGTAAAGAAGAACTACCTAAAGAATTTTTCACAGATAAAAGCTCAGGATAATCAACCCTATTATCTTTATTATCATCTTCTGAAACACCTTCTACCAAGGAACTTAATTGAAGATTAGGTACAGTTGAAACAGAACTTGCAACTTCTTTTTCTTTGTTTACATAAACTTCCTCCTTGGTTTCGATAGGAGCATCCTTCAATTTCTCATCACCAAAATTCTTAACGGCTCCATTAGATGAAGAAGATACCGCTAATGAGTGACTCCCACTTTCTTCTGACGTGAAGCTACTAGACACTTCTTCAGGTGTACCTTCGGAGGTTGCTATAGTTTGTTGAGAATTAATAGTAACAAAAACACCACCCACTACCGCACTTGCAGTGGCACCTGATAGTAAAACATTTTTAAGAGATTTGTTCACACTGATACATCCTTCTTATATTAGTAATCTCCTAATCGTTTTAAACTAAACTACACGACCTATTTCATTTTTAAAAAGTCATATCTAAGTATAACAAAATTTCTGTATTTTTTGCAAACTTTTTCTTGATTTTACATTGAAAAACTACTAAAGTTTTTGGAAAACAACTAAAACCGATAGTAAAAACCCTACTAAACAGTTAACGTAGTACCTTTGTAAAAGTTATTAAAAACTAAAAAGACTATCTGAAAGAAGAAATTCTTTTAGATAGTCTTTTTTAGAATAGTTTAAGTCAAAACCCTTAAACACCTTATCTAACTAAAGGTTATAGAGATTTTCAATCAATTTCTGATACGAAGGAACCTCTTTAAACCAGATATAGTTATAGAGAACTTAGAGAGTTCAACTTTACTATTAGTCTTCTTTTTTCTTCAATGAAGCAAGACCTAACGCACCTAGTGCTAAACCAGCCATTCCAAGCATAGCGTTATCTCCACCACCTGTATTTGGCAACTCAGCTACAGAAGCATCAGTATTACCACTTGGAGCAGACGTTGGAGCTGCACTTGTAGAAGTACCTACTGCATTTGGAGCTTCCACCACGTTATTTGCAAGTGGGCTTGCAGAAGGAGACTCATTAGATACAGTTGGCTCTACCACTTTCTTATCTGCAGGAACAACTTCCACATCAGATACCGCAGGGGCTTCGTCAATGCTTGGTTTCTCATCTTCTACTGCTGGTTTTGGATAACGACCATCATTAAATGTGTCACCAATACCATACTCAGGTTCAGGTTTCAATGTTGATAAGTCAAACTCAGGTACCTCATTAATAGCAGGTTGACCGTCCATATCACCATTTACACCACCTGTAAATTCAGGAACATCCAATACTGGTGGTAATTCTTCACCCGCAGTACCTACAGCACCTGTAAACTCAGGAACTTCATTGATTGCAGCGTTTCCGTCTACATCACCATTTACACCACCGTTAAACTCAGGAACTTCAACAGTTGGAGCTGCTTCGTTACCAAAGCTATACAAAGCTTCACGAAGTTTAGTCTCTGTAATTTCCCCAGTGTTCAAATCTACTGCAAATGTAGTTGTATTACGGTAAACGATACCATCTTTCTTCTCTAACTCAACAATTGGTTTGGCACCTACACGGATAACTGTTTCAGTTGCAACACCTGCATGTTTTGTAGATGAACTTTCAGTAATCGCACCTGTAAGTGGGTTTACTGTATAAACCGTTGTTGTGATATCTTTACCATTATGACCTAAGAAGATTTCATTCTCAGTTCCTTTAGTCTTCAAGACATCTCCAACATACTTACGAGGAGAAGGAATTACAGTTTCTACAACCTTATCTTTAGCAGCAACTTTTACAATAGTGGTAGTTGGGTTTACTACTACTGGTTTACCAGTATTTTCTGTGATACCACCAGTTGTAGGGTCTACTGTGTAAGTAGTAGTGACTGTACTTGTACCGTCAGTACCCTCTACTGTAATATCCTTATCACCTTTTTCACGAGTCGGATCTTTCTCATAACGAGTTTCTTTTGGAATAGCAGTTACTACTACTTTATCCTTAGCTCCAACCTTAATAATTGTCTCTGTTGGTTGTTTCTTGACAAACTTCGTAACAGCTTCGTCAATCTTACCAGTTGATGGGTTCATACTGTAAGAAGTACGAGTCACTTCGATACCGGGAACACCTTCTTCACGAACATTCTCAGTACCTTTTTCACGAGATTTGTCTGCAACATATTTCTCTGGAGAAGGAATTGGAGACTCTTCTTCTTTATCTGTAATCAAAGTACGAGAAGTTGTTGTTGGTTTCAACTCACCTGTGTTAGGGTCTACTGTAAACTCAGTCTTATTCTCTACTACAGAACCACCAGTCTTACCATAATCCACCTCAGGTTTACTTGCTACTTTCACAATTGTTGCAGTAGGTTCAGATTCACGGACAGTGTTCGTAACCTCTGTAATATCACCTGTATCAGGGTTTACTGTATAAACAGTTGTTGCAACTTCTTTACCAGCTTTACCCGGAACTTCAACGTTTGGAGTTCCTTTAGTACGACTATCATCGTTCTCATATTTCTTAGGTGATGGAAGTTCAGTTACAACAACTTTATCTTTAGCTGCAACTTTAATAATCGTTGCAGTTGGCTCAGTAATAACAGGTTGACCTACTGTTGGAGTTACTTTACCACTTGCAGGATCTACAGTGTATGTAGTCGTAGTGACTTTCTTACCTGCTTTACCGGGAACTGTAATATTTTCAGATCCTTTTTCACGTGTTGGATCTTTCTCATACTTCTTAGGTGAAGGAAGTTCTTCAATAGATACCGTAGGCTCTTTTGTTTCTCCATAAGTAATCTTAGAAGTAGGAGTCACTTTACCTGTATCTTCTGCTACAACATAAGTTGTTGTTGTAATCTCAGTACGACCTTGGTCATCTTTACGACTTGTTACAGTAGGTTTTGTACCAACAGTTACAATAGTGTCTGTTGGAGCTGTTTCAGTAGTTGTCGATTTCTCTGAAATAGTACCATTTGTTGGGTCTACTGTGTAAACAGTTGTTACTTTACGAACACCCGGAGTACCTGCAACCTCTGTATTATCTGAACCATAATCTTTAGTTTCAGAACCACGGTATTTCTTAGGCGAAGCAATCGGAGTTGATACCACTTTATCTTTGGCAGCAACTTTTACAATAGTCTTAGTAGGAGGAGTTGTTACAGGTTGTCCTACACGGTCAGTAATGACACCTGTAGTTGTATTCAAATCGTAAGTTGTTGTAGTTTCTTTACGACCCGGTGTTCCTGCTACCTCAATGTTTTCAGCACCTTTTTCACGTTCTGGGTCTTTGACAAACTCTTTTGGAGAAGCAATAACCTCAGTTACTGTCTTCGGTTTTGTACCGACTGATACCACTCGAGTAACCGCAGGCTCTGTTTTTGTAGTCGGATCGTTTGGTGTTACTGCACCTGTTTCTTTGTTCAAAGTGTAAGTTGTTGTTTTAATCGTTTTACCGTCTTTACCAACTACTTTATCTGAACGAACATCACGATCCGCTTGTGGATTTGGCTCATAACGAGTTTCAAATGGGATACGAGTTTCTTCTACTTTTGGTTTTGTCCCTACTGCAACTGAACTATCATCATTTGGAGAAGGTACTTTCTTACCAGCCTCAATATTATCTGCTGCAGAATAAGTAATCTCCTTCACAACACGCTCAGATACCGACTCTGTAACCTCACCTGTGGTTTCATTGACAGTATAAACTGTTGTCTTCTCCACAGTCTGTCTTCCTCTTTGGATGGTTTCTACCTTGTCTTTTGCTGCGACTTTTACAATATTCGGAGTTGGGTCTTTTACCTTTTCTTCGTCTCTGTCACCCTCAGTTACTGTTCCGTTAGAATAGTTTACATTATAGTATTGTGTAACTTTGTTAATACCGTTTTCTCCCGGTACGGTAATGTCCTCAGAACCTCTAACTCTTTCAGGGTCTTTTACATACCTTTTTTCAGTTGGTCTAATTTCTTCGTTAGTTACAGTAGGTTTTGTTCCGACTCTTTTAACCCCTTCTTCTGGGTACACTACAGAACCCCATTGTTCTTCCCAAGTACGTCCTGTTTCTGTATCTCTCCAAGTTATCCAAGTTCGAGAACCATTTTTAGGTTCGGACTCTGTATACATTGCTCGTAAAGTGTAATTAGGGTCTGCTTTATAAACCCATTGAAGTGGAGGAGTATCCGTCAGCGACCTTCTACTTACTTCCACGTTAGCAGCATGAACTTCTCCACTTTCTCCAATCAAATTCCCTAAAACAGGTAGTTGATTCAATGCCCCCGGAGTAACCATGAGAGCTGTAGCAAACATAGCACTGACTAAACCGTAGGCTTTATGTTTTCTAAACGTATATTTGTTTTTATTATCATGCATGAACTAAAAACCTCTTCTTTATTTTATTGATGAAACTATTTTAGCATGACATATGGTCATTGTCAAAAATAAAAAGTAAAAAGTTTAGTTTTTTACTCGACTTGACCAAAAAGGTATGCTATACTTAATTCAAAATATCTTATGCATAGGAGTATATTTACATGAAATTTGATAGAAAGCGACATTATTCGCTTAGAAAATACAAATCAGTTGGACTTGCTAGTGCAATTGTTGGTTTAAGTATGTTAGGAACTACAGGAGTATTAAATGAGGTTCCTGTGATTGGGGATATGTTTGGGGTTACTGAAGTGCATGCTGATAGTGTGTCTAGTTCTGTTACATTTGTAACAGACTCAGGGATGAGTGTGAGTTCAGAACCTATTGAGTGGCAGCGTATTAATAGAGGACATGTAGATAGTTTTACAGTAACTATTAAAGCTCCCACTGGTTATGTTTTCACAGATAATAATCAGTCACATATTAGTTTTGAAAAAGCAAGCCCTGAAACTCTTAACTTAACAGTTAGAAAAGTTGGTGGACGAGACTTCAATGGAAATACTGAGGATGGTTATAATTACAATACTTCAGATGGTCGTGTAGATGGTGACGGAAGTATTTCTACAGTTTATCAACCAAATCCAAATGGTAAAGCAGGTGAACAGAATGTAGTCTCTCAAGGAACTCCGGGTAAAAGTAGATATCATAGTGATGATGGAAGGAACTATACAACCATTTATGAACCCGGAACTCCTCGCGTAGTTTCAGTAGGAACACAACCTACTGTAACTAATGAAGAGATTCAACCGACAGAAAAAAGGTTTGTAAAAGACCCTGAGCGTGAAAGAGGTGCTGAGGATATTGAAGAAAAAGGTCAAGTAGGTCGTAAAGAAGTAACAACCACATATACTTTAAATACATCAAATGGAACAGTAACCCCTAATGAGCCTACTTCTCGAGTTATTTCTAACCCAACTCCAACCATTGTAAAAGTCGCAGCAAAAGACAAGGTAGAAACCATCCAAAGAGGAAGACAGACTGTGGAGAACCTAAACTAAATACATAGAACAGACCGAACCATCGTCTTTTTATTTTGTCTAAATGAGCATCCAAACCCTCCTATAACCCAGTATCAAACCTGACTTAAATAAGATACCGCTAAACCTTTGTCCACTTTTAGAAAACGAAAAGAGGAAAGCCGACCAAACTGACTTTCCTCTACTTTTATGTACAAATTTTTTGAAAGAGTTACTCTAAAACAGTTTAAACAACCTGCTTTATCAAATCAATTAGCGAACCCACTCACCACTTGCGTTTACAGTGTAACCACCAATAGTTGTGTTTACTGCAAGCGCACCGTTAGCGTATGAGTAGTACCATTTTTCACCAACTTGATACCAACCAGTAGCCATAGCACCGTTTGATTTCAAGTAGTACCAAGTACCATTGTCGTTAACCCAACCTGTAACCATAGCACCTGAACCATTTAGGTAGTACCAAGTACCATTGTCGTTAACCCAACCAGTTTGCATAGCACCTGAACCATTGAAGAAGTACCAAACTCCTTGAATGTTAGCCCAACCAGCACCTTGCATTTCTCCAGCTGCATCTAGGAAGTACCAAGTACCACCATCTTTGATCCAACTGTTTTCAACGGCTTTACCTTCTTTGATAAATTGCCATTTACCACTTTCAAGCTTGTTCCAACCGTCTTTTACTTCTGGTTTTGTTTCTTCAGGTTTTTTGTTTTCATCGTCTGCTTTTGTGACTTTACCTACTAATTGTGGGTTTTTCACAAGAGTAGCTTTACCGTTCGCTACAGTTACTTCAAGTTTGTAGATACCACGGTCAGACTTGAACTCAACTGTTTGACGACCTTCAGTAGCTTTTACAGTTACTTCTTTACCGTCCAATTTCAAAGCTTTACCATCAAAACCAAGAACTGCAATGTCTTTCACTTCTGGAGCTGGTTTTGGCATGTAAGCTGAGTCACCACGATACGCATAAATATCGTTGATTGTGATTGTGCTTGACGTGTCATGAATTGCACGTTTTACACGCTCTTCTTCTTTACGATCAGCTTCTGCTTTTGCTTCTTCAGCTTTCTTAGCTTCGTCAGCTTTCTTAGCTTCCTCTAGCAATTTAGCAGAGTCTTTATCTGCTTCTGTTGCTTTGTCTACTTTAACATCTTTTGGCAATGTTTGTACATTTGCTTCTGATGTTGTTGCTGTTTCATCAGCAGATACCGCACCTTGAGCGGCAAAGAGAACTGCACCTAGTGCAGCTGTTGATAATAGAAGTTTTTTGTGCATTAAAACTTACCTTCTTTTTATTTTATTTATTGACGGAAAACCCACCAATATGTGACATCTAGGACTCGAACCCAATGTAGAACCAACCCCTTAAAGGATTTTTCTAACTCACTTATATTTACTTAACATAGTTTACCACAAACCAAAGTAAGTGTCAAGGAAAAACTGTAATTTTTCTAAAACTTTATTTTACAAAAGTTATTTTACCACAAAATGAAAGCTTTGTCAAATAAAAAAGTTACCCTTACGAATAAGAGTAACTAAAAATCCAGCAAGGCAGTCCATCTTTGTACTGAAACTTCTTTTATTATCACTTATGAGTATACACTACTTTTCACAATCTGTCAAGTCAGAAACTTCGCTTTTAGAAAACTTTAAGAAAAGAAATATCATTCTACAGGAATAATACGAACTTCTTCTTTTGGTTTTTCTTTGTTCTTGTCTTTTTCATTAGAAACTTCTGAAGAAGAATTACTTGGACGAGAATTCGAACTTGAAGAACTTGAAGAAGATGGGATACCACTCTGTGCTTCTTCTTTCTTACTGCTAGGGGGTGTACTTGGCTCTATAATTGGCTTGTAGTTGGGGTCTTCTACATACTTAGGAGAAATAACTGCAGTGATAGCTACACCACTTAAAATATAAGATGTGTTTGGAACACTTGAACCATCTACCCATAAACTACCTACAGGAGATGAATCACTAATCAAGAAACCACTACGCTTTATCAAACCTTCTAAAATAAACCCTTTTGAACGAGCTTCTGCTAGAGTAGTAATGCTATTTGCAGAAACATAATTAGATTTCTGACCAGTTAACTTTGTCTTAAAAGCTAACCAAGACAACTGAGTAGCTAATTGTTTATTACTCTCTACCAAACCTTTCCCTTCTTTTTCAATCAGAGAAAGAAGAGAAGATACCGAAGCATATTTCTTATAGCTTTCTGCTTCTTCTACCAAAGAGGAGAAATCTTCAATACCTTTCGATACCACGAAAGTACCATCTTTAACCACACCATATTGACTCAAAACCTTTGTAAGAAAGTGATTTAAACCACTATAGTCTTTAGCAACAACTTCTAAACGCTTGAGCATTTCTTTATCAACATCCCGATTGCTTTCTGCAATCCTAGTCGTCTCAAGTTGAACCAACTGCTCCAACTGCTTTGAGTCAGGTAAAATATAAGCACTATCCAAGAAGTCTAATATCTGAACGTAAGACTCTAACCGAGTAACATTCTCAACCATAGCACCTTTATCAACACCTACTCGAGATAAAACTTCTTTTGCATTTTCAACTAACCTAGCCGTTGTGTTTCTATCTGCTACAGTTTTATCTCTATCTACTCTTTCCAATTGGCGAGTTACTTTAGCCAATAATTCAATATCATCTACCGCACCGATAGATAGATTATCTTGCACAAACTCAGCAGGAACATCAGATAAACTAGAACTCAATTTAGAAGATGCCCAAGAACTAGTGCTTCTATACTGGTAAACAATCAAACCTACCAAAACTAGAATAGAACCTAAACCAAAAGCTAAGACAAGCAGATACCGCTGATCCTGTTTCTTTAATTTCTTCTTGCTCTCCTTATCCTTTAACCAATTGGGAGGAGGTAGGGTTTGGTTTAATCTTGTAAATTCCATTACTCCGAAACCTCCTGTAAGGCTTTATAGGTCTTTTCATCTAGTACGTTGATAGAGTCTGCAATACTAGGATTTGATACCCATAGCTTATACAAGGACTTCCAAGAACCTAACTTAGACTCAAAGTCTTTATCAGCTGCTTCTTCTGCTTTTATAGCAGAGATGGATGGTAATTCAGTTAATTGTTCCACCTCTACACTTGTACTACTTAAATCTTCTGAGTCTAATACCTTGTAATGTGCATCAACCCCACTTCCTGAAATCTTACTAACAGTATTTGGCTGTGACCAATTCGGAACCGAACGAGAGCCATTTAAAAACAACTGTAAGTCTTTCCCCAAGTTCGTATACTCCTTATAAGTATCCGCTACTTGTGGGCTTGTATTTGGCTCATCGTAACCAGTCCAAATAGCAACAGAGTATCCACCATTAGTGATGGAATCATACCAAGCATCAGAACCACCTGACCCATAAGGATTAGGAGGAGATACCGACTCATCAAAAGCAACTGTACCTGTTTTACCACCATAACCCTCATAGTCTGAAATCTTCGCAGCAGGAGCTGTATACCCAGTTTGAGGAACACCCCTTAACATTTGAGATAATACAAAAGCAGTGGACTCTTTCATAGCTCGATAAGAAACTGCTTCAACTTTTTTCACAGAACCATCGACAAAGGTAATGCTATCTACAAAACGAGGTTCGGTATAAATCCCTTTATTATTGATAACGTTATAAGCAGCAGAAGCCTGTAATGTAGAAATATTTAAACCAATACCATCCACAGAAGAGTAACTGTCTTTTGTGTCTAACCCTAAGCCATGTAAAAAAGTTTTCATTCTCCTAGAACCTAGAATCTCATCGTCAATTCGAGCTACTGGAGTATTTAAAGACAAACGAAGAGCTTCTTGTAAAGACTTTTTACCGTAGGTATACTTACCCCAATTGTACATAATAGCATTTGAACCGGGATACTGATAGTTATCAGTAGACATTAAAGTTGCAGTGTTATACTTATCGCCACCTAAATACTCAAATAAAGCACCGTAAGCCGTAAAAGGTTTCATAGAAGAGCCTGACGACCTTGTTTGTTGAATAGCTCTATTTAACTCATCATTTTCTTGTCTGGAACCAACCATACCAACTACTACACCCTCAGAGTTCATAACAGATACCGCTATTTGTTGGTTTTCATCTTGAAACTTCATAGCCAAAACCTTTTCACGTATCTGCTGAAAAAGGTCAGGGTCTAAAAAAGTCTTAATATTTAGAGTCGCTTTCTGCGTGTCATACCCTAAAGCTTCAACTTGCGCTTTTACGCTATCTGTATAAACCTTAAAGCGCAAGTTCTGTTGCCTTAATTCTTCTTGAATGTGATACCGCTCTTTCAATTGACTTACTAAATCAACCTGACTTGCTTTTTCACGCTCATCAGAAGAAATTAAACCACGAGATTCCATAATACCTAAAACAACCTCTGTACGCTCTTTAGCCCCATCAGGGTTTTCATATAAGTTATAAGCCGTAGGAGACTGACCCAACCCTGCCAAATAAGCCTGCTCTGCAATATTTTCAGGAGTTCGCTCTGCATAGTCCGAAGGAGTTTTACCAAAGTACACATCCATAGCAGCAGATACCCCTATTGCACTCTCTGCAAATTCTAATTTATTGACATAAAAGCTTAAAACCTCTTCCTTTGAGAAGTTCTCATCCAACTGCTTAGATAAGAACCACTCCCCTATTTTTCGAGTAAAGGTAGATGTTAGTTCACCACGCTCATAATAGGTATTCTTTATTAATTGTTGCTCCAAGGTAGAACCACCACGAGCCACGTAGCCTTTGTCCACTAAAGAACGAGCTTTCCCTACAAACACACCTAATAAAGCCTTAGTAGAAAAACCATGATTTGTCCAAAAATCTTTATCCTCTGTTGCAATTAAAGCGTCTCGATACAACTCAGGAATTTCTTCATAAGTCAACGGTTTTGAAATCTTGCTAGTCTCTTTCCAAATAACTTGACCATTCTTATCTGTAATTTGACTAGTTCCAAAAGTATTTAAACGGTAACTATCCACTTTCGGTAACTTCTGCAATTCTAAATAAACCACAGTTGTGGATACCAAGAAAGCAGATGCAATAGCACCTGCAATGGAATAACCAATTATTCTTTTAATCTTCGCCTTCTGAATCTTCTTCATGACCTAACCTAATGTTTTGCATTTCACGTGCATATTCTACCAAACTATGACGAGTCGGTGCGGATAAAGCGTTAAATTCTTCTTCTGATAATTCTCTTTCTGCGAAAACTTTTGCCAAAGTAAAGAAACAAGTAGCATACAATTCATTAGCCACTTCATCTGAATTTACACCTAACTCTTTCTCTACAGTTTCTGGTAATAACAACTGAGAAAAGCTTGTCATCATAGCTTTTAAAAGCTCAAAGCGCATACCGTGTTTAGAAGCGACAAATTGATCCACATAGAAAGTGCCATCTTCGCCTTCTACTACTGCTACTTCTAAGATACCGCGAGTAGTTTCTTTATTCTTTAGCAAATTTTGATTGAAAACCAACAATTGCTTTAAGGTATCTTCTACTGTACTTCTATCACCACTTACTTTTACCATATTTATTCTTCTTTCTTACTTTTTACAGTCGGTAGTTCTCCCGGAAAACCAACAATCTCACCAACTCTTAAATTCGATACCGCTTCAGAACCTTCTACCAAAGCAAAGTTGCGCTGATAAACCTTAATAGCATCAGGAGAATGGTAAGACGTTCCAAAATAAAGAGCGATATAATCCAAGAAAGACGAGAAAATTTGAAGCAGACAAGCTGAGTCATTCCTATCACAAGAACGAATAGACTCCCTAAATAATGCAATAGACTGCTTATAGGATACCGGAAGAACCACTCCTTTATCCAACTCAGGTACTAAAAAGTCCACTAAAGCTTGTAAAATAGGTAAAGTTTCTTTAGATTCTTTACTAACCTTAACCTCAATTTTATCAAGTTTGTAATCTAACAAATAAGAAACAGTTGCAAGAACCGCTTCTTTATCATAAGATTGCTTCAAGTCTCTAAAATCTTCTAACGTTAAAGAGCCATTTGCAACCTGTTTTATAGCTTCTATCAACTGATTCTAAACCTACTTTCTAACTTTCTAAACTCTTCCAAATCTCTTTAAACAAAGCTTCTAAACAAGAAACTGCAATGGAATTGCCTGCTTGTTTATACAACTGTAACTTAGATAAACCTACTGCTTTTGCTTTCTCATAATCTTCCGCAGAAAAACCCATATAAAGCCAAGATTCTTCTGGTGTAATTTGTCGCATAGTTAAAAATTGAAGAACACCACTTTTCGGTTCAGATACCCCTTCTTCTTTTTCTTCAAGATTAAACAAACCAAAACTTCTTGCTTCAGGATGTTCTGAAAACCACAGAATAGTTGGGTCTTTCGCTAACACCTCTCTAGACTCTCTCAAACCCCTCTCATACTCAACGAAAGGATAAGCTTGAGGATTTGTGCTTGAACTTAGGAAAAGCTTCTCAGGGAGCTTAAAATTGACCGATTCTAACACCATCTTAGGACACTTATAATCAGTTGCTAACAAACAACTAACCTTACCACTTGGATAAAGGCAACGAGTACGCAAACCTAACGTATCCTCACGAGTTTTATAATCACCAAAATAATGTACTGAACCCTCACTCTTCAAGTTATATTTAAACCTAGAAATCTGTAGCTCAGTCGCATATTTCTTCTCTTCTTGACTTGATACCAAACAATCAGACATCACTTGCTGAAAGTCAAATCCAATCGGAAAACGATAAGGTTTATGCGCTCCACGAATAGATACCGCAAAGACCCTCTCCCTATTTTGAGAACTCCCAAAGTCTTTAGCATTTAAAACACCGTAATAAGTTGTGTAACCTAACCCTCTCAAAATTGCCAACCACTCATGAAAACCACCTAAAAACTTAGTGCTTAGTAAAGCCTTAACATTTTCCAAGAGAAGCACTCTAGGTAATTTATCCTCGATTATTCTTTGGCATTCCCACAAAAGAGAAGAGGTAGTACCTGAACCTCTTTCAAACCCTTTTTGTTGACCTACTGTACTTAACGCTGTACAAGGAAAAGAATAAGTAAACAAGTCAAAATCAGGTAGGTCACTTGGTATAATCTTCGTAATATCTCCAAAATTCTTAGTTTCACCGTGAATCGCTTCATAGGCTTGATGAGCGTAAGTGTCAATCTCAGATACACCTACTACCTCATAGTCAACACCTAAGTTGCGTAAAGCCATGTGCTGAGACCCTATTCCTGAAAAAGCTTCAAAGACCTTTAAACAAACCAATTTACTAACCTAACTCCTTTGTAAACATACCGCGTAGACCATCAAAACGGCTACCTACATTTGGAAAAACTCCTACTAAAACTGTGTTTTCCAATAGCTCGTCAATAGGAAATCCTTGTTTACCCAATCTCTCATAAGCCCTAAAGGAAACACAATCCACAACAGTAAAGTCAAACCCTTCGTCATCACCTTCTAACGGTGTGAAAATCAATGTGTACTTCATCAAAAACCTCAAATTTCTAAATGTGAATTTGGAACTTCAAAGCTTGTGTACGCAATAAGGTTAAATCCAAAGGAGGAATCACATAGTCTGCACCATACTCAAATGGCTCTAACAGTCGATAAGGCTTTCTTCGGTGCTTCGGATTGTCCATCTCTAAGAAAGCACCGTTCAAGTTCATAGCTCGATACCGCTCTACAAACTGTCTACCCTCTTCTTCGGTTAAACCATATTTCTCTAGCAACTCACGCATATACTCTACTTTTTCTGTTGGCTCCTCTACTTTTACAAACCAATCTTTTACGTTAAACAAAGGAGGTAAACCACTCACTGAAAAAGGAACATCCGCTAAGGTTGAAGGTTCGTATTTGTTTATTTGACGCTTATAAGGCAAGATAGGATACCGCTCTCCGGTTGGCTTATACTCATAAAAAACCGCACTAGGTTCATAACGGAAAATTTCCGAACCTTCTTTTTCCATAAGCTCTGTTAACAACTCAACCAAGCGCTTTGGTTTCCTGAAAAACCCACTCATACAAGGAATCGTATCAGAACTGTCCCCTCGAATAATCTTAGTAGCTAATAAACTATTATAAGGAGCAAAACCACTCAACTTCTTAACAGAAGTTTTCCGCTCCAAAATACGCTGATAGCTACGAGGTGTAATCTGCTCATAGTTGTTCAACTCAGGAAACCCTTCTTCAGCAAATGTTTGTGTAGCTGGATACATATAAACCGATACTTGATCATCAACCAATGGAACCATATCCAAGTCCCCTGTCAAGACACAAATCGGATTGTTAGGATACTGAGTCTTAGCTACTCGAACAGCCTCTGCAATCAAATCATCAGCCTCATAGTTGTCTGCTTTCAAAACACAAGCACCGATACCGCGGAAGAGATTTAAACACAATTCAGCAGAATTCCACCAGTCAGGAGCCAACCTCGGACGACCTGACTTATAAGTTCCTTTTTTACCTTCTTTTTTCAACAAAGATTTTATATATTCTTTGCGAGACCAAATCTGTGAGTCAGCACAGATAACCATAGGATTGTAACCACCACCTGACAATCGGTTGGCAAAGAACTTCAACATAGAAGATAAAACCGTAGTATCTACAATCACATTCTCTGTATAAACCGAACCCATAGAGTCAACCCTCTCCACTGCAACTTCAGCAGTCAGAGTTACACCCTTTGCACGCATTCCTTGAAAATATTTGTGTACTAAGTGGTTAAAGTCAACCACCCACACAATCTTTGACATATCCAATAATTTTACTTCTTTATTCGACATAAACTGCTTCTTTCTATCGTCTGATAAGACCTATTATAACAAAAATCAGAGGATTTTGCAAGGAAGATACCACTGAGTGAAGTAAAAAGAAAACTACGAAACAAAGCCGTAGTTTCAAATCATCTACTTCAACAGAGCTTTTTGAAATATCACATCAAGCAAATCTGAGGTTAAAGTTGAATTTAACTTAGTTATATCACAAGAGGTATATAAGAATCTTGTAACTTTTTCAAACTTGTTCAACCCAAAAGCCGAATAGGTCTGAGTTTTTGTCTCATGATAATTAAACTTAATTTGAAACTGTGAAGTTTCTTTACCTACTTTAACTTGAAAATCTAAGCAAGCAAACCTATTTCGTAACTCAGGTACCGAAAGCAATGATACCGAAACATTCACTTGTTGATTGTTCCAATCGAAGACTTTCTTTTTCAAAATAGGTAACGATATAGACTCAGAACGTAAGTCGTACTGCCACTTACCAAATGCTTGAAAAACGTCTAGGTAATGAGGTTGGTTTAAAACGGTTTGAACGTAAGCTTTGAAATCATCTTTGCTGATAAAAGGCTTTGAATCAAGTTCCTCAAAATATTTTCGCTTTATATCAGAATCTATATCTGCTAAATTTAATTCATCAATTTCTGGATTGTAAAACATAAATATCTCCTAGTTAACGCTTAATCTTATTCTTGCGAATGAACTTGTCAATCGCTTTAGGAACACTTTTGTAAAGGTCTTCAGGACTTAGATAAACTTCAATTAAAGCTTCTATTGGGTCTTCAAGAGCGTCACAGTCTTCTTTCGACCAATAAACATAGCTAGTATAGGTAAAGCCTTCTTCTGGATGTCCGTTCTCTGCTTGGTTGAAAGGGGTACTTTCAATCCAGAAACCTTTATATTCGAATTCAATCATATTTTAAGCACCTTACTTTGAAATCAACTGCGCTACTTGAGCTTCTACCAAACTTAAGATACCGAATTCCTCTAATCCGCTCTTCAAACTAATGAAGAAGGATTCTACCAATTCAGGAGAAAAGTTAGATACCAAATAATCAACATCGCTCAAACCACGTATAACTTGAACTTTTGTTTTAGAAGATACCGCCTGACCTTTTCTAAATGTACGACTTGTACCTATAACAGCGCAAACAACTGAACTATACCCAAACGAAACCTCCTGTAATATCTGTTCTTCTTTATCTTTAATCTGCAAGAAAAATAGTTCATCATAAAAAGTAAAGTTATAAGTAGAGTCAACGACCTCTGAAAAAGACCGTGGGATAAAATCTAACTTTTCTTTTTCTCCTTTAAGCCATAGTTGATAAGTTGCGTATAACCAGATGGAAAGCTCTCTTTTCTTTGTCATATCAAAATCTCCATTTTTCTTTAATTTATATTTATTATACTACAAAATTTGAAAATTGTCAACTAGATAAAAGATACCAAGATAAAAAGAAGAGCAACCGCTCCTCTTCTATTTTACATAACCTAAACTCGTATAAGCAGACCACAAACCTAACTTCGTAAGCGCAGACTCAAATACATTGACGAACTCTAACATGTCTTCTCGTGGGATTAAAACTGAAAGACGATCTGCATCTTCATAGAATATACCAACCTCAGTAAACTCAGCTAATTTTCCGTTTTGAGTTGAGAGCCTGTAAAGGTATTGATCTCGCTCATTTGTTGGTGCAATCGTAAAAGTGTAGTAAGCTTTGGAGTCAATTAAGACAGAATAAGAAAACCCAGCTTTATTGATAGTCAGTAAAGAAGTAGGTGTTGCTTCTGCATAACTCTTTTCATCCAACATAGAATGTCGTAAGAGAGATTTGTAGAAATCAGACATGCGAAGAAAGGTTGTTCTCAATTCTTTTCTCGTATCTACTTTAGCTTTATGTTGTCGTTTTGCTAACTGCTTTGTAGTAGGAACAAATTGAACAGAGTTAGATAAGAAATAATTAAAGGTTTTAGACCAAGTGCTATCCTCACTAAAGAAAAGTAATAGATTATTTACAAACGGAGCTAAGTAATCAGAAGGTAGGTCTGAGGCTAACTTTTCAAAATCGCTATAGGCAGTAAAGATACCCTTTTTAACTTCCTTAAACTGAGGATTGTTTCTTACATAAGGAGTCACTGCAAAAGCTAGTTTATTCTCTGGGTTAAACGTAAAACTAAAAGTATACCAAGTTAAATAGTTTTGTCTTAACACGTTTACAAAGCAACCTTGACTGTCAATGTTCAAAATCATTGTATCAGCGTTAAATTCAACCGTAACTGATCCGTTTAGCTCTTTTCTCAATTTCTCCCAAGTAGCAACCAAAGCAGTTGCTACCAAGGCAAAGCGTTGTTCTTTTGTGAACAGTTTTAAATTCAACATCTCACTAAGTCCTCTTTCTAAATTCTACTTCTTTATCTAACTGCGTTAAAATATCTTTCAAAGTCATCTCTAGTGCTAAACGTTGAGACTCATTTAATTGAGCAACGATTTCTGAAACATAGGGATACCACATGGAAGAGTCCGTACCTAAACTATCACGTCGGAATTCCAGCAAAAGTTTCCCTCGACCAAAGAAAGCTACTTTAGACCGAAGGTCAAAATCTGCAACACCGTTAGCCCATAACGCATAATCAGGACTGGGAGCTTTTACTTGAAGTGAGATATTGAGACGAGGATACCGATTGTCTCTGAGTGACGTAACGACAAGAGTATTCTTGTTAATATAAAATTCATACGAAGGCGTTTCATCCTCAATATCGAAAGAAATAAATCTACGACTCTCTAACCACTTATATAAAACCTTCTGAAATAAAGAATGAATCTTAACTACTTCTACTTCGGATCGAACCATATCTTCAACCTCCTACCTTTCAAATCTCAATGCTACTTCTTTTTCCTTATTTTTCAATAAAGAAGAGAGACTATGCTTTTCTGCTAAGACACTTACTCCATCTAAAAACTGCTGTGGAATTACAGGTAATAGTTCAAAAAACTCCGCTAAGTCTTGCCTAGTATAAGCTGACTTAGTTTTATTATAAGACCAAGAAACTTTACCATAAAGGTAATTATAAGCTTCTAAACTACAATAACGATAAGCCTTACTTCGTCTAAACCGAACTAAATAAAATAAAGACCCTTTTCTATGATACCGCTCAAACTGTAAACAATCCTTCATCCAACTTAATTTATAATTAGAACCATAGTCTACAAACTCAATGGAACTCTCTAACCAAGTTTCCATCAAAACAACTAACGTTACATAAGCAGAATGTCTGCTACTTGACTTCTCTGACTGAACCATAAGTAAACACCACTTTTACAGATAACCATTTGAATTGGACTGTAGCAATTGAATTAAAATTTCTTCAAAATCTTTTTCACAACCTAAGTTCGACATGAACTCATACAAACCACTTATAACTATAGAATATTTTGTCTCTGGAACCACTAAAGCACAGTTTATAAAGTCTGGTAAACGATAAGGACTAGAAGTCAACATATAACGATTTACAGGTCGTCCCCTATAGTACGAAAAGGAACCTAGAGACCAAAAATCTGTATCCTCAGTAAATACAATAGAGAAACGATACCGAGGCTTAACTGCACGTCTACTTTGAACTGAAAAATCCAATCGACAATCCGATACTTTTAACTGTACTTGATTCAAACTAAATCGAACAGGTAAATGACGAAGATACCGCAACTTCTGTCGGAATAACTTCTCTACTGCCATAAGCATGAACGCAACTTGTACTTCTGAACTATAACCCTCAAATAAACTGTTTTTAATCATAAGAAACCCTCAAACCTTAATGTAAATAGTATATCAAATTTTAGAAGGTTTGACAAGTTGAAAAAGAGATTATGGACACAAGACGTAACCTCTTAAAACCTTAATCTAATAAATCTTCCAAGCTCTCTGAACCTACTAAACCAAACTTTTCCAAGGTTCTGAAATGATGGTTTAAAAAATCTGCAAAGGCTTCATCTGTATCAAGCAATGAGTTTACTTTTTCTCCCCCTGCTTGAAGAATACCATCAGAAACTTTGTCAATGTAGACCTCCATCATATCAGCGATAATTGAAGCCGGTTCGATACCTAAGTTAGTTAGAACCTTATCATTATCAATAGCATCAATCATAGTCGCTACAGAAGTATATAATAACTCCAAATAATCTCCATTGTAAGAACCTGCCACAGCATTAAAAGAAGTTTGACCGTCTTTTTCAAACATAGCAACTTCCACTATGCTTGTTAAATCACCTTTTGAAGTATCTTCTGCTAACTTTTGATTAAAAGATACTAACTCCCTTAGAACATCACTTGAATTGTTAACTTGCTTTGTAGATCTTTCTTCCACACTTAATTTCCTCACTTTTTATTTTATATTCTTTATTATACCACAAAAATAACTAAAATAAAAGAAAAACGTAGAATAAACTACGTTTCTCTATCCTTTTTCTTAAAAGCTATTCCTGAAAAAGTACCAAGCAATAAACAATACAATAAAAGCAACTAAGGCACCTTTTGTAGAGCTATCTAAGTTAGACCACCATTTTTTCATAACAGTTACCTCCAACCTTCATCTGAGGAGACCCAATCCGTGTCTACTTCTTGCTTCTCAAAGACACTCACTACACGATAGTTCTCTTCTTCCTCTTCCTCTTGTTTTAGATACTGTTCTCTTTTCACCCACAGTAAGTAGATAAAGGTACAAATAAGACCAAAACACAACAAGGTTAAGAACCATAGAAGATATTCATTACTTGTATAACGGAACCAAAACTGCATAATGGTACCTAACGTAATCAGAACAATTTTATACAAAGCAAATAGTAGAGCTAAACCAACCACAATTGATACCAACAAGAACAAAGCAATACGAGTCTTTCGATGGGTTTTCAGAAACTGTAAGACCCTCTTATCAAAGCGTAAGTGTTCTTTTGGCTCACTGTTAGATACCGCTGGTTGTGGGAAGGGGGTTTGTTTTTTCTTTCGTTTAAACATCACTCATCACCTTCCAACTGCGCTTTCTTACGAGCTTCAATTTCTTCTTTTGCCAAACGCTCAAGAGCTTTCTGATCAGCTTGCGCTTTGTTCTCTACAACCTTCTTCGTGTTACGTTCAATCTTACGAGCATATTGATCGTAAATTTCATCACCTAATGCATTCACAAAAATTGCAGGTTGTTGATGGTTGAAAGTCTTACCGTCAGTCAAAAGTGCGAAAAATCAGAAAATGAATAACACGATTGACATTCCCATCTTGAGCCAAATTTTGCTAAAAGCTACTCTTTGTTTGATATACTCATAATTTTCAGGGCGTGTATATTATAGTGGTTCGGATTTACGGCTGACCTACCACTGAAACTAGTTACCTCTAGTTTCCAAAGGCAATAAAACAATTCAATTAAGCTAAGACATATCTATCTGTTTTTGCAATATTTAACGAGGCGTTGAAATCTCTATCTACTTTCTCTTGGCAGTTGTCACAATGATATACTCGTTGACTGAGTTTTAAATCCTTTTTATAACTACCACAGTTTGAACAAGTCTTACTAGAAGGATAAAACCTATCTACCAACCTAACGGCTATTTGGCGCTCAGTTGCCTTTCTAATAAGATGTTCTCTGATAATGTAAAAGGAGCAATTCGCAATGTCTTTTGCAAGATGTTTATTCTTCAACATTCCTTTTACATTCAAATCCTCGATTGCAATATATTGTGGTTGTTTCTTAACCAAGTCTGAGACAAATTTACGAATATGATTGATACGGATATTCTTTATTGAACGGTGTATCAACTTAATCTGTCTTTCTAGCTTAATAATGTTCTTTGTTTTATTGTGTTTGTTGCATTTGTTAATAAGGTATTTGCGAGATACCTTACGTTGTAACCTCTTCAAACGTTTGTTCAAGATACGGACTCGTCTAAAAGTCTTGATATTAAGTACAACTGTTCCATCAGAGACCGTTGCAAGAGTTTTAATTCCTAAATCAACTCCAATACCGTCTGTATAATCTGATAAATCAGTTACTTGAACCTCAATATCTTCTGTATAGGATAAGTACCAATATTTCCCATCAAAAGAAATAGTAGCAACTTGTTTCTTACAAGATAAATCGAAATCTCTTCTAGTTGAACCAAAAGCAACTTCTCCGAGACTTGGTATTTGAAGTTTTCCCTTATCTTTTAGATAAATACGACTTGGGCGTTTCTTGTTGGTAGAAACATCACAACGAACATTGAAACTCGGTTGAACTCTATTGATACCCCTAAAGTTTAATCGCCCTTTATTCTGTCTCCTAACTGTCACTACTTCCTTAGAAAGAGAAGTATAAATAAACGATTGGTTTGGTTGATAATACCAAGACCAAGTTTCACTGTCATCCCCATAGTTCTTAGCGACAACAATTTTAGCAAGATTGATATAATCTGACTGATTGAGACGATATACTTCTCTGTCATAAAATTTTGAATAATAGGTTTTATTCCCATTTCTACTCAAAATCTCATCAAACTCACCTTTGTTATTGCGCTTATCAATATCGACTAAAAGGTTCCAATAATTGCGTGAAACTTTACTATACCACCATGCAAGACTTTCTTGTTCCTTGGTCAGTTTCAACCTAAGCTTCTGACTTCTCATCATGAGCTAACTTCTCCAAAACCGCTTTGTTAATGTATGACGACAAACTTATATCAAGTTTCTCAGCCATAACTTGCGCTCTTTCTTTATCCTTTGGATAAATTTTAAAAGCAGTATGCACCTTAACACCCTTTTTAGATTTAGGTCTTCCTGTCATATAGGTCTTCTCCTTAAACATTTGATAAACCTATTGTATCATATCATGGATTTTAATGCAACAAATTTTTATCGTGTTATTCAATTTTCAATGTGCTTTTCGTACTTTTGACAGTTTCCGCTAAGGCGCAACCCCTAACCGCTAGGTCAATTCCTAGACACTTCCATTACAGAACGTGCGCAGACTATATGTCAATCTGAACCACTCTAACACAAATTTTATGAGCAGTTAGACCAAATATTTTTCTTCCACCATTAGCTTGTGGCTTTACTCTCCCATCAGGAGATAGTCGTTAGAGGTTATCCTTATCTCTTATTGAGACTTAGGACATTCCTACCGAAACTTACCCTTGTTTGTATTGACTTAGCACTAACGTTTTCTAGCAGTCACTATTTTTATTTACTAGACACTAATTAGCTTTTATTTCAGCTTTACAATCGTTCACTTTTGTGTCAGCTACTAGACTGTATCAACATCCTGTTTCTTCTTTCTGCTTTCGCAACCCTCACGCTTGAGTTTTCACCCTACGTTGTGGCAAACAGGCTTTAAGGTAATTCCTCGGTTTAACTTTTGTAATGATACACACTCCTTGCAGAATGTGCAGGGCTTTCTAATTGTCATCGTTACTTCATATAGAAATTCAAGAAAAATTCATGAACTTTTCTACATTTTCGTAAACTGTTAGTTTACCCCACATTAAATTCAATGTCTTGGTTTCTTTCGTGTTGAACCAGTCTGCCATCTCAACAGTTCCACGAGCAGGAATCTTCGCACGCTCAGGAATGTTATAAACTGTCCCTGTACGAGTAACCAAGTTTTGCTCTGAATCAGCTAACGTAAATTCAGAGTTTAACTCAACCTCACTCTCCTCCAAGTTCTCAACTTGGAACTTAACAACCCCAAGAACTAACTCAGATACCGATGTAAAGCCTTTGTTCTTGTCGTTGTAAGTTTGAACATCTTTTATAGCATCATCAGCCACTAAGACTTTCATAACCGTTACACGAACATCATGGTAATTACCGTCAGTTCCTTGCATTTTCGTAACAAATGGAGTACCAAATGTTACAGGGTCTTCATATTTACCAGTACCGATATGGACGTTGGTTGTTTTCGCATCACTATCCTTACTTGAAATATAACCAGTACCAATCCAACTGTAATAAACCACTTTATCCAAGTTCTTATCCGCATTTGAATAAGTGTAAGGACTTGGTTCCACTTTTTTCAACTCAAGCCAAGCAGATACCGCACTGTCATAAGTTGGATTGTTCAACTTGTCAAAGCTATTCGGATTTGCGACCTCTACCTTTTCAATCTCACCTGTAGTAGACTTCTTAGACTGTTCAACTGTACGAGCTGTTAAACCAAGGTAAGAACGCAAGCTATTGATGTAAGATGTTAACTCTTTCTCTCTACCAGCCCAATCTTCATGAGCCTTACTTTCATGTTTCTCTCCGAAAGTATCCTCAGCAACTCCTACAAACATATCTTCTGCTTTGTGTAACCCCTCAGCACTAAAAGTAGACTTATCCAAAGCAATTGCAAAGTCCTCAGTTAATTTTCCATCAACTACAACTCCATTTACTTCGTTATCTACCAAGGATTTAGGTACATCTGTTCCTTGCATATAAGCTGCTACATAACTATTCTTATAAGCTAACATATCTGCCAAGTTTGCAGAAATATACTTACTAAAAGCATCAATTAAATCATCCTTGTAAGTATAACTCTCTTTTTTCAAGTCTTTTGTTAGCTCTTTTACTTTGTCATGGTCAACGTGCTTTATAACCCAAGCCACATAATCCCAATTGGGAGACTGATACCGAATGGTGTCTCCTGACAAATTTGCAGAAATAGAACGAGCTACTGCCGCTGCAAAATCTGTACGAGCAGTGTTGGTGCTAACATGAGTTAAGTTTAAATCCCATAAAGAAACACCGTCATGATTGCTTGTATCAGAAATCTCTGCCAAAGAAAAGTGAGGAATACTTGTTTGTAACTGCTCCTCTAAGGTTTTCATAGCTTCTTCTTTTGCTTTTTTCTCCTGAGCTACCTTTTGATTATGCTTAATAACCATATAAGTACCCCCAGAAGCCAAAGCTAATGTTGCAACAATTCCTAAGCCAATAAATAACTTCTTGTAAGAACGCTTTGGTGGCTCAGGGGTTTTCTTAAACTCAAAACCTTGAGGAGTGCTACCAAAACCACCACCTTGAAAATTCGATGTGCTTGGAGCATTAAAACCACCAGAACCACCAAAGGAACTACCTGAATTTCCAAATAAATCACCGTTATTATCCAAAACTGTCACCCCTTTCTATTTACATAAACCCTTGCATAATCAAGGCATCGGTGTCGATTAATTCATCAATTTCTGAGTTGTCTGAAGAACTTTCTGCTGAGTCTTCCCTAGAGGATACTACTTCTTCCTCTTTATCCACTATCTGCTCTTTTGAAACCTCTACAGGCTTTTCTACGGTAGCTGAAACAGCCTCTTGACTAAATCCTTCAACTTCCTCTGAAACCTCTTCTAACGACTCCGTAGGAGCTTCTACAGGCTCTGTCACTTCTTCTTTAGGCGTAACCAAACTACTATCAGAACCTAACCTAGAATTTAAGTTCTCAGCTACTAAACGAGCAACCAAAGCTTCTAAGTCAGAAGACGAACTAAAAACAGAAGAAGGAAGTTCCGTGGACTGTGCAACCTCAGTAGATACCACTTCTGTCTCTGTACCTTGTTCCACTAATTCCAACCCTAAATCATCTAGCAAATCAAGCATGGCTGACTTAACATCCACTAAAGGCATGGATAAACCACCTAAATGAGCTAATTTTACTGAATTTAAGGTCTCTACCCACTCTACGAAAGGAGTTTCAACCTTTAACTCTAACCATTTCTCATATAAGTTAGCCTTAACAGTAGAATCTACTAAGTCATTGTAAGCAACTGACTGATCAGAGAGTCCTAGCAAAAATTGAGTCGTGGAAACTTTATCTTGCAATAAAGCACTAAACAATAATGACATATAACTGTTCAATTTACGCTCTTTGCGTAAAACCTCAACTAACTTGAGGTTATCTTCACTCAATCGAATAGACAATGTTGTTCTTACACTCAAATCGTAACCTCCTCAACTGCTCCTTCGTGTTGTCTTACAATACGTTTCCAAGCACGCTCACTAAGGGCATTTGTACCTCTCAATACTTTAGGCTGTTTATCTAAACGATGTAAGAACTCTTGAACACCTTGATTTGACTCCAAACCTAAATAAATAGATACCGGTCGACCTAACCGAGCTAAATCATGGAACTTAGTCTCCCAATCTACTTCTACTAAATAATTCGGAGGAAGCAAATTTGTAGGGGAAGTTAATAACTCCAAACCATCTGATACCGCTAGGCGCAAGCGCTCATAAGGGCTATACAAGACTCGAATATTTTGAGAACCTAATAACCACTTACCTACACGATTACGCTTTGTAATCTTGACTAAAGTATCCATAATACTCTCAGGAGACAAGTCAATCAACAAAGTATCCTCAGAGTTACACAGTAAATATTGGTAAGACTGAGCCAAATCAAAGCTAGAAGCCGTCACATAAACTTCTACGTTTCTAGGAACAGATAAGGCAGACAACGGAGCAGAAGCACCTAAGCGTAACTGCTCTTCGACCTTCTCTTTCTCTAAAAGTAAACGAGAATAATCTAAAGACTTCGCTTCTACCGTATCATCTAAAGCTTTAATGGTTCCTCTCAAATCTTCGACTAATTGTCGCTCTGTGGCTAAATCACTCTCCAATCCTTCTTTTTGTTTCTCTAAGGCTGTAACAACATCAGAAGATACCGCTTGTGCTTGTTGCTCTTTCAAGCGATTGTTTTCATCACGTAAAACTTGCAACTCTTCTTCCAAAGTCAAACCAAAACCATCATCAACAATAGGGGTCGGACTTGTTACAGGAACCTCTTCTACAGGTTGGTGAACCTCTGCTCTAGGAGCTTGATTCACAATCGGAACAGTTTCTCTTTGAAGTTGTGGTTGAGGATGCGGATGAGGTACCCCTTGGGGTTTCTCTTCTACAACCTCTTCCTTTTTCTCCTCAAGCTGCTGAGAAATACCGCTTGTTAAACTAACCTCAAGCTCTTGCTCCAACAAAGAAATCAACTCTTGAGCAGAACTAATGACATGCACACGGTCTTCAATTGTATTATAAAGACTACTATTTTGTAACTGCAAAGTGTTCTTTTCATCAGCCGTAAGCAAAAACCCTGCAGTAGATGGTTTATTTGCCTTCCCTCGAACCACCAACGGAACCATACGAGAACCGCCTTGCTCTAAGGTTACATCTGTTCTATGGGAACGTAACAGAAGTGTTTCCACTTCTGAAACAATCACCTTACTTAATTCATAATAAATGTAGTTATACATAGAATACACCTATCTTACTTTTTACCAACTTTTTGAGCCAAAGATACCCCTGTGAGCAAACCTGAAATGTTTAAATAACGAGGACTTGTAAGGTCAAATGGAATCCCAATCACTTCAGGCTCTTCCAAGTAACTCAAGTCAACCAAATCTAACGCAGGTAACTCCTCCTTTAATTGACTTAATAAAGCTTCTGAAATTGTAACCGTAGAGCCATTGGAAACAACCCCACCACCAACTAACAAGAGACGGTCAAATGAAGAAACTTCAACGTCTGCGCCACGTAAGTAGTTCAAAATCTCTACCGTCATATCAGAAGCAACCGAATAAATAGCGCTATTTACTTCTTCATGAACATCATAAGTGCTAGAACCATAGTGAACCTCACAAGTGTGTAAGACATCACGGAAATTTGATACCGGGATATCGAAACCTAGTTTTTGATTAACCAAAGTACGCACTTTACTTACTACCGTTGAACCACCAATTTTAATCGTGTGTTTCAAACCTTCTAATAAACGTTGCTGAGACACACCAATCAAGTCTGTGGTACCTTCTCCAAAGTCAATAACCAACACGTCACGAGAACCTAAATCTGCGTATTCTGCTCTTGTACGACCTGTCGCATAAGACATAAAAACAGAATAGAAAGAAGCGTAACCCTCAGCTAGAACCATAATAGAACCAATATTCAAAGTTAACTCTGCTTTGTCATAAACATTGGTATAAGTAATCGCTTTTTGGAAGTTCTCCTCAAAAGAACTACGAGCAGTTGAAGCTTGAGCAGGCGGAACCAATAAAGCCAAATCAAACTGAACCTCTTGCGCTAACTCAATCTTAGACAAGCTACGGTAATAAGTCGATACCCAGTCTAACACCTTATCCATTAAGTTAATCAAGATAACGTAGTTTTGCTCAGTATCTGCCTTGGCACGACCGCTTACCGGTGGGCGCAATTTCTTAGATAAATTCTTAACTGCAAGCTCACCCCAAATAATCAACTTCTCAAATTTAAGAGAACCTTGATTTAGGCGCAATTCTAAGATATTTGAGTCTAGCTTACTGAAGTCCTCCGAACCAAAATACTGCTCAAAATTACCTTTCGTAATCAAAGGCTCAACCACAAAGCGGTTCTCCAAAAGATACCCTCTAGTGTGAAGAACTTGACCCTCTTCCATAATCTGTGCTACTGCACGTGTTTCTGAATTTCCTAAATCTACCATCAATTTTACTTGAATCATGTTTTTATCCTTTTCTTTGTAGTATATATAATTTTACTTTATTTTCTTAAAATTAGAGTTAACTCCCCACTAATTAAGTAAGGAACAATTAAAGCGTTCTTAGGGTTTAAGTCCTTGTCAAAGGAGTCAACAAACATCCCATTGACTTCATAACCCTTCTTGTTTGCAGTCTCTTTATAAGTTGAATAAGCTAGACCGCTATAAGATACCGCATGAAAATGAGAACTCAGTAAGAACTCATTTTCATAAGCCAATTCTCTCAATTTATCCATATTGCTTAACAAGTTGCTCATAACATGAATATTTGAGACTGCTGAGTCAGCGCTACTCTCCAACTCAGTTAAGTCTCTTGATAAGCTTCCAAAATCAAAACGACTTTTTACGGCAACTAAACCAAAAGCACCTTTGTGACCCTGAGCATCAAACTGATGTTGACTAAAAAATTGACGATAATCTACATCTGAGTGAACCCCACGGACAGAGCCTCGCAACCACTTCTTCCCTTCTGTTGCTACAATCATAACAGTTTTACCTGTATTTCTCAAATACTGATTGGCAATCAAACCTAAAAAAGAAGTGTACTTGAAGTTGTAGATATCCGAGTCCGCAGTTGGTGGAATTTCAGACACATCTAAAGCTAAAACCACCAAGTCACCAACTTCTTTTACCTTCAAATAAGCTTTCATGTGGTTTAAGACCCTTGCACGTATGGTTTTTGCAGGCAATGAATAAAAGAAGGTTGTTTCCATACATAAACGAAACAAATACTCGGTTAAGTTGAGCTGATACGAAGCATTGATATAAGGAGACAAACTAAAATCAACAAAGGTACGATCCAAATAATCAGGATACCGCTGAAAGGCCTCAGGTACTTCTGCTTGACTAATCTTTGAAAGTTTTCTCAATACAGGCATCTGAGTTAAAGGGGTATTATAAGTTACCTCAAGAATTTTTCGAGCCAAAGGATTCTCAATATCACGCACATCAGACAGCAAAGTGACTCCGTGCATAGCAACCCACTCTTTTTCAACCTCAACGTCTAAAATCTTAGACAAAGCGTTTAATACAACACCTGTACCAGACCAAAACCGTAACTCTTCAGGCTCAAAACTGTACTGATTGTTAATCAAAACTGCTTCGCCTATCGTGTCAAAACCTTCTCCATTTTCTACCTTAGTAGACCAATACTGTTGATTTGGAAACAACGGATTGCTCTCAACCTCATGGTGATCCAAACTAATCACAAAATTTCCTTGGCTTGTAAGCTGCAACATCTCATCAGCTGAAAAAGAGGAATCAACGTTGATAATAATTTCATTTCGATGATACTCAGTCGGAATATAATAATCATATTTCCCCCAACTGCGCTCACACTCTTTAGACTCCTCGTCTACTAAACCGTGTCTTCTATCTGTATTGACACAAGAATGGAACGAATAACCTGCCTTTTGTAACATCTTTCCTGCTACGAACCAAGCTAACAAACCGTCCACATCAGGGTCGCCTTTCAATACGATAGGATACCCTCTAGCTAAACCATTTGCAAATACTTGTTTTGCTAAATCAACACCCTTTAAGGTGTAAGTTTCTAAGTCCAATCGTCCAAACTGCTCCTCTCTTTTAATAATACAACTATTATATCAAATGCAAGTGAGTTTTGCAAATTTTATGACAAAGGTATGACAAGTTTTTCTCTATGTATGACAAATAAAAGTAACTATAGGGCAAACTTGGTTCATGTTGTGACAAGTTACTACAAAGATAAGACAGATAAGGAGGAGAGTAGGACACAAATCATTTCTTTTAGAACAATCTTAAATAACTTCATGACAATTTGCATAAATTATATGACAAATGCTATAAACTGTAAGACAAAATAAACTAAAGGTAAGACAAACTTATCTAAGTTTATGACTAATTTAGTTTAAAGTAAGACAAACTTCCGTAAACTGATGATGTATTTTTGAAAAAGTATGACAAAATAAAAGCACCTCTCACAAAAGGAGAGATACCGCTCTTAATAATATTGTCTCAATTCTTCTTGATTTTTCTCAAAGAAATCACGCAACCAATCCATACCGTAAGCTAACCGAAAACCATCTAAAATATAAGCGAAATCTAAAAGACTAAAACCCAAACCCCTTAATTTCTTATACAAAACAAACGGAGAACGTAAACGTTTATGTTTAATAATATCCCCAACATCTTTCAAATCTTGGTCGCGCGCACTTGTTAGTTTCATCCCTAAAACATAGTCTAAAGAAACTACATAGACAGTCAAATTCTCAAAAGAGTACAGAACCTCACAAGAATCAAAAGGAGGTTGTGGATTTAAGTTTGCCACACTATTATTTAACCAAAGTTCCTCAGAAGTATTTAAACCCAACTTTTGACCCACTTTAAAAATAAGTTCTTTTATTCTTTGACTTTCCATGTAAAAGGCATCTATATCTTGCGTAGACCGCAATCCGTGGTATTCTAAAACATAACCACCAACGCAAATAAGAGCTAAATTAAGACCTTCTTTTACTAGTTCTTCGTTCAATAATTCAAAGGCAATTTGTCGCCTATCCATACTTATATTCCTCCAATAACTGTCTTACTTCCTCAATATTTGCCGGCTTATTTAAGGATACCACATGTTCATGTGTAGGAGAACCTTGTTGCACTGCAAACGCCAAACTGACTTTTTGAAAAGCAGTTAACTCATCAGAAGCAAGCAACCTTTTAACATCTTCATCAGTTAAATAAGTGTAATCCTCAAAAATCACTTTTCTCAAATAACGAAACCAATGTCGAGCATTATGTCGAGACTCTTTAGCTGCGTTAATCATAAATTCGTACCAAGTCATAGTGGTTAAACCTCCATTTAGTTGTTACTTCCAACTTCTAAATCTGATAGAAAAGAAGTTAACAATTCATATCGAGAGTCCCAATCCTCCAAATCAAAAATTGGAGGTTTAAGAGATACCGTGTAATAACTGAAACCATTGCTGCTTATATCTCGAACTAGCAAGTCTCCGAAAACGTAGGTTTTATCTGCACTATATTTAAAAGTGTAAGGAACATCTTCCGTCTCAACTCGATTAAGCATAAAGTTCACATTTACTAAACGATTGTTATTTCCTTGAATAATAAAGCCGTTCTGCTCACACAAGTAGTACAGCAACTCTCTTTTATATTGTTCAGTCTCCTTTAAAATCCTACGGACTCTTGCAACCATGCGCTTATTGAAATGTTGTTTCGCTTCCAAGAAAAGCTCCTTTCTTATCTACTACAAACATAGACTTATTATCAAATGTACCATTTGACCAATAATCAATCAAAGTTAAACCATCTTGGTCTTTAATAGGACTATTTGTTTTACCTGTTCTGTTTCCAATAAAGAAAAACTCTTCAACCATAATTTCAACCTCAAAATTCCAACTGCAAAGGTGAAATACCCAAACCTGTATCTTCGAAGCGGGAATGTAACTCGTCTAAAATAGAACGAGGTACAATCCAATCATTACATAATTTCTCTAAGTGGAATATCTACCTTCTCACCTAGCAACTCTCCTGATTTCAATAAAGTTTGTAATCGTTTTGCAGTAGTTAAATACTGACAGTCACCGTAAAATTCAACGAGGTAAACCTCTTTTCTCCGATTGTAAACCTGTTTTGCCATATAGCACCTTACCAATCTAAGTTATCAGCAATATATCGACCCAAATACTCAACAACCTCAACAACTAAAGCATTACCCATAAAGAACTTTCTGCGAGTATCAGATACCCTGACTTCTTTTCCTTTACTAAGTTTAACCTCAGTCCAGTTATCTGGAAAACCTTGTAAGCGCTCAGTTTCAAGTGCAGTCAAAAGGCGATACCCTTTGCTATCCTCTACTAAATGAGTGGTGCGACTTATAGCACCTTCAGAAGTAAGTAAAGTACGAGAAGGTAAATCTGCGCTATCTACTAAAGACATAGCACCTTCAGAATAAGTGTAGCTAAACCCCTCTGAGTTAGTACGTTCAAACTTCTTGGCACCACGCAAATAACGGAACTTGTCTAATTTATCCTCAGATAGATACATAGTATCGGATAAGTGCAAAGGACTTTCTAAAATATCTCCTAGAACCTTATGAGAACCCTCATATTTTGGCTCTAGCTCCTTTGTAAAGACTTTACTCTTAATCATACTACCTGAGTTCCAAAACTGTGTAGAAAACGAATCTGAGACCGTAAAGAAATAACTATAAATAGTTATTCTATCCCTTTCATTTAATATTTCAATTAAATTAGCTGTACGGTAAGCTATTAAAATAGTTTGAAATTCCTCTTTATTTCAATGCAATAAAGACTCTCTCAAACACTAAATTGTATTACTTAATTTCACAATTTTTCCGTATCTTGTCTTCAAATTGTATTAAATAATTAGTTATTAGTCGTATTGATAAAATCTCCTTGCAATGACATAAGAAGCGGCATCATGCACATTTAATTTCATTCTATCTGTATATCTTTCCTTAGCTATTTTACTTGTGTTATAAGGGTTCACAATATGTACAGATACCCCATCTTTTGTTGCTTTACTCAATAAGCAACGTTTAAATAAACCAAACTTCAAACTGTTAAGCATGCGATTATAGTTTTTTGAAGTTGTTTTCTCTTGTTTCTTATTTGAATCTAAACTAACTAAATCTTCTATGACAATATCTTTCCCAACACTAACTGCTTGGGTAACTAACTTAGAAACCAATTCTAACATAGATGTTTTAGTTTTGGTTGCTTTTCCTTGATGTAGATAATTATATCTAGTTAGAGACTGTAACTTACCACTAAAGTCAACCTCAGAAACAGATATAAATCCTTTATTAAAATCAACACCTACTACACCCTGATTATATCTAGTTATATTAGTCACTTCTCGACGGTACATAATTTGTAAATACAAATTACCCTCACGTTTGATAATTCGATAAGTTAAAGGGTTAGACTTCTTCTCTAATAAAGTCTTCAAAATATATTCTTTGGCTTCTTTATTTTTCAAAGCAAAGGAGCCATAAATGTACTTGTCCGTACCGGATACCCATTGATTATCTAATCTTAGTTTGTACTCAAACCGATTGTACTTAGAGTTGAAACTAATTTGAAACTGTTGGTTTCCGCAAGTTTCATATTTAGACCCAATATAAACAACTTGGTTATCTCTCCTTGCTAAAAACTTCTGCTTATTAGTTTTCAATAAGTGTTTTGTACCAAATGTTAAATGAAGTTTCAACCCATTATCAATAAGTTGATTTACCTTGTTTAACTTCATCTGAGTCCAAAACAATCGAAGTTTAGCTAACTTTCTTTGGTTTAAAGTAGCAAAATTTGAAGATAAAATAGCTTTTAGCTTGGCTATTTTCTTATATAAAGAACGTCTGCGTGTATACAAATTGTTGTATTGGTATCTAGCAGATTCTTTCAACAACTTCAGTTGGTTCTTGGCAGTTCTCATAACTACATTTGCCATGCGGTTTGTAATATTAAATTCAAGCATCAAATTGGTTCGATACCGAGATTCACTTTCACCATTTAATTTGTGTCTTAAATGATGAACACATCTGCGAACCAAAAAGTTAAACAACCTAGAATAATCATCAAAGTAATCATACAAAAGAAGATTGTCTTTCAGATAAAGTTTAGACTCAGCAACTAAATTCAAATTAGTCATTTTCTAAATCCTTCTTAAAGTTTTGTACTTTATTCTTTCGTTTACCTTTCAATTTAGCAGAAAAGACAGTTAGTATTTGAATCAAATCCATAAATAACTCTTCTTGAGTAGTTTCAAATTGTTGATTAACAACTTCAATAGAAACTCCAAACTCATTAAAAAGGAACTCCAATAACTCAAAACCAAAGCGAACTAGTCTATCTTTATATAAAACATAGACTGTATCTACTTCTTTATTAACAACCATACGAATTAACTCATGTAGTTGTGGGTTTTTATAATTGATACCGGAACCTGCTGATTGTATGATTTTAAAGGGTTTTCCTTTAGTAATTAAGTAGTTCTCCATCAGTTGAGCTTGACGAACTAAATCATCAGATTGGTTCTTTGATGAAACTCTTACATAACCAACATTTAGTTTAGTTGTTTGAGTCGAACTCTCTCCTACAAACTCTAAATACTGTTTATGTGTGTAACGTCTATGACCACCATCCGTTATAAAAGCTGGACTTAATCTACCTTCTTTATGCCAAGTTCTTAAAGTTTGAGGTGTGACACCAATCTTTGCTGCAAATTGATTTAATGTGTAAACTTTATTTTCCATATTTTAAGTATAACCTATCTGAAAATAAAAATCAAGAGTTTTCTTTAATTATTTTTAATTAAATTTAAGACAATTATAAACTATTACTAACAAAATTAAAGTTAAGAACCAAGTCAATAAAAAAGTCCGTAATAACTTAAGCAAATAAAGTAACTTAAACTCAAGAACGAGGAAGAAAGAAAATCGAACGAATGTTACTGTCGATAGGAATGTAAAAAAAAAAACGCGATAATAACCGTGTTTAATCTAATTCTTTTATAAAATCACCAATTCTCCTCATAATCTCAGTAACCAAAGCATTTCCCATAAAAAACATTCTCATTTTATCAGATACCTCTACAATAGAACCATCAGCTAATTTCTTCTTAGCTGTCCAATCGTCTGGGAAATCTTGAAGGCGTTCGGCTTCAACTGGAGTCAGAAGACGATATTTACCATTAACTTTAAGAAAATGAGTAGAACGATTAGTGGTACCCTCAGAAGTTAACATAGTACGACTAGGTAAACTCAAATCGTCATACGGAGCCATACTTCCCTCAGAATAAATGTATTTATGTCCATCAGCTGAGGTTCTCTCAATACGTTTTGCTCCACGCAGATATTGAAATTTCTCTAGTTTGGTTTGGTCAGTAATAAAATATTTTTCAGGAACCTCATTTTCATCTTGAAGAATTTGCCCTAAAGTAATTGGCTGGCTTTTATAATCAGGTTTGGTATCAATAGAATAGTATTTTCCATGTCTCATGACACCTGTATTCCATACTGTACCTGAGAAGTTGTCTGAAACTTCAACAATATCTTTTGGTAATTCATAATATACCTGCCGATTCTTAACAGGTGCTTGTTTAATTGGAAACTGTGTGGCAAAAAGACCTGATTGATAAATATATTCATCGTATTTGTTATCATCGAATACAGCATCATCTTTTTCAAATTGTTGGTCAACTTGCTTTGCGAAATCCGTATCATTTCGATAAACGAAAAAGAAGACACGACGACGGCGTTGACTGCGACCATATTCAGCTGCGTTGATAACTCTCCATTCAACGGAGTATCCTAAATCAGCAAAAGCTCTTAGCATAATGGCAAAATCTCTACCTCTTTGCTTAGAGGGAGTTTTTAACAAGCGATCTACGTTTTCGAGGAGTAAATACTTAGGCTGAGATAATTTTGTAGCTCTCACAATTTCCCAAAAGAGAACTCCCTTTTTACCTTCGATACCCTGTTCATCTTTCTTAGTTCTTGCTACAGAGTAGTCTTGGCAAGGAAAACCACCTACAATTAAATCCACCTCACCTTTTAAAGCTGAAAAGCGCTCATCGGAAATAGTAGTGATGTCTTCGTTCCAATTCTCACTATCTGGGAAATGATAACTATAGACTTCAAAAGCATCTTGCGATTTTCTCGATGGCTCAAACTGATTCGACCACAAAGTTTTAAAAGTAGGACTTGCTTTTTCAAGACCTACTCGGAAACCACCTACTCCTGCAAAAAGTTCTAGTACGTTCAATACTTAGCTCTCCTAATCTTCCACATACAAAATATCAATTACTTCAAGAAGAAACTGCTCCAAAACCTGTTCTGGTTCAACTTGTGGATATCCGAAAGTTGGTATAACCTCAGTTTCAGACCAATAAGGTTCAGAATTACCCAATATTACAATCTTTTCTGTACCATCTACAAAACTAACTGAGATTTGTGACTCAGTTAATTTAACAGAATTAACTAAAGTATAAGTATCCCAAAGGTGTTCTTCTTTATCTACGCTATGCATAACAAGTGAAATTAGAGTTGAAGCAAGGTACTCCGGAGCAGTTTTATCCAACATATAGTTTTCATATTTTAATTTCATTAAATTTTACCTCACTTCACATTATTGCAATAAAACCCTTTACGAATAATCTTCTTCAGATGTTTCTTTAATAAAGGATTTTCTGCAAATAAACGACCTGAAGGCTCATTTTCTTTCCAAACGGGTCCGTCTGGTAATAAATAAAGAGTGTTAACCACGCCATCTACAAACTGCAATAATAAACCACCTTTAAACTCACGTACTTGAGATACTGCTACTTTACAGTCTAAATAACCGTCAACCTCAGTAAGTAAGGTATAAGATAAAAGGTCTCTCAAAACTTTCGGTTTCTTTTTGAAGTTTCCTTTTAGTTTCCACTTTGCCATAACCTATACCTCCACAACCTTGAACCGATAACCTAAATCTTCTACAACACTTTCAATCTTCCAAAAAGAAGAGATACCAAGACCTTTAAAGCTCTGCAAACCTATCTTAGTGTAGTTCTCTAAATCAGATAAATACAAAACCTCTTTACTGCGCAACAAACCTCTAATCTTCGAGTTGAACAAATCAACCGTCAAATAAGGCTCAATACGAGTTGTCTTTTCATCTTTTTTAGGTCGGTAAGTAACCACACCTTCAACTTCTGCTAGTATTTGACCCTCTTTCAATAAACGCTCAGAAACCTCTTTATACATAATATAACGAAATACTGAACCCCGATCGATATACCAAGCCTTACTTACATTTTTAATAATATTCGCAATAGAACGTTCTACAAAAGCTCTACGAGTATTGGATACCGCTACTGTGCTTGAAATAGCAACTAGGAAGTCCCCCGTAGAAGAAGCACTTAACCAAGAAGAACCTTTAAAAAACTTCTCAAACCACTTCTGCTCTGTCTCACTTACACTTGATACTACTGTTTGCACAAAAGGTAAAAAGGAACTAAAAAACCCCTCTGAAAACTCACGTACTTGAGTCCCAAATACAAACTCACAAAAAGAACCAAAAGCCGTATCAGGAATCCCTTCATACAAATCTTGATTATATACCAATGTATCTTGCAAAGGAGCAACTAAACGACTAGTAACCCAAGCACTTTTATTCAATTTTTTTCTCGAAAAACTAGAATAATTCGCACCTAACTGTCTCTCCGCTTCCTGAGCACTAATAGACCCTTTTATCAACTCTGTCATAATCTTAGAGATACGATCAGCTTCTACTTTTACTTCTTCATAAACTTTTTTATCTAAAGCTGGCATAACCTTTACTTTCTATTCTTGATTAAATAAAGTGGCTGCAAACAACCGCTTATTAGCAGTAATATCAACCAAAACAACAGCTACCAAAGACGGAATCATGTAATTCCCTGAATAATAGCATTCTACGCCATAGCGATAAGTATGGTAATAATCTTCTGCACTTCTATGAATGAACTCACCAATAGAACGCTCAAAATCATCTAAGGATAAATGAGTGGAGTTTTTTGGATCCAAATAATGATTTGGACTAACCATTGTTTTCTTCAAAATCTCTTCTACGTTCTTTGCATGGTCTTCATCTGTTGGAAGATACCCTTCTAAAGCTTTCAAACCCATATTTAGACAAGCTGAACCTGCGAACATAACATCTGCAAACTCCCCATCATTTAAGCAATATCGGAAAGGTACCAAATGGGTTCTATGGTATAAAGGCATATTCTTTCCCTTGACTTCCACCCACTTCCGTTTTACTAAATCAAATCCGGGGACAAAAGCATTTTTACGAGTTTCATCATTCCGAGAATATACACCATAACTTACATCACGAACTCTCTCATCTGCTTCTTCTCCAGTAAAAGTAACATAACCACCTACAATGCGACCTAACTCATCTTTTTCAGCTAGTACATAACTTCCTGTTGGATAATTTTCTCTTGTTGAAATTAAGGCTCGATGAAAAGCTGTACGACCTTTCAAACTGTAATAATCTAAATCTCTAAAACGACCAAAAGGTTTTAAACCACTAATGCTATCTGTTGACTTATCTATGACAATAGCACGTGGTTTATCAGCTGATACCCCAAAGAAGAGATAAGCATGAAAAGCCAACCAGCCAAGTATGAGCAACCAACCAAGCAACTTAAAAGGAGTAAACAACAAAACCAAACCAGACCAAAATATAATCTTACTTAGACACATAAAACCTACTTCTACTTAAGCGTAGCTTCCAATAAAGCTACGCACTCTAAGAAACTTAACAAATCTACAACATATTGACCGACATCTAACAAACGAGAAGAAACAGTACCTACTACGTTATTTGTAGATTTGTAGCGTACAAAGAAGGAGTCTCCTTGAGGAACCACTTCAAATGAACCTCCTAACTCCAACTCATATTTATCCTGCAAATTTTCAATCATTGACAACATCGTCTAACCTACTTTCATCTTTTTTTCTTTTATTATATCAGAAAATAGACTAAAAGTCAATAAAAGACGGTAAAGTTACCGTCTTAAATCTTAATCATCAACGTAAGAAAACACCAATCATTAAAGCAATCAAAGTAAACAAACCGATACCGCCCAAAACAAGATGGTCAAAGTGCATCCGTTTCCTATTTTTCAGGGGTTTAAATACTTGACTTTCCTTTATACAAAAAGATACCGCTACTGCCATAAGGTACAATATATTAAAAACAAAGACAAACCAAATAGCTAAATCTGTGTAATCTACTTCCAAAAGGCACCTCTAGGCTTATAAGATGAAAGCTTACTTGAAAGTTCACCCTTCTTATTTTCGTCCGCTTGTTTAAATAACTCAGTTCGCTTCAAAGCCATTTCTGAGTCATTGAGCATAGGGTCGGCATAAGCTCTATAGTTCAAGTTAAATCGAGCGCCCTCTACTAACTGATACATTTGGTACTCATTGTAAATAGGATACCCTTCTGGATCGGTGCTACATACCAAAGGTAAGCAACCAAATTCATAAGCACGTACACACTGCTCAATCTGACCTGCTGTAAATTTATCATTGATATAATGTGTAATAAAGTCTACAATCGAAATTTTTGCACGAACTTTTAGGATAACCATGATTTTATCCTCAGACCAAGAACCACTCAAGAATGGCTTAATATCCACACCTGCTAATCGTAAAGAAATCAGAAAATCTAAATAGTCTTTATCTGATACCGCTCGGCTTTGTTGCAAGTCCTCCACTTCAACACCTTGTGCTAAAGCAGAAGCAAAGAGAGAAACCGTTGCTAAGGGAATCATTGTAAAATCAATCTTTGAAAAGTCAACGTTTTCTAAAGCTAAACTTACCAAAACAGAGAAAGTTTCTGCTTCTAATAATAACTCATGTGTATTTTTATTGAAATATGGTATCAACCCTGCGGAATCCACTGTTTGATGCGCACTATACAAGCGATACAAAGGAGTCAAAACTTTCTCTGATAAATTCGCTTCAATTAAATACAAAGGTACATCATATTCTAAACATAAGCGAACCGCTCTCAAAATATGAAAATCAACGCTCTCATCGACAATGAAAGGAGTTAAATCTAAACCGTGTAAAAGACCTAAAGTCAACTCATCTTTCACACCTTGGCTGACTTCCAACCCTTGAACATCAAAGAATGAAAGTCCTAAATAAGTGTTTTTACCCATATTGTTTATAAACCTCACTAAAGGCTTGAAATATTACCATAAGTCAAAGGAGAAGTCAGAAGCTGCACCTAACGCATCCTCTGCTTTTTGTTTTTCCATACGCTCTTTCAAGCTCATCTCTTTCTTTAATTTTACACTATTTAAAGCCAATCCGTCAAGCGGAGTCCAACCTTTAATGGGCACTTGCATCTCTTTTAAGAATGGAGACATTTTAGAAGAACGAGTCAAATATACCGTCTTTTCTCTACCACGTGTACCTGCAACAAAGTGAATACGACGCTCTTCTTCAAAACTCATATCTGTACTCAAAGTATACGGAAAGACACCATCAGAATCATCAAAAATAATGTTAACATCCGCTTCTCGACCTTTAAAACCAAAAGGAGTAGCAAAAGTTACCAAAGAAGTTCCACCTCTTTTAGCTCCTGCAATTTTGTTATTCACAAAATCCATACTCATAAAGAAATCCGAAACGGTGGATACCTCTTCAGCTAAGGTCGCAATTGTACCCACAACCTCAGCATTAGCAGGCTCACCCCAATACTGAACATGGTTTAACAGAACTTTGAATAAAGTCATCTCACTAGGAACACCTTCTCCTAATGAACGTAATTTATCTACCAAAGTTGATAAGGACTTAAGACCATACTCCTGAGCAATAAAATCAATATACCCATAATTCTGTGAATAGAGAATATTTTCATTTTCTGGAATTAAGTTCATCAAACGCTCTGCCAAGCGTTTTGCGTCCCAATGTTTTAAGTCAGGAGCTAATACTTTTAAGTTATCCTTAATATCTACCAAACCGCGACCACGAACCATCTCAATTAAGTTCCAAACTTTACGATACCGGGTTGTGTTTAAATCACGTACGTCCCCTAATAAGTTAAAGTCACCTTGACGCTTAATAGCATATAAAATGGAAGCAGGAGAATAAGAGAAATTCACACGAGACTGAACAACAACAGACTTACCTTCCAACAAAGCTTGGTCAATCAACTCTAAGCAGGCTTCTGCCATGTCTTGCATACGCTCAAACTTATAAGCAGAAAGCTCTCCACCCTCTTTAAATGAACGTAAAGAGTGCTTATAACGATGACTGTTCTTATCAATCGACTTCGCAATCGGATCTAAAATGTTAGACGGACAACGGTAAGATACCGAAAGTGGGTAAGTTTCAGGTTTAAACTCCTCTTCAAACCAAGACATAAGCTTAGGATTCGAACCACGGAAACCATAAATAGACTGGTCAGGGTCACCTACCAACACTACGCGAGGACAAGCTTCAAAAACAGGGCGCAATACTTCATACTGCAATTCAGACATATCTTGTGCTTCATCAAGCATAAGATACTCATAACGGTTTTTAAAGTAACGAATCCAAGCTTTTTTCGTCTCACTATCTTCTTCCGTCTCCGAAACCATAACATGTTTTACCTCTTCCATCAAGTCATCAAAGTCCATAATATAGTAGGTACGTTTTAGCTCTTGGAAATCCGCCACAACTTCAGGCAACAAATTTAAAGGTAAATTCAAACGTCTTGCCGTATCTTCCGCTTCTCCAAAAGTATACTCAGACAACGTACAGTTACGATAGTTTGAAATAATCTCTAACAAAGCCTTGCGGTCTTGTTGAGAAATGTAGCTAGACCCTTCTTCTCCTAAGTCATGCTTACGGAATAGACGACCTGTTATCGTATTATAAATACGAGAAACTTCTGCATCATCTCTTGAATCCAAAAAACGATAATAGTCCATCTTCGTTTTATCCGTAAAATTATAACCTCTCAACTTCAACAAATTCAAAAACTCTGAGTGAAGCGTACTAAAGGTAATATCGTTTGTAGAGATATGAGACAAACCTAACTTAGCCAAAGTCCGTTCAATATTTAATTGAAGTTCTTCCGCTCCTGATTTCAAGAAGGTAGTAACCCAAACAACTTTTTTACCTCTGTTTTCAGGAGATAAAGCACCGAAAAGTTTATCCTTTGCAAAAATAAGAGACAAAGCTGTAGATTTCCCTGCTCCTGCCGTAGCATAAAGCTCAGTCTTCCCGATTGAACGAATAATCGGCTCTAACTCTTCTAAGTTATACCCCATAGAAGCAACTAACTCCAAATAATTTTTCATGTTCTCTTCATAAAGAAATACCGCACTGTTCTCTGAATTAGGTACTTGTGGTGTACCTTGACCTAAATTATCTAATGCTGACTTATACATATTTTTACCTATTTTTATTTCAAATCTTTTAATTAACTTAATTTATTTTTTAATAGAACAATAACCAACCTAAAAAGAGAATCCCACCTAAAACAGCTAAAACAAGCAAACCTACCAAAACACCTGATGATAAACTACTTTTATCCGCTTTTTCTTCATCTTCTGTCTTTACCAAACTTTGAGAATGATGAGCGTAAGGAAAACCAAGCAAAGGGCGATATAGCAAAGCATTCACAGGGCTAGAGCTTGAGTATAGAGAACTTCCCTCACTCAAGTTAACTTTAGGAGAGGTAAAGGAAGATTCACTAGACTTAACCGATTTTACTTGAGAAGATAAAGAGTGCCAAGAAGATACCGGGGTACTAACCGCACTTGCTCTATAAGAGTGACCACTACTCTTGGAAGAACTACTATGACCAACATGACTTGTAGAACTACTGCCTTTATGTGAACCTGAACCCTTAGAAGTTCCGTGACTTCCCGTAGAACCATGATGACCCCCACCATGACTCCCACCATGCCCACCTCCGTGACCGCCTCCGTGACCACCTTTAGCAAGAACCATCGTAGGACTTAATGATACCAAGGCTAAAGCCAAAATAAACCACTTCTTTTTCATCTTTTATTCTTCCTTTTCTATAAAGCGCCTTATGTAGTTTTCTTCTAACTCGTCATAATTAGCTACTAATCTTTTATACTTAGTGGAAGTAACTCTTTTATTATAAAGATAGAGTTCTGGTATTGCATATTTGAAAGCCATATGCAAAAGTTCCAAAGGAACCATAGAACGTAATTCTACCATCTGCGCTTCTGTCAAAGCTGGGATATCAAAAATTCGTTTCTTAACGAGACGACCTCGATACCGACATAGACTACCTGACTTTACATATGGCAATGTGTAATCCACAACTTCAAACAAGCACGTGTAAAAACCACGTTGAATCCGTTGCACCAAGCCACGATAGAGCTTATGCTTTCTCAAATTTACGCAAGCTACAGTTCGCTCCAAACCATCATCTTCTACTTCAACCTTATAATGAAATGTACCCATGAAACCCACCTAACTAGGCATTGTTTGAACCTTACAAAAAGAGCGAATAGAAAATCCTAACAAATCTTCTAATAAATCTAATTGAAAATCTACTCTTTTCTGCAAACTTTCTAACTGTACTGAATACTCTTTCTCAAATAAGTCTCTATCAAACTCCACTTGATAAGCTAATAATAAATAAGCAGTTGCTTCAGATACCGCTAAAGTAGTGATATCAAAGTGCAAATCTTCATCTAAAACAGTTAACGGAACAGAGTATATAGAGTCTACTTTTGTTATGAAATAATGCTCTGCGTAGGTTGGATTGTTGCTCTGAGCATAACCAACCCCTAATGTATCCCACTGAACCTCTGTTCTACTTACTGTAAGAGAAGGCTCTAAAAACTCTTCAAAGCTTCCATATAACTTCTGCACCACTTCAGGCAAAGCTAAATACTGCTCATACAAACCTTCTTGTGTTTTAAAGAGATTATATAAATGGAACTGCACCTCAGTTTCTGTAACCTTTGTTATCTTTGCTAAATGTACTTTATCAATGTACTTATTCTCTCCTACACGACTACGAACTTCACTATTTGATAAGTAGTTCTTTTCGTATAGAAAGACAATAGAACCTTCTTGATACCCTTGCTCTTTGAAAACTTCTTTTTTCTTAGACTTTGTTAAGACTTCTTGAGTCATAAAACCTTGATACCGAGCCATTTCTACATAAAGCTGACTATTGATAACATCAATATCTTTTGTTTCTAACTCGTAATCAACTTTCAAATAGTCAAAAATCTTGAAATAGTAAAATAAGCTAGACTCTGCTAAATAGCGAGAAAGACCTTTAATCTTCAACTTATACTTGCCTTTTGTAGTCACATCTAAATAGAAAGCAAACCACATTAAAATAAGGCTAAACGAAACTTGATAAGGGTAAGAATTAGGCTTTAAATAACCATAATTTTCCTCAGTCACTACATACGACTTGCTTGATACTTGATACCGCTCTGCAACTTCTCTAAAGTGTTGAATCAGTCTTCTATAATCATAACTTGGAGGTAAGGGTTGTACTTCTTCTAATAAGGAAACTAAACCTCTACTTGAAGCCATACTAATGTAAGGATAACCATCCAAACTCTTTAAGGCTTCTACTTTAAAAGGAGACTCAGGTTTATACGAAACTTCAAGTCCTAACTCATTTTGTACCAAGTTAAACAAAGACCAATACAAGACTTTGTAAGGAGAGTCTATTGTTTTTAACCTCATTCAATGCCCTCAACCTTCTCAATGTGAACTTTAGGCTCAGGAAAACCTCTCAGTCGTAATTCTTGAATCAAAGCTGCTGGAATGGTTTTATTCAGTTTTTGATACCGCAACAAACTTCCCCAAATCAACCACTGATCTTTGAACTCATCTAAGTAAGCAACAATCTCTTTATTTAACTCTACAACTTTTTCCAAGGCATCTGCCATTTCTTTAACAGAACACTCTTGAACTAACTCTGCACCAAATAAAGAACGATTGTTGGTACTTTTTAAAGTTGGCAAAGCCTTCATTAAAGGTAAATTATTAAGAGTTTCCAAAATAGTTGAAATCTCTGATGAGTCTAAAGAGATGTACTCTCTTATCGTTTCGAACTGACGATTTTGCCACAAACTCAACAACCCAGTCGGAAAACGTTCCAGTAAGCTGTCTTCAACCGCATTGCTGGCGTAATAAACTTGACGAATTGTCATATCAGTCAATTCAACCAAACGAGCAACGCTAAAACCACTTCGATAACAAGACAAAACTTTCATAGCAGTTTGTTTCCCCTGTTTCAAGGTAAGATAAGAACCACTCTTTAAATACCGCACCAATTCTCTTGCAAACTCCAAGTCTTCAATTTCTTGTAAGACTGAGCCTTCTGGTATTGGTATACCTTGTTCTAACCTAGTCTGAAAGGTACTAATATCCGAATAAATAGTAAATAATGTATTAAATACAGGTTTCTTTTGTTTTCTCATAGTAAACAACTTAAACTACTTAAAAGACAGTTTATTGTATTTGTTTAACTATTTAACAAATAAATAACTTTCTTTTATATGTATATGAACCTCTCTGTAAAATTTTTAAGCCTTCAACCAGTAAATTCTTAGGAATTTTCTCATTGAAATTTTCTAAAGACCATTATACAATAATTCCAGTTTAAAATCAAGTAATAAATTTAACGTAAAATGGACAAAATTTCTATTCTACTTACTTTAAAGTCCATTACTAAGGTTTGTTAACTTTAATTTATTCAAACTAATTAAATATAAAGAAAAGTTAAGGTTGTTTTATAGAGTAAATAACCTTTAAGCCCAACAAGAAAGATAGCGAATAGACAGAACAAAATTTTGTCTGAGAGAGTTTCTGAAGAAAAACGCAATCTAAAGTGAAGATACCGCTTGGAGGTGAGTTCTTAAAGATAATTTGAAGTAAGTAGGCAAAACCATCCCAACTCATAAAGTCAAAATCAAGAAAGCAGACCAACCTTTTCCAAACTGGAAATAGTTCAAAAGAAAGTCAGTAGATCCTCTAAAAGAAGAAAGGAGCCAAACTACCTTAACTGAAACCAATAATAAGAACATCTTTAAGAAACCCTAGCTTAAATAAATCGTATGACAAATAGACAACCTTGTAGGACAAAACTGAACTAATCGATGACAAGTTCTATTATATTTATGACAGAAAACTAATGTTTTAGGACAGTTTTAACATATCGTAGGACAATTTCCACTTCGTTTATGACAATTTAGTCTAAATGTAAGACAAACAAACCTATCTTTATGACAATTTCCATATACTCTATGACAACTCTACCCTATTCTATGACAAACCTATCTCTTTGTATGACAATAGTCCTGCTAGTTATGACAAACTACACTAAATATATGACAGCTTTAAATAAATTTATGACAAATTTCTAAATAAGTGTGACAACCTACTTTAAGTTTATGACAAACGTACCACTAATTATGACAAAGTTTAAAAAGTGTAGGACAAGCAATTAAAAAGAGATGACAAAGGATAAGATACCCTTAACCACCCACCTAAACTACCTACAAACTATATAAAATCTCAAAAACTAATAAAAACTCAGGAAATATTTAGAAGATACCGCTGAGACCTAAATGGAAGACCTATTAAAACCACCAAAAAGAAAAGAACCTCAAAATTAAATTTAAAGGCTCTCATTTGCTCCGTATGCGATTTTTATTTCTTAATCGATAATTTGTACAATAATAGATTAAAATCGCTTAGAAACGATTTTAGGGCGATATTTTGAAAAATAGAAAAAGCAAGTAAATCTTACCTGCTAACTTGCTTTCTTGATGTCTTTTAGCAAAGGTTCTTCTGTTACCGCCTTGCTTTCTAACAAAAACTGATCATGGAAGTCCTCAAAATCCTCTAAAGCAACTTCCTTTAACAAAACAGAACCAAGCACTAAACCTAAAACAAGGACGACTAATAAGAACCACATATCAAACCTGCTTATTCCCATCCATCGTCTGAGTTAGAGACTTGATTGTAGTCAATCTCTGCACCGTCTGTATAACTTGAACCTGTAATAGAGGAATAAATCCACAAGATAAGATACCACACAACAGTGAGTGTAAAGCCTACTCCCATAGGAACAGTTGCGTAAATAATATCAAGGTTTGACAACCCTAACAAACGTAGTACAAATAAAAACAACACACCAATAACAGATAATACTGCTACAACACCAAAGACTAAAATTGGTAAATTCCATTTATTTACAAATTTCATCACAAAGAACCTAATGCCTTTCTTTTCTATAGCTTAAATCGATACTCTCTTTGACCTACTCGATACCGCAAAAGGGTAGAACCTTGAACAACCTCAGCTACTTTCTCTTCTAAATCTACTGTCAAACCTAAAGCACGGTCTAACAACAATTCATAAGCAACCTGTAGCTCCTTAAAAGCGCTATGACTACCTCCAACATCTGGATGAACCTCTTTTGAACGCTTCTTGTAAGCTCTCTTTAGCTCTTTCTGTTCTACTTTTACAACACCTTTAAACCCTAAAGTACCTAAAGCTTGTTTTATATTTTTCAATTCTACCAAAATTCCACCAAACTTTCAAGTACAAATTGATTATCCTAAACTGTAGTAATTTGCAACACCCAGATAAACCGAACTAGGGTAACGACCTTGAGTATAAGGATGGCGCAAAACCTTATAGGCTACTTTATTGTCCTGAAACTTCAAAATGCGATAAGGGTTATCATCAATAAACAAGACGTCTTCTTTACTCTCTTTAGCCGAACGCAGTAAACTTGCCATAACCGAAGCTTCTTGGTCTTGACTCAAGAAAGATAAAAAGTCACAGTCTTGATAGCCTAAACTATCCAAAAGCTTTCTTTTCGCCAACGCTACTTCCTCTGTTGGGCTTAAACTCAAAAAGCATAAGGTGGCACCCTTATCACGTACCAAAGACTCAAGATACCACTGCAAGTTCTGATTTGCTTTGATACCGCTTGGGCTATAAAACTCAGGGTTTGCAAAATGCTTCAACAGGGAACGGTCTAACTCATAAGTAAATTGATTCTCAGGAGCATACCAACTCTCAAAATCAACTAACCGACTTGCTGAGTCTAATAAAGTATTATCTAAATCTACATAAACGCGCACAAAGCACCTCCACTACCACTATTCAAACGCAACATAAACAATCTGATGCCAAGAAAATTGAGAAAGAATTTTTAAAACTTGTTCCAAACTTACTCTGTTCGTTGTACTGGGAGAATTTTCCAAGTACGAGTCCATATTGAACTGAGGGTAAATCGTTTGAAAGGTCTCTGTATCTAATCGAGAACCTAAATGGGAAAACCCAGTGTAAAATAAAGCATCTTCTAACCCTAAATTATATACCCAATTATAAAACAATTCACTCTGACTAGGTGCAAATCGATACTGCTTGCTACTTTGAATAATTGAAGTAGGAGCCATAGAAGTTAAAATAGTGTCTAATAACCCCTCCCCTTCAATCCAAACCAAACCTTGTTCTTTCAAAGCTTGTAGCAAAGTAGTACGCTCATAAACCGTTACGACTAATCTACGACCTAGAGTCATGCTGAACCTCACTATGCAAGTCTTTACAAGTCTTGTCTTTACACTTATGGTTGTAGTTTGTAATGACTGCTTTTGCTGCACCTTCAGATACCGCTTCATGCTTCTTTCCTTTTTCTGTCATCAACTAAAACCTGCTTTCTTCCTACTTTTTCTTACTACTTCCTGTCCGAATCACCTTAGGACGATTTACTTCGCCAAACTTTTTATAAGAGTCTACAACTTTACCATTGACCTTTTTCTCACGTAAAACACCTGAAGTTGAGTAAAGTAATTCTACATCAGAACCATCTGCGAGAGAACCAGTTACAATTTGTTGAGAGTTTTCTCTACGAACAGATACCACCCCTACTAAGTCGTTCTCTTTACGAACCCTCAGTATAGCCTTGTAAATCGGCATCAGTGACTCTTTGATACCGCGCTCTTCTTCAAGAAGGTACCCCATAGGAATACGATAATCACGCTCTTTCAAAATAACCTCAGAACCAAGATTTACAAAAGGTTCTTTTACTTGCACATACGGTTTTAGTTTAGGAGAAATCTCTAAATCAACCCAAACCTCAAAACGAACAGGAACTTCCCTATTCTCACGTTTTAAACGAACCAAACGGTCGATATAAGCATAAGCTCTAGTGCCTTCTTGACTAAAGCGAATCGTATTCATACTATGTGTATCTAACTTAAACTCTTTTCTTGGATAAAGTTTGGCTAACACATTCTTTTCTGCACTTCTTTCCCAATACTTCTTCAAAATCTGTGTTGTACGGATAAAAGGGGTAGAAGGAACTCTTCCTAAATCTAAATCTGCTTGTTTCTTATTTACCAAATAAGGTCCCTTCTTTCTAATCACCAAACATATATAAACTTCTATCTCGTGTTAACTGCTCTCTATACCGCTCTAAACGATAATACATAGCTGTTTTTGTAATCCCTACTGTTTTAGCATAAGTAGGTACTGGAATCCCTTTTAAGAAAATAGACTCCAAATCCTCTTTCATCTGCTTTTCAGCAGGACTTTCTAAATAAGCACACAACTTAACAGGAGATACCCGATATAAGTCTTCCATACGACCTAACCCTTTAAAAATATCTTCTACCGCATTATACGGATAAAATGTAGCCAAATGCTCAGGAGTTACCTTCACATAAGTCGAAACCTCTCTTGCTCTATTTTTACGAGATAATGTAGGCTTCTTAGAACTCTGAGACTCCAACCAATTTAAAAAAGCACCTTCATAAGACTTTTCTAAACCAATCAATAAAGCAGACGGTTCAAAGGTCTTTTCAAAATAAGAATAACGAACAATCGGATAATCCGTCTCTTCTGCAAACTTCTGTAATTTAATTCCAATACGAGAAACTAACGAGATACCCGTAGCTTCTACCAAATCAAAAACAGATAGTACAGAACCTTCCTCCAACAAAACACCATCAGGCGTATACTTTGGTAAGTCTTTCGCTTCTAAATCTGATATAGGAGCGCGATCTACATAGCGACTTCCTCTTAACTGCTTACGAGACTTACCGTTAACATTTGCTTTAACACCACTTCCTTCAGGTACATAGGCAAAACCAATTCGACCTTTCTGTAAATGGTACGTGAAAGCTGAATCTAATAATTGATACTTAACTCGGTACTCACTCCGAGTCAATCCTTCGGATTGGATACTCATACTAATAAAAGCACTCCTTTAATCTTACTTCTCTATAATTATAACATAATTGATTGAAAAAGTCAAGAAACTATTTTGAAAACACAAACTGTTTTCAAGCAATTGGACAAATAAAAGAAGCCTTCTAGGCTTCTAAGTCTCATAAGGTTATTTATAAGGATAAGGTACTTGTACAGTTCCTTCTTCAGAAGGATACCCTTCTTTACCTCGATAAAGAGCTTTTTCTAAAGCATCTAAACCATGTGAAGTTGAATTTACAAGAGCTGCAGAAGACCCTTCTAACAATGACTTCAAAGAATAAATAGTACCGTGACCTACAAAGCGCTTCACCACTAAAACAATATCAAAATCTTTTAATTTAGAAGGAATACGAACTTGGTCTTCATGACTGCTTGAATCGATAAAAACTAACTCTTCTGCTTCTTTCTCTATTACAACCATAGTACGGAACCGCTCAGTTTGTGACTTTGGTAAACCTACAACTGCTACTTTCAAACCTTTTAAATCAAAATCCAATTTCGAAAATACCCTAACGCTTTTCTTTTCCACTTGTTTACTAAACTTATCTACAAGCTTAATAGAACTGTTACTCATACTATTCACAGAAATATCGTCAGGTTGATGTACCCAAACAACACGAGGAATAGAACCGGGACGAATGAACAAGTCAACAGATACTGCTGTAGCTATTTTATAGCTTTCTACGACTTTTGGAATAAGATTAAAAGGACTACAAATAGAACCAAACTCAGTTAAAGAACGACCTTCTGAATCAGAAGGCACATAGTAACCCTCATCGTCTTTTTCAATAGGGCAATTTTTAACAATCTCTACACCATCTTCCAAATCAATGTAGTCTTCAAAATAAACATTTAGCAAGCGAATACCACTCATATTAAACGAGATGACCGCCCCATGATAGAAATTGAAATGAGTCACTACTTTGTAATTTCCTTCGTAAAGGACTTTACCACTTTCTACATCTTCAATGGAACAGCCAGTCTCCGTTAAAATAACAATACCGCACAGGTTTCCTTTCGCTTCAGGAGAAATATATTTTCTGCGCCACTTGTAAGTAGGTTCTTGAATTTCTTCAGCTTCTTTTTCTTGTTCTAACTCAATTGTTGAAGGAGATACCCCAAGAGATAAAGATTCGTGCTCTTCCTCAGACAATTTTACGAGATTAGAAGCACTTGACGAGTAAGAAACCAAATGGTGGATAGAGTTATCTTGTGGTAAAAATAGAGGAGCTAAAAAGTCTCCAAACTGAGTATTGTCATAATCTAATAATTGTTTTACCAAGGCAACTTTTTCTAAGTTACCGTTCAAGAGACAGTCTTTTACAACTAGCCGTAATTCATCTAAAAATGTGTCGCTAAAAATCATAATTTATTTCTCTTTCTATTCTTCTTTCTAATTTTATATAACCTTGGTACAAATCTCTCCGCAGTTGTACAAATCTCATCCCAATCTACTTCTGGTTGTGGATTTATTGTTAATGTACTTGGGTTGACAAAGCTCCTCACTACTTTTCCACAACTGCGATAACGTTTAATATAGCAAGAATGACAAGCAAAATAAGTCAAACCTTGATAACACAATGTGAACAATTGCGTTACCTCACGGTGACAAATATCACAAGGATTTGCAAGAGGTACTTTTGAAGATACCGCTATTTTTCTTTGTGACAAACCATAGTAGGTAGTTTCAGTGTCATAGGCTACTTGTTCCCCTATCTGAGAGACTGTAACCTTATTAATATCTACACAATCTTCTAACTTCATTTTATTTATACCTTCTTTTATAAAATTCAAGAAACTATAAAGAATTTTTAAAACCTAATAAGCTAAACGGGAATTTTCGCAGCTTTTAAAAAGTTATCAATCTTCTCCATAGATTTATTTATATCTGTTTAAAGTGTTGTAACAAGCTTAAGATACCGCTCAAAATCTTTTACAAAGTCAGTAGGCTCAGTTAGACTAAGAGAAGCGACCCCTCTATCTAGTTCATAAATTAAACCTTTGTCGTAAAGGTTTAAAACCTTCTTAGTAGAAACGTAAGGTTCTGGGTCATACTCTTCTACAAGTCTGAGACCTGTTTCTGAAGAAAATTCTAAGTCGTAACGGTTAGTTACCTTAAATCTAAAATAATCATCGCCTGCTTGTTTTAGCTCTAAATCATAATCAACCATAGCTTTATAGGCAAGCTTCTCTAAAGCAAGAGCCGCCTTTTCACTTTGAAAAGTATGGTTTCCATAAACTGTTTCAGTTGTATAAAAAAGTGTGCGTTTAGGCATAATTTATCCTCATTTCATTTTATTGACTTAATTATATCAAAAATATTTTATTTTGTCAAATAAAAGAGAGGATACCCTAAAGTAACCCCTCTCTTGTATTATAAAGGTAAGTCCAAAGGACTATGAACTACCGTAGTTGCGATAAAACCTTCTTTCTGTTTACTGTCAACTACTTTTTGAGCTACCTCCTGAGACGAATAAAAACCCTCTGATTTAGAACCTAACGAAATCCACTTATTAATCTCAGAGTCGTAATTCTGATCTTCAATTCGAACTTCGTACTTAGGTTTTACAAAACGAATTAGGTAAGTAATCACATTGAAAGTTGAACCTACATGAGAAGATACCAAGGAAATGTCTACAATATAGAAACCTCTAGCTTTTAGAACATCTAACTTAGATTGCAATTTCTTTTCATCAAAAGCCGAACCAACCTTCTCAAGAGTTATATACATTGACTCTATGTCTGCTTTTGTAAATACTGACATGACTTATTCAATCCCCTTTCAAATAAACAAAACTATAATAAATCAAACCACTAAGAAGTAGCAAATTGTTTTAGTTTTACTTCCTGTATTTACTTTCTACTCAGTAACCAACGTAACCTGCACAGTTACTTTGTCTTTATCTTTTTCATTAAGTTCTAACAAACGAGCTTTCAGCTCTTCTAAAGCGGTTTTCAAGTCACTTGAGCGCACACCTTCTTTACTTACAATCAACTTCAAACTTTCTACGTCCTTGAAATGAACAGTTGTTTTGACTTCTTTGAATTTGTCTGAAGGCACCTCGACATCATCTTCACAGAACCACTCAACTTGGTTTTCAAGCTTAACAGTATATCTATCAGTAACTTTGTCATAAGAAATAACTAAACTCGTGTCAATAACCGGGAAACCACCTAAGTCATAATAGAACATTGAGATTTCAGTACCAAGAGTACCTGTAAAGTAAGGAGGAAAATCTTTCCTTGAATTCAGTTTACAAAGAAACTGCAACAAATCTAGTTGCTGTTCAACTAAATTAAGTTGAACTAAAAGCTCTCCACCAGTTTCTACAACGTCAAAGGTGTACAAAATAGAAAAACCTTGATCTTGACTTCGCTGGTAAAATAAAGCTAACTGCTTATAAGCATTTAGTTTCTCACCCTTGTAAGCAAACTCAACACTATCAGATACCCGATCGACAAATAAAGAGATACCTCTATTGCTTAGTAAATCGTTTATATAAGCGAGTTTACTTTGGAATTGAACATCCCCAAACAACAAATCGCCTTTCTCTGCCGCTTTTAACTGCTCTTCCAAAGGTTTAATTTTGTGTGAGAAGTCCAAACAAGCGTCAAATTCCTCTCTTCTCAACTGTTCCAGTTCTTTTCTTAATTCTTCTGTTGTTTTCATTGTTTAACCCTCTTCTTTCAAGACTAGTTTAATATCTGCAGTATCAAACTGAATCAGACTCTCAATCAAATTATCCAAAACTGTTTGTAAGTCTTTAGATTTTACCGACTCTTTTGTTGTTTTCAGTTGAACACCTTTTAACTCATTAAGACCTACTTGCACCACATAAGATGATGCTTGTTTAAAAGGAACAATAACCTCTAAATCACAAGGTAAGTCACCAATATAAGCGATCTCAATGTCATAAGAGTTTGTAGATGTCTTATAATCAATCTGTATCTTAGCCTGCAGGTAAGAGGAATTAATCTGATTACCCAAAGAACCTGTAAATTCAAAATAGATACCATTCTTCATGTAAAGATTACATAAAACCCCAAGCAACTTAATATGAATTTCTACTAGATTCAATTGATTTAACAATAACTCAATATCATTTACCTCTACAAAACTATAAACTAATTGAGAATATAACCCTCTGCTTAAATATAACCCTAAGCTTTTATAGTAACTGCTATATTCAAATCCATCATCATCGTTTTTAAAGTCCTGTGCAGAATCTGCAAACCAATCTGAATCTTCAACCCAACCCATCTCATAGTCTGATTTACGAGTTATAAATAATGGATACCCTTTATCTTTGAATAGCTTATTTAACTTCTCTATCTTAGCTCTTACTCTAGTATTTGAAAAAAGAATATCTCCTTGCTCTGATGCACTCAGTTGCTCCTCTAAAGGTTTGATTTTATTAGAAGAGTCTAAACAGGCGTCAAATTCTTCTCTTCTTAATTTATCCAGTTCTTGTCGTAACTCTTCTGTTGTTTTCATTCGTTTATCCCACTTCAAATATTATAACCAAGTGCTTCTATATTCTCTTTAACTTTGTTTTTCAAGCCTATGAGTGTAGAATGAGTAAACTCACTCAAAGAAACGGTATCTTCAACGGAATACTTAAAATGAATAACACTACCTAACCCTTCGGAGTAAACACTTAAAAGACCATCCTTAAGACTAAAATCGTGTGAACTAAATCTACGATGGTTGTGATAATAAGCGACTTTAATCTTCACTTCTTCTGTATCAAGTAATTCCAAGGTTACGTTAAACTTTTTATCATAAACAAAGGAAAGCTCTAAGTTAGTAGAACCTTCAAACTCTCCATGCTCAATCTCTGTGCTAAAGGTTTTTAAAACTTTGTACAAAGGAATAAGTTTGGTTTGACTTGATACCCAATTACTTTCTGTACATGAATAACGTGACTTAAACAAAGGAATCTTTAAAAATCCCGTGTACATATACAAGTGATTATCCTCTCTACTCAAACAAACCTCAAAATCAACCCCATTGTCTTTAAGCAACTTGTTAAATCGTTGTGTACTAGGAGTTTGTGAGTTTTCATCATAAAAAACTTTCTTCAAGGTTGTGTAGTCCAATTCTTCTGTTAGCATAATTCTTTCCTTCCAGTTCATTACATTTAATCAAATCGAGGCTCCAAAGCTTCATAAAACAAAGCAATTTTCTCCTCTAAACCCTTTGCTATTTCTCCAAGCTCACTGAACTTTCTAAATGACTGCTTTACAGACAACTTCTGTTCAAAGTCTCCAAGGTAATTCTCATCATGAATATATTGAGAATTTGCAAGAGTTTCCAAAGATACCCCTCCACCTAAGAAAAAGATAGTTGAATATTCTGAATCAAAAGTTAGGCGCTTACTCATCTTTAATTTATAGGGTCGGCTCATAGTTAAAATGCAATCATAGTCGTGCAAACCGTCTAGACTAAAATAAAGTTTACTAAATGCATTATCGTAAGACTTGAACTCAACCTTAAAAGGCTCAACCGCTAACTTAGACTTTATTTTAATTAAAATGTCTATTACCTTTAGAGCATTTTCGAGCCAATTTTGAATACTTTCTGTTGTAATTATCTGAGTATGTCCTTCAACCAGACCATAAAAAATACGTTTGTCCTTAAGATCAAGAACTTTAAAACTAGCTAAACCATCTTTAGAACCTTTATCACGTACTAAGAAAACCCAATTTCTTTTGTAATTAAAGCTCAAAGACAGACCTAACTCAGACGTTGCCAACTTCTCTTGTAATCTTTGAATTAAAGGAATCAAATTCTCATTTTTAAATAAACTTCCAGACTTTTCTTTACTTAAAGATTCTTGTGCTTTTACTAATTGTCGTTCTGCTTTTAATGAACTTAATTTATCTTCTAATTCTTTAATATCTTTATCCAATTCTGCTGAGTTTTTCATAATCAAGTCCTCTTTCATTTTATATTAGTATTATATCAAAAATAAAATAAAAAGTCAAGGTAAACCTCAACTTTCAACAATTTGATACCGCTAGGAAATTACTCTTCAACTCTTAAAACAAAGTCTGAACTAGGTTCTGTAATAGATTCAGCGGTAGACTCAGTAATATACTCTGTAATAAGTTCTGTGTTAGACTCCGTGATAGACCCTGTAATAGGTTCTAAACTAATATCTGTTATAGGCTCTGTAATCATAAGCCAATTAAATGGAGACGCATAACATGTGCGTAAATACAAAGCATCGAAACCAAGCGAAACTTTATTTGAGTACGAAAGCAGGTCTTGCCAACTTAAATGTGCTAAAGGCATAATTGGCTCAAACGTTTTAGACGTAGCGTCTGTAAAACATAAAATACCTACAGTGTAAACATCTTTAGTACCATCAGATACCTCTTTACGATATACAGGTTGTGTTAAGCCAATATTCTTTAAAAACCCAACTTCCAACTGATTTGACTCCCCACTTAACGGAGTTAGCGTAGTCCAAAACTTGTTGAGAAAACTCATCTCATAAACACTCATAGGATTGTCCACTGGAAATTGATCTTTTGGAATACGAATATCGTATAATTGTACTGTATTTGTCATAGTCATTGTCATAATTTTAAATACCTTTCTTAATCTTTAAATTAATCTAATAGTTAATTACCCCAAGTTTTAACCTCATAAGTAATCTCTACAAGCAGTAAAGCAACCACTAAAACTAAAGAAGCGCCCACCCATGTTTCTAGATAGAACCGAACTTGAGCGTTAGTTACAAAATGCCAAGCTAAAAGAGATGCGATAACCGGAATAAATGCTAAAGTGCGAATTACTTGAACCTTACGACCAAAGTTCAAAGTTTTATAAAGTTGGTACAAATCAACCATTAATAAATATCACCCCTTTCATCTGTTCAATCAACTTCTACAGAGTCTGAACCACAGCGAGAACAAACCACATCTTCTACACACTCCCCTATAAACAAAGATACAAGACCTTTATAACCGCAATCATTACATTCTACATAAACATAACCATCCACTATCACCACCTCCTCTCTCAAATAATTTACCGCAAATAAAGAAATAAAATTACTGCACTTGAACTAAGATAGTGTCCTAACGCAATATAGAGTAATATCTCAGAAACCACTATATACACAGATGCTCCAAAAAAGAAAGATACCCCTAAGGCTGTGAATAAAATTAGTGAAGTTATATCTAAGTAAATAAAGTAATCTTTACAACGCTCTTGAGTTAGCTCAGAAAACAGATTTAGACTCCAATTAAGGTAGCAATTCGTGTGAAAAAAGTTCATTGCAACATATAATAAGATTAACCCAACTATAATCAAAGATTTTACAAAACTCGATTCTTGTAGCTCCTGAATTTGCAACTTCCCTAGATAACTGGTAAAAGCAAATAAACCTAGATAAACTAACGGATAACTTGTTAATAATATTTTCTTTTTAAACATAATACTCTTCTTTCATGTTTAGTTAATTATATCATAATAAAATAAAAAAGTCAAGTATATTATTGCCCAACTTAAACTTAAAGTAGACCTCTTCTAAGAGAATCTTCTGTTTCCGTGGTATTACTATGATATAAAACCGAAAAGAAAATAAATACATAACAAGATACCGCAAGAAAGATCCAAACAGGTGTTAAATTTATTAAACCTAGCCAATTTAAGAGAAAAACAAGTAAACTACTGGAAATTGAGAAATATAAACCAACTAAGGATACTTTCGTCCCATAAATTAGAAAAGATTGTAAATAAGCTTGTAACATGAGTAAACCCCCTTTTAAAGTAATTTAAGTATAGCACAAACTTCTAAAGGTTACAACGTTTCAAATACAACCCTTTAAAATACATTATTTAGGTGTAGCTTGAAATAATCCACCTTCTACTAATAAACCTAGAGAAAGAGCAGATAACCAAGCAAAACCTAAAGGAATTAAAACAAAATCCGTCACAAGGAACTGAATAGATCGATACACTTCTGAGTTTATCAAATAAACTAAGAATCCTACTAAAAGACTCAGTAAAGCAATGCCTATATTTGCTATAAACAGTCTTTCAAACCATACTAATAAACGATTTCGCCACTTCTTCGATACCACTGCTACACCTGCTTTCTTTCTAGTTTATCTTATGTAAACGATAAGTTACTAAAGTTAAAAACAATCGGAAAAGCCAAACTAAACCTGTTGTTGCAACAAAAGCAATTAACAAATTTACTAAAAAGGAGGTTGAAGTTAATACTCCAAAAGCACTAAAACAACCTACCAAAATAACTAAAGCTACTGTAAACATCGCTAACGAACCTAACGTAACTTCTACGACTTCTAAAAATTTTTCCATGAGATAACCTCAACTTCTTTCATTTTTTCTTTAATTATATCAAAATAAACTTAAAAAGTCAATATAAAAAGAGCAAATCTATGCTCTTTTATAAAATTCTAAATAATACTAAGTCTTAATAATAACTACAAAATTTCAGGTTCTTCAATGTTTTCAATCTTGTCAAAATCAAGAACCTGCATTAAACAACGACCAAACTTAGTTTGTCTAATTTTACGCACATAGAAATCAATGCAAACCAAACTAACTAAGCAACTTACATAGAAAGTTATTACTAATAAAAAAGAAACAATAGCTTGAAATTCCAAACTCAAGGAATCAAATGGGTAGCTATTAGATAAATAGTATAAAACAAAACAAATAGGAGTAAAGCCAATTAATAAAGCGAATAGATAACCTACTTGAAATAAAACCAACTGTACATTATACCACAAATAATCTTTAGGTTTATAATTATAAAGAACTAAATCATGACCTAAATCTGTTTTCACCCATTTATAATAAGTGTAGTTACAATAATTTTGTTTCAAAACTTCAGGAAGTAAACCTAAATCAAAAGGATCAGTATCAGATACATGGATTGTCTGTCTAACTCTATAACAAGCAAAATAAAGAGGATTAAAAGCTCTAAAACGCTGACCCATTACCTCTATCACTTTAGCCTTAACTTGCCTAGAGATAGGAGAAGAAACTATCGTCTTAGGTAGAAAAGCATCTAAATCTTCAAAGTAAGAACGTAAAAACTCAATCATCTATATGAACCTCATCAAATCGTACCGTGTGCTTAAATTCTTTAAACAAATCAGTCCACCTAAAACTTATTGTAGATAACAAACTAGCAACAGAAGCAACAACTGATACCGCTAAAATATAAACTAAGAAGTGCAACAAGAAACTCAAAGAAATAATAGAAAGACCCAAATCAATCACATAATTTGCTAATAAGAAAGTAGGATAAGATAAAATTAAACAATAGAAAAACCACAGACAAGCTAACAAAATATTAGCCACTAGAAAGCGAGAATGAGCTTCTGAATGATTTTTATAAAGAGTTAGGGTATATTTACCTTCCTCTTTTTCTAAACGTGTATGAGCGATTTTAGAGCCTAATTTTGAAAAGACTGCAGGTAACAAATCGTAATCGAATTTCAAGGTAGCCTCAATTGGAACAGAAACCTCAGAAACCTCTTCTCCCTCAATCTGCTTCAAGAAGGGTTGAAAATACTCAACCATACCCTGTACCACTGTCTTCTTGTACTCGCTGGCTGAAATCCTACGAGCTTCTTCCATATGCTCAGAACGAGCGCTTTCTTTACCTAATAGATAACCTAATAAAAACATAATACACCTTACTAATCTCTAACAACAGGAACTAAGTTCCAAATAAAAACGAAATCTAAACCAGCTTCATGGTCTAAATAGTCAGACTGTCGCTCATAGTTCCCAATGTAACTTCCCCACTTAGACCAACGGAAACCCCCATAATTTCTTATATCATGCTTGTTCCAAATAGGAGATAACAATAAAACATAACCAAAACCACTACAATCTCTACAATAATCAAGAGTACGAGCTAGATGTTTACCTAACCAATATAAGGTACCTCCACTAGCCGAATTGCATGTAAAGTAAACTTCTAAAGCCTGTTCTAAGTAAGCTTTAACCTGAGTAGCGTTGTCGGATACCCCAAAGAAGTTGCTTGTACCTTTCGTTTCTCTACGAGAAAGAACCTTTGATGTTGTTAAAGTTTCAATATCTTGTTTTCCGTTTAAGTGAATTAAATAGACACCTTTAGTATCTAAGTCTCTACTATCTTCTTCAACAATCCTTGTGTGTTGAGTTTCCAAAGACTCAGAAAACCAAGGAAACTCTTGATTATAAACAATCTGAGAGTGAGTTTCCTTCAAAATAGGTTGCCAAGGTTGAAACCGTAACGAATCATCATTTTTCACACCCAGTAAACGAGGGTCTTCTTGCATCTCTTTCCAAAGAAATTCACGCAAATCTAACTTAGCTTGATCATATTTCAACTCAGTGTAAGGAATTGTTGGAAGAGTTGGTTGATACCCCTTACCTGTTACTGTTAAACTATAAGGTTTGGTTGTAATCACTTCCTGCAAATAATCAAACAACTGTTTAGATAGTTCCACAATCTTAACTCCTGACTCCCCTAACGGAAGAGATAAATTAAGACTCTCCAAAAAAGTATACACCTCTTCTTCTGTCTCACAAAGAGAGTGTACATAATATTCATCTGAGTCCTCTAACCAAGCTGCGTAATAAGATTTAAGTGTAGTCATAAAACCCTTCCCCCTAATCTAAGGAACCGTTCAATGGAGGATACCACTGAGTTGTTGCTACAACTTCTTCCCACTTATTTTCAAAGGTACCTCTATATTTTTCTGAAGGTGGTTGAGTTTTAGTATACTTCACTAGTTCAATCAATTCTGCTAGTTGAGCGTCTCTCAACTTAGTTGGACTAGTCCGTTGTTTACGACCATCATCATAAACTAAAATTCGAACAAGTCGACCTTGACTATCCATATAAACCAAATGTTTCCAAAGAACTCGATTTGAAGACTTATCAACTACCTCAAAGTCAAGTATATTATCTTCACTTAAAGCTAGATAATTTAACAAAGTTGAAAGGTCTGAACCAAGTTCTTGCATCTCTTGTATCAGTTGATTTGTACTCATCATACACCTCCTACTAAAAACTTAATTTCTTCCCACTTAGTTGCACAAATTCCTCGGTATCTCAAAGGAGATTGTTGTTTACTATGTTTAATAGCTTTTTCCAAATCCACCAAAGTAACTTCCATTGGGAAACCTTTAGATTGTTCAAAAGAATCAAAGGATACCGCTTTTCGTAGTTGACCATCTACTGTTGCGTAAATATCAACTTCCAAAAGAGAACCATCTGGCGCAGTATATAAGTATTGAACTGTATTTGAAGGACTTTGTTGCAGATAATGACTTACTGTTATAAAATCATCATAGTCTTTTTGCTCTTTTACCTGTTTTAAATCAGTTAAAGTTAAAGGGTTCTTAATCATAGTTAACTCTCCTTACAACTCAAAGCCTTTTGGAACTCTTCTTTTGTGTGTTGTATTCCACCTTTGTTAATCAAAACGTAATAATCAATTAAATCATTCCAATGTTCAATATAAGAGTGGACAATACTAATAGGATACCGCTTGATATTTAACCATTCTTGGAATGATAAATCAGTTACATAATATTCTTTACCTTCAAAGGTAATAGGGAATTTTCCAGTAAGAAAATCCAAAATTGCAGTAAATCGTTGTTGACCATCAAACAAGACATGATCCATTTTGGCACGTTTTTCATCCTCGTCAAACCACCAATCATTTAAGTAAAACGCACCAATAGGTAAACCATTGAGCATAGATAAAATCAACTGTTCTTTCTGCTCTTGTGTCCAAACTAGACCACGTTGAAACTCTGGGAACCAAGAACCGTTAGGATGTTCCTCACAGTAAGTTGTGTAGGTATTGTACAAGCTTTCAAAGCTGGAGGAATACGTATCACACCGAACCATTTTAATATCGAGACCTTTGTTTTCTCGATTTGGTCTGAATTTATATAAATCTGACATCTACTCAACCTCCTTAAAATACATATCTTTCAGCTCTTTCTCAAATATAAAGTAGAAATACTTCCCTTGCGCTACATAATTTCTAACCGCACGTACAAAAGCTAATTGTCGTGTTTGGGAACTCTCAAGTTTCAACTTGTTCGTCTCATTCAATTTCATATTCAAAATGCGATTAATGCACTCTTTTTGACGAGGTGAAAGGTCAGACTCAGAATAGATACCCAATGCACGGGCGAAAACTTTTCGCAAATCTTGAAATAGAGCCTTACGGTTATATTGCCCATTATGGAACGCTTTTGTTGATTTACTATTACGACCTTGATAAACTCCATCTATCACTCGTTGCTCCAATTTGTTAAAATCTAATAATGTTGGTTTCATAAACATGTGTCTCCTTTTATTATTTTCTCTATTATATCAAAAGATATTAAATAAGTCAAATAAAAAGAGAAGACACCTTCTCTTTTACCTTTATTGTTCTACAAAAGATAACAATCTTTGTTCAGCACCTCTTAAACTATCCGTCAACTGTGTAGCTGTTGTCTGTATAGTAAACTTAACCTCAGACTCAAACTCAGAATTATCCTTACTCTCTCCAACTAACTCTACAGTTTTTACTCTTACACTACGATCCCAACCAACTAAATTAGATAAATCTTTCGCTGACTTCAACGTTACTTGTACTACTATCTGGTCATCTTTCAACAAGCGTAATCTATATTGAAAAGGCAGTACCTCTAAACTAAAATTAGCAACAGAATTCACTGGAAAAGGTTGATTTTGTATAACTAACTTTGCATAACTCTCTGTACCAAAGTATCTCATTAAAGGATAATACAAAGGAATAAAACGCTCTTGATAGCTTAACCAATCTAAAGCTTCAGCTTCTGTAAAAACTTCTAAAATAGCCAGTATCGACTTACAATCAGAAGTAGTTTCAATAAGAGTAAGATACCCTTTATCATTTAGTTCAAATGCAAGGTTCTTTAAATCGGGAGTTTTTAGATGACTATTTAATTCCAAAATTTTCTTTGCAACTCTAAGTGTTACTTTGTTTGTTGTGTTTTCCAAAGTTCAATCCTCAATTTCTTTAATTTGAGCGTTTTTATTTACAACCATATCTTCAAAAGAGTTAAACGTGTTTTGGATCCAAGCAAGGTTTTCAACTAGTTCTGTTTCGTGAATCGCTCGTTTTAAAATAGCTCTAGTACGAACAGGGAACCGTTCACTAGGTATAAGAACTTTGTCAAATACCACCTCACCAACTTTGTTACCTAAATGAGTTAAGTCTTTTTCATAATACTTATAACACACAATAACTAAAAGTTCATTATCGTATTTGAAGAGGTAAGTTATGCCATTTAAAGTTAAAGTCAAACTATCATCTTCTAGCATAGTAGCTCTGTAGAAAGAACCTTTGAAATACTTACATAGTTGTGTGTATAAGTATAAGTTACTTTCTTGATAATCTAACCATTCCATTAAATCTAAGTAGTAATCACTAACAATATAAGCAATCAAGTCAAAACTTGGCTTTGATCGGTAACTTAACCTCAATAAACTCCACGTAGGTTCAAAATCAAACCGAAGTTGAGGGATACCAATATCCTTTAATCTTTGATTCAATTCTGTTACTTTCTTTTCAACTTGTACTCTTTGTTCTAAACTCATTTAACTACCCTCTATAACCTTTATACGGAGTTCTTATTGTTGAACCTGTTCTTACATACTTGTAAGTGTTATTCAAATCGACAATCACATCATCAAAAATAAAAATAATATTACTTGGTTAAACATAACCAAACTCCTTACTTTGCGCCTTTAAGTCCACGGTATGTCGATGCTCATAATTATCTATTTGGCGACTAATTCGAGTAGCAAATAACCCAAGCAATCGCGTGTGCTCAACAACTTCCTCATAATCTGAAAAACCCCAAGATAAACATGTATCAACAACCCTAGAGTATAGGTCGACCATCTTTAGAAATTTTCTTCCCTTGGATACCTTAATTACTTACCTACTTCCGCAGAAGTTAATTCTTCATATTTGATAATATAAGATACCTTAGACCACACTCTTTTATCATAAAAAGTAATGGGAATGAAAGAGTACAAATCTCCTACTAAGTATTGATATAGTAGCCTTAAAGCATCTTCTTTTACAGAATTATCCAAACCGCTTGGGTCAGAACAGATAAAACTACCTACGTTTAAATCATCTGCAGTCAAGTCTGCAAACTCAAACTCTGAACGCATAAAACTGATACCGAAATCTACCGCTGCTGACAAATCTTCGCTCTCGATTGTTTGTAGCAACTTCAATTTAAACTCTGAGTCTTTATCTTTTGAAAGAGAATAAGGTTCCCTATAAATTTCAAGTCTATGTAACATCATAATTCTCCTACTTCAAGCAAACCCTCACTGAGCATAAAAGGCAAAGGCGCTTGTTTTAATTTATCCTTAGGTACGCAATCAGACAAAGCAGACTCAGAAGCCCTAGCCATATCTATCAACCAAAAATCAGAACCGTTTTGCATAACATCAATAGACCACTGACCCTTCAATTTACAGTCTTTGAGCAGTTTTAAAACTTCAGATACCACTAAGTCCTTGTTTTCTTCATAGCGCTTCATCAAAGTTTCTTCATGGTTGATATAATTGATATAATCGTGGTTCTTTTGTATAGGAGCTGAAACTCCAATATCAAGAAAATTCTCCTTCATAACTTCTGGATGCCAATAAGGAGAAATACCAATTACTTCTTCTGTATCAAAATCTACAAAAACTCGATACTCTGTGTGCAAAGGCAAACCGTTATAAATTGTGGGATTATTTTCCTTATCATCAATAAATTCGCGAACGACCCACTCATTATTTGAGGATACTCCATAAATAACTCGATTATTTAAAGGAGAAGCCATCTGATTTGCTTGGTGTTGAATATACCACAAGTAAGAACCAAGCTCTGAAACTTCTTGACCTTTTGTAACTTTGGCGTTTCTAAAGTCAAACTTAGATGAGAACGTACCTGTTTTAATAAAATAGTCTTTCTCTAAGTCTAGTTCAAAAACCTTCTGAGCATAGCGGTTGATAATCTCTAAAGATAGAGGACTTAACTCTTGATACTCGTAAACACGTGTACTTTGTAATAAAGCCAATGGAACTTTTATAATACGAGTCCTTGGAATTTTAAAGAAATTAGTTTGGTCAACTACTTCTTTTATCGCAAACAACCAATTAGACATAGTATTTGGATCATGGTTCAGTAATTCATAAACAAAAGGATCTAAGTCTAAAATATCTAAACCTTGTCTAAATAAATTATAGAAAATCTTATGCCCAGTTTTTACATAAGACTTATACTGACTCAAAAGAGCTTTAGAGCTAGACTCAGGCATGTCTTGTTTACAGAGATACCCACTAAACTGAAGTCCTTTATCTTGCAAAGATAAAAAGGTTTTCGAGTCTGTTAGATACTGAACTGGTTGAGGATAAGGTAAAACTTCCCCTTTCAAATAGTCCCAAAAGACTGTCTGTGAAACCAATTCCTCAACTATCTGATTTACTAAAGTTTCTGCACTTTCAGACAACGCTAAGAACTTATCCGACTTATCAATGACTTTTGCTGCATTTTGTTGGAATAAGTTCAAATTCTCTGCATCAACTTCAAATTGTTCATAGAGGTTTTCAAATTCTCTTTGTCGTTCTGGATTGTCTTTAAGAAGTAAAGCAACCAAATCTAGTTCTGCCTTGGTATAATTCCTAGAGAGCGACAAATCCAAAGAAGATTCTCTCTTAACTAAATTTCGTAATTTCTCAAACATAAAAGCTCCTAAAGGATGTATAAGTTAAAACTTAGAAACAAACGTAAAGTCGTGATACCCTTTTCTTATGTTTCTAAGATGTAAACATAACTCTTCTAAATCTTTAAAGTAATTGGTACGCTTAATTTCCCCAATTTGACCACTTTTACGCAAAACTTCAATCACCTTATAATCCCAATCTCTTGAAATAATGCGTACATGATGTATATTAAACCCTCTCTCTAACCTGAAATCAGAAAGAAGATTATGACTTTGAAAATCAGGTTCATCAAAGATTTCTTGGACTAATGCTTCAACACTCATTTCAACCTCACAAACCTAAATCAAATGGAGCACTAGGTTCAAAATAACCAACCGGCCAATTAGCGATACGACCTTGCTCATCAAAGCGCAACTCTCGTCTTCCACCATCTGCAAGTTCAAATTGAATACGAACTAGTTCTGTTGGAACGGAACCTCGTAAAATGCTTTCTCCAACTAAGTTAAGTAAAGTATCGTCATAAACTGAAAAGTCAATCGTAACTGCACGCTCCATAATGAGATACCGCAAATGTTCATAGACTTCTCTAAGGTGTGTTGGGTGGAAATAACTTGTCATATTCGGGAAATTAACTACTTTACCTCCAAATTCTCCACTTTGAATGATGAATTTAATCTGAGTTGTGAATAGTTCTAAATTCTCCAAAGAAGACTTACGAGTTGAAAGTCCAAACAAATCAACAAGTGACTTACCTCTCAACTTTGGTTTCTTACTAAATTCTGACTTAATAATGAACATAATTTACAACCTATCTATACGAAATTAATACTCCAACAAAACAGGAACTTCTAACTCATAACCATAACTTACTTCCAAGAAGTAAATAAAATGATACCCTTTGGTTTTCAAAAATCTACGCAAGTCTTCGTAACCGAACATTCCAACTACAACATTATCTGAACGAACAATTACTTGATGTTGCGCTAAAAAGAGCTTATCCAGTAAATAGTCTAGACTACTCGCAGTTAACTCATATTTTTCTTTCTTCACTAGTTCTAACTCCTTTACGTTTTCTCTTATTATATCATAGAAACGTTGAAATGTCAAAAAATACAACAAAAAGAGAAAGTAAACACTACTTCCTCTTCTTAAAAATTAAGCTTTAAACAAAGGGTTTAGGAAACCATCTGTATTTTGTAATAACTTCTTATAAACCTTCCATTTGAGACCTTCCGTGTGTTTGAAACCACCTTCTTTTAAGTCTTTCTCAACAGCAGTGTTAAATAACTCTTGAAGTTGAGCATAATTGGATATACGAACACCATCAAGCTCAATCTCTACAAAACCTCTTTGTGCTTTTTCATGAACCTCATGATACCACTGCTTCTTCCACTGCTCTAAATTCTCAAATCTGTTCTCAGAAACTTTCTTGATAATGAAGTCATCACCTAAAAGCCCTTTATTCTCTTTATTTGCAGCGCCTTTTAACTTATTAGAAACATAAGGAATAAAGCCCTTTTCATAACCATAATACCCCCACATACGGAAAGTATTATGTTTAAAGGAAATAGAACCTACGGTACTTCGACTCGTATTTCCTCCGAAGATACCTGCCATCATGTTCACTGTCTGATAAGCACTATCAAAACCTTCTGTGCGGTAACGACCGTTACCCGGCATACCATGAAGAGTTACAAAATTATTATCTACCAACTTATCAATGCTATCAATTGCCAATTTTTTCTCTTCTTCCGTTAAATCACGCAATTTATCCCACTGATGTGGTTCTCCAATTAAACGGTTCCTATCCGCATTAGTGCGCCACTCTTTATCCATCTTCTTGAACCACTTCGAATTATCTGGTAACTTCTGTTTAATAACAGCATCAGCTTCTAAGTAGTCAAGCATCATCATAGACTCATTGTAGTTCTTCATATAACTATCAATCTTCTCTCGACTATCTAATTTATCCGGGTCATAATTGTATAGCTGCTCCCCGTCATTCTTACGCTTATATGCCATATTGATACCGAGAGCACCATATTCACTATTCGGAGTTGATTTATCCGGTGTTTGCAACATACCTTGAGCAAAGGCTTCTAAATCAGTACCCTCACGATGCCAATCCCCACCGTAATAAGCCATACGGTCATTTACGTGTGTTGTTTCGTGTGTAAAGGCTGAAATACCGAAAGGCTCCATCATATTTGTTACCATAAAGTAAACTTGATCATCTTTCCAAGGACGCTCATAAATCTTCGCCATAGCACCCATATTCCAATTAATTTGGTGCCAACGGTCAGTCGGGCCGAATAACTCACGGACTGGCGTAACAACCTTACCACCATCACCGTAACCCATACGATTCGCTCCACCTAAACCAGCATAGGCTTGATTATCCCAAACTGGAGTTGGTACCGAATTTTGACTCTTCAACAATTGATTCCGAACCTTCGGTAAAGCTAGACGAGACCAAAAGTCTAAATAACGTTGTTGCGCTTTGGCTACTTTATCTATCTCCGCTTTATATGCGTTACGCTCTTCTTCTGTATTCTTTCCATATTTCTCAAATGAACTAAAAGCTATCGTATTGTAAGTAGATATTACAAAGATATGTGCTTTCTTCAAGTTAAGCAATGGTAAAATCATTCGACTATGAACATCATTATTCAAACCATCATAAATACGATGGCGCTTGTCTTTGAAATCCTCTGTAGTCGTTTCAGGCTCAGAAACATAAACATTTTTAGCAGCATGGATAAACCAATCATTTAAATCTGTGTATTTAGTGAATAAACGCATATTATAGTCTAACAAGCTATTTAACTCACCTTTACCTAATGTACCTCCAAGAACTTCACGATAAGCCTCTAAAGTCCTATCCCCTTTTAAATTCTTCTCAGCAGAACCTATTCGAATTAAAAAGTCTAAAATACTCGGTGTTTTACCGTAAAAGTCTGGTTTAAACATCATCAAATGCTTGAAGTTCAAACCGTCATAGTCAATACCATAGTAACGATTTAGATAGGTTAGAGCTAACATAATCTTAGCTTTATTGTCATCAATTTTCTTAAGAAATGCTTTCTCAGCCACTTCATTAGGATTTAACTGATGGTCTTCATTTTCTACCAAAGATTTAACAAGTTTATCTAAAGTTTCTTTAACCTCTGCAAAACTTTCTTCTAAGTACAATGATGCAGGATTTTTCGTAACAACTTTAACCTCAGCAGAATCTAAAGCAACCGAACCTAATTTTTCTTTAACTTTAGCAATTAAAGCATCTCTATTCTTAGCTACCATGTTAGGAGTATATACAACCCCTAAACCATCAACAGTATACTCTTTAACTTGCTGCACTTTAGAATCAGAAACTTCAGATACCCCAAATTCCTCCTTAGTTCCATCAGCATAGTGAACCATTATTTTATCAACGCTTGATAAATCAGTAACAAACTGCCCATCTTTCAATCCTGTAACTGATAGGACTTCTTTTTTCAATAAGTTTGAACCTTCTGCAAGTTTATTTCCTTGATTGACAATCCACTCTTTATTATAAAATGGTTGAAGTTTCTCAATATTGCGATAAGCTAAATCACGCTCTGACTTATAATCTTGCGTAGACTTATAAGTATCCTCTTTATAAGCAATATGATTCAATTTATTCACTATAGGTGCGTTCGTTTCATAGGTATCCGCAGTGATTCCTAATGACTTAATTTTCTCATCAGCTTCAGCTTGTGGCACTGATTTAATACGATGTTGATGTTTAGAAAAGCCATATGATGATTTACCTTCACTAACGCCTGTCACAACAAGATTTCGATGTAAACGTTCACCAGACCAATATCCACCATCATCGTCAATATCTTCTGAACCATAGAAAATTTCGCCCTGACCTTTATTTACTTTCATCATCGAAACGCTGTCTTCTACAGAACCTAACATATGGTTACTGCCAATAAAACCACCCATTTTAATCGGGTCGCTTACGTTAATTGTTCCCTTAGCCACAGACTTCTTAATAGCACCATCTTTACCTACAGCATTATTGTCTCCACCATTTTGAGACCAATAAACGAGACCGGCAGCTTTCGCTTTTTTACCTGTAATATTCGCATCAACATAAGCTTTTTCGACATAACCCTTCCAGTTTTCGCCAACGATACCGGCTAAGTAGGAACCACCAGTACCAACAGAAGTAATGTTCCCAATAAATGCAACATTGATTAATCGACCACCACTGTCAATTTTGTCAATAAATCCAGATACCCAGTCACGACCAACCACATTACCTGTAACTTTAACATTTTCAATTGTAGTGCCACCTTTAATCACATTTGCAACCGGTGCAATTTGATTTTCTCCGGGCATATTAATATTCACATTTGCAAGATTGATGTCATGAATATAACCACCTTTAATATTTCCAAACAAAGGACGTTCAATGTTATGAATGGTATAACGTTTATCTCCATTACTTGACAATTTACCTCTAAACTCAGATGTTACATAAGATTTACCGTTAGGTTTTACGTTCACAGCATTCAAGTCTGCACCAAGTTTGAACTCACCAGTTGGGTCTTTTTGCATGTCCTCAACTAATTCTTTAAAGTTGTAATAAACATTATCAACTTTAGGAATAGGCTTCTCAATATAATGCACATACTTGTTACGAACCTTCGTTGGATCTGTATGTTGAATCAAATCTTGCGCTTCAGCAGTGATTTTATAAAGTTTTTTACCTTCTTCTGTTACCTCCTCTATAGAATTCACTGCTAAACGTGTTATTTTATTATCACGACTAGTGATTTTCAAATACATTTTCTTTACATCTTCTTCAGAAGGTTTATCACTCATGAAATCACTAATTGTCTCAGTTCCATCTTCTTCTACCTTCATCAAATTAGTCGATGCAATATTTTTAAGCTCAACTTTTTTAAGCTCTAAGCGTAAAGGTTTATCTTCAAGTGTAGATACCTCTTCTCCTTTACCTAAAGCGTACTTCATAACAGTTGAAATCGTATAGTCTTTAAAGTAATCTAAATTCTCTAAAACCTTAGATAAATTTTCTGTTTTTAAATCGATTGTCTTAACTACTTTATCCCCTTCTTTAATAGTTGCAACAATACTTGTAATCGTTGCGTTATCTTGGTTCTCTAAAGTATAGTTTACAGTAGCAGACTTAGATAAAACATCCTCAGATACCGTTTGAAACTTCAATACTGGTTTTTGCTTTTCTATTTCTTTTTTAAGCTCTTCTGTTTTCTCAGGTTTCGTTGAACTTTCCACAGTTGACGGTTCTGTTTTTGGAGTCTCTTCCGTTGCTGGTTTATCATCAGAATTTGATATCTCTGCTTTAGGAACCTCTCCCGCACCTTCAGTTATGTTGCCTTCTTTAGAAGATTCTATGCTAAAACTACCCTCTTTTGCAACAGGTGTACTTGAATCATCTTTCTTAGGCTCATCTAACTTCTGAGAACTTTCTGATAAAGGTTGATTTGTGTTAGGGCTTTCTGAAGTAGGTACTTCTGTCTTAGGTACGTCTGTTTTAGGCGCATCTATTTTCGGTAATTCTACTTTAGGCTCTATTTTAGAGTTTTCTGAGATAGGTACTTCCGTCTTAGGCACTTCTGTCTTAGGCACTTCTACTTTAGTCTCTTCTGTTTTCGGTATTTCTAATACAGGATTCTCAGGTTGTACTAAAGAAGACCCTTTCTCTTCACGAAACTCAGGTAAACTAGGTTGAACTTCAGGCACGCCCTTCTCAGAAACAATAACCTCCGATAATGCAGGTTGTACCAAAGACTCTCCTTTTTCAGACACCACCGCTTCTGACAACTCCGGTCGAATCTCTGGGTCACCCTTTTCCGAGATAACAGCATCCTGCAACGCAGGTTGAACTTCAGGTTCGCCCTTATCTGTAAATACAAACTCTTTCAAAGGAGGTTGAACCTCTGGTGTACCTTTTTCTGTTACTACATATTCAGGTAACGAAGGCTGAACTAAAGGAACCCCTTTCTCAGAATGAAAATCTTCTTTCTTCTCTACAAAAACAGTAGAAGAACTTGTAGAGTTTTCTATAACAGGAGCTACAGATACTACAAGATTTTCACCATCTTTTACCGTTTCTATTCTAGAAGTAGATTCTGTAACTATAGGTTTTTCAATATTTATAGGAGGGTTTTGTTGTGAACTTACCTCAGAAACCTCTTCTAAAGAACTACTCAGACTTTCTTGAGGTTTAACTACATTATCTGTACTCAATACACTAGTAAACTCTTGTACTTGTGGTAATTTTAACTCACTCATAGGAATATAACCTAAATAATGATACCCCTCAACTTTTACAACCCCATCAGAACCATTTGACCTAATTGGAGCAGTTAAATCTAAAGCACTTCCATTATTTAAACTAATTAAACCAATAGAAGTAACTAAAAAGAGAGTAAATAAACGCTTCTTTTTAGACACTAATAAAATTAAAGAACCAACTGTCAACAAACCAAATGAAGTTAAAAGGGAACTAGAAACCCCTGTGTTCGGTAACTCTGACTTTTCATAAATCAACACATAAGAATCTTCACTCTCATCAGGCGAACCTTCTCTTATTTTAGACTTTTCAGAAGAACTCAACTGACTTGAATCAATGTAATGAAAAGTTGAAGCTTCTGCAATATAAGGAGCAACTAAAACACTACCCACAATTACAGAACCAATTACACCTTTTATCTTTCGAATCGAAAAACGCTCTTGTTTATTCCACAAAATCCCTTACACACTATTTCAATAAATAGCCTTTCTGTATCGATAATATAATAACCAAAGTTTACCAAATTCTATAGTAATTTACAAGTCTAAAAAGAAAAAGATACCGCTTGACGATATCTTTTAGTTCATTCTAACCACTTAATGCCTTGCACTATTCTGCTCTTTCCAACCCTCTGCTACAGAAGCACCTGCTTTCTTAGCTACTCTAGCAAATTTGTTCAAGAAACCACCTACATGGTTTGCTCCTTGGAAACCGACACCTAAACCTGCCCCGACTGCGGAAGCTACCGCTCTACCTGTGCGACCTTTTGCCATATGCTCTCTAGCCTTCTGCCAACGTCTCTGACGGAAAGAACGACCTGCACTATTTCCTCGACTAAAGACTTGTTTTCTACGGTCATAACTTGATAAGAACGGTTGTTTTTCCGTAATCATCTCCTCAATTTCATCACGCTTAAATGTGAAAGAACCAATCTGTAGGTCTTGCAAAGTTGGATACCGCTTGAAGGCACTTTCTACAACTTCACTTGAAGTATGTGACTTCATCTGGTCAAACTCACTATAAGCATATTCCATAGAGTCAAATGTAATCGAAGTTGGCTTCAAATAAGAACCGATAGTCTCCCAAGAGAATAACTCTCCGAAACTTCGAGCATTCCACAAGGAAACGCTATAAGGAGATACTGCTGGACTCAACTGAACCCCTACAATGTCAGGCTCATATAATAAACCATTGAAGTACAATTGACGACCAACTACCTCAATCTTACGAACCCTAGACCAATCTCCAAAGTAATTATAGATATCCTCTAATAAATACTCTTGTAAGTCCTTATCATCTTTTATCTCTAAACGACTAGCTTCTGCTTTGTGTGAAGCGACACGACTCATCACTTTACGACCGTTTAAATCATCTACAAAGTCAGCCTGTGAAGAACTCGGAGGTACAGAACCTTGTAAACCAAAAGCAGATTGCAATACACTCAGTAAGTCACTTTCTGATACCCCTAATTGACTCGCTAACGTTGCAGCAACATTTTGTGAAGGTACCCTCTCAGAAGCTCTAGTTTCTTCTCTAGTCCATTTTTTAGATTCACCCTCTAAGTTATCGACCGTTGAATTATTTTCTAATACAGGCTCTTCTGTGGCTTCTGAAAGAGGTTCTGAAACTTCTTCATCAACTTCTGCAAATTCTTTTTTAGCGAAGTTAGGAGTTAACCCCTCTTCATGAGTAGAAATATTACCTTGAGAAGAATCTACTTCACTTTCTTTAGCATGCTCTAACTTATCTAACAATTCTTCAACCTGTGCATAAACAGTCTGTTTCTTACGAGATTGGTAAACTTCCTGATTCGTAAACGCTAAAATAATATCCTCACAAGAGAAATTCCACTCAGGATTCAAATCAAGCAAAAATTCCAAGTAAGAACCGGGATAACCTAACCGCTCTACAACCATATCTGCAATTTCTCTAGCACGTACAAAAGAACGACTAATATCACTAGAACCAAGAGCTTTTAGATACCCTAGAACACCTACTCTATCATCCCACTCACTAGGATTATTCGGATTGCAGTTTCGAGACTTAATAGACTCGGCTTTACTACCTAGGTTTTTCTCCATCTGCTCAATACAAGAACCTTTAGAGTCACCTAAAATCAAATAAGGTTTGAAATAAACCGCCCCACCTTCTCTTTGAGAGTTGACCGAACGAGCTAAATGGCGATTCTGAGGAGACTCATCTCGAATAGTTGGATAATCAACCCCACCAAAGTAAGCAAATCTACGAGAACTTGCAGTTAAATACCTGTTTGAATCAGACCCTTTTTGACTAGACCAATACTGAGAATCCTCAGTACCTTTGTACCCAACCATAAATCCAGTGTCTAAATTTAACAGACTATATAACCAAGCATCTACACTACCATTTTTATAATCACAAGCACCTTTGAAAGAAGAAGCATCATTTCCTTTATTTCTTGGTAATTTATCGAAACCACCTAAATTAAAGCTCTGCCCTACAATATAAATACTAGAACGTAAACTCTCTTCATTTTGGAAACCTGCTTTCTTCAGCTTGTTCAACAGTTGCATACTCTCGTCCATTTTATCGTAAATATCTCGCAAATAAGCACGATTACGGAAATCATCAGACTTGTTTGCAATAGTTTTCTCAAATTTACGAAGAGCTTGCTCTTTCATGATACCACCAAGGTACGTTTCTGTACTGTCTTGTAACTCTTCTAACTCTTTATCCGATAAGATATTACTAAACCAACCACCACTTGAAGTTAGTTTACTAGAGCCAAATAAATTAGACCAGTTGGTAACTTCATCGAAAATACCTAAAATACCTTCATCACCACCTAGTTTGTTATATAAACCAGTATCACTTGAACGAACAGTAGCACGCAAAGAAACAATACCCATAACAAGAAGCATATGGCGGTAAAAAGCCATATCACCCCAAGAACCTGTGTAGCGTTTTTCTAAACTGCTTACACCTGAGAACCACTTCGGAATAGATTTATCAAACCAACCCATAATTGTGGGATTGTTATCCCAATCTAATTGCTCTGTAATATCATTGGTCACAGGCATAGCAGACTTATTAAATACACCTGCTTGAATAAAGTAACCCTTTGGAATACCTTGAGAATCTGCACCGCCAAAGGCTATGTAGTAAGGAACCATCGTATCAGGTTTACCATCACCACCGAAAACAGGACGACCATTTGCAATGGATACCGCTAACCCATTAGAAATCGAAACCCCTTTACCAGAACGAGAACCCGCCCAGTAAACTAAAACTAATTTTGCACCAGCGTTTACTGCAGCTGTTAAATCATTAGAAGCAGTTAGAATACGACCATCAAGACCTTTCCCTAACAACTGATAACCATAAGTGAGTTTTTCTCCCTTTCTCTGCAACGATTCTAACGCTTTAAAAGCAAATAAAGGCTCACTTTCAGCAATATCAGGATTTGCAATATGAGAGTAATGACTTACAACAACATCTTTAAATTCCTTTTTTAAAGGAGGTTCGAACTCTCCACCGTAATCAAAAACCTCAGTATACAAGAAAGACTGTGGTGTAAAAGCACTTTCTCCCAAATATTTAACAGGAGCTGACACCACCCACTCAGCGGAGGCCCACTTCTCATCTTCCATCATCCCCACGTGGCTTTTCATAATGGCAAATGTTGCAAAAGAACCTTTAAATTTAGCTAAATATTCTTTGAAAATTTCATTATCCGAAGGAGTTATTGGACGAGTAGCACCTTTACCAAAATATGAAACCTCCTCCGTCCAAAAGTAACCGTCACGATAAGTGTCACAAACCAAAACTAGGTACTCCCAAGCGCGCTTTGTTAAGTAATTTTCTATCGCTTTCCGTTGACCATCAGAACCTCGCCACTTCATAAGCACAGAAGGAAAAGTTAAGTCATCTTTCTCTACAGTTACCTTGCGACTTAATGCAAACTCTAACATCTTGTAAGGGTAGTAAACAGGCTCATCAGATTCTAAAATATCCTGCAAGTTTACTTGCCTTGACGTACTAACCTTAACACCCTCTAAGGGAGAAAACATTGCTTCCCCTGCATAATAAGAAGAAGTATAACTTGGCTGTACCGCAGTTTCCCCCTGTAATATAACCATAGGCAAAGTTTCCGAACCAACGATAACTCCCTCATAACGATCTAATTCATAACCTGCTTCAAAAGCAAAATCATAAATATCTAGCAAACTCGATACTAAAGAGTGAATATCTGCTTTTAACTTACCTGAAGTTTGTAATGCTTCTAGCTTTCTCTTAAAACTTTCATCTTCTACAGAAATTAAACTTTCTTTAACCTCAGTCGATACCGCTTGACTATCAAACTCTAACTCTAAAGCTTTAGAAACAGTGGCTAAATCATCTACTAAACAAGACTCTAACTCACTTGAACTTAAAGAAGTTAAAGACTTAGAACGTAAATCAGATACCGCTAATTGGTTCTTTAAATGACTTTCTACTTCTCTTACCGCTAACTCTGACTCCAGTTGACGGTAAACTGTTTCAAGCTCCTTAAAACCAAAAGTAAAGCCACTTGCTTTTCTATCCAAAGAAAGTTGCCCGAAAGCACAAGCTAACAAACATGTAGCATAGAAATAAATAATCTCATCCGAACCTTCAAGACCGGACTCTACTAAATCTTCAACGGAACTATACACTACATCCACAATTTGTTGATTTTCTAAACCTAATCCCAACTTTTCTGTGATGGTTTCCATCTGATCTTGTACTTTACTCACTGCTTTCCGCTCCTTTCTTCTCTACTAAATTTAAAGCCTTTTGAAAAACTTCGCTAATGTCTCTAACCTCACTTGGAGGAATATAACTAAATACTTGAACCATAATACCTACAAAATGACTTGGGTCAATTACAGAACTTAAATAATCCCCTTCTTTTGTCAACTGCTTACTACTCAAATAACGATCACTCACTAAACCTTCTTCGTACTTCTCAAAGTCTCTACGAAAACGATAAGATACCCTTGCTGAGTTTACTAAATCATCAAGTAAAGAAGCTAACTTCGGTAACTTAGAAATAGGAGGTAAAGTAAGACCCCAATCATTAAAATTATAGGCAGACTTCAATACATCAACTGCTAACAAAGAATCAGCTCCCAATAACTCTTCAGCTACTTCATTTGAAAAACGCTCTGCAAACTGCTTAAAGGATGGACGAACTTGTTTTAAATCAGAACCTTTACCCTCATTCATAAAGTAAGTCTCTAACAAGCTAAAATCCTTCTTCATCTTAGAATGTTTAGCTACAAACTCATTATAACCCTCAAAGATAGACTTAGGATGACTTAACCCAAAAATACCAAAACTTGCAAACTTCAAAGCTTCATTATCTGATATCCCTAAATCTTTAAAGGCGCAAGCCAATCTAAAGAAAGTAACTTCTTCAAAATAATCTTCAAAAGAACTAGAACCTGATGCACTTAGCACAGACTCTCCAATTACAGCAAATAATGGGGAAACCTCACCAAAAGTAGAAAACGTACACTCAGGTAGTAAAGCAGATTCTGCTAAGTCAAATTCTCCCTCAAGAGCTTTAAATTCAACATCTTCGAGGTTAAAACCAAAACCTACAAGTAGACTATATAACCCTTGATATTCCTTTTTCTTACCCTCTAAGTCCTCAACTTCTCCCACCTCCGTAGAGTCCGGTTCAGTAGATACCACTTCTCCTTGTTTCTTTTCAAAATAAAGAGATAAACCTCTGTCATACTCTGCCACAAAGTCTGAACTCATATACTCTAACGAAAGCTCAGGAACTTCTAAGGATAAACACGTAGAAAGAGCCGTCATAAAACCTACGAAAACGGAGGAGACACCGGATAAATCTCCTGCACCCTCTCTTTTCTTATGAGCATAAGTAGCAACGGATACCGCTTGTAGATAAGTAGTATCGCTAGACACCGCTATTTGAGGTAACACGGTATGTACAACATCTCTATGCGCCTTGGCATAAGAAATTAAAAGCTTTTTATACTCCGCTGCTAAACCATTATTTAACTCACTGACTTTTAAGGTTTCACCCAACGTTGGAAAGTCACTCAGAATAGAAGAGCTATACTTCTCTAATACATGCACCAACCCAAAGAAATTATCTACCAAACGCAAGTCAGATGCACTTGTTTCAACAGAAGAACTCTCTGCAGGCGGTACTTCTATCACTTTCTTACTAGGTACACCCAACTTCAACTCTTTAAAATAAGTCCACAAAGTCCCACCCTCTTCGTCCATCTCATAATACTGAGGACGAAGTGCTGTTCTTGTGTAATACAAAGCATCGTTGAAAGTAGAACCAATAAATCCAAATTGAGTGTCTTTTAACACTAAACCATAAGGATCATTTAAAATCTCTCTATGTGCTTCTACAAAGTCCTTACACGATACCGCATCTTCAACCAACCCAACAGCACGTAACCGCTTGAAAGAAGACTCAACCGTCTGCTTTCTACTTGGGTCTAAAAACCAATCCAAACCATGATTTTCAAATTGCAAACCACCAACCGCAGGACTTGTACCTAAGATAATAATCTCTTCCAAACTAGAGAAAACCCTTGAACCAAATAAAGATCGAATATCTCCTCTCAATACTTTCGTCACAGGTGTAGATTTTGTCTCAATCGTACACAATTCTTGCGCCAACTGCTCCGAAAAGGTTATTGGCATCATCTGCTCTTTCTTCTTAAAATTCACAGGAGAAACATAAAATTGAACATAGATACCATCTAACCCTAAAATCACTCGACGAACATTGTTTGGAGAGAAATGAGAAATAACTCCTTCTGTGATACCCTTATCTTTTCTTTCTTTTAACTGTTTATAAGCACCTGCACAAAGCAAACGCTCAAACTGCTCTACATACTTATTTGTAGTCTTTACCGCTTTTGGCTTCTCTTCTGCCTGTTGCTGACTACCTCTCAACACATCATACATGAAAGAAACTTCCCTTTCTTTTTTCTGCTATCTATATTCAAATCAAAAATTAAAAAATACCCTGCATTACTGCAAGGTAGTAAACATTTTTATCTTAATCAGCGTAGATATAGGTCACAAAACCTTCTGAGGTTGTTGTTGGGTTGAACCAACCACGGTGGTTACCAATATAACGCTTGCCACCATAGTTTGACTCAGAAACTTGAATGCGAGTAGTAGACTCAACCGCAGTTACCACTGCAACATGTCCATACCCACCATCATTCCAACAAGCAATCGCACCAACTTGAGGAGTTGAACCTGTTCTAAATCCCGCTGCCGCTGCACTTGTAGCCCACTGCGCTCCATTACCCCAATAGTCTCCAGCCCAAGGTGCCAAGGTCTTAGCCCCCCAAGTACACTCACCCATAGGATAACTTGATGCATCTGAATTGTACTTAGGATGTACTCTAGGTGTTGACTTAGCTTCTACAACTTCCTCAGATACCGCAGGAGCAGTTTCACTTACCGAGCTAGGTTCACTTGCAGTAACTACCTCTGGTGTAGTAGATGCAGGAAGTACACTAGGTGCAGTTTCTTCTACTACTTTAATCTGCTCTGCTAAACTAGTCGTAGCCGAAGCAGAAACAATAGCTTCTTGCGCTTTTTTCTCTTCTTTATAAGTTTTCTCAGCTTCCTCAGCTACTTTAACCTCAGCTTCCGCTTGTGCTTTTTGCTCCAATAAAGTTTCTTTTTCACTCTCTGCACTAGCTTTTTCCACCGCTAAACCTAACTCAGCTACTTTTAACTCAGCTTGTTTTGTATTCAGTTCTTGACTACGAATATCTAAAGTATTTTGATTGGCAATAACCGTGTTAATGGCCTCATTGTTTGTCTCTTGTTTCTTCAAAATAGCTTCTTTATCCGCTTTTTGTTGCTCTAACATTTTATTGTTTGCTGAAACAATCTCTGTCATAGCCACAACTCTTGAAATAGCTTCTGAGATAGAATCTGAGTTAACAATCGTGTCAATATAACTAGTACCCACACCACTTGTCTGCGCACTACGTGCTTGCTCTTCTAAAGAGCTACTACGAGAAACAATATTCTTAGATAACTCTGTAATGTCTTTCTCCAAGTCTTTTGATACCACTTGGAGTTTTTCATTCTCACTCTGTAAACTCTTCTGCTCTTCCTGAATAGACGAAACCTTACTTTGCGCTTCCTCTAACTCCTGTTCAGCAGACTTCTGCTTCGTTGAAATCTCTTTAATTTTATCGTTTGTTGCTTCAATCTTATCCTCAGTTGTTTCCGCAGATACCGCTACAACATGAGCTGATTGACTTAAAAATACTGTACTTAGTAAAAGGGTCGCTAAGACTTTTTTCTTCATACTATGTTATTTTCCTTCCTTTATTCAAGACCCTATAAGTATACCAAAAAAGTTGTAATAAGACTATTACAACTATGTTACAAAATATCAAATTTTAAAAAGTAGCGTCCAAGTAAGGGATATATAATTCTTCAAAATCCGCTAACGATAAGGTTTCTCTCTTTGGAGGCACTAACCAACAAAGGTCACTTGAAAGAGGGGGAGCGTGCAAAATCGTTACCTGGCCATCTGAAATCTTACGTACTACAACTACTTTATCTAAGTCGCTTTTTAAACAATATAATCTATAAAGTTCTACCACACTAAGATACCCCTAGTCTGTTGACTTTAACTCAAATAGAGATAGAAAATTTTCTTGATTTTGCTTAACCAACATAGAGTCATAAGTATCTGTAACTGTGAGCATATGCCAGTTATCAACATCTAATGTCTTTAAACCAAAATAAGAAGCCATAACTTTAGAATCATACCAAGTGCAAGATATATCTTCTGCATTTGGATTTATCAATACTACAAAAAGATAAGTCTTATTACCTAATTGACTCAACTGACCTACAGAAACCCGCAAGTAATTCTCATAAAATTCAACCGAAACTCGTACTTTTTCATCAAGATAAGGAAAAGCAAAACAAGTGTCCCAATATTCTTTCAAAACAAAACCACAGTAAGGACTAGTTTGTTTTGAATAATTTGGATGAGCTTCTAAATCCTTGTATAAAGACAATAATTTAGGCTTTAATTTCTCTAAAAACAATTCTATCTTCTTAGAATTATACTCTGAAACCTCACGTAATTTTTGACCGTAAATGTCTCTAAAAACCATATAAAAACTCTCTCAATCTTCTACTTTTACTGCAAAGAAAGAAGTCCGAAGACTTCTTAACCTCACAACAATTATGATACCGCAGCTACTTTTTCTTCTGGTAGTAATGGAAATTCTCTTGAATCTACAATCGTAGTACGCTCTTTCTTCGAATCAAAGGCAAGTAACAACTCCTTACCAAACTCTTCAAAGGTGTACTCAATCATAGCAAATTGACCACCATGACCCTCAAATTCCGCAATACAACGCTGAACTAATTCTACTGCTTTTTCATGAAGACCACCCATAATCTCATCAACTACAAACAACATACGGTGGTTGGTAATCTCAGTCAATACTACAGAAAACAGAAAGGCAATAATCTGACCCATACCGTCTCCCGTTTGCTTCCCAATAACCAACTCATTCCACTGACCGTTCTTATACTCCAATAAGTTCAAATGTACTTTCTGAGCTTTCAAATCTGAAATCAAAGAGAACTTATAAACATTCTCCCCAAAAACCAAAGACAAAGCACGATTAATGATACCCTCCATATAATCACGAAGAGCTTTTGTGCCATCATTGCTCAACATAACGATATACTGCAGAGCCTTAGCTCTGTCTAAATACAAGAGTCGCAACTCATCCAACTTCGCAACGTCAGCTTGTCTTCGCACTAAACGGTCTTCTTTCAAAGCGAAATCTTGTTTTAAAGCACCTAAACGGCTTGTAAAGGAACTTGTAACCATAAATTTGATACCGCCTTTCTAACCTGAAACCATTGAAACAGACCAAATATCAGAAGAGTCAAAGGCTTTAATCAAGACATGATGGTAATGCTGCGCAAAAGCAAATCGAATATCGTCTGCGTACTCCCCTTTACCAAAAAGTAAAGAAGCAAAGTAAGAAATAGGCAAGCTATAATGGAAACCAGATAGCTCAACTCTCTTTTCATCTGAACCCTCCGAATTATGCACCAACTCAATAGGAGCAACTAACTCTAACTCACCACATTGGAAAGTAGCAACAGACTTATCCTCACTGACTACAATACGAACCTGTGCAGACTCTCCTGAAGTGCTTAAAGCAATCATACGCTTGTAATACATCTCAACCAATGGACGAGATAAAGAGAACCAAGTTAAATCTCCATAGTTATCTACAGGGTTATCTAAATAGTTTAAGTCTGAGTCATACAAGAAACCGATAACGGTAGAACCCTGCTTCATAACACAAAAGCTCTTATCTGAGTCTAAGTAATAACTAAACAACCCTTTAGACAACAACTCTTTCAAAACAAGCAAACCTGCAGGTCGGATACCACCCTCTGTCATAAAGAAAGTCATTTGGTTCTTCATACGAGAGTAGCAATAAGTTAAAGGTACTTCCAAAGTCTTTCTCTCAGGGTGAAAAACCAAGTCTGAGGTTAACGCATTGTCGTTTGGAATATAAGGAGCCATATTTTGCAAAGCAGAAATCATATCGTCTCTCTGATCTTCTGTAAGCTCCTTAAATTCAACATCTTCTTTTTCTGCAATCTCAATACGCTCCAAACGATGTAAGTCTGAAACATAAAAAGGAGAAACTGTTACAGTCACAGAAGATGTACGCTCTTCCTCTGCTTTGTTTGGAATTTTAAGGTTTTCCCTTACCGTAATTGCTACTTGAATATCTGATACCGGGTGGAAAGTTAAGGACAAAGGAGTGTTTAAATCACTTGGAGCATAAGTAGATAAAATCTTCTCCAAAACCAATGCAGGTACTTGGAAGTAACTAGGCTCCCCACTCTCACTTACAAAGTCAGAAATTTCAACAGAAGAAGAATCCAACTGAGTTTTCGCTACAACTAAATCGGTCAAAGCAAGAAGAGAAACACCTTCTTCACTTACCTTGAAAACCAAGTTTTTACTATCTGCTGACAACACAGAACGCTTCAAGGTATCAATCAGCAAACGACTTTCATCAACTAAGGTATCATAAGCTACTTTTACAAACATCTCTCAATACCTACTTTCTAATTTTCACCAAAGAAATCATTCCAAGAATCCGCCCAAGAGCTTCCAACATCTTCTGTTGATGAACCACCCTCAGTGTTTTCTTCATCACTAGAAACCTCTTCCTCAGTAGAACTCTCTACAGAAAGTTCCACCACAGCAGGAGTTTCTTCTACGTTAGTTTCAACTACACCGCCTAAACCTAAATCCAACTCAGAAGACTGAGTTGACTCTTTAGATACCGCTGAAGTCTCTTCAACCTGCTTTTCTCCACTTGCTTCTACCAAAGCATCATTTTCAAGCATCTTAGTGGCGATTTCTTTTGCATCTGTCTTCACAGACTTGCTGTCTTTAATCTCAATATCATATGATACCGCTGAGACGTCTTCCCCTGTCAACTCTTTAATTGTAGCATAGTCTTTTGTCTCTACAGCAGTGAAGAATCGTTCCAAACGAAGAGCTTCCGCTTCTTTTTCTGCTAAGATTTTTCCTGCAACTTCTTTATAAGCTGCAATAGACTCAGGTGTAAACTCAGTCTCACCTTTCAATTCCATTTTTAACTCATAACCCAACGAATTTAATTTTTCAACATCCGCTAAAATACTCTGAATACGAGCTTTTTTAAACCCATTGATTTCATCTTCTCTTCGGTTGTGAGCTACTACCTTTTTATTTAAAACTTCTAAACGCTCTAATGTTTCTGTTACTGACATCTAACTTTACTTCCGTTTCTTCTTTTTTCTATGATATTTCAATTCATAATGTATTTGATTTCCTAAAATGAGCAAGGTTTGCGAAAGAACCAACAAACCAAGAGTAAGCAATAGTACCATCACAAGTGGAGATATTCTTCAATCAAAGCCTTTACAGAAGGCTCAATAACCAACAAATCCACTCTCTCTTTCAACGATACCCCTGCCCAGTTGAAATCTTGCAAATCTTTTAGAGCTTCTGACAACTCTAATTGTTTACCGTCTGCTTTCACTTGCTCTGCTACTGAACCCTCTGTATCAGGTAAAAACACTTCGGATACCGGGCGCAACGGAAACTCTTGCGCTTCAAAATGCACCTCTGGTTGTTGGGTATGTGGGTTTTTTCGCATTTGAACCAAAGCACACCACACAAACTCATAATCCTCAGAACGCTTCGGACGAGCCATACAGCCAAGGTTCATAAAGGCACAAGACGTTCCACCCTCAGTATCAAACTGAGCTAATTCGCTTGGTTGATGAATGTGACCATTCAAAATCAAATCAACACCATAAAAAGGTTTGTGAGTTACTAAATCAATAGCGTCAGGGTTGTTTGTAAAGTTCTTCAAACCGACCCTAAAATCATTATGAGTTACTGCAATATTAGTAGCACCTTCTATAATCTCTAAAGGTTCGAACTCCTTACCAAACGGAACATAGTGGAAAACCACACGTAAAGGCTCATTCGTATCAGGGTCAATTAAGTCAGGAGACTCTAACATTACACGACCTACAGTTTTCCCCTCCTCTGCTAACTGCGCAGGAGAGTCAAAATAACCCAAAGAAGACAAGAATAAATAATCGTTGCGCTCCTCAGAACCATGCAAATCGTGGTTCCCTCTGTTAATTACTTTATGACCCTTTATCGAATCCAAGAACTTCATAGTCCGACTTAACATAATACGATCACCTGACAACCATGATACCCCTGTACGGACTCCAATAAAGTCTCCTGTTTCATTGTACAAGTCAGGAGCTTCTTTCCAAACCTTCTCCAAAGTCTTATCCATACACCAATAACAATTTTCTTGATAATTGACGTGCTGACCCCTGTAGACATTTTCAATGTGCCTGTCTCCAAAAGTCAAGGATTTGTTTCCAATAATCTTTTTCACTAGGATTACAACCCTCCTCTTAAAATCACTTTAAAAGCTCTCTAAGCCATTTTATTCAATTTAGGTATAAAATAGACTACCTACTATTTAAAATCAATTATGAGCTAATCTGAGACCTCTCAGCTATGCTTGTGAGGACTTACTACTGTTGAACCAATTTGAAATGGTTGGGTAATTGATAAGTGCCCACAATGTGAACATACCCCGACAGGATATCCCTCTTCTTTCAACTGCTCTAACAAAGTTTCACTCTCTTTAAAGCACAAATCTTTTTCTTTGGATTCTTCTCCTAACTCTTCCGATAACTTCAGCAAATAAGTAAAAGAATTATTTAAAGAACTCACCAAAGCTAAACTCTCTACTGAACTAGATTCAATCGTAGAGGTACTAGCCATAGAGTCAACCTCTGCAAAAGCTTTATCCAGTTTATCTACTAAAACCAAAGCTCCTATAGAGACGTTTTCTACCGAACCTACCGTCTCAACACTAGATAAAGCTTCAAGTTCCTTAGACATACTAGAAAGAACTTCTAAATCGCTTACCGTAGAAACCTCTACACTTGGTAATGAAACCTGAGAACCCAATACTTTCAGTTGAGACTCAATCAAACCAATCTGTTCTAAAGCATCAGTAGAAATGGACTCAACTGAAACAGTACCTTGTAAATCTGATATCTCCGTTAACTGATCTTTTACATCTGATACCGCTTGGGAGCTTTCTTCTAATGCTTCATAATGACTAGTGGCATTCTCTAACTGGTCTAAAACACCTTTTGTTAAATGACGTCTCTCCACAATATCCTGAGAATAAACTCGAATACGACTTTCTACAACTTCTAACTCCTGAAAAGTTTCCTTGTTGTCATCCGTCATCTTCTTAATCGCTTGCTCTGCCGTTTCTAAATCAGCAGCTTGTGAGAGCATTTTATTCAATGAAGCAGGAGATTGCTCTAAAACAGGTAGCCCTTCGGAACCACGTAGTAAGTTCAAATAGCGACCGTTTACTTCCGCTAAGTTAAAGTAACGCTTCAAGAAGCTAGGCGTTTCCGTAATCTTAACAAAACGACCGTCAACTAAGGTATTGTAAACCTCTTTACGTTCTTCTCCTTCACGCAAGTAAACTCGATAACCATTCTTAAACGTAGAACGGGGGCCTAAACTTGTTCTTGTTAAGTAATACTCAACCTCTAAACCATCCGACCAAACAGTTGTAATCTTCGCTTCTAAAGCTCCGTGTTTAATCAAACCCTTTGCAAAAGTGATACCCACACCTTTTGTAGTTAAATTGTACTCCAAGGCTTTTAAAGCATTCGACTTACCTGTCGAGTTAAAAGCTTTTAACAATAAAACCCAATTAGAACCAAATTCAAAGCGCTCATTTTCATACTGTGCAAAGTTCTCTACAGTCCAATATAATAAACGAGACTTGCGACCCCTTGCAATGATACCCTCTAAGTAGTCTCTATGCTCTTCTGAGTCAAATAAAGAATTCTGACTTAACTTAGTCACACTCTCACCCTGAGAGTTTCCTAAGTCCAATAATAAATCATCGACTAGTGACAAACTCTTCCCTCCAATTCTTTTTATCTTTACTAAATCAAGGACAATTACCCTAAACTTAATAAAAACAAAGAGAATAATCTCTTTGATAAAAGCCAAGCGACTCAAACTTGACTTTTTAACTTACTTTTGTATAAAACCTCAAGTACCTTTTCTACAGGCGAGTAGAAAGGATAAAACTACTCAAATTAATTTCAAACTTTAGAGCTTATTCAGCACCAAAGTCCAAACTATCTGCCGGGTTTACTTCTTCACCCGGAGGAAGAACATCTGCGATACCACTTCCTAGACGGTTAGAAGCTGAAGTGACCAAAGTCTCTGAACCACCACCATTTGCTTTCTTCTCACGAAGAGCTTTCGCAGTAGCATTCATCTTCTCAATCTCAGCTTTCACATGGTCTAGGCTTGTGTACTTCGCATTCAACTTAGCGTTTACTTCTTCGTCTGACAACAAAGCACAAGCACGAACAGTCGCTACAAGGTAAGTCTCAGTATAGAGTTCTTGCGCTTGACGATCCCATTCATCTTGCAATCCAAGCAACTCAGTCAATTGGTAAAGTTTGTAATACTCACCAGTTGGAGGTAATACTTGGATACTCAATGATGCACCAGACTTAGAGTCCTCAGAAGTAAAGACCAAACCTCCACCTTTGCTTGCTTCTGCCAAGGCTTTTTCATTGATAGTGTAGTCAAACAGCACAAAGAAACCGCCAAGTTCAGTCAAGTCACTGTCTTGTTCATACAAACTAAAGGCTTTCGCAAATTTTTCATCAAATGATTTTGTTGAAAGACGATGCCACTTAATAGTCCCCTCAAGAGTACGGTCAATCTTAACCTTAGAGAGAACTGGATTACCCTCAGCATCCACAATCAACTCACCTGATTGGTTCAATTGCTTAACATCAAAGGTTTTAGATACCTCTTTACCGTTTTCATCAACCAAAGCAGTAAAGTCAGGCTTCATAGAACGCTTACCTGATTTTTGATCTTTAACCAATGGAATTTCAACAATTGGGAACCACATTTCTGACTTACGACTGACGTTCAAGAAGTTGTACTCACTAAATTGACGAGTATAGTCTGCTTCTTCCTTCAAACCAAGTGCAGTAGCAGCTTCCGCTGGTGTCTCAAAACCTTGACGAGCTAAATCCAGCTCTTGTTTCGCTGCACGGAAATCCCAACCAGCAGCAATAAACTCTTGAAGGTATTTATTATCCCCTGACTGACCTTGAGCCTGAAAGACAGGATTATCGATACCCTCAAAGTATGGCATAGAGTCCGCCCAGTTTTTGTTCGCGTCCCCATTGTTCAATTTCTTAAGCGTAACTGTACGCATAGGAACACGGAACGGTACCAACTTCTTACTTGCATCATCAATTGTTGGTTTACCTACACGTGGAATGTAAACCAAAAGCTTATCATTTGTGTAACCGTCATTAGCACGGTGGAAGAGTTTGATACCCAACTCAGCTCCAAGCTCAGTTAAAGGTGAACGCTTCACTCCTGCATTGTCTTTACTCAATGCTGCTGACATTGCTTCCAATTGTTCTGCACTTAGTGTACGTGGGTCAAATTTTACCATGTTTTACCTCAATTTTAATTCTAGTTTTAATCTTATTTTGTTTTACTTTTTTTTGTTTTACTTTTTCTGTTAACTTTAATTTTGAAAATCTATTTTAACTTTTACAAAAAAATTCTTTTGAAACTATCCTTTTTGAGGTTCCTACAAAAGTAACTAGTGCGACTTCACAGCCGTACATAAAAACCAACGAAAGAACCTCCTTAAAAATAGAGAAGTTTTCATTGGTTTTGTCCGTTTCACAACAGTCAAGTATAACCTGTAACTTAACTCAAATATAAGCTACAAGTAAGTATTTTTAGAAATAAGTACGTGCAGTAACTCTTAAAGTTCTGCAGAAAGTAATTGAGTCTAACTACTTTCAACGAGGTATCAACCTTCGACAGTCGATACCCCTACTGCTTCCAGCCAAAAGCAGAAAAAGGATACAAGATGTTTAATCTTGAAAGGCAGTATGTCTCAACCTGCCTAAGAAACAACAACCTTTGACAATTGTTGCTCCGAGGTATTAATGAAAAAGAAAAGGCTAACCAATCTCTTTCTCAGGTAATTTACTAAAACTACCTAACGAAGTGCAAACCTATTACAATTTACACCCCGGTATGTGATTCATAAGAATCTGAAAGGAAACAACTTACATGTGGAAAAAGATGTAAGTTCAAGCGGTAAAAATGTGTTTAAAACCGCTATGAGATACCAACCGTTTAAAATTGATACCCCTTATTAGGAGCCTTTATGTCTGAAGGCTAAAGAAGAACCGATGAGTTTATCATCACTCGGCAAGCTTTACTTGCCTAAGAAAGTACAGCCTTTTACAACTATACTTCCGTCTTGCAAAGAAAACTTTACAAGGTTAGATAAAATGAAAAGGAATCAATCCTAAAAGAATATTGGAGGACGGCTTACAACGCAACCGTCAATGACGTAGCTACCTTTCACAATAACTACGCAAAAAGACAAAAATCGAAAATCTTTCGATTAAACAGCACGAACCTTTGACAGTCCGTACCGTCAAAAAAAATGAAAGAAGGAAGATTAGACTTCCAAAATTCCGGTAACAAACTGTTACCTAAAACCTAACAACCTTTTACAATTGTTAGGCTGACTCAAGAATCATCTTTTAGGATAAAAAGATTAAGTGCTAATCTAATAATTAGCTAAGAGCTAGAAACCTTTAACAGTTAAAAGCCCTGAACTTGAATTAATGTTAAAACAAAGGAGAGTTCTTCTTATAAGAACAATCTTTATGGGTAGCAAAAGCTACCTAAACGGTAGCAACCTTTTACAATTGATACCGCTAAAATTTAATCAGGAGATTTATGAATCCACAAAAGGTTCATTTGGCTTCAACAAGTAGTGAAGCAATAAGTACAAGACCTTTAACAGTCTAGCACCTAGAAAAATATATAAAGAAAAATAATTGGAGATTACTCCGATTTGCCTTTAACTAAAGGCTATGCACCAACTCACTTTTACGCAAAGTTGATGCTTAACGTAGACTCTGAAAAGTCTTACGAAAAATATTTATGAAAAAACCCTCAAGCTACTTAAAGTAGCTACTCAGTACAGACCTTCGACAATCTGTACCGATGAAAAAGAAAAGTTAAAATCAACTATCCAATTGATTTACTTTATTAGTTTACCATAAAACTAAGTGTTTGTCAAGCAAAACTTAGTTTTTAGATAAACTTTTTGAAAACGAAAACAAGACCTCTCACAGTTTTTCGCCTTCAACACTGACAAGTGCGCCAACTATTTGTTGGCTAAACGAATCAGACCTTTTACAATCTGATTCGCGAAAAAATGGAATATAAATCGAATTCTTTTATAGTATAGCACAAAATAAAGGAAAAGTCAAGAAGTTTCTGCTATTTTAGGTATGTTTTAAGCAAAACCCTACTAACTCAACCAGTCTAATCCCCTTGAATAAGCGCATCAGGACGCATCCTACACATAGTCAACAACTGAATTAGAGCCTTTTTAACATTACCCTCAGTAGGTTCCCAATAGTCACTAGAAACATCATCTGCTAACTGAGATACCGCTCTCTCTAAATAAGGAATCGCTTCTAAAGCTGTCATGCCATACAAAGAACGAACTCCGGTTTTATCCTCAGAAGGTGTTGTACTTGGAGTTAAAACCCTATGTAAGTGAACACTATAATTATAAGTCATATTTAAAGAAAGCTCACTAGAACCACCTACTTGATAAGTCCCACCCTTCATAAAATGCGGATTTTCTACCTGTAAAACCTCTTTACTTACAGGGTCTACTAAATCTATATCATAAGACACGTTAAACCACCTACTAACTAACGAACCTGTTCCAGTTTCAAATGAACTACAACCTTACCTGCATAATCTGTACGATCAATATCTCTCTGTAAACGGTAAGAAATATAATGCTCCGCAATATGAAGATACCCTGCTGCAAGTAATTTATCCTCTACCAAGGCTTGTATCATAGAGATAGTAACTACATGAGCATCCACCTCAAGTAAGTGCAACTCAATCTGTTTTGCAATTCTAGCTAAATTTTGGCGTAAGTCATCACTTACTACGTAAACAGACTTCGCAGCGTTTAACATAGCTGCAAAAATTTTAAGTACATTAAAATCCTCCATAGAACCATTTCGCTTCATAATCTTTAAATCAGAGCGACCGTCTACTTTAACTAACTTTGAATTAATATCTCTACTTACTTGTTCTAAATCCACTTTATTTCTCACTTTCTTTTACCTTACCACTTTCTCAAAACGACCATCTAAAAACTCAGATAACGGACGAATCCAATGTACCTTAGAAGCTCCTAGCTCTTTGTAGGATACCACCAAGGATAAATCGTACTCAAGGATTGCAATATCTTTAATCGTATAAATTGTACCTGTCTTCTTATGTCTCCATAAGGAACCTACAGGTACTTCTTGCTTTTTAGCACCTAATTCTACTAATGCTTCTTCTAAAGTTCTAATCACAGACTTAACCTTTCTATAAATGAACCTTGGCGCTCTACTAAAGGAACCAAAACCTCATGGATCTGAGAGCCAAACAAACTTAGAAAATTATCAATATCTTTTACTTGGAAAGATAAACCTTCTCCAAATTGATACCGTTTCTCTTCTACATATAAAAAGGAAGCACTTGAAGGAACTTGCCAACGTTTCTGTAGCAAAGCCTTTTGACCTGCACTATCATTGTCTGGTATACAAATAATCTTGTCAAATAAGCTCAACATAGAACCTTTATAAGCATTCACATCAGAACCCATAGTCGCAATAGCAGGAATACCATAAGCATCTAAATGTAGTGCATCAAATATACCCTCAACCACTACAACAGTACCACGATACCGCTTATCGCCTTTAAACGACTTTTCAAGTGCTCTATCCAAGTTAAACCAATGACTTTCCTTAGAGAAATCCTTATCTGCAATGGTGTAATACTTGGGAAAGCCTTTGCGCCACCCAACTAAAGTTGCAATAGACCCGTCAACGTTCCGAATAGGAACGACTACACGACCTGCCAAGGTAAAGGAACCTTTGTCTAACCAACCTACTGAACCTAAGTTTTCATAAAGCTCTACACTAGGTGTACTGAAACTTGCAAAGCCTAAATAATGCTCTTTAAGATAGTCTACTATCTCAGAGTGAATGTACTTCCGCTGACTCGCAACCTCAGATACCGAGTCTAAATCAATCAACTCTTTTTGAACCTGTTTAAAGACTTCTTCTTTCGTTATCAATACAAGACTTCTTCCTTTCTTTTCATTTTCTATTATTATAGCACAAAAACACAAAGAAAACAAGTCTATGACTTGTTTTCTAGTGAACTCAAAAGAAATCAATCAAAGAACTTGACTGTTCAGCACATCAGAACTAGCTAAACTTAAGAGCAAATTCTGAACGTAAAGTAAACAATCTTCGTGAGATACCCCATTAACTGCATCTTTTGGTTTAAAGTTCTTAAAGGACTGCAAACCTATTTCAATTGCATCAGATTGAAGCCAACGAGGGTTTAGTTTAAAAACACAGTCATAGTGAGTTAATAAATCTAAAAGCTCACCTTTTGTTAAACCGTTCGGAAACTTGTAAGCCAATACATTATAAACATCAATTTTATCTTTAGCTCGACGATCCACATATTTGTTGCACATGTAAAGTTTTCTTGCTAAAGACTGTTCAATAGGAATAACTTCAGACTTCCAAGTTCCAAGATTTGAGCTAAAATCAATTTTTAAACAAGGAGTGACACAGGTGCCATCCGTTACTTGAAACTTATAGGTAACAGACTTTTCCCTAACTTTAATCGGTTTAAACGATACCGTCAAACCTAACCTAGATAATCTCAATGCAAACCTATCTTCAAAGGAAACATAGTCTAACTCACTTAAATCTCCGAAATAGTCTATATCTAAGTCCGTGGTTTCTCTTGTTTCTTCTGCTAAGTCAATTAAACCTGCAAAGTAGTTCGAATAAATAGCATGTGCGCCAACTACCGTTATCTTATTTGCTAAACCTAAATCTTCTTGCAGTGTACGAAAAGCTAAATTCAACAAATCGTTATAAGTGCGTTTCGTTTTAAGATTAATCAAAATCTTACCTCTCCTCTTACTTTACTATTTCTTCAAATGCTTCAACGTTTCAAACAAGAAAGTTACATCAGGTGCTAAATAAGTTTGAATCGATAACAAAGTGTAATCTACTAAACAAACCAAAATGAAAGATACCGCTAGGTATTTAATCCACTTCTTATGAATAAGACTGGCTTCTTCCTCAGATGAACTATCACTAGTTAAACGATACTTAAACCACAAAGAAGCTAAACCTATTAAAATCATCCAAGCTGTAAAACTCAATAAGTCGTTCCACAAAGCAAACACCTTGTATAGTTGCCACTGAGAGCGTAGTTGTGGGTAATTCCCCACAAACTGTTGTACTAAATCTGTACTTACATTTAGCGACTTTGCTAGTTCATCAAATAATTTATCCACTTAGTTTACCCCTCTCAAAAATAAAGACTTTCCTAATTCATCATAATTAAGAATAAGCAGTCTGTAATTGGTATTCACAACTTCTAGTGAAACGCTATCTTGAAATGCACTTACCTCAAATGTTACATAGCTAGTCAATAAAATTGAACTCACCGTCTCAATCACTTTATCTATACTCAAATAAGACTTCTGATATGAAATAGAATCGTGTCCTAACCTATCTTCTTCAAATTGTAAGACTACATAGCGTGTATCTTTCTTTAAATGTCTTCTCAATTTCTTAACTACTTCTTCAGTTGAGTAAATTGTTAAGCGTTTTGGTTTTGATTGTTCAGGAAACATTTAGATACCCTTTCTAAAATTATTTCGTAATGAGCAAGTCTGATCCGTTTGTGAACTGTTTCGATAAGTATAAAAGTTCTTCCTCAGGAATATAAGTAATACCCTTACGCTTTATATAAGACCAAGTGCGGTTGTACATTTCATCAGGAACTGATAACCAACCATAATTATCTCTAAAGAAAATCTTCAAAATCTGGTCTTGCACCATGAAGATGGTTTGGTCTTTATTCTTAAAGTTAATTCGAAAAGGTTTATTTTCTCGCACTTCTACCATCTTTTAGTCCTCAAACTCAATTAAAACAATCGTATCTTCTGATAACTCCGAGGAGCAGACTACATAAAGCATATCGTCCAAATCTAGTTGTTCATTAGACTTCTCATAAAAGCGACTAAAACAAATCTCTACAAATTATCGTACTTGTCCGTAGGTCGTAACACGTTTAAAGTCTTTTCGTACAACTTCATTGAATAGGTTATATACCTCAGTGTATTGAGGACTAAAAGTTAACCAAAAATAATCATTTTCTACATCACTTAATACCTTATCCAATAAGTTTAAACTATCTAACTCACTTTGCAAGTCAGACAATTTAGTATTTGTTAAGTGTAAATGAACTAAATCGTTTAATCTCCAAGCCATATTTTACCCCTCAAAACCAATACGCACTTCTTCAACAAAGTCGTCTGAAATTAAACCTTGTTTTAAAGCTTCTTCTACTACAAGTCCCTTAACCAAAAGCTCATTTAATTCATCCAAAGGTAAAGATACCATCTGTGTTTTAGTCATTTTATTTCCCTCTCAAATCTTCCACATAATAAGTCGCAAGCTCTTCCATGTACTTCGTTGTCCAACGTTTAACCTTTACAAGCTGATTAGAATCAAGTCTACAAATCTCATGCAAAGGTAAGAGCGAACTTTTCCGTTCCCAAAGCATAGTAGCATCACGCCAAATATACCCCTCACAAACAGTTGCACCACCACATGAGTTTTCTTCAATCTCAACATTTAGTGGACTGGTTGAATTAGAGTAAATAAAGACTTCTAACTTTAAGTCTCTATCTTTCAACTTCTTAGTTAGTAAGGACTTCAACTCAATAGCACAGTATTCTAAGTTCTTAGGGTCAATTTTTACTAAAGGCTCTTTCTTCTTCATAAAGATACCCCTTCTTTCTGCAAAAGAACCAAGTCTTCTAAGTACCGCCTAATCCAACGCTTTACTTTAGCTAATTGACTTACAGATACAACTCCTTTTAAAGACTGTTTCTCATCAGAGGAAATGCGCCTATAAAAGTGAACCGTACCTAACGCAGATACAAAGCCTGAACATAGTTCAAGCTCAGACTCTTTTAAAGCAACCTCAAACTCTAAATAAAAGTGAGTGCTTTCAAGAAGTTGAACAGATACCACTAAACCTGCAGAATCTAGTTTCTTAGATAACAACTCCGATAACTCAGTAGAACAAGCTTCTAAATCTGTAGGAACTGCTTTTACTATTAACTTTTTCCTTTTCATGTTAAACACCGCCTTTCTTTATGTAATTTCCTAATATAATCTTCTACAAAACAATTGATTTTATGCAGTTGTGAGAGACTAAAGACAGTAACATCAGCTAATGATTTTGGAAAAGCATGCGGCTCCACTTTGATACCCCTTGAAGTGTACATGAAACCTTTACAAATTGTGTAATTAGCTTTCGTACAATCCTTTACTTCAAAATTTAGCCAATCTAAGCTATAAGCAGTTATTGAAACCTGCAAGTCAATCATAGTATTGTTTGCAAACTTGTTTAACAACAGATGCTTTAACGTTTCTGACTCAACTTCTAAAGATAAGGGATTCGGATAAACCGAAGTTTTACATAAATCATTCTTCATAAACTACTCCTAACAAACCTTCTAACAACGTTTTATTTATCAAAGAAATAGGAAAACCGGGTTCAAAATGAGATACCCAAATATCATTAATAACTAGACTTTCAGTAGTGATATGCCCTAGCAAATCACGTTTTACAAGAGTATGAGGTAATACCGTGAAATCTACTTGACATCGAATGTACTTTGTTTTCATCCCTCGATGGGAAAACTCAAATATCAATTTATTAGCTTTAACATCTGTTTTCGAATAGCCAAACGTAATTTCACCCCTATATGAATCACCAGAATCACAAAGTAAAGGACATGTTTCGTAAATAAGAGTCTCTGAAAGAATCGGACGAAATTTTTCAATCTCCTTTAATTTTTCAACCTTAGTAGAACAATATAAGCGTAAAACCTCTTGGTATTGCTCTAGCTGCAATAATCGTTGAAAAAGGGTTATAAATTGCTCCTCCGTCTCAATAAGAAAATCATCTCTATCATCTGTTTTAGGTTTATAACCTTTAGGATGAATAGAGGTTTGTAAAATTTTTTTAAACTAGACACTTTAATAAACCTTAACTACTCCGGTAAATATTGCCAAGAAAAATGTTCATCATCGATACCCTCAAAGTGATAATAACCATAAGTATAACTATAAACTAGTTTAGACAACTTATAGGTTCCATCTTCTAACTTCACTAATACTGGGATATCAGCAGAAGGAAAGTCACCAACTAAAGGAAAATGAAGGTCTTCGCTTCGCTTATCAAATACCCAAGATCTATCTTCAAGTTTATCTTTAAACAAAGAAGCTCGATTCCAAATGGTGTTCCACTTAAAGCTAGTTAAAGGTTCTGAACCATCCGGTAACTCAAACAAAACAAAGATAGAACTTGCTTGCAAAGCAGAGTCATCGTTGTACTTATCAGTAGTCATAACATGTTGGAATTTCACATCTTTAATTTCAATATTAGAGTTTTCATTCACCCAAGCATTGAAGTAATCTGCTGCGTTGCAGAAACGTGAAGAATCACCATAATCATCACTTAGAAAAATCTTAGATTGTAACATAACTCAATCCCCTAATTTAATCGATTTCGTAAAGCAAACAAATAGATTCATGGAAATCACTAGCGGATACCCCACTATCAGCAAAGCCTGAAACATTTGCTTGATAGCGCATATCTAACACACGAACCTGTGGATTTTCTGAAAGCCATTTGTTGGCTTTATCATCAGCACTAACCCAGTTTTCTCTAAAACCAGAGTCAGTTGTGAAAATTTTAATTTGCTGCATTAGTTTAATCACCTCTACCTAATCTACGAATATTTTTATAATAGTAACTATAAAAACGAGACTTCAAGTCTGTAAGCTCTTTATTTGGAAAGTATTCACCAATAACAACCTCACCTTCGTAATATGAACTTGTATAAACACCAAACTCATCAATGTAATAGTAAATCAAATTCTGATTATTCCCAGATTCCATAGCTAAAGTTTCTAAAACTCCTAGCACCAAAGGATGATTTGTTTTAACTTTTAACTCCACACCATTATCAGAAAAACAATCTGTACTCAAGACCTTTTCAGTTACACTCTCAATTATCTCTTTAGGAGTCGTTAAATCAGTAAAATTAAAAGACACCGCGTCTCTAATACTGCTTAAATTATATCCTGTATAAACCTTCAACATAACAACACCTCTAACCTAGATTAAGTAAATCCTTTTCCTTTATCCATTTTCCATCTACCACCTTACCTTTACGATCTTTGATTTCTTCCCAAGCATGTTCCACACACTCAGTTAAGTTCCAACCGTAATGCTTCGCAATATGTTTTAAATCTGCAACAACATCTCGTAAAACCCAAATACCGCTTGCATCTGACCAAATTAGATTAGTCGAAATAGCGATTTGGTCTAGGTGGAAACCTAAGTAATTAAACTCACCTTTATCTATCCACCAATACTCTTCAAAGAAACTACGCTTACCCTTTGAAAATTGCTGCACATAAATAATCAAAGTGACTACAATGTCACCTAAAGAATCTTTTAATAGCTCTAAATCCCCTCGATAATAAGCACCGAAAAGTTCTCCAAACTCTTCCATAATCTTGTAGCGTTGGGTTTGGTAGGGTAATTTGTCGATACCCCTAACCTTTGACCAGTTTTCAATCTTCTCAATTAAGAGAGGTACTTCTTCTAATTCATTTCTTCTATTCACTTAACAAACCCTCCAAATCAATGTCAAAACCTTGTTTTAACAAGGTAAACAATAAGTTTGTTCGAGTTGTGGGAGTTAAATCTTGTAGATAGTTCGCTAACCATAAGTCTCGGTCTACCCCAAACTCTGTTATAGAAACCTTGTAAGTTATTACGCTAGACAAAGCACCTAAAGGAACTTTATAAGGTAAACCGAAGGCTAAACCATTACCTACATCCAATTTCAAAGACTCACGATGAGGGTCATAATAAAAAGACGCGTCTTTAGTCTTGAATAGCCAACCCTCGTTGTGCTTTGTACTTTCTAGCGAACAGTCTGCTAGATTTTCTCTGTTGCTATAAAAGACCACTTCTTTTGGAAGTTTAAAGTAGTCATTGTTACGAACCAAAAGGTTTACTTCTTCCGGTGATAAATTGTTGAACATTCTTTTTCCGTCTCTTTCTATTTCCTTAATTTAACCCCCATAAAGGTATTCGATAATATCCTCTACTGTATCAAACTCAATTTCATCATCTGGGCGCTTTGCTTGGATACCCTTAAAGTCAGTTTCATGACTTACAGAGTAGTACCAAATAATATTTGACTTCAAATAAACTCTGTAAATTTCTTTCACATTATTAGCTTTTAAGCGCTCAAAGTACAACAACCACTTACCTTTACCTGCAATCCGTTCGAAGTCACTATCCATAACCATAGTGAGTTCATCCACTAACTCGTCCATTCGGTTTAACATGATTTATCCTCCAGTTTGCTCCGAATTTGCAATCAAATCAGCATTTTCGTAAATATTCCCTACAATCGTGAAATCATCAGACCAACGTAAGAAATCGCTTAGAACTTTCATATTATCTTCATAAATCGAAGACCACAAAGCTGAGTCCTCCAATAGACCATATTTACTTTTAGTAAGCAAAAACTCAAATCCATCAAATTCTAAAGCAAAGTAATTATCAAGCTGAGTTTCACCATAAGCTTCATCTTGATTTTCGTAGAAAGAACCATCCGAAAAATAAACGGTATCTGCAACTTCAATAATGTGTCCTGCAAATAGAGGTTGACCTTTAGAGTCTACGAAAGGAGTTTGAGGTAAGAGGATACCCTCAGACAGTGGGATGAACCGTTTAAATTCATCTTCCGTTACTGGGTAAATCTCTTGTTGGATATAATCAATTCCAGCTACTTGGAACATCTGCTTTGTTTTGGTGTCCCAAACTTTGTAACCTAATTTAGTTGAGTCCATATTCTTCTAACAACTCCTTATTTTGATAAATATTTCCTACAACTTTCACGTCGAGTTGATGGTCTCCTAAAAGTAAATCTTCAACCTCCACTGTATATCTGTTTGTAATGTTTAAACCCAAATCTGAGCGCTCGACGATACCGAGAGAATAGTAGGTGTCTTCTAATTGAGGGTCGTAATCCTCAAATTGAACAATATCACCTTCATGAATCTCAACCTTATCTTCTGAGTTATCAAAAACGTGAAAAGACTGCATCACATTGTTAGGGTATAAAGCTTTTGCAATAGGTAATCTATCTCCTGTTAAGGGAGAAATTACTTCATAAACGGAGCCACTAATCGTTCGTTTTAGAAAGTGGTCTGGAACCATGAGACAAAGCTCTGGGTCCCAAGCTCTTATTTTTGGTATGGTCATTTATTTTACCTCACTTAACAAAGCTTGCAAACTATAAACAATATTGTCATTTGCCATTTTCTTAATAGCAGTTGGGAATAAGCGTTTCAGCTCACCCCTCACTAAATTGTCTTCACAAATCAACTCCAAAGGAAAGATACCCCAAGGGAGTTTAGACTTAATTGACAACAACAATCGTAAGGTAGAAGCGTAATAAACATAATTATTTTGCTTTTCTGCTACTTCTTTTGCGTATTGTAAGTGGTCTAATGCCATCTCAAAGTCATCTTGTTGATGTTGAGTTAATTTAACCCCACCTACAATCTTCTCAATTAACTCAACTGTCAAATCGTCTAGTGTAAACTGAACCACCTCAACCGAAGAACTCGTTAAATCATCACCTTCAGAAATAGCTTGTTTCAAAGAAATTGCACTTGCAGACTTAGAATCCTCAGTGGGTAAGTACAAGATTGTGTGACCCAAATACTTACGTTTTCCATAACGTAATTCTACACGGTGTGTATGCCCAAATTTTTCGAAATAATGACGAACAAAGTCCTTTAAACTTAGACTATTTGCACCCTCAAGAGCATGAGAAATCAAGTCTTTAAAAATTTCCGTTGAGATACCGAAACCTTTATCTCTATCGTCTCCATAAGAATGATAAGCTCCAATTTCTTGAGGTTTGATAGTCATCTTTAACTCGACTTCTCGGTTATCTACCTCAGTTGAAATCTCTATCAAAATCTCACAGATATTTGTACGATTGTCTGCAAAAGTACCGTGAAACTCATGTACTTCATGAACTCTATCAGTAATGTTCTCGATCACAAAATCCTTAAATTTGACAATAGACATAAATTTTCCTCAATTTCTAACTTGTTTAATTATAATTTATTATAACACAAATAAAGGAATAAGTCAAGTATTAAATAACTCGACCTACTCCCATAACAAGTAATAACAAAACAAAAGATATCACTAACAAAACAATTAGACCATTGAAGAACCACTGCACTAAGCGCTTCCTATCAGACTTATTTTTTGAACTCTTAAATAACTTCCAAAAAATACGAAACCAACTTAAAAAGAGCAAAATCAACAAACCAAAGAAAACATAAGGATGCTGATCCATAAAACTTAAAAAGTTATGCACATAATTTTGGAGAGTTTTCCACAGGTGTGTATAAGTCATGAGTATAATTTTTCTAAATCCGAATCAGAGAGTAAGCTTAACTGACAAATACCCAAGTTGTTTAAAATACTTGTATTCACTTCAAGGTCAAACAACTCATCATAGATATTTACCTTATATTCTAAACCACTATAACTACAACCATAACGCTTATTTAACAAATAAATTAAACGAAGGAACAATAAGCCATAATGTTGGTCTAACCAAACCCAAAAGGAACGAGAACGTAACAAACCCTTTCCACTCTTAGTATAACCATACAAAGTTACTAAATCATCTGAAATTGAAATTTCAATAGCCTTTAATTTTGTGTCTAAAAACTCATAAACAACTTTATTTTCATTACCTCGTTTGAGACTACCCTCAAAATACTGGATACCAAGGAAAGTTAGAACCTCTTCGAGCGTTCCGTCTTTCAATAGATAATTAAGTTCTTTCTCTAAGTTTTGTAATGTTTTTAATGTCATATTCGCTCCTATATGAGAATTTTAAAACCTTTGTGAGCGTGCAGATACCCCAACAGACTTGTTTGAGTTGCTAATTCTGCTAGAGGTTTATCTAACCAATGAGCCACAGAGTCTTTTCCAAATGTATTCTGAGTATAAGTCAATAATCGAAGTGACTTTAAGAAAACCTGCAAAGAAACTGATGAATCTTCTACTAAAACTACCTTCTGTTCTTTTCTAAGTCGGTCTTTAATTAAATCAAACTGATTTAAATTTAACTCTGGTAAATCTGAATTGAAAAAGTAGTAGTCTTTATAAGTTTCAATCTTCTGTTTCAACCTAGAGTAGCTACTTAATTTAGGAAAAATATACTGAATTAAATCCTCTAAATCTTTAGTTCTAGTGGAAAATAACTTCATAACGGCTAAATCTTCATAAGACAAAACTTTAACCGTTAAATTCTTAAATCCGTTTAGCTCTAAAGCCGTGTATTCATCAGTACCGTATAAAGCAAAGAAGGTCTTCACATTATTTGAGAAACCTAAACTAGCTAAATAGTTTTTCGGTAAATAGTCGAGAGACCCAATGTAATCAACATCTGAGGTTAACCTTGATTCACCCAACAAGGCTAAAGCAGAACCACCTACAATAAGGACATCTGTTGGTGAAGATACCCCTTCTGACTTTAAATCTAAGTCTTTCAATCGAGTTAAAATTTCAGATTTGTTTAAAAACAAACTCATCACCTCTTACTCATTTTTTTTTCATTCAAACCAACCACCAAGCGCCATCTGTATGTTCAGCCAAGCCTTGTGTGGTAACTCTTCCTTAGACATATCCGCAGAATAAGTACCATCTTCAAAAGCTGAAATCAAGTCGGTCAGCTCTTGATACCGCACTTTGTCTGCCATAAAGAGTCTTTGAGCTTTTAGAAACTCTACTACTTTCTCATCTTTTTCTGTCATATATTTAAAACCTCGTAATTCGCTCTCTATCAAATTTTATATCTGAGAGGTAGAAATTATCGACCTACAATTTAAAATTAAAACTGAGGCATTCTGGGGCTTCTGAGAGGTGTTGTAGAGAACCCAACTCAGTCTACGAAAAACAGCAGATGCCGAATCTGCTATTTCTACCTTCCAAAATGCGTAACCGCCTAACGAGGTATGTAGGACTCGAACCTACAACTCTTCCAAAACTGTTCTAGGAGCAGTTCTTAAAAGATACCCCAACCCCTTGTACAAAGACAAGAGGAAATCATGAAACATCACAAATTACATCTGAACTGATAGGTCTTTAAGACAAATAGAAGTCTATATAAGAATCCTTTCTTTTCTTTATGTATTTTGTTCACACGAAGGAATCAGCTTCGTGCTATATATTTAACACCTTTGAAAGTGGTAAATACAATATATAACGCAACAAATAAACTGGAACTAGCTAAGTAAGTAGTTTTGTTACTACCACACAAACTTAAAATCCAACACGTGTTAGACCTTTTGGAATATCTATAAACATAAAGGTACTAAAACTCTTTCTATGACTATTGATTATTGATTTATCCTTTGGAACAACAAACATAAGGGTACTAAAACATTTCCACTAGGATAAGTAGAGACTGTGTACCTTTGGAACAACAAACATAATGGTACCAAAACCTCACATATTTAGTTTTAAAAGAACCTATCTGTTTAATAAAGTTGCAACATGAATGCTATTGTCTACTCGTAAGTTCCTGCTGGATACCCTCAAACGAGGACTACCACTTACGCACATTGCTTTTTGAGCCGAGAATAGACACCTAGCTGCTTAGAAGCCAACCAAACCTGTGTTTGAATTAACGACCTCCTCACGAAGTCCCCAAATTAACTCCGAAGCAGTTTATAGTCATACTTAGGACAAAATAGTTAATTAAAGTATTCTTTACCTGTAGACTTTAAATCTGTAGTTAGTTGAGATATTGTAAGCTTTTGATTGCGTAAGAATATGTCAAAATCTGATTTACAACCCTTAATGTCTACTGTTACACCATCCAGTTCTACATGCTGAAGTAGAAAAGCTGAATATAGGTCACGTTGAACTAAGTCATTACCAATCATCTTTACACGTGTACCTAAAGAAACCTTGTTGTACTCCTCAGTCAAATGGTTCAACTGTGAAGCTTTTACTTCTCGTGTGTTTGCAAGAATGAAGGTTTTACCTTGGTACATGCTTTTATAACGAATCTGTTCAATCAACATAGCTGGTGCTTTGTGTAAAAGAGTTTTACCAAACCGTTTCTTCGATTGGTATTTACCAGTCTTTTCACTAACTTTTGTTTCCTTTATACGAGCTTGTAAACCTTTAAAGGACATTTGTTCCACTACAAAAGTTGAACCCATACGAATAATCTTGTTAGCTAAGGTTTTGTGAGCCAATTTCCGTTGTTCTGTTGCTTTACGATGCAACTCAGATAGTTCTGATTTGGTTTTCAAATACTCTTTAGAATCAACCCAAGGTTTACGAACTCCACGTTTAATTGTACCATCTTCATTGTACTTGTGAGGATTATTAGCTCTACGTTGACGGTCGAGTTTGCGACTTAAACGATTCACTTCTTGTTGATTCAAATTTACATCTTTAGCTAATTCTTCTAACTCAGTTTGATAATATGAGGATACCGCAATGGTTGCCGTACCAATATCAATTCCCACAGAACCTTCAAGTTCAGAGGTATATTTTATTGGGAGTGTCCCCTCAAAAATAGATTGTACATAATAGTTCCAATCTCCAAATTCAAACCTACGAACGAGACGGTTGTACTTCAAAGTATTACGCAAAACTTCTTCTTCAAAATCATCGTTTTCAATACGAATAGTACATGAAACTTTCTTTTTGCGAGTTGAAATAATGAAAACATCACCTTTTATACTAACTCCCGTGTTTTCCTTCCCTTCAAAAGAAGTCAATGTACTTCTAAGATTCACTTTCTCAGCACCTTTTGCAAATAGTACCTTACTAAAGGCACCCCAAGCTCTGTGACCTAATTGAATAGCAGCATCAGAAGGAATGTAATTGCTATAATTCCGAGCATTACGATAATCATTAGCAAATTTACTCGCAGTAAACTTACCTACTAAGTCGTACTTAATTCCAAGCTCTTTCAAAATCGCATTGCGTTCTTTCCCTTTAGGGAACTTATATGCTTTCTTGTAAAGAGGGTCTTTCTTCATTTTAGAGTAACGCTTTAACAATGTAATCAACGTTTTCTTGTAAATATCTTCCGCCATACGGAAACGTTTTGCAAACTGCTCCTTGTGAGACTTATTTGCATTCAGTTTACGCGTGTAGATAAAGATTTGTTTACCTTTCTCCATGTGAAGAAACCTCCTTTCAAGTTTTAACTGTATTTATTTTACCACACTAGGTAAATTTTGTCAAGATAAAATTAGCTAAAATCTAAAAATTTATTGAAAAAGTAAGTTTCTACAAATAAAAGGCGAATTTTTAGGGATACCCTTGGTTAATACTCATCAAAATGTAAACCTCTAAGAAACGTCTCTAATTCACCCTCATTCTTTTCTTGGAAATATTCCCATTCCTCATCTGTAACCCTACCTTTATCTACTCGCTGACCTAGACGACCAAACCGATCTGAATAATATAGCATAGTATTATTTTCAATAACTCTACCTATATTCCTCTCAACTACAGTATTAGGCTCTGGCAAGCAGTTAAAACAAACCCAGTAACGTGGATTGAGATGAGGATTAAAAGTATAACAACGAGAACCCTTCAGAATAGCTTCTTCACAATCCTTACAAACCCTATCTACTTTGACTTTTACAATCTTACAATTCGAAGTAGGGTTTTCCAAAGTAACTTCATTCTGCTCAATAATTTTATCAGAGAAGTAACGAACACCTACTGTTTGTGTATTATAAAGTTTAACCAAGTTTAAACTACCTCCACCTCAATGGACTACACACCTAATAAAATAGGTGGTTTCTGGGAACACTTAGCTTGATTTATAAAATCTAAGAGTTTATAAACCAGAGGTTAAATTATTTACCAAGGCTAGTCCCTAACCTATTATTTTATCATTTACACAATTTGTAACGTTTTCAAACCTTTTGCTAAAATGTTTTTAGCTGCATTGATGTCACGATCGTGGTGGATACCGCAGTTATTACAAATCCATTCTCGAATGTCTAAGGTCTTCTTACCACTATTATGATGACAATTTGAACATTCTTGACTTGTATAATGTGGTGGAACAACAATCAGTTGTTTACCATACCATTTACACTTGTACTCCAACATAGTGCGAAATACGTACCATGATGCGTTACCAATCGCTTTAGCTAACTTATGATTTTTCATCATGTTTTTAGAATTTAAATCTTCAATCACAATGACATCATAAGTTTTAACAAGGTTTGTTGATAATTTGTGTAGAAAGTCTTTTCTCTTATTTGCTAAACGCTTTTGTGACTTGGCTTTCGTCACACGAGCTTTTTCAACATTTATAAAATCTAAGAGAGTTCGTGGATTTATGACTTTCAGGGTTTTATCCATAGCGATCTTAACATCTGCGTAATGTTTTCGCCTTGAATAAACTCGTTGTTTAGATTTAATTTCGTTTTCTAACTCAGGTACTAAGAAACGACCTGATTTGAAACCATCTGAACCAATAACCATATCAGTTAGACCTAAATCTAAACCTACTGTTTTATTCGTCTTTTCAAACTCATCAACATTTGCTTCAACTTGAAATGTAATATACCAACGATTTGTTGAATCATATTCTACGGTATATCGTTTAATTTTTACATCTTTTAAAACACCTGTTTTAGAGGTTCTGATACAACCTATTTTTGGTAGTTGTAAATAACGTTTAGCTAAAAGTTTGATGGTTGATTTGCCTGTATAACTTAATTTACAAACTCCAAGTTTCTTAAACTTAGGATATCCAAAATATTTCGGATTCTTAAAAAAGTTAGAATAAGCTTGACTTAAATTTGAAGTTACAACTTGCAAAGCCGAGGAATCGCTATATTCCAAAAACGGAAACTCAACTTTTAACAAAGGTAATAAATAGTTCATATCATAAGTACTAGGCATCACGTGTTTACATTTTTCCTTAGCTTCTTTTGATTTATCATCAGTGTATAAATGTTTATTGTTTTCATAACGACTTTGTAACATCTCATTCAAAATATTCCATAAAAATCTATCATTACCACACATTTGTCTTAAGTCGCATTCTTGTTGTTTATTTGGATACAAACGAAGTTTTACACCTTTTAAAACAGTTACCATAAATCCACTCCTTTCTAATTTATTATCTAAGTTAATTATAGCATAAACCTTAAACTAACGCACTAACCAAAAGCAAAACAAGTAACTTAAATAGAAATGTCGTTGAACAAGACATTAAAGACAAAATGAAAAAACAGTTTAAAAACCAAACAGTCACAAACAATATAAATCAAATCATCTCTAAGCCACCGACTCACTTTTAAGTAAAGAATTTTATTAAAAAGTTTTATAAAATAACCTCTCTATAACCTAAAGCTAACTTTTCATCGCTATCATCAACTGCAATTTCTGGTACTCCTACTGAAGTCCAAGTAGGCATGATTCCAGTTTCATTATATAAGTCATCCAATAGATCAGCAAAAAGTTTACCACCTAATAATGGATTACTTTTAACTTTCTTAGGATAGAATACAATATGTACATCTAATGAACCATCTTCACGCTTTTTCACAAAGGAACGTACACCTCTCTTTGTATATCGTTTTTCGAATAATTGTTCCATATTTCGAAACCTTCTTTCGTTTAATTTATTTAAGTATAACATAAAAACCTTGAAAATCAAGGTTTTATCGAGATTATAACTAGAGAGTTGGAGAAATTAGTGAAAGCAAGAAATCATGAAACCCTCTAAATATAGGAACTAACAAGTCTAAGTTCAGTACAACCGTTAAAGCTAAGAAAACGCAAAATAACTGAATAGAAATCTTCTTGAATTGAGTTTTTGGAGACATATCACTACCCTTTAACTTAGACTTGTAAATCGAATAAAAGATAGGGAAAACGAGAAAGACACCCAAAGACAAACCCTCTGCATGAGGTTGAAGGATACCGAAATAAAGCCAACACTTATATAGTATTAAAAACGCAAACCAACCTACTACAAGTGAAGCTAACAAACTAGATAAAAAGACAAATATCTTTGATAAGTGTTCATACATAGACTCGGAAAGTTCTTCTGAGTATTTTGATTTCATATCTTTTAATTTCATAATTAAAAACACTTTCTTTATATTAAAAATGCGAAAGAATACCCCTCAGCACACCGCTCGATAAGATTTATTGTCTCTCATCCGACAAAAAAAAAAGTTTCAGTTTTCCCCAATGAGGTCTTCACTGACAACCCTAAACAAAGCTTGTTAATAGACCTGTGGGTAGTCTAAAAACTTTATAACGCTTAAGCATACTCGTGGTAACACTTTTATGACAACTAAACCTTTTACAGTTTAGTTGCCTGAAAAATAAAGTCCGAGAGGTTATTATGGAACCTTTGGATACATTTTTGACAGAAAAGATGACATTAAAATTAAAAATTCTAAAACACCTTCTAGTTGTCGCTACCTTTTGATGAATGGAATGATTCACATCAATCTTTAACTGATTTTACCATCAGCACGTGTTTCATCACACGTTCAGGCATATCAACTTAAGTTGATGTTCCCCAAAGCCTGTCTGTTCAACCTTTGTGAGTTTTCACAAGGGGATGGTTGAACAAATGCCGATTAACGGGTTCGAACCGCTGACCCTCTGATTACAAATCAGATGCTCTGCCAACTGAGCTAAATCGGCTAAATGTAGCTGAGAAGTAGTGCGCACTACTTCTCACTCACCTCAGTCGCATCCGCAACCAAACTACATCATCAAATTGTTTACTTATAAGTTTAATTATGTAAATATGTTTATCCCTAAAAGTTATTATGACAAAACAGGGAACAAGCATTTAGAAACATTTTAACACGTTCTCCATAAATGACTGTGTTAGACAGGGAGCCAATTTATATCAAATTTACAAATCAAATATAAGTAAACTTCGGTTTTGAATCCTCACCCGCGGTGTAACCGAAAACCCTAATAGAAGCTCGTTTAAGATACCGTGAGGTAGCATCCTAAAGTCAACGCTCGTTTAACGTCCAAGAGACGAAATAGTTTAATGTCTTATTTAGGACAATCGTTATCGCCCTCGGTTAATGGGTCGAGGAACACCGCAACTTTATCGCCTCCGCTTAATAGGTGGAAGAACACCTTCTTTATTTACGAACTAGGTTATTTATATCCCACAACCTAGTATGTGGCAAAATTTCACGAACCGAATGATTTATATCCCACCCCATCGGTAAGTGGCATTATTTACAAGCGAGTTGTAAAGAAAACAGTTAATTGCGGAAGTAGGACTCGAACCTACAACCTCTTGGTTATGAGCCAAGCGATCTACCAACTGCTACCATTCCGCTTTAATTTAACAAACACAGGCAGTAGGAATTGAACCCACACTGACGATTTTGGAGACCGTAGTTCTACCTTTAAACTATGCCTGTATAATGAAAAGAGAGGGATTCGAACCCCCGAACCCGAAGGAGCGGATTTACAGTCCTCCGCGTTTAGCCTCTTCGCTATCTTTCCGAATATTAAAACTAACTCCAACCATACAATAGACTATTACTAAACTCAAGCACAACCTTGAAAACTGTATCTATGTTTAGAGTGAAAACTAAGATAAGTAGTCCAAATAAGATCTTTGAGACTAGTGAAGGTAGAATATCTTCAATCAAAAAACCTAACAACTCTAACTTAATTTCAGTTAGATATTTGAAAATTACCATCCCACCAAATGCAATGGCAACTGCACCGTCAATATTAGGTTGAGGAAACCCAAAGTAAACGTGTAATTTATACAAAATTACCCAAGCTAGTAAACCTAAAGCAGAGGAAAGAATACCCCCTGCAAAATAAAGTAATACTTGGTTTCGTAAATCTTTAAACCAACTACCTTCCATATTCCAACCTCTTCAAACCGATGCTCTACCAACTGAACTATCTGTCCAAAAATATGGATACCCCTTGTGAGAGGAGTTCGCACATATAAACCAACAAAACGGTCTCGATGAGAATTGAACCCTTGATCTCTGCCGTGACAAGGCAGCGCGATAACCTCTACGCTACGAGACCTCATGTGATAGGACGGTTTTGAACCGATTTACCTAGAAGTAGCGCTACTTCTTCTTACTATATTACCCTACAAATACTTCTATCACAAATTAAATTTTATAGGTGTGGAGAGACTTGAACTCACCATTTAGACTCAACTATCTCAAGCTCAACCATTTGCAACTAGTTAAACTGATTTAGATTGAAGAATCCGAGCTTTAAACGACCATTCACGTGACTTAGTTTAGCTCTTCCCTTATCGTAAAGAGTCATCGAAATTCTCGATTATCGTTACTACACACCCATACACCGTACGGGATTCGAACCCATGTTACTGCCGTGAAAAGGCAGTGTCTTAACCACTTGACCAACAGTGCATACTTGGGATAAGTCTCTGCTTTTCCGCAGACAGATTTGACTTTCGTGACCGTGTTCTTTATAGGCGACCCCACATCCTATGTAGACAAATATGTAGCAAATGTTTGGTAGTCGTTACCAAACGTTCAGTTAAATCTATCTACTGCAAAAACTTAACTTCATGTATTTAGTATACCAAAAAGTAGGAAGTTTGTAAACCTATTTCCGTTAAAAAGTTTATTTTAATAGATAAATTTAAAAACTTAGTAAAAATTAAAGAGATCTTCGATACCCTTGCAGTAACTTTATTTCTCTTTCATATTCACGTTGAAGTTTTAAACGATAAGACTTCTCAGTGTCTATGTAGAGTACACAAGGACTATGTGGCTTAAACCCTTTAGGGTTGTTTAAGTTAAAACTAGATTCAACAGACCTAATTTCAATAGGTTCTCCTGTCTTCAAACACTTAATCAACCTAGACTCAATATAACGGTTCCAATTTGGATGACCATCATAAGGAGTAGCATCAATTAACTTATACGAAAACTCAGCGTTTTGATGCATACCGTAATTATGAATGAAATATTCCACAGTAGGTAGAGCGTTTCTTACAACTTCATTTCCATCGTTTGAGTAGAAATGGTCAGGTTTTTCTTCCCCACTCTTATAATAAACTAAATCCATGTTATACAAAGTATCAATCTTTAAATCTCTATCACCAACTTTATAAGCATGAATAACTACGTTATAAGCGGTATTTGTAAAGGGAACATCACAAAGCTTAGAAGCATACTCTTGACTAACTTTTTCATAAGTCTCATCAAAATCTACAACCTCAAAAGATAAGAATAAACTCGCATCGTGATGATATACTGCACTTCTTGTCATTAACGTAAACCCATGTTCTAACAAAGTCTTCAAAGGTAATTTAGCAAGTTCCTTTCTTGTTAAATCTGCACGGAGAGCATTTTTATATTTATTTGGTACACACTCAAATAAGCGCAAACTAGATTCATCTCCAAAATTTGCAATAAAAAACTCAATTTCTTTATATCTATAGCTATCCAAAATCTTAAACAAACGCTCGAAAGTCCTCGGAACTGCAAAATAACGCACCGTTCTATCTTTAGTATAACCCTCACTCATTCTCAATAATTTCATGGCAAACCCCAACTTCTGTATTATTTTATAAAGTATAACACAAAAATTGAAAGTTTACAATATATATATAAAAAAAAAAACATGTCAGCTTAAACATGTTTACTTCTCTAGTTAAGTTACTTAATCAAACTCAATCACAAAGAACTAAGAAAAACTTCAAAGCTCTCAGTAGTTTCTTTAAGGTGGTCATCTAATAAAGACTCATCTTCTGAGAAAATATCTAACCAATCTATACTAAAAATGCAGTACCCAGTTTCTTTATATATCTGATTTGAAACCTCTTCTAAGAGTTCAGCTAACTTGTCTACATCAATAGGTTTAAAACTCCCCAGTCCACAAATAGAACCATTATCTTGCCAATAATAAGGATTAATGCAAATATGTACACTACAAGGATATTCAGACAGAACTTCTTTTGCTAATTCTTTAAAACTCATCTTATCTACTACTCCCTCCTCTAACTATTAAATAACACTTCTCAAAACTCTACTTAATATAAAATAAATCCTTATTAAACACCACTATTGACAAAATTTCCTATACACATTTCAAATAATTTATGTAACCATCATATAATTTAATCTTTAATTTGCGATTATGTTGGCTCAATTTAATTAAATCATGCTCTAAGTTTTTACTAAAACTTATCAGTTCACTGTATTTTATATACCCATAAAATTCTCTAAAATGAGCACTGAAAGAATCTAAAAACCCCGTATACAAAGTTACACTTCTTTTATCTTCATCTATAGTATATCCAACTATATAAGAGTAACTATTTGAATACTTTTCAAAGAAAGCACATCTACAATCAAAATAATAACCCAATTCTCTAACTAAAGAGGGTAAGTTGTGTAAAGCCTCATTTGTAGGTTTACCTAAGTAAGTATCTAAAATTTTACCAAGTTTCATATCTATACTTTCTTTTACGAATAATAAATTTTATGGAGCCGGTGGGAGTCGAACCCACGTCCAAACAATCTTTCCAGTCAACCTTACTGCGCACTGCTACGTTTTAACATTCAACTTTTAGGAAACGTACAAAGCTAAAAGTTATATCTCTCTTTAACAAACTAAGTTGAGAAACCTTAGTTGCGAGTACCGAGGTTTATAGCAACTGAAAGATACCGGTACTTATCTCAGTCGCTCGTCTATTCGACTATTTTACTTGTGTTCGTAACAACTACCGAAGCCAAAGGCTTAGGCTGCCATACGAACTGGTGCATTGTTATTTGCAGTTATATTTAATTTTGACTATAACGTAGTCACTCGGTGCGAGGTTAAAAAGTCCAATCGCCTGTCGAATCCAGACGACCCCTCATTAAGATAAATTTATTATATCATAAACAACGTAAAATGTCAAGAACTAACTGTATTATTTTTAGATTTTGTAGGTGTTTCTGAAAACAAAATCAAACCAAACAAACATGCAAACCACAGAAAAACTAAGGATACCGCTTGTAGCCACAATTTAGTATTGAATACTGACTGATTAAGTCTATTTGAAACGTAATAAATTACATCCATTGGAAAGTTATACTCTATAGAAACAAATAAAACAAAGGCGAGCAAAAGACACAGAATAATACAAAATTTTAAAAACCCAAATTTCATTTAGAACCTCACTAAGTTAAGCCACCGTTCGTTGTGATAAGAAAGATAGTAGCTCCTCAGTAGTTTTAAGTTTCATCATTTGTTTAAACTCCATCTCATTTACAATTAAGGCTTCAAACTCCATACCTTCGTAGGGATTAAAGAAACTCACAGTTAACTTAAGACCTTCCTCAACTCTATTTTGAACTGAGACTAAATTATCGTCAGCTAAAATAGACTCTAAATGCTCTTGAATTTCTCGGTAACTAGAGTGTAGGTCTTCACTTAGTTTCTTCATTTTGTTGTAGGTTAGCATTTTTAGGATACCCTTTCTTTAGTTGTAAAACTATAAAAAAGTTTACCAGCAAGAGGTTATACCAGTAAACAGGAACATTATGTAATTTATATAGCGGTTCACAGCCTTGAGGTACTTAACTCTAGAAAATAAATACCCCAACAACGTTCTTGACCTCTACCCACTCGTACCGCTACGAAAATTTTACGGAGAATAAGGGATTCGAACCCTTGCGCCAGTTACCCGACCTAACGATTTAGCAAACCGTCCTCTTCAGCCTCTTGAGTAATTCCCCTAACACTAAAAAGTCTTACTAAGCAAAATATTGATGAACGTGTTTTTAGAGCTTAGTACCTTTTTAAAAAGGACTTTTACTTTAAGTAAAAGTAGACTAGAGGGTAACTACCTATAAAAGTAAGATACCCTTGGAATAAATAATGTCTGACCTACAAACATCCCTAGGTCAAAGATGTACTAAGTAACTAAACTTAGCACATCGCACAAATTGAAAGCGTGACTAACCAATCACATATAAGCTAACTTAAGGTTAGCTAAGACATGCAAACCTTATCCAAGTTTACATGCCAAGCCTTTATAAAATTTAGAAAGAGGTCTAAATGACCTGTAACTTAGATTACATCTAAGTTAGAGAGCTAGTGGGAGTCGAACCCACGCATTTCAACTATCAAAGTCTATCTTTACCTCTTAGATATAGCTCAACCAGTCTTTATCCGAAGCAGACAACACTTCTACACTACCTGTCGCGAACTTTGAGTGTAACGGAGGTTCTTTATACCCTAACTTTTGTAAGCTAGGGGATTTTGTCACTCCTCAAATGACGATGTTTGGAACTTTAAGGCATTCCGAACCCTTTTTAAAAGGAGGCATCCAAAAAGGATACATACTAGCTAAAGCAGTTTTTCAAATAACTACTATAAATAGCTAAGATGTAGCAACTTTTAACAATTACTACACCACAAAGAATAAAAAGAAATCCGAACAAACGTTCGTAATCATCTAAGAAAAATTTAGATGAAATCTTATCAGATAAGGAGGCATCAACCTATGACAGTCGATACCCCAAACAAGATGAAGAATCTAATAAGTTCTGCTTCGAAACATTCTAAAGCCCACAGAAGTTATTAGAATGAGCTAACTAGCTCAAAGGAGGGTGAGGGATTCGAACCCTCGCGCCATTTTACCGACCTGACGGTTTTCAAGACCGTTCCCTTCAACCGAACTTGGGTAACCCCCCAAAAGTCCGAGAAATAAAAATAAGTAAAAATCTCTCAGACAATGAGGCACCTATCTTTCACAACAGATACCCCTAACTCTTAAAGATAAATGGAGCAATAAATGCTTTGCCTTGTAGGGAACGTCCAAAACCTATAAGGCAATGAGATACCAACCGACTAAAGTTGATACCCCTTAGGAAGGTTAAATATATGCTGAACACCTTTTAAGATATTCTACACTCTGCCTTAATAGCGGTTTAGGACATAACTTCACAAGAACCCTGAGAGTAAATGTTACTGACACTAAAATTTGCAGCTACTAAAGCTACGACTCAACAACCTTATTCAGATTGTTAAGCCTAAAAGGTAACACATACAAAAAATATACATTACGTTTGGCATCGGAATTGCAGGATTCGAACCTACGACCCCGTGTTCCCAAAACACGTGCGCTAACCAAACTGCGCTAAATTCCGATAATATAAATGGTAATGAGGATAGAGGGAATCGAACCCTTGGTCACTAATCTCTTACTGCCTTACCACTTGGCTATATCCTCAATAATTAAAATACGAAGAGCAAGAGATTTGCTCTAAGAACTTCTGTAACCCTCTTTCAAGCATTGCACGCCGTTGTGGCACAAAAACAAATACCACCGCAAGGATTCGAACAGTTTTCAAAGAAAACTCCGCTGATTTACCGGCTCGTGTATGTAAGCCATGACCCAAACATAAGCACCATGCTATCGGTGGTAATCAGAATTTAAACGTTTAAACTTCCACTTCACAATGGAACTCCACCAACAGGGCTTGAACCTGTGACATCATGATTAACAGTCATGCGCTCTACCAACTGAGCTATGGTGGATTACGAAGATACCCCTTTGTAAGTTAACCAATGTTTACTAGTTAGGTATCTAAATATTATAGGTTGTAATCACTTAAACCTATAATGGCTTGAGCAGGACTTGAACCTGCGAAAACCCCCGGATTAAAAGTCCGGTGCTCTACCAACTGAGCTATCGGTTCTAAAATCAACTCAACTAGAACTAAAAAAGTCTTAACAGTTAAGTTATAGATAATTATTTTGAGTTTAAGTATTCAAATTCTTACGTTTCTTTACCCAATACCCCATTGGAGGTTTACTTAACCCTAACTGTTTAGCTCTCTTTTCTATAGTTTTATCACTAACCCCAAATAATTTTGCTAAATGCACCATAGGGTATTTCCAAAGTAATTCTGCAAGAACTTCCTTTTGCACATCAAATTTGCGCCTACTCAATTTGTTACAATCTAAAGAACAAAATTTTCGAGATTTAGCTTTTTTGGATCCTTGAATACTAAACTCCTTTTTGCAATACTCACAAACCTTAGTGGTGTAAGTACCCCAACCCCTCTCAATAGCATGTAAAAGTGCATGATCCTTAGCGTTAGTTAATTCTAAGTTCTCAATTGTATTGTTTGCTCTGTTACCATCTTTATGATGAACAACCTCTTCAGTAGTTATCCACCTACCTAAATGATTTGACATCACATATCTATGCTCATAAACTATCCCTGCTTTATTTGCGAGAGGATGAGTAGGATTATAGCAATACATATAACCAAGAGTTTTATTAAGCTTAAAGTCCATATTTAAACCTCTATACACAACTGAGCTTATCGAGTCTTAATATAGCAGTCTGTAACTATCCAAAACGTGTCCATCATTTCTCTTGTTAGTTTTGAACCTAACGTGAAAAACTCCTCCATACATCATCCGTTTTAGCTACCACCCCTTCACAATAACTCAGAAGTTAGCTAGACTTCATCACCGTTATTGTCGCTCTAGTTCAGTGATTCGAGCGGGGAAATAGTTACAAGTTCATCATTTTTGATTTCCTAAACGCTTTGTCATTGTTTAAGAAACTACACTTCCCTTATGTGTCTCAGGAAGATAATGAAGTGGGTTTACACCCAAATCTATAACGATTCCAACAAGATTCGAACTTGTGACAATTCGCTTAGAAGGCGAATGCTCTATCCAGCTGAGCTATGGAACCTATTTAATTCAAACCTTAACTGAATTTCAAACGGAACGTAATTTCCGCACACATAGTCCGCTTAGGATTGCTTTATGCGTTTACTTCTTCTTTTTCAATTAAGGTATGCGCAGAACGGGAATCGAACCCGTATGAGGGAAATCCTCGCAGGATTTTAAGTCCTGTGCGTCTGCCAGTTCCGCCATCCACGCTAAATTTTCTATTGATACCCCCCCTGAATAGGGGGCGAGGTCGCTCATAACTAGGAAAATTAAACAACCTCAATTTGGAAAGGAAATTTTACTTTATTTGAATAAAGGTAAAACTCTTCGGGGACTATAAGAAAACCCCTAAACAAACGGTAGGAATCCAACCTACTGTGCCTGCAACTAGACCGTCTGTGTAATTATAGGTTACTCGGAAGTGGTGGGCAACCACACCTACAACTAAGCCTAAGGAGGTTAATTCACTAACGAAAGTACCGTGAAACGTGTTTTAGACAACTTCAACCGTCTTGTTGTCTAACGCAAGTGCGAGGAATCCAACCTCATAAAACTCGCTGAAAAGTCACTTGCCAAAAGTAAGCAGAACAGATGTCCTTTAGTCGCTTGGAGCCTATGTACGAGGGTAATTACTTCAGAAACAATGAAGAAGAAATAACTACCGTACACCTACTTTTATATTGTTCGTAGCCTAAACCAAACTCTTCGGAGACCCACCTAGTACCATGCTAGGTGAGAGATTACAGAAATTATTTAGGCTTTCTATCTCTGCAACCTTTGTATTCAAGCAAAACATAAAATTTTACTTAAATGGAAAAAAGTTTATCCATTCTCTGCGATGCAAACCACCGCAACGCTAGATACCGGAATCCCACCGATAAGTCCGAAAACTGCTTGTAAGCTCTAGCTAACTAAGAACCTATATGATGAAGGCAGTTCTTAGTCGTTAACTGATAATAATCTGTAAGCGTAAGCTTTCTATTATTTTACAGCTTCTTTCAATGCTTTACCAGCTTTGAATGCAGGTACTTTAGAAGCAGCGATTGTGATTTCTTGACCTGTTTGTGGGTTGCGACCTTTACGCTCTGCACGATTACGAACTTCAAAGTTACCAAAACCAATCAATTGAACTTTTTCACCAGCTGCAAGGTACTCAGATACAGCTTCAAAAGTTGCGTTAACTGCTGCGGCAGCATCTTTTTTAGTCAATTCAGTAGCTTCTGCTACTTTAGCAATCAAATCATGTTTACTAGCCATTTATAATAGGCTCCTTTCTTATTGTTAGCTTTTGCTAACTTACATAAAACATTATACCACACAAACCCAGTTGTGTCAATAGTTTAACGCAAAAAAGTTGATATATCAGTAACTTTTTTACTTAAAGTTGTAAAAACCTTATTAAATCAACGTTTTTAAGAACTTACATTTTGCACATTTTTAGCGATTTTTTACTTTTAATACAGTTTTTAACCAATCAGGTGCTTGAAATTGCACAACTGTTCGAATGGTTTCCTCTGGATAGATACCCTGCCTTCTGGAATCATTCGAGTGTTCTAAGTTATCTCCAACTAAGAAATACTCACCTTTCTTCAAAGTAATTTCTTCTCCTTTGTTGAAGGCAACCCAAGTGCTTGAATCATGCAAGAGCTTCTTCGTTTCATCAGATGAATCAACTAATTCACCATTGATATACAACCCCTCTTCTGTCGGTTTGACTCGATCACCTTCTGTAGCTACTAAGCGCTTCACTAAGTAAACATGGTCTAATACATCAAAAGCCGTAATAACATCACCCTTTTTCGGATGTCTAATCTGTTTTACGGTGCTAAACCAAAGTTGACCGTCCTTCATCGTAGGAGACATCGAATTACCTGAAACCAACACAGGACTTAAAGCTACCTTAAACACAATAAGAGCAACTACAGAAATCCCAAAACAAGCTACCAAACCCTTAATAAACCAAGAGAACAAAGTAACAGGATTCCAAGAAAATATAGTGTCTTCCGAAACTACCCCTATAGAAACTTCTTGCAATTCTTCAGATGTCTGCTCATCAGAAGATACCGCGCTAACCTCTTCTACAATTTCTTCATCTAACTGCTTTTCTTGAGACATCATTAAACCTCGTTATTTTCCTTTTTATGCGCACTTTTAAGTCCTGAGCTAATTTTCCCTGTACTTTGAGTTGAAGGGGTGTATAGGCGCTTAAAATAAACCGTAGCGCTATCAGAATCGTCTGTAGAAACTTTCAACTGAGTAAGGAGGTAATCTTTCAAAGCAACTGATACAAAAACTAAATAAATAGAATACAAAAATAGCAAAACAGCTAAGGAAATCAACATAATTAAGAAAGGATATCCTGCTGTAGTATGAAGCTTGTAATAGTCATAAATAGAAACACTACCTAAAAGTGCTAAAATCATAATTCCAAACGAACGCTCTCTCAAAACACCATATTTTGAAACCAATTGAGCCAAAGTCTTCCCCTTTGTTGATTTTTCAAGCTGTTTGCATACTATTTTAAAAATAAAATCTTTCATTTTACTACCTGTTTATCTTTCTAAAAAGGAGTGAAAGCCACTAATTAGTGGCTTCAACTCTATCTGTACTTCTAATTAATCAAGAATCTCTGTATCTTCATCAACTTCATCAAGAATAGTTGTCTTTTCCGCAAGCTCTTCATCTTCAACGTCTAAGACAGTTGTCTTTTCATCTGTATCAAGAACCTCAGTTGACGCTTCTTCAAGAACTTCTGTAGACTCAGTGGAATCTTCTTCTAAGATACTTGTGTGTTCTTCAGAAACTTCAATTGGCTCAGAAACTTCTTCCTCTAAAACAGTTGTGTGTTCATCAGAATCAAGAACTTCTGTAGATTCTTCTAATTCCAAAATTTCAGTTGATTCTTCCTCTGAACCAAGAACTTCTGTAGGCTCAGTTAAGTCTTCTTCCTCTAACACAGTTGTATGCTCTTCAGAACCCAGAACCTCAGTTGGCTCTTCTTCAACTTCTTCAAGAATAGTTGTCTTTTCAGCTACTGCTCCTTCCTCATCCTCAGATAAGACAGTTGTAGCTTCTTCAACTTCATCAGAATCAAGAACCTCAGTCACAGAACTTGTTTCACCTTCTAATGGTAACGTTTCTGTAGTCTCACCCTCAGAAGAAGGAGTTGATACCGGATTTGTGAGTGAGCCTGTATCTTTTACCGAACCTAATACTTCAGCTGCTACAAAACCTGCTTCCTCAGCTACATGAGAACCACCTTGAAGGTCAGTATGCTCAACTGAACCACTTCCGTTAGAAGAAGCCAAACCTTCTGCTTCTGTTACTAAGTGCGCACCTACACGATAACGCTCAAGCTCTTCTTCTCTACGTTTACGATTACGAACCGCTAAAGCCCACCATGTTAATAAACCACCAAAGGCAGCAGTACCGAAAATTGCAAGAGCAATCTTAATATTATCCGATTCTAATAAAGCTTGGATATCTGTAGCGGATACTGTGATACCCTCAACAGTTTGGTTAGTTGTATTTCCTGCTAAGTCTGTAACCTCTACTTCAATCGTATACGGTTTAGAAGAGTGCGCTAAGTCTAAGATTTTCTCACCTTTTAGCAACTCTTCTTTTGTGAACTCATAAACTTTACCGTTAATTTTCACTAAAACTTTCGCCAAACCAATATTATCTTTTACCAAAACACGGAATTGGTGTTTTGCACTATTATACTGATTGTTGTTTGCGATACCCTCAATCTTCAACTCAGGTACGATATTATCCAACACAAATTGGAACTGAACCGAAGCATTTGAAGAAGAAGCATGACCATCAACGTCAACGGTTGCTACCGAAATTGACCACACACCATTTTCTTTAAAGGCACCTTTATTAAAGGTGTAAGTATAGGTGTAAGAACCATCATCTTCTTTTTTCTCATTCACTTGTACTTGACTTGCATCAACTGTAATTACTTTACCATCCAAAGTAAACGTAAACTTGGTCTTACTTGTATCTAACTGCGTTGTAGAATGCTCAGATAACTTCAAGTCTTCCGTCAAACGCTGGTAGTAAGAACCATTTACACCCTTGGATAACCAATCATAAGTTGAACCGTTTTTGTTTACTGCATAAGTAATTGTCTTCTCAGAAACCTGACCCTTATCATCTGTTACCTGAACTTTAACCGTATAAACTCCATCTTTTTCAGGAAGTTTATCCGCTACGAAAGAACCATTTACTACTCGACCTTGCAGTTCAGTTGTGCCTTCTTGAGATGATACCGTAGCTTTTACTTCACGTACTGAACCTGAGTTTACATCAACTGTTAAACGGTTTGGATTTTCCGTATAGTTGGCTTGGTTAGATATCCCACTAATGTTGATATTACTACTATTGGTATTTGTATTACCGTTCGTATTGTTAGTCTCCACAGGTTTAGTTGGAGTAATAATAGTTGCATTCACATTTGAAACATCAGTTGAAGGCGTTCCTTGAGGTTTTGTATAACTAGGTTGTTCTACAAAGCTCGGTACAGGCGCTGGTGTAGGAGTTACAGGATTTACTGTATGGTCAGATACCGTGGGTACAACTGTTGGAGTTACTACTCTAGGTGAATCTACCTCTCCTCTAGGAGCTTCTACACTTGGTTTTTCAACTGGTTTTACTGAGCTATCTGCTTTTGGTTTCTCTACATTTGGTTTTTCTGCTTCTGCCGTTGGCTTTTCTGCACTTGGTTTTTCAACAGGCTTACTAGGGGTTAAAGGTTTTACTTCAACCGCAGGAGCTACTGGGACATCTACAGAAGGTACACTAGGTACCACAGGAGCAGGTGTTTCAGGAACATCAGGAACACTCGGTATACTCGGTACACTTGGTACTTCAGGTGCAGGAGTTGGAACAGGATCAGGAATTGGATCAGGTTGTGGCTCTACTGGTTTTACAACCTCTTTCCCCTTCAGGTGATAGACTTCTGACATGAACTTACGACCATAGGCAGTAGTTTCACCTTCTGCAATTTTGAAGTCATACTCACCTTCTGGTAAATTAGAACTATCGAAGCTATAAGAACCATCTTTCAACACACCCGTCAAAGTATGTTTGCCGTCTTCTGTTGTCAAAGTCAAGGTACTTGGTAACGAATCTCCAATAACCGCAGGAGTAATAGATAAGCTTAATTTACGATCAGAACCTTTTGCAACGACCGCATTTGTTGCAGTATCTACAATCTTACCAACCTCTTTTGTAACTTCTTCTCCTTTTTCATCTGTATAAGTTACAGTAATAGTTGAAGATACCGGATATAACTCTCCTCTTGCACCATTGATTTCACGTACAGAACCATTCGCTAGGTTTTGATAAATCTTAACAGACTTAGGAGAAACACCCTCAGGAACTTTAACCAAAATAGGCTGACGACTACTTGTATTCAACGTATAAGTAGTACCTGTTTTCTTAATAATACCCTCTGAGCCTTCTGAAGTAAAGTCTAAAGAAGGATTTCCATTAGTTGTAGATGGTACCTCTTCCACAGGTTTTGTTGGATTTGAAGGTAGCTCTTCTTTCGGTTTTTCTGCACCACCATCATGTGTAGGAGTCTCAGATTTACCATCTTCTTTAGGTTTTTCTACTTCTGTTGTAGGAGTCTCAGATTTACCATCTTCTTTAGGCTTCTCAGTTTCTCCGTTTTCAGACGGTTTGTTAGACGTCCCATCTTCTTTAGGTTTATCTGACCCACCACCTGTAGAATCACCTGTATTAGAATTATCTTCTACAGGTTTAGTACCGTCTCCCTCTGGGATAGGACTCTCAGGTTTACCGCCTTCTTTAGGTTTTTCTACTTCTGTTGTAGGACTCTCAGGTTTACCATCCTCTTTAGGTTTCTCAGAAGCTCCAGTTTCTGTTGGTTTTTCTGTGTCACTACCAGTAGAACCCCCTGTAGTAGCATTTTCAGCAGGTTTGTCTTCTTTTGGTTTTTCTGAACCAACTTCTGTTGACGTACCTGTGTTAGTGTCACTTTCTACAGGTTTGTCTTCCTTCGGTTTCTCTACATTACTTTCCGTAGGACTAGGAGATACCGCTGTACTACCTTCAGTAGTACCTGCCTCTTCTTTTGGTTTTTCATTTGAGTTATCCGCAGGCTTTTCTTCCTTCGGTGTAGTTGACTCACCCTCAGAAGTACCTACCTCCTCTTTTGGTTTGTCAGAAGTACCCTCAGTTATAGTTGCCCCACCCTCTGCAGGTTTCTCAGAAACAACCGTATCTGAACCATCTTCTTTTGGTTTTTCAGTAACACCTTCGACAGGTTTCGCCTCTGTTGAACCTTCATTAGAAGTAACTCCGCTAGGTTGTTCTGATACCCCTTCTAAGTTTTCTGTAGCAGGTTTTTCAGAACTACCTTCTACCGAACCGTCTTCCTTAGGTTTCTCAGCACTGTTTTCTGTAGTAGGACTTTCTACAGAACCAGTTTCCGCAGGCTTCGTTTCAGTATTAGTAGCTGAATCACTTGGTTTAACTGTGTCTGTTGTACCCTCTGTTTTAGGGTTAGTATCAGATACCGCTTCTGTGCTTGGTTGATTATTTGAAATACTATCCGATTTAGGAGCAGGCTCTTCTTTTGGTTTACCTGAATCAACAGTACCTGATTCTTTTGGTTTTTCTGCTACCGTAGTTGATGGAGTAGAGTCAACCTCTGTAGCAGTTGATTCTGAGCTTGGGTTCGAAGAAGCACCGCTTGCAACCCCAACATTCTTATCAGACGGACGTGTCGTATCCTCTAGTTTAGGTGTAGTAGAACCTGTTTCGCTACCTGAGGATACCCCTTCTGTGTTCTTAGGACTAGGACTGCTTACTTCTTCTGTAGGCTCAGTAACCCCTTCACCCATAGGACGAGAAATATCTGTTCTATGACTATCCCGAACTACAATCAAACCTGTAGAATCCCCTTCTGCTTTCGGTTTGCTTTCCGCAGTTGTTGTAGACGGCTGAGTAGAACTGTCCACCTCTTCTGCTGCATGAGCTACACCACCTACAGCTACACTTGCCAAAGTAGCAACCATAATACTACCTCTTCGCAAGTCTAACCGCATCTTTTTCTTTCGTTTCTGCTCTTTCGACATTGAACTAACCTCAAATTTTCACATCATTTTAAAAAGGTGTTTTATTACACCTTTTCATATTATTTTCATTATAGCACAATCTGAACTTTTTGCAAGACTTTTTCGTTAAAGTTCAATGTTATGGTATAAAGTCTCCACCTGAAAGACCCCTTTTTGCCCATTTTCAAGAGATACCGCTGTGCGTACTTGATTGACAACCTCAGTAACACTCTCCCCTTCTTCACCATCAACCAATAAAACACCAGTAGATTCAGCATCTTCTTGAGTGAAGTCAGGCTCTTCTATTTTTAAGTTGGTTGTAGTCGTTACATCGTTTTTCATCAACGTTTGAAGTAAAGAATCAACCTGAGTAGAGTCTGTAAAAACATCTTGATTCAAATTCCCTGTAGTTGCTTTTAAAGAACTTGTTTTAGAAGCTCCTGCAAACATTGAAAATTGCTCTACTAACTCAGTCGTATGCTCCGCACCAATAGTGCCTTTACGAGCTTCAATACGCTCCAATACTCGCTTCTTATCTCTACCTTTATATGTATCCAAAGTCGAACGAATACCGTATTTAGCAGATACAATCAACAAACCAACTACAGACCCTACAATAAAGAGGAGACCTAAAACTGTAAATATATTCAAATCCATCTTAAATAAACTCCTCTACTTAACGAACACCATAAGTTGTATTCATCTTGTTACGAACAACTTCTACACGAGCTTCTAAATCTGTCTTCGCTTTTTGCTGAACCTCAGTCTTACCGACATATTCACCTAATAAAGATACCGCTTTGTCGTAAACTTTTGTTAAATCCTCTAAGCTTAAACCGTCAGACTTCAACCCACCTGAGTAAGTATCAATTACATCGAAAACCCCTTGTAAATACATCAATTGTAACTGCGCATCAGAACCCATTTCAGACTCTAATTCAGACAAGGCAACCCAGTAGTCTTTGTACATTCCTTTATCCGAGTTATCTGTAATTGAGCTTAGAATACCTTTCTTAAATGTACCCAACTCCAAATAAATAGATAACAAATGTTCATGTTTTTTCGATACCCCAAAGTCTTTTGCTTGCTCAAACCAAGGAACCGATTTCGTTTGACCACTTTGACCATAGTAGAACCAATAAAGCTGACCTACTTGATACAACAAGTCTCCTGCTCCTTCTTTACCCTTCAAGCTTGGAATATTAGATTGCAAAGCACCAAGAAGTTGGAACTCATCTTCACTTGTAAAATGACCGCTTGTACGATAAATTTTCACTAACTCCGCATAAGGTTCCACTTCACTTGGTTGGAGTTTTATAGCCTTCAGCAAAGAATCCACAGACTGAGAAGTTTTACCAGTAGCCAATGCTTGATTGTACTGGTCTGTTAAAGCCATGTGGCTATAAACGATACCACCACTCAAGAGAACCGAACCTAAAATGAAAGTAGCAAATAAGCTATAAATCATGGTTGCTCGACGCTTAACAGAAGTTGTAAATCCTTCTGACATCTGATCAATATGCTCTAAGTCGTAGAGCATCTCTTCAACCGTTTGATAACGATCTCTCGGATTTTTTGCAGTTGCTTTCTGAATAATCTTCTCTAAACCAACCGACCGAGAAGAATCATATTGACGAATAGGCAAAATCGGTAAATCCGTTCCATCGGGCAACTTCGTAATAGACGGACTATTTCTTGTAGCCAAGAAGTACATAGTACGACCCAAGGCAAAAATATCTGAACGCTCATCAAACCAAGCTTCTTTTGCTTGCATTTCAGGAGCCGCAAAACCTTTTGTACCTAAGCGCTTCTCCTTAGAGTAGTCAAAATCTTTTCCAATTGCTCTTGAAATACCAAAGTCCATGAGAATTAGGTTACCTTCATTCCCTAACATAACGTTATGAGGTTTCATATCACGGTAAATAATCTTAGGATTGTGATTATGTAGATACCGTAGGGTTTTACACAAGGAAATACCCCACTGAATAATATAGTTTTCTGCAATATAATCCGTTTTGCTAATAACCTCACGGAGAGAATAACCTTCCACATAGTCCATGATAATCAAGAGTGAATGGTCATCATTCATTAACTTAATTATACGAGGAATAGATGGATGATTCAACGTTTTTAGCAAGTTAATTTCTGCAATAACTGCTTTTGCATGTTCTCTACCTGCGTCCGTATTTCGTACAGGTACCTCTTTTAAAGCCAAAAATCGATTTAGCTCTAAATCTCTAATCAAATAAACTGTTGAGGTTCCACCTTGACCAATCTTTTGAATAACCTCCCAAGAACGGTCAATGATATCCCCTGCTTTTAAATATGTTCTAACTGCCAATGGAAAACCACCTTACTTACTAATTATCTATTCGCTAAGAAATAACCAATAGAGTCTGTTATAAACTGCCAAATACTTCCTGCAGTTTCATACATCAAACCAGATACCCCTAGAACCCCAAAGATACTAAAGGCTGCCGCCCAAATAAGAGTATCCCCTAGACCAAAGCGCTTAGTTTTCAACTTCTTATTTTCTTCCTTATCCGCAAACCACATACCACTAGAACCTGTACGGTTTTGCTCAATTGCAATCTTGTTAAAGGTAACTGTACGCATCGCAGGACTATCTAAATAAACAAACCAAGAGTCAAATACATAAGCAAACATTAAGATAGCTGGGTAAATTAAAGCTAACATAGCAAGAATCATAACTACTAAACGAGAACCTTTAATAGTTCGTCTCTGTAAACTAATATCGTGCTCTTCCTTCCACTTAGCGATACTAACAGCTTCTTCTTTTTCTAACTTCTTAATCTTATCGAGTTTCTTCTGGAAACCTTGGTCTTCTACTCCATAATCACGGTCCTTAGGCATATTCGGAATATTCTCCTCAGACCAGTTTTTCAAAGTTCCTGAGGTCGAACCTTTACCGCCTTTACCACCTTTACCGCTAGGGCTACCTCCTCCAGATACCGTGCCATAGTTATCTTTTAATTTCTCATAGATTTCTCGTGCCATTTTTGCACGTTTGTCTAACGTATCCGCAGCAGGGCGTTCAAAGGCAGCCACAAAGTCATGAGTAGCAGCTTCTACATTATCTGCTTTCTTGAATTCTTCATAACTATGATAGGTTTGGTTCAAATCATTACGACCCCATACACCATGAATATAACTAGACCAAAAAGAAGAACCAAAGTCTGAATTTCCTTGCATTTCTTGATCCATATACTCAATAGAAGCTGCACCTGCTTGTTCCGGGTCAGAAATATCATAACCTTTTTCTTTTACCCAATTTTCATACTGAGTTCTCCGAGGACTACCATCTGTATTTGTCCATTGGAATAAACCTAAACCTCGACTTGAAACATTACCTTGCTCTTCCAAAGTCGCATCAAAAGCAGACTCTTCATTGGCATTCCCCATAAGACCTGCAAAAGCTTCCGCTGTGATACCCAACTCTTTCGCCTTCTTGGCAGCAGCGTTAATCGTTTTCCAACCATTCTCAGAAATCTCACTGGCACTATTATAACCTGCTCGAACACTAAATAAAGGTAAAATCAAAGGTACTAAAAGCAAACTCAGTACAAGATACCCTTTGAACTTCTTCTTTAAATTTGAACCCATAGAACACCTACCTCCGTCTTAATCGGTGTGTAAGTCGCTAAGTCCTCTTTATCTTTACCCTCAATAGTTGACTTCTCAGAAGAACCAACTTCCCCTCCTGACTCTAATACGACACGATATGTACTACCACTTGAAATAACAATAAGCCTTGAAGCTACATTGTAAAGTGCAAATGAACCTACTACAGACTCTCCTGCTGATAATTGCAACAACTTACTATCAAACGTTGCTTCTTTATTTAAAGCGAACTCTACACTAGGTTTATCGTCTAATAAACTACTTGAGCGCAAACCGATTGTAAAATAACCGCCTGCACCCTTTAATAATTGTTGAACCCCTTCAAATCCAACTGCTTTTGCTTCTTTAGACCAAGTAGCAACAACGTCACCTTTCTTATTTAACAAAACTTTTTGAGAGTCTGTTCCATAAGCAAATAGTCCATTTGAAGTAGATACCGCTGAACCGCTACTTAAATCCCAACCAACTTTCTCAGCAAACACTAAAGCAGTTTGACGAACCTTGCTACTCACATTTACAGGATTTGTTCCAAATGTAACCTTAGACTCCGCTAAACCTTGCTTCCAAAACTGCCACCACTGTTTGTCTGTTTTAGGAAGTAAAAACCCTACAGACTTACTTTCTGCTAAACGCTTTTCTCCTACACGCTCAAAAGCTAAATGACTATCTGCTTGTTCTCTTGCTTGATCATCTGGTAGACTAGCATCTTGTTCCAACCCTACCCAAGAAGTTGGTTTTAAAACCCCATTTTTACCTAATGAACTTTTCTCATACAAAGGTTTAACCCCTTTTGTATATAAGTCCTTATCCATGTTTTTTACAATTGGTAAGCTTAAAATAGAGTTCATAGAACCTACAAAATCAGACTGATTACTGTACTTCCACTTAAATAATAAGGCAATAGCTTCATCTTGACTCCCTGTCTCCAAAAAGCGAGAAGCTAACTCTGAATCACTTGCTAAAACCTCATTTACAAAAGAAGATACCGAGAACTTATCTGTTTCTGCTCCAAAGTGAGTTTCACGTAACCATAAAGCCATTAAAATACTTGGTAGTAAACCATTCTTTTCTGCAATAGACATAACTTCCGTTTTCTCACTCTCTACGGTAGAAGCCACTACGCTTGTTTTAGGTTTACTTCCTTCTACACCCTCTGCACCTACAGATAACAAAGGAGCTACTGAACCTAATAGTACACTACTTAAACTCAATAAGACTAACTTTTTTGATTTCATCTTCTTAGCTTCCTTTCCCTACTGTAAATTTAGGATGTACAAAATAGTTGTAACCGTGAATTGATTGCTCAATCTTATGATACCCTTTGTTTTCCACCTCTGCTAGTTGCTTTTCTTTGAAAATCTTCGTAGCTAGTAACTCCAATTTCACAGAACCTTTATAACCAACTCCTACAAATCCTTTAGTAGTCGAATAAGTCAATTCATAACTTGGTGATTGAAATGTAACTAAAGACTCCCCATCATCCATAGCTCCTACCGCTTTTACAACTGTAAACTCTTCACCCAAAGAACGCAAAGCTGTTTCTGCTTCTGCTAAAGTATACTGCTTTTCCAGACGACTTAATTGATACTCTTTGGTATATAAAAAATCAATGGTTGAAGCATTATCTTCAATGGTTGCAATACTCGGTAACTGATCAAAAGAAGTGCTACTATCTGAGATACCCTGAGCTATTTGTTGTTGCCTTGGATTGACAGAAGCTTTATCCCGCTCCTCTTTAGTTGGACTAAAATAAGCAACCAATAAGACTAGTAAAACAAAGAAGACACCGAAAAATCCAATTAAGGCAATAATGGCACCTTTTGGAATCTGCCTCTTAGGTTCAAAATCAAATGAATCCACCCTAAACTCCCCACTTTCTTAGTTTCTTTTACAGAAAAAGAGGATAAATCCTCTTTAGCATTTCTTTTATTGTACCACAGAACCAATCGATTTTGCAACTTGAACTTAACCTTAATTTTCACCGTAACGATTAAAGCGCAACTTGTAATTATCAAAACTGACTGTAGTAGCTTCGCCTAAAGGCAACCCCTCAAGCACACGTTGTAAACCAGATACCCTTGAGTCCAACAAATCAATTACATGGACAAGGTAAGCATAAATCGTCTTCGGACGTTCTCCAAACTCCCCATGATGTTCCAAAATAATAGCTTGTAACTCACGGTAAAACATTTCATCATAGGCTGAAATAATCGAATCCTTATACTTCGAAATCACTTCAATACCTAAATAAGTATGAGGAACAATTGAAATATCCGTATAAGCACCGTCTTTTAACTCCAACATCTTACCAAAATCATGAACAATCAAACCTAAAAGTACCAAATCTCGCTCTTCAGGACTCATAGTAGATAAGGTTTTATACTCATTCATAGCAACCTCAGCATACGATAAAAGTTTACGAATATGGTTCAATAAACCACCAACTTTGCCGTCATGGTACCCACCATACTGTGCAGCCATTGCAATCGCTAATTCATGACCCTGACCTAACATCATTTCTTTTGCTAAAGCAACCCCTTTTGATGTCATTAAACGAGAAATAATGGAACCAATCTCTTTTGCATTGTGATTAGGGTCAATAACTTCCATAAACTCTGAAACTTCAAAGTCATTCGAAAGACCCAGAATACCATCTAATTTAGCCGATAATAAACCATTATACTCCTGCATCGTAAGTAAACCATCAGTAACGAGAATAGTTGATACACCTGACTCTTTAAACTGAGACACAATTAAATTATCAAAGCAAACAAAACGAGTAGAAGCCCCACCCTTTACAATAATCGAACCAGATAACATATCTGAATTATTTTTAGTCTGAGTAACTGTAATACCTTGCAAAAGGAAAGACCCTTGTTTTCTACCTAAACTACTAATATCTATTGTCATCTAAACTACTTCACTTTCTTTTACGTTATGCCTTATAAAATATAGCCGAAATATTATCTTTCTGACCTTCGCCAATCATCATTTTTGCCATAGGCTCTAACTGACCCTCTTTTAACCAAATCAATGAACTCTTCTGAGCAGTTAACATCTCTGAGAAACCATCAGAAGTTAATAGTAAACCTACACCAGAACCTAACGAAATTTCAGGAGACATCTGCAAGCTGAACCCTTTTGCAACACCAACCGCCTTAGTAATCATGTGGCGCTTTGGATGAGTTTTTGCTTCCACATCTGTCATCAACCCTTTCCGGATTTGACCCGCAACCCAAGAATCATCTTGAGTTACCAAGTTTAATTGATGCTCTGAAACCTCATATAAACGAGAATCGCCAATTTGAACATAACAATACTGAGATCCTTGAATAATAGCCACAGTCGCAGTTGTCGCACAAATTTTCTTATCCGTATACTCATTACACAACTGCAAGTGCGCTCTGCGAATACCATTTGATACCGCTACTTGCACTGTGCTCAACCATGTTTCATCATTTTCCAACCCTACAATTGAACTTACCGCAGTCTTAATAGCTTGTAACGTCAAGGAAGATGCGTATTTTCCACGTACTCCTCCACCCATACCATCACAAACCGCTAGGACATAAATAGGCTCAGAAACAACATCTGAATCGAGTTTGAAACAACCTACAGTATCTTCGTTATGTTCACGATAACCTTTGACCCTTGAGGTTCCATTATAACCACCTCTATCTGAATAAACCTCTAAACGTAAACCCAAAATTTAAACTCCTTTCACTTCAAAGGAAACTTCTTCTTTTCCTATCTTCAAACTATCTCCATTAGTGAATTTTGCAGGAGAACCTTTACGCAACTTACCTGAGTATGCTCCCTCACTATGCAAATAAGTTCCGTTTGTCGAATCAGCGTCTTCTACATAAAACATAGATTCTGCTTCTTCATAGTACACTCTAAAATGTGTACCTGACATATACTTATTGTCTCCTAACTTAATTGCACACTCTGCAGTAGCACTAATTACTTTTGGATTTTTACCAAAAACCCAAGTATCATAACCTGAACGACTGTCTAACTCAATTACTTCACCGCTCAACCGTTTTAGATACCCTACATAATGAACAGGGGAACTATCCTCTTCTTCTGCTAAGAAAGTGGTGTGTTCCTCCTCTTCCTCAGAACCCGACTCGACTTCCAAAAAGCCTGTACGCTCCATCATTTCAGTATCTAAGCTAGTAAGATCAAGTTGAACGCCACCAATAACTTCAACAACTTTTTCTGCTTCTTCTTTCTCTAAAGGACTAGAAACACCTTCTAAAATAGCCTGTAACTGAGAAGATTGATACCCTTCTAATTGTTGTTTTCTAAAGTCAAAAGCTTCTCTTGCTAAGTTGAAAATAAACTCTTCTTTACTAAATTCACCTTTTTCAGCTCTATCCACGAAAGAACGTAAGCGAGAAAGCCCTTCTTGGTCTCTAGCCTGAAATGGTTTCGCATTTTTAATCAAAGAGCTTACAAAAGAGTAAATCCCTGTACCCTCAACAGACTTTTGGTCTAAAGGATAAACCAAAAAATAAACTCGACCTTGAACATCTAAGAAAATCTGATCCGCAGACCAATCAAGTAATACAGGATGTGCTTGATTTGTACGAACTAAATACAACAAAGAGTCATAAAAGTTAGCTAGTAATAAATAAAACTCCTCAATCGTAATTGTAGAACCTAAACGAACTCTAAACGAAATCAAGTTACTTAAATCATAACGAAAAGCTTTTTTACCCTCATTATACTGCATAGGAATGCAGCTCAAAAATCCACTAGAACTCAATACTTGATATAACTGAGTATCTACTTTTTCTTTTTTATCTAATTCCAACACCAAATAGTGCTGATTGTCTTTAGAATTATATTTTAAAACACCCAAACTAGCGAAACCTTACCTTTCTTGTCCTATCTGAATATAAGGGATACCCTCCGTTACTTTTGAAACCAAGAGAATATACTGCTGAGATTCAGAAAAACCCATAGATTTTAACTTCTCTAATACATCTGTCATATTTAAGGTACGCCCCCTTAAATCAAATACACGAACACTTCGAGAAGATACCCTTGTCTTTATTTCATCACCTAACTTATCCGCTGGTGTTATTTCTTCATTTTCAACTTGTAACTGCAACACAGGGAATGTGAGCATATCTTCTAATACTGCTTGCTGAATAGAAGTTAAAACTAAACCAAAGCCCAAATCAGGCTTCTCTAACTCAAGTGCAGATTCTACAAGTTCATCAGAAACACTGTACAAAACTTCTCTATCAAACTCACAAGTACGAGGATACACTAAACTAGAAGCCGTAGTTAATACAAAAGGATATGACTGCCAAGCCTTTAGATTTTCAATCACTTCTGCTTCTTTATAAGGATATTCTTCAAACGGTTTGTGTTTACAAGAACGAAGAACCCACTTACCATCTACTTTCGCAAATTGGAACAAAGCTAACTCAGGATTATATTCACCAAAAGTTACAGGACTTAATGCACCTGTTACATGAATAATCTCACCCAAGGGTTGCGCTTTCGGTACACTCACATAAATGAACCCTTCTGCTGCAAACTCTCCTACACCTTTCTTAGTGCCTAACAAACAACGAGCTTGAACAATCTTCACATTTGATGATACTACAACCTCTGGTCGAATAAAACGACCAAACTCAACTTCGCTTACTAAATACACAGAAAGAGTGAGCGCAGGTATGCGCCCCTCTTTTGCAACTTCATTCAACAAATCATACTGCTTCATAAGCACCATCCAAATATGACAAGGTTACGAAAACATTCCAATAAACGCCTTTATCCACCGAAACTAAATAAGATACCGCATCTAACTCTTTCACACTTGTTTTCTCTGCAAAACGCTTCTCAACAGTTGTATATAAGCCGTTATTTTCTCCCAAATAAGCATGAAAAATAGCTCGAAACTCAGAAGAGATAGCACTTGCATCATCGCAGCTCAACCCTACCGTCTGAACTTCTCCCTCAGCTTCTAAAGTGACCGTAACTAAATACTTAGAACCACCCTCAGAAAAATCAACCGCTCTTGCAATCAACTCTCTTTGACTGTTTTCAAATGCTTGTGAATCCCCTACTAAGGCTTTAAACTGCTCTTTTAACTTACTTGTATACGGAAACTTTTCTGCTAACTCACTCATAAAACATCCACCTACTTCACAACACTGCCAAAATCTTCTGACCACTAAATACGCGGTCTTTATCTAAATAAAATCGTTGCTCTAAATTTCTTGTTAATTGATACAAATGGCGCAACTTCTCTTTCTTGAAGTAACCTACAACCTTTTCTACAGGAGCTTTCTCAGGGTCAATTGCAAGTACCAAAGTCATACAAACTTCTAACTCTTTTTCGCCACTTTCTGCTTCAGCTACAAAGTCAGAAACCTCTTTTTTCTTCTGCACACTCACAGAAACTAAAGACTTAATCGCATCCATCGTAACACTAGATATCTGAGACTCCGGAGTTAAACGAACCTCATAAATCGGATAGTGTTTCTCCAACTCAAAAGACATACGAGCCAACTCTTTTTCTTGATGCTTTAACTCTTCTACAACTTCTTCATTGGTCTTGATATCCTCTTGTTCTTCTTGAGATACCCCTACTTCCAACTCTTCTAAAATATCTAAATCCATTAATTTCTTCTTTCATCTTTTCTATTTCTTTTTATTATAGCACTATTTAACAGGAATTGCAACAAGTTAGCAAAACTTTATGACCGTTTTCAAAGATTGATTTTAAAAAGCCGTAAAACGCTCTCTAACGAATTTTTAAAAAAGGTGGTAAATTTCTACCACCTACAATCTAAAATTGATTAGAAGCCAAACTGGAAGCTCCTAGACCTGTTTAAACGATAAACTGTCTTGCAATACGAACAACCTCAGTTAGCAATACTTGAGAAAGACCAACTTTAGGTAGTTTAATAAATTTATCTTCAATCGGTTGATACAAAATAATCTCAACCATATTATCCTCGCTACCTAAAGGAGAAACCAAGGAACCTAACTCATTATACAAAGACTCACTATACTGTACATAAAGCACAGAACCATCAGAAGAAAGCTTGGCACCAAAGTCCATCAAATGTTCCTTCAATAACTGTACTTGACGCTCTCGTTGTTTCTTCTTCTCGTCTTCTTCTGTCGATACCGCTTGGGTATTCTCTTTCTTGTTTTCTTGTAAGTTTGTTAAATCAGACAAGTCACGGTACTCTGCAATAAGTGACTTCTCAAACCCTTGGCGCATAGACCAAAACAGTTCCAAACGCTTGTGGATGTGTAAATCAGGTAAGTGAATGTAAATATAGTTCTTCCGCTCTGTTTTATCCAATTTCTCATAACCATCAGGAAAATCTAAGATACCCTTGGCTTTTTGCCAACTATCCTCAGTAGCAGTTAACTCACCTAACAAATATTTGTTAAGTTCCAAGGCATAGTTAACAGGAAAGACCCTATCTTGCTCACTTGTGTTTTCTGTAAACTTAGTCGAACGCAGTTTGTTTTCCACGTCTTCTGCGTTAAACTCATGAATTCGTTTTTCCGCCCAAATCATGAACTTATCAATATCTCCGTCCCAATTATAGGCATCCAAGTTCCATTCCATCAACTCTTGAAGTCCAACTTGCCACTCTGTTTTCTTAGCAGTGTACCACGAGTGACCTACACCGAAACCTAAGTCTAATGGGCAACCACCCTCAATTTCAACCATAAGGTTCTTACGAATTAGACCAAGAACTACATGAGGATGAATAGAGTTATGAACCTCAATAGTCGCTTCATCGTGAATGAAACCAGTGAGCAAGATTTTCCCAAGATACCCTTGCTCTTTCAAATCTGAAAAGAGGTCAACCATTCCTTTTTTGTAAATATCCGCAGCCGAACCTTGGATTGGGTGGTTTAAGGCATAACGTCTAATTTGATTCTTAGATACCCTATCTTTGTTGTAGAATCGCTTACTACCAAAGATAGTTGTTGAGTAGCCTTTGCTCAATGCTGTTCGAACGTTATTATCAAACCAACCTTCCACCGAACGTTGGAAAGAGAAGAACTCTTCACGCTTCTTCGCAGCTTTTTTCGCATTCTCCCTTGAACGAGAACCAAAGAGGACTTCTCCAAGCGACATATCGGACATTCCGAAGTTGATACCGAATACAAGACCTTTAGACATCTTACGCAACTTATCTGTTACCTGCTCTTGCAACAAACCGTTCAAGCGAGCCGACTGGAAACGGTGGTAGTCATTGCGCCAATCCTTAAACATTTCAATCAAGGACTGTTCTTTCGACATAATAGCGATAACTCGATTTTCCTTAGAGGCATAATCTGTATCTACCATATAGTAACCTTTACGAGCAGTCATCTCTTTCTTAATCGTATCATCGAAACCTTGAATATTCGGTTTCTTCGTAGACAAACGACCTGTAACCTTGAACATATCTAACTCAGGGAAACAGAAACCTTCAATAAAGTTTGTCTCTACCTTATCTAAGAAAGTTGTAAACAAACGGTTTGTATCCCTTGGAGAAGCCAAACAAGCTACGAAAGGATGTAAAGGAGCAGACTCCTCAGGCACTACTAAGATACCACTGTCTCTTTCTACAATCAAAGTTGTTCGATAACCAAACTGCGCTCCGTAAAGGTACTTCGCTAAAATCCGCAAAGTTTCATCATCTGCAGTGAGCCACTTATCCCAATTCTTTTCGCTTAAAACCCACAATAAATGTGCTAACCCTCTAGCCAACTTCTTCAAGCTCTTATCCTGAAAGAGACTTGCATAGGAATCACTACTTACAGGCTGACCTAACCACTCTTGTAATAAGTTTTTTCCTTTTGCAAGAAACTCCTCAAAAGAAACTGTAAATGGGTCTTTATCTACTTTTGTACCCTGTAACAAAGCTTTGACAGCATTTTTCCCCATAGTCGGATTACCGGATTTTTTATCTGTTTGCAGAGGATACCCTAAGTAATCATAAGCAAAAGTCGTATTCTTAGGAGAGTTTACTGAGTAACCATTAGGAGCTACTACCACATTTGGAAAGTCTTCAATCGCATATTTCCACACACGCTCTTCTTTCGGTAAAGACCCATCCAGTTCTTTAATCTTTGCAATTGCCTTAGATTGAAAAGCCAAAGGCTCCCCACCTAAGTGTTTCGGAATCTCTACTGCCAAAAATTCGAGCAAGTCGCGATACTGAGACACCAACTGTTTACCATAGTGCAATCGAAGTTGAGGAACTGACTCTAAGTTTAGGTGCATTCCGTAAAACTCTGAATAAGCAGCTACACAAGTAAATCGACTATCATTGTGGATGGCTTGCATCATATCAAAACCAGACTTACCTAATATATCATTCTCTAATAAATAAAGAGCAACACACAAAGTATTATCCGCATCGGGACAGGCATAAAATGCTACGACCTCTTCTTCTAAATCATCAAAAGTACCGCCACACTTATTGTAAGAACCACACTTAGTTAAATCATCCAACTCAGCAGCTTCTCTATGTAAAAAGCGATCTGTAACTGCCTTCAAACCGTACTCATCACCATTTTTTGCAGTGTAAGTCTTCCGAATAGCAACCATTGTATCCAACCAACAGTCATAAATCAAACCATGACGAAAACCTACCTTCCAGTCGAACATGTTATTATGAGCTACAATACGCTTATCTTTCATGAATGGTTGAAGATACCGCTCTACGAATAATTCCGGATCACCGCTACAAACATTTTCAAAGCGCTTATGAGCCAAAGGGAAGTAATAAGAAGTACCTGCTTTAGCTGATAAAACCGCTCCTACAATCTTAGAACCATGACCGTAGAAACCTCTAAAAGTAAAGTCCAAACCGTCCGTTTCCGTATCAAACGCTGCTAACTTCGTAACTTTATAGTCTCTTTCCAACTGCTCAAAGACTGCATCAATTTCATGAGGTTTAACAACTTTGTAATGACCTTTAGCAACTTTCTCCCGAACCCAATCAAAATCTCTAGGTTGTCTTTGCTCTACCTTAGCGTTGCGGTTTTCAACTTCAATAACCTCAGCCATTGTTTTATAAAAGGGGTAAAAAGACTTATCATCTAACCCTTTTAAGTCAGTTACTACTTTAATCTTCGGTAAGCCAAGCAACTGTCTACGGAGATTGTTTGAAACCTCTGTCTTATATGCAGTTCCAATAGAATCCATACGGATAACGTCAGAACCTAATACTGACGAACGCTCTTTGTTATCCATGAAATCTAAAGACTCATCTTCTACAAAAGCGAAGTTAAGAGACACCGCTCTATCTTTACCATGTGTCGCAAAACGTAATTTTTGAACTAAACCGTACTTCCGCTCTACTACACCTTTACCAAAAGGAACCTCAAACTCAATCCGATCTTCAATATTGTCTAACTGAGACAAGGAAAGAGCAAATGCGCTCTGTGCCGACTTCGACTCATTTTTCAAAAACTTAGCGTAGCTATACACCGCATAAATATATGCGAATAAAGCAAAGGAGCCATGTTTTTGAAAGGACTTCGGTAAAGCTAAGTCGATACCGCTACTATCGAAGTGAGTCTTCGGTTTCATCAAACGCTCTACCGTAAAAGAAGCCCTTGAGAAATTTGCCGTTCGATAAGTACGACCTAAGCTCTCTGCTTGATTCTGTGTTAAAAATTGAGCAGAACCCCCATCTTTTGCAACCAATCGAATTAAACCACCATGAGTTAAATCTGATAAGTAAGCCTTAAACCTATATTCTGAACCTTTGTACTTAAATTGAATATCCGATGTTAACACACAAGCCCCCTTTCTAGCCTAACCATCTAAACAATAAAAGCTTACAACTGACTATCTTCTTCATCAAACCAAGATACCGCACTTGTTTGCTCTTGCACTTCTGAGACATACTTTTCTTTATTATATCTATCTGCAATCAAGAAACCCGTCTCTTTATTATAAATAACTTCAACCGAAACAGGAAGACGATTGAAAGTCTTTAACAACTCTACCAAATCGTCCTCATAAATGGAGTTGCAATGACGCTCATTCAAATACCGAGCAACAACCTTACGACCAACTTCTAAAGTCAACACTGAGTCTGTTGTGTAAGGATGACTACCTGCATCTAAATATTTTAAGACAGACTTCAAAGCCTTATCTGTAAAACCAATAAGAGCATCCGTGTTTAAGTCCCTTGGAACCCTTACCGTTTCTCTCTCAACCAAACGACCCTCTGCATAAAATACACGAGTCATAAATCCATTACTTTGACCTACACTTACTTGTAACACTTAATTTACCTGCACTTTCTTTCCACAAGATACCGCTTCAAAGTACAATAACTCTTTGAAGTAAGAACTATAAATAGGGAAATCTCCCCTATCTTCTTTAAATTCTAAATACATAAAAGAACCAATAACACCAATAAAACGACAAGAATATCGTTTAACTAAATAACTCGCTAAAGCTTCTAAAACCAAAGACTCTAAATCTCCACCCAATACAAAGCCTTTAAAGGGAATATGATAGATGTCTTGTGATCCTAAACAAACCTTAAACCAAGTCGTTTCCTTCTGAGAAAAATAAGCATCAAATAATCGATCCACATAAGACTGTATATTTACTTTGTAAATACAATAAGGACGACTGCTAGTAATAACTAACTCATTATTTACTAATTTTGATGCCACTGGTTTCTTTTCATAACAACGATGTAAATCCACCAAATTATTTTCTACACCTAAAAACAAAGCACTCAAACTCAACAACGTTTTTTCATGTTGGACGTAATAAGCTAACCATGTAGAGACTCGCTTTTGTACTTCCTTCTGAGGCAAATTCACACTACCTGCCAACAAGACCATCATCTGAGACCACCACGTGCGATATCGAAAAGGTAAACTCTCACCTTTTTCCAAATGTGAGACCTCTTCAAACCCTTTCTCTACCAAAAATCGAAGAATAGGCACAGCTTTTATTAGCTGCAAGACTTCCTTTTCTGTTTCAAAAGGTTTCAAAGACTGTGCTTTTAAAGAATCTAACCAATTACTCCAAAAAGATTCGACCCCTTTTGTAACCTCTACAGAATCTCCTTGATAAGAAACTGAGCTTAAGGTCTCAAAGTCTTCTACCAACACCTCCGTTACAACTGTACGGGCTGTCGTAGCTAATTTCTTGATATAAAATTCTAACTTTGTTAAGTCTACTTCCTGCAACTGAAACAAACGGTCAACTACTAAATCTTGAAAATCTTCTAAAGAACCTCTAAAACCACTCTTTCGAGCTAAAGGATACCACTGCTTCGCTATTGGAAATGCTACAACTAAAGCCATAACCTTATCTACTTGATAGGAGCGTAAAAAAGGATTTAAGACAATTTCTTCTTTTCTCAAACCACTGAACCTCCTACCAACTTCAACTTACCCTCACCATATAGAAAGTCTTTAAACTCATCATAGTGTAATAACTCAGCTAAGGTATCTACAAACACTTTATCATTTTCCTCAGATAAAATATCTACTAAATACTCCTGAGATTCTACTTCTCCAGCTAAAACACTTCGTAAAAGATACCGCAAGTTAACTCCATAAACTGCTTGTAAATACTTAGAAACCCTATTATACTCATCAATCTGCTCTTTCAAATCCTCTTGAAAGTCAAAGGCTTCAATCGACTGTTTATTCAAAAAAACTTCCCAACGATGCGCAGATTCAGGAACTAACCCCGACTCTGTATCGAAACTTTCTTCATCTACAACACCATAAGGCAAACGACCTGTACCATCTTCACGTACACCTAAACTGTACTCACCTTTACGGATTTTATCTAACTTGGATAGAACCTCTTTACGATAATACGTATCCCACCCAAAATAAGCAAAGGTCTTCGTAGACATACCACTCCACTCTTTGTCTAACCTCTCTGTAACCAAAGTGTACAAAGAACTCTTTACATGGGGTAAATTGATTGTTTTAGGTAAGTGAACTCCTACAAGCTCTAAACTCTTATTTGTCAGATGAGTGTGCATGCTATCCATAAAACAACCTGTTAAAAACATGTAACTACCTCACCGTTGGATAGTTACACTGTTCAATAGGTAACACTTTGCAAGCATTTTCACACAACTTAACCTGAGTTGCTTTATGTACATGACTATCATAAATCCACTCTAATTTATGAGCTTTTACAAAACTAGGAGAAAAGATACCGCAGTAGTTTTGACCTTTTAACTTAAAGACACAATCACCTATCAAGCGTATATTCTCACTAAACCCTTTTTGCTTTAAAAACTCAGTTAAGTAATGAACCTCAGTATAGGTCAAAGAAAGGTCTAAAATATAATAAAACTCCGGGATAAACTCTTGAGAAAGCACCCAAGACTGAACCTGCTCCAAACTCAACCCTTTTAAGTCACAAGCAACGAAAATAGGAACAAAAAACTCTTTCAAAGAACTTGTTCGAAGCTCTTCTAAGGAAACACCATATCCTAAAACAGAAGAATTGATTGCAAACTCAGGTTTTTCCTCTTCCACTACACTTGTTGGTAAAGAAAATAACCCCACTTTACGCTCTACAACTCTTTTGACTTGTTCCTCTAAAGGCTTAAACCACTCCATAAAAATAGGTGCTTGATTTGAAACTAAAAACTGCCAAACCGCAGTTTTACTCACATCTAACTGCAAACCTTTATCAGACCTATAATCGTTTATAGATACCGCTTTAACTCTCACACAACATCCCTCCTATTTTTCAATGCTACTTGCTCTGCTATGTTATGTACAAATCGGATAACATCTAGTTCTGAAGTCCAACGAGAACTACTAACTAAAGACATATAATTTACAATTTGAGCCATCGATAAAGCGTCTATTGCTTCTAAAGAACGACTATACTTACCAATATGGTAATTTCCATAAGCACTCATGTCTGGGATATTTCCAATCTCAGGAAATACTTTACCCTCCACAATCAATTCTTTTAACAATAATATAGCCTTATAAGAGTCTAATAACCCTTTCTGTACACTTGCAAAACTCTTTTGCTGACACAACTCTAATAATTGTTGCACCTGCTTAGACTTAAACTGCTTCAAACCTTTTACTGTCTTTGTCGTAGAAGTTAACAAACTCAAAGCAACTTTCTCCACTTGCAAAGAACCCACACCTGCTAATTGAACCAAGGTTGCCCTATCTTTTATAGGAATACCCTCTTTCAAAGTCGCCAATATCGTGAAAATAGCATCCACATCACGTAGATACCGCTTGCTCACTATTCTTAACAACTCTTCAGATAAATGACTTGCATTTGAAACCCTTAAAGTAGCTTCATACAAATAATTGAACTCACTTGTAGTTAAATAAGTTCCAAATAAACTTTCAGGAGTATAACTCGAAAAATCAGAACCCTGTCTAAACTCCTGAAAAAGTGAATAATTCGAAAATCCAATTACAAAGCGCGTAAAACGACTAATTTGAGGTAACAATAAAGCAACCTCTTTTGAAATAGACTGCTTTTGATCCTCTATGATGACTAAACGATAAGGAGAACGTAAAGGTACTACACGTAAAGAATCGCCGACTTTAGTCAACTCACTCAAATCAGATAACCGTAAAATCGACTGATTATCCGTATAAAACTTCTTACGGGCTAAGTTCGATACCAGCGCAAAGTAACGAGAACTTTTACCATAAACAAAAAGCGCTCCAAATAAAGCATCTGAACTCAACATGTCATCTATGTGTAAAACCAAATAAACCCCTCCTTTTCATTTTTTCTTATTATAACACAAAACCCCCTAAATAGCAAGTTTAGAGGGTCTTTTCTCAAATTTCTAATTGTAGGTCTTCTAAAAGAGAAAGTACCAAAGGTTTTAAAGTTCGTTGTTTCTCTAAATACGTCTGAAAACAAGACTCCGATACCCCTTCAAGCTCTTTTACCTGATGAAAACCTAAGTCAACTAAAGAAGATAAATCATCTACTACTTTTCTAGAACGCAAACTTTCTAAGTAAAAGGAACGTAAAGCTTCAAGCACCTCTTTAAATAAAGGAGCTACTAAGTCCGAAGATACCGCTCTGTTTAACTCTTCTTGGTAGAAGGTAGGAAAACCACTCCACTTAGAAAAATCCTCTAACAAAGCTTTTCGAGAAGCTTCATCCTTATTTTCACAAATTGCTTGATAGACCTCTTCTTTCGTTAAAAAGAAGAATGGATTTCTTAAATAGTGAACTTCTCCACCCAAGAAATATTTAGTCGAATAAGCATAAAGCTCCCTAGACACAAAGACTAAAATAACAAGGTTAAGATAGGCTCTCTCAAATGCTTGATTATGTACAGGCAATCTGCTTTGAGATACCACAAAATTTAAAGGCAAATCTCTTAAAAATTTAAGTGCAAAAAGAATAACCAAATCTGCAAAGTTGTCCTCCGTTATAGCACGAACTCTATTAACATCAACACCACTTACATAAGACGTGGTCATCTGATTTTTTGTTAAACTTAAATAAGACAAGCTAGATAGATACACCACCCCTAAAGCACTCTTAGGTGTTGCGATGACTTCATCAAAAACTACTCTCCCTTTTGCATCAAGTAAAGGAGTGTAATGTTGAGAACTACGATTATCTTTTAATACCTTTTTCACCAACTGTACGTAAGGCTTCACTAAATTAAAAGGAACTTTACCTAAATAAGTTTCAGGAGACTTATATAAATCTAAAGTAACAACAGTAGGTCTCAAAATTTCCTGAGTAGACCATCTAGTCGTACATAAATAACTAGATACTACACTTGAACTACCTGTAAAATCAGCTAAAGGACTTAAAAAACCACCCTTATAAGAATAACGCTCTGATAACCCTTTTCGTACAGGTAAAGTACGACTTCCTATTAGTAACGAAATCGGAACCATCCAAATCAACTCAGTTTGAGTTAATCGATAAACAGAAACTAAATTATTTACTTGCCATATAAATTGAGTATATAAATCTGCAATATAACCTGGCTCTTTCAACAAACTCAATTGACGTGCAACCTCAGTTTTCAAACCCTTTGTCGAGTAAGGGGGGTTCATCAAAATAATCAATTTTTGATTTTGCTCTAACACCTCCTGTAACCCTTTCGGTAACTGAGACTTAAAAGATTGAGAAAAGGCAGAATCTACGGAACCTAGAAAATCTAATTGAAAGACAGATACCGCAAGGTCAGGACGTTCTTTCTCAAAGCGAGCTTTTGTTAGCTGCACATCTTCTTCATGCAAGGTAGACAAGTATAAATATTTACACTTTGGAAACTCTAATAATAAGTTCCCTGTACCACAAGAAGCGTCCCAAATTACATACTCTTCTAGGTCAGGAATATCAGAAATTAACTCATGTGCTTTTTTCGCCCAAACTAAAGGAGTATAAAACGAACCTTCTAGCTCACGCTCTTTCTTCGTCATTCCTAAATCTTTTATAGACTCTACCGAATCCAATAACCCCAAGGAACCTAATAAAGACCTCTCAGACTCAATAAATAAAGACTGCTCTTCTGTGATACCCTCTTTATCATTTAAACAAACACTTAAAGGCTTATCACCTTTCACCTTGCTTTCAAAAAAGGAAGTTACATATTGCAACTGCCCTTGACCTATTTGACCTAACTTTTTAGACACCTAATATGCTCTCCACAAATAAAAACTCAGGAACCTTACCTGTTCGCTCATAATACAATTCAGTTGCTTTTGTCGGTTTTACAAAAACCGTAACCTTGGCACCGGCCAACCCATTTGCAACAACCTCTGGTAACTCCTCAACCACAATTTCATATACATCACGATTTAATCGTCTTGTTAACTCCATGCGAGTCTCCAAGTCTACATCATCCTCAATGAAAACATTCGGATTAATCGACCGATATTCCATCACAACTGGTCTTTTATCCACCACCAACATCATCTAAACCACCTACTCAAGATACCTTAAAACCTAAGATATCTTGCCTATATATACTTAAAACTCCTAAATACCGAAGAACTAAATCCTCTGACCCCTCACTTAGTCCAAACAATTCTAAATAAGTGTCAAAATCTAAAGCTAAATCCAATTGCTTATAAAAGTCCGATAAATCAGAATACTGCTTCACAATATGCTCCACAATATCATCTAACAAAGGAATACTCAAGGAACGTAAATAAGTCTCTGTAGTTAAATCCGCTTTTGCTTTCGATACCGCTTGTTTAAACTCCTCAAACCGAGCTTGAAGACTTGGCTTCTCTAATCGAACAGCTAAAGACTCTAAATTGTAATAGTCTGATATAAACTCACTCGACCAAGCAGAATCCGATAGCAACTGTTCAAAAAAGGAAGAACTAAACTGAGGTAAACCTAAAACTTCACAAAAATTCAAAGACCTCTTAATATACAAGGACTTACAAAAAGGATTCGGACAACGAAGGTTCGTTAAAGCAGTTGACAACTCTAACTCAACCTTACAATGAGAACACTCTTTCGGAAATAAATACCCAACCTCTGAGGATACCCCTACTTCTTTTATTTTCTCTAAAACAGACATATTTCTTACCAATCTTTTTCAGGAAACTTCCCTGTATAACTAATACGTACCAATAAATCTTCTGAACGTAAATAAGCAACTCCACGCTTGTTTAACTCACTCATAAAGACTAATAACGAGTCTGACGAAAGCTCTTGATGGAACGCATCCAAAGCGACTTTTAAACTATTTGTCGTAAACTGCTCAACCTCAGTTAAAACACAAGAAGAACACTTCTCAGTCTTCATATAAGTTTTTACTGTAATTGTTGTTGACATAAATAAACACACCCCTTTCTACTTAAAATTTTTACTTGAACTTTTTACAGTTCTTTTATTTTACCACATTATCTTGAAAAATGCAAGAACTGTTTTGAAATAGCAAAGAAAAAGGTACGTTTTATAAAACCTACCTAGACTTATATTATTGTAAACTACGAATGAAGTTCTAGCACCTTCTTCAAAATCAACTCATATTTACTACTGAACTTTTGCCAAACACCATAAGGAACCAAATCAAAGGCAATGCAGTCTTTTGCAGTTAGTTGTGGGAGTTTATCCCACAAGAAGTCATATAGAGCTTGAGAATAATCGTGAACTAATTGAACTTTATTTGCTTTTGCTTCTTCTAGTTCAAGCTCTGTTGTTGCTTGGAATACCCAATCATTAGCATTACGATAACGCTCGTTATAGTCTTCTATTAGTTTATCTAAATCTTCGTATACCATTGTTTTACCTAACTTTCTAAAAATCTTTTCTTTGTGAACTCACCAAATACAGACTCTAGCACATCTTTTGTGTTTCTGCCGTAATAGTCTTTCGGATAATAATGAACCAATAGGTTTAGGAAGCCTAGCAATAAATTGGACTTAGGTATGTTTTTATCTACTAATTCAACAAAATAACAGACATCAAATTGAAAATAAGAAGTATCAATTTGAGGAGTCAAGTTGGATACCGCAAGTTCATAAGGTTTAATTTTATAACCGAAACCTTTTATAAGGTTGTCTAAATCGAAATATGCGCCTTCTGAGACTCCCAAAGCAAGTCCATTGTCAAATATAGGGGCGAACCTAATAGAACCATTAGAAGCTAAAATAATGCCGAAATTAGATAAGTGACGATCAGTATTACGGAACATAACGTCTAAAGTCAATAGTCTTAAGAGTTCAAATCGGAAGGATTGACCTACTATTTGTTGGAAAACCGAGTCGATAAAGTCTAGTTTGGAGTCAAAACCTATTAAATTCTCAGTTGGAGAATGTACTAAAGACAAAAGCTCTTTAAACGAAATAAACTGTTCCCTTTCTTGTAAGAAATTAGGAGAAACACAAGTCCGTAAATCTATCAAATTAGGTTTAGTGTACTTAAATTCATAAGGTACAAAATCTTGAAAATTCAAGTAGTTGCAAGACCTCAAAAATGTAGATACTAAGACCTCAGCAAGAGCTTCACCACCTCTCAAATCTTCTTTGTACCAGTAACCTCCATTGGGAGAAGTGTATTTAGGTTGATACCCTTTGCCTGTAGAAGTTTTAAACATAAACCCATCTCCTCATATCGCAATCAAGAAAGCAAGAATAAACCGAAATTTCATCTTCCATTGTATGACACCAACTTGGGTAACATTTACTTCGATTAGCGCGTGAATCGGTTATAGTTAAGTGTTCCTTCAACCACTTTCTTATTTCTTCTGAGGTAGATTGTTCGCTCAAATTAAGCAAAGTGAACTTGTGATGAATAGTCTCAGACTTCAACAAATTAAAGTGATACCCTTGTTGGTTTTTAGTGATATAACCTAGCAACTCATCAAAACAGTAAATTTCTAAGCGTGAATAAGTCTCACCGCTTGATAATTTGAACATATTATCTCCAATCTGGTAGACCTACTTTTAGGTCTTTTTCTTTCGTAACTGTCATTATAAAATGAGACTCTGGACGTTTCTCACCCAAAAATGATAATTCAAACTCAAAGAAAATTAACGGAGCAGTAGAAGAATTAGGTTTAGCAACCCTCATTGCACTGTCTGATAGTTTACTAAAACTAACTTCAACACTGACACTTTTCTCAGCTTCAATCATACCGTATTCGTAAAAACCATCTGTGTCGTTATCTAAAGCTAAAACCTTATCAAACACTAAATCTATTTGACTTCTTACGAGTAGTTTGTCTTTTGTAAACGAACCAAAATCCGAATTAAACCACAAAGCACTACGTGCAAACCCATCAAAACGAGTACAAAAACGCACAAATGCTTCGTAAAGCTCCTCATAATTTATTTCATCAAGTGCAAAACTAATACCATATGACTGATACGGATATGTGAACGTTGCTATTGCTTTTTCCTTACTTACTCTCATGCGTTTAACCTCTCCAAATTTTCTTTATTATATCACAAAATCCTTGTTAACTCAAGCAAAAAGAGAGCCGAAGCTCTCAACAAACTAGTTATTAAAGCAAACGTAAACCTTTAGACTCAATCTCTGCAAAAGCTCTATCCGAATTTAGAGCAGTAGCTCTAATCTGTGTATTTGCTGCTAAACGTAGTTCATCGCTAAGTCGAATATGAGCTACGATACCCTCCTTATGTAGAACTGAGCAAACTTTATCACTTAGATAATCAGCATGAGAACCACCTATATCTGGATATAAGTAACAAAGGAAAGCATAAAGCAAGGAAGCACGCTCACCAATTAACTTCTCATCTGAACTCTTCTCAAAGTAGAAGGCTTCTCCAAATTCATCTAAAACAGAGGTAAAATTAAACCCTTCTCCTCTAATATCTGGATCAGAATCAACTCGTCTTAGAACCTTAGCTACTAAATCTTTACGCAAAGCTTCATCAGACGGTAAACTAGAGCTTGTTGTGTGGCTCTTCTCAGATTCTTTCGCCAAACCACCGAGAAATTGAGATACCGCTTCTGCTTGCTCTTCAACCGTATCTCCAAAGTCAACTTCTTTGAAATCTGAAAAACGTAAAGAAGCAACCCCTTCTGTTAAACACTCTACAGGAATATTGTACTTCGACAACTTGACGTGAAGCATATCATTGATGACAATATAGCTTCGATTAGGCTCCATTTCATAATCATCGTGAAGCTGAGTAACTAACCCTTCTATCATTTCAAAATAAGGCTCTTTGGCTTTAAAGGTTTGATAAATAGCACCAATATTATCCTTCAACAAATAAGCTACCCCACCAAATTTAGAACCATCAGATAAGGATACCGGGTCGAGTAAGAAAGCAGACTCTGTAAACAAACTCTCATCTAAAATTTCATCAGACAAACTAACGCCTTTAAGTAAGTTTTGTGCTAACTCAAGCTCTTTACCTACTCTCTCTGTTGGAAAGTCTCTCGTAGAACCTAGAGGTAACTCAGATAAATCTTCTTTTGCAGTTTCTAAAGATCCTTCCTCAGAAGAAGCATTTTCTGAATCTTGTAACAATGACTGTTTATGGCGTTTATCGATTAGGTTCGCTGCTCCCACTAAATAAGGAAAACGACCGTCAAAATAGGTTTTAAGCATCTCAAAATTTTCAAGATACCACACATACTCAGGTAATTTACGGTACTCCTCTAAGCTACTTGTAAAGCTTGTTCTAGGTAAAATAGTCGCACAATAATACTCAAAGGCACGAGCAAAAACCTCAGTAGGAGTTTGGAAATAATACAACTGACGACCTTTATAAACACCATCATCTACCAAACGCTTTTGATAAGATTTCAAAATCTCTTTGAAATCTGGTTGCATAGACAAAGTTTGATTTGAAACAAAGGTAAAGTCCAAATGATGACCGAACTCATGAACCATCGAGTTAACGTTCCGAACACTAATAGTTAAACAGTCAAAAGCAGGGAAATAAACACCATGTGCTTTTCGATGCTCAATCTTACGGAATCGCAACTCAGGCTTTTTCTCCGACTTAGGTAAGGCAGTATAAATAAGATTCCACTGCTCTTCTAAATCAGGTAACTTACTTAGGTCAAACTGTTCATCGAACTCTACATAACCAAAACCATTCTGTAAGAAAGTTGTATTCTCCATAGCAGATTGAATTTTTGCTGGAATATTTCTCTTTGTCTCAAATGACTTTGCGTAATCAGACTTTTGAACTCTATCGTACTCTTCCATAAGAGAAATATTAAAATCATCTAAGTAAAGTTCGTATAAATACTCTGAGATAACTTGAAGCATCGATTTATTGGTAGCAGAAGAACCCATCAAATAGTCGCCCAAACTTCTCATAAGAGTTTTATAGATAAGGTTACTAGAATGGTTTTCTACAAACTCACTGTATTCTTTGCTTTGACTATCCTCAGGAATATCAGGATACCGCTTACGATACTTCGCTTTGTTAGAAGAAACATTGAAACTAGCCGTAAATTGTTGAGAATTAAACTCTACCCAACGATGTAACTTCTCAGCAACTACCCCTTTAGGTAATACATCCAAAAAGTCTAATACCGCAGACAGTTGAGGAGCATAATAAATACTGAATTTATACTTGAAATGATGCTCTACTCCTACAGAACGGTTTAGATAAAGCTTTTGAACAAGAGACTTATAATGAGACGAACGAGATTTAGGTTCAGAGTTATTACTAATAAAGAAAATATGCTCATAATCTTGCTTTTCTTTATTGTACCAAGCATAAATGTAAGCATAGAAAACCCCATTTTCACAAGCACTATAACCATCTCGAGCAAGCTTTTTCATCATAGTTACAAAAGCCTCACGCTCACTTTCACTCCAAACTTGCTCACTTGAATTTAAGTCTAGTGTAATATCCTCTGTTGAACTATTTCGATATACAACCCCAATTTGTCTAAGCTCTAAATCTGATTGTTTTCCACCTGACTCTAGGTTGAAAAAGTCCAAATTATCCTTATCAAAATAAGAAACCAACTTTTGCATAACCGCATCAACAACAAAAGACCGACCTTCATTTGTTTTATTTAAAGCACTAAATAAAGATTTGATGAAGCGCTCCCCTGTTTTTGGATTGTAAGTAATTACAGACCCAACACCATTTGAAAAGCGCCCCCTTAATACGTTTTTATAGATTTGCATCGCACAACCCTTTCAACTTCCATTAGTTATTTATAATCAAAATAGGTATGCAGAAAAATCCTGCATTACCTATTTGACATTTATTTTGTTTCTAAAGCTGCTCTTAATGCTAAATCATTTTTAATATCCTGTCCGGGGAACTTATGACCTAAACTCTCCTGAGCTTTCTTAGCACGCTCTTTCCGAGAGTAACCTTTCTTCTCCCCTGCCTTAATGGCAATATAAGCAAGAGACCACGCATTTAAAATCCGTCTACGGAATTCCTCATCCATAGTGTCTAAATGCTCTTTATCGGTAGTCAAAGTACCCATTTTCTCCATAGTGTGCAATAAGTGGTGGCAACCAATACACAAGGTAATCAAGTTCTTTTCATCATCCGTTCCACCTGCGTGAACAGGTACTTTATGGTGAACGACTAACTGAGACAAGAAAGCACCTTGGTTCTCAATCTTATCCTTAGAGCAACACTGACAAACCATCTTATCACGAGCCTTAATCTTGTTCTTAACCTCTGGAGTCAAATCATCATCACCATCGCCTTTACGGTCTTGGACGATACCCTTATCAACTGCTTCTGCTTGTTCTAAAGCACTTTCTAAAGTCAAAGTTCCCATAGAGTTATCACCCATCTCAAGCAATTCGTCTACTTCCTCCGCAGTTAACTTAGAACCTTTGTCCTCAGAATCAGAAGAACTTTCCTCAGAAGATGAACCTTCCTCAGCAACTACGGCTTCTTTACCAAGTTCTGTTGAAGATAAAATACCCTTAGAATCTTCTTCTGCTAAGGTGTCTTTTTCTTTTCGTAACTTAGTCAACTCTTTATAAGCCTTATCTAACGTAAACTTACCTGCAAACAACTCTTCTTTCGGAGTTGGATACTCATCCGCTTCACTACAAACCTCTTTGAGTTTTAAGATATCACCACTCTCCAAGTAAGGGTATAAACGCTCAATCTGAGAGAACTTCAAACCATATTCATGCTCCAAAGTAGACAAGCTATTCCAAATTTCTTGGTAATTGTGTTGTTGTTGCTTGTTAATTACCAACCCCAGTAAAGGAACTAAACGCTGCGCTTTCTCATAATCTGCAAATGTCCACACAAAAGCTGGAATGGTTTTGTAACCATTTCGAGAAGCACCATAAACTCGACGAAGCCCTGAAATTAAAGTGTACAAACCTGCAGGCTCCCCTTCAATATCCGGGAAAGCTAATACATCAATTGGAGTTAATACTTGTCCAAAATCCTCAATAGAAGCAGTAAGACCTGACTTCGTTTCAAATCGAGCCTTTTTATCAAATTCAGTCAACACTAAAGAAGTAATCTCAACTTCTTTAAACTCACGTGTAAACTTCAAACCACTTAAAATGGTATCAATATCTTCGAAAGGTGCAAGTGTTGAGGGTTTTTCCACTCCTGTACTTAATACCTCTTCAAAACTCTCAGATTGCTCTGTATGCTCTTCTTCTTCGTGATCGATATTTTCTCCACCAACTTCTAAAGAACTCAAATCTGGGCTTTCTGGTGCTTCCTGAGGCCAGTCTAAGACTTCTTCCCCAACTTCACTGTACACATGCTCTTCCACACCAACAGGCATTGGTTCCTCCTGAACCTTAGAAGATACCCCTACCTCTAATTCATCTAACTGCCAAATATCTTGATTGTTATCCATGTTTCAAACTTACCTCACAACAACTAAACTACTTTATCTCAAAAATTGACTCAAAATCCTACCGTATTGATCACACACCTTAAATAGACCTAACTGTGGCGCAGACCAAAAATAAATAGAATACTCAGGTTTTAAATCCAATAAACATAAATTAAGTGGACTTTCTAACGGAATATCTGTAACTAAAGTACCGCCTAATTCTAATCCTAAGTCTCTCCTACTTACTACAAATTCACCCAAGTCAGAAGAAATCTCTTCAAATCGAGGACAACCCTCAGCTAAAGAATAAAAACCACTATAAAACTCCCCACTAACCTCATAATCAAGACTTACGTCAGGATAAGAAATAACGGCAAATGGTTTTAAACCATCTAACTCTTGCTGCCAACGAACATATTGGAGTTTCGCTTTTGTAGGTTTTACTAACCAAGATAAAGGAGATACCCTTATGCTATCTAATCCAGCTTCTCTGAACTTATCATAAATAGCACTTACTACACTTACTCGTAAATGAGAGGACAAGCAACTGATATCCGATAAACTATTTAAAATATCCACCCAATCTGACACAACTTCCGACAAAGAAAGCTCTTTGTCTAAAGTATAGCGAACATAAGGCAAGCCTACAAAACCTAAAGATACAAGGTACTCATATTCTTGCTCTCTATTGCCAAAAGTCATTCCATATTCTACATAGTTATAAGCATAGAAACGCAAAGAACTCAATATAGCACTAGATAAGTTCAATTTTGTATAGCTTACAGACGGTGTTAAATCACCTTCACAAATAGGAGTGTACAAATACCCTGTAATCACATTTTTTGCTACTTGACTTAACTTAGGTAACTGCAACAAATCATGTTTTACCAAATATGACCGAACTAAAGAAGTACAGTCTAACCCAATTCGACCCTCATCTAAGGATACCGCTCTGGTGAATTGTCCAAACTCATAGTATAAAGCCACAAAGTTATTTTGAAGTTGAACCTCTACAAATAAATCAGAACCAACGGAAACTGCATTCTCTAACAACTCTTCATAGTCTTTATAATAAGGCACAGTAGAGTCCACGAAAGGCAACTGAGCTTTCTCTAAACTTTCCTCTAGGTACAATAAGTCGCCTTTAGGTACACTTCGTAATAACTGATGTTTATACTCACTGTAAGAACGACCTAAGTCCGTATCCTCAGAACGAACAGACATAGTAGCATATAAAGACTGTAGTTCTTGCTCAAGTAAATGTACTGCTACTAATAAGTCATGACTGTAAGTCTTAGACAATAAAGCGTAGTCTAACTCTCTTAAATACTCTTCTTTTTTCTCTAATAAAGCCTTTAAACGTTCCCCAGTGTCTAAAACACTTGGAACTTCATCTAAAAATGGAGATACCTCTAATGATACTTGCAAATGAGTGACCCCTTCTCAACTTGTTTTATTTCTATTAGTTTAACAAGTTTTTCAAAAAAATGCAAGAACTAGCGCAAAAGAAAAAGAGTAAGCAAATCTTACTTACCCACTTCTTATCAATGAATCGCCATATAACAGAAAATCATAGATGCAACCCCAAGTACAACAGCAATTAGAATACCGCAAAGACGGATGAATTGCAACATACTAAGGTTAAACTTCGCCAACCTACTTGTCTTATAGACTTCGAGACCGTTCTTTCGAATACCACTTGCTGCTGATAATAAAATCAAAGAAGCAAACGTGACTAAAAGCATCTCAAAAACTGCTACTGTTAAGGTATAGAACCCTGTAATACGACTAACAGTCGAAATCAATGTAATCTCACCACTAATGTAATTAGTAGCAATTGTGTAACCTAAACTATAACCACAAGCTACAAGAATCATAGACAATACAAAATAGGCAAAAGGAGCGCTTGAAGGAGACTTCAATTTGAACTTCTCATTCCTAAATAAAGCTCGTCCAATCAATTTTAAACGCTCATAAAGACTCCCATCTACTAATGACTCATAAACAAAGAAAATCACCCAATATAGAGCAAGTACAAGCAAAATCTTTAATAACCAACCTGTCGATACCCCTGCTAACTGTCGTAAAACTTCTGCTCTAATGCTTGATAAATGCTGTTCCATCAACTAACAACTCACTTTCCTAATAAACTAAACCATGTATTAAGGCTTGACCTGATTGTGTTGGTTGATATTCCAACACATACCGAATATCTTCTACTTTCGAAAAAACTGCTCCGCAATTTTGACAAACTGCAAAGGATAAGGTCACTTCTGCTTCGCTCTGACCATTCGATACCCTAACTGTTTGTAACTGTTGCGGTAAGTATTGAACACCTAATGTATCAAAATGCTTAACCTGTTGCGGAAAATACTCCTCTTCAGGTACTTTACGCAAACGAGACTCATAATCTACACCAAGTAAAGCAATATGCGCTTGCCTTACTAACTCAACCTTAGAACCTAAAGCCATTTGTGTCACAACCTTTCACCAAAATTACCACCTAAACTGCTATTCAGTAACTAAGTGAACATTGACTACAATGTAATACTTCTCTGCACTTTCTAATAAACCTTGTTTGATACCAAAACTTCCTAATTTAGCAGTTTCTAACCAATAGCTAGTAGACTCTGTACAATCTGCACCACAAGTCTCACTCCACTTTCTAAGAGAACCTACAGGAACAGAATCCTCAATTATTAACGGATATTTCACATATTTTTCTGCCTTGCTTTTATCCGTAAACACTTTTAAATCCGTTTTCTTAGATAAAATATGAGGTTGTTGCTCTAAACCATAGACTTTCACACAATGAATAGCTAACCCTAAAGCATCCAATTGGTCTTGGATACCGCTCTTTAAGTAGGACTCAAAGCTTGTAAAGTCTCTCCACTTAGCAGCATCAGGATGAGCTAGTGCTTGTAAACACTGCAATATCTCTTCCTTATCTGGGTTATTCTTAGACCAATTCGCTTTCTTTAAAGGTGCTACACCTGTTTCCTGCCTTAAAGTAGCCTTCCAAGACTTATTTGAAACTCTGAAGAACCGCTTTGGCTTTAATAAACCCTCTGCTATCATATAGTCCAAAGTAAAATTCAAAGCATAAGCTACAGAAGAAGTACGAGCATTATTCCCTAGCAAAGCTTCTTCCACACACAACATGTCTAAATCAACTTCGCCACGTAGAACTTTTACAAGCAAAAAATCTTTCAACTCTAACATTCTTAAACCTACAGAATAAGACTTTTCAGAGTCTTTAATACCACTCTTTAAGTTAAATGTTTGTAACTCTGAGCCATTCCAATAAGCAATTCCTGTAGATGTTTTTGATAAGTCTAAGGCTAAAACCTTATTCAAATCAAAACGCTCCGAACCTTCTTTAAAATAATCTAAATAAGTGAAGGTAGGTGCATCCATAAACTCTTCTAAACCAAATGTAAACAAATCAACTACCTTCTGCTTTCTTACTAGACTTGACTTCTAAGACTTTATTTGTCAACAAAGTCAACTGAGACTTTAAACCCTCTAAAGATAATGAACCTGAATAATACTTTTCTTTCAAAGTTTCAATGTTTTCTCTATGAATCGATACCGTATAAGGAGGAGCTTTCGTAAAATCAAACCGAGACTTTTCTTCTTGTTCCTCTACTACTGTATCAGATAAAGTAAAACCATATAAACGAGCTAAACTCTGTAAAGACT